TGCACCCGCACCTGCACCCGCACGTGCACCCGTTCCTGCACCCGCACGTGCACCCGTTCCTGCACCCGTTCCTGCACCCGTTCCTGCACCCGTTCCTGCACCCGTTCCTGCACCCGTTCCTGCACCTGGGGTGGAGTCGTCTTCCGTGTATGAAGACCTAGAACCGATTGTTAAGAAGCCTGTTATTCTTACACATCAACAGCTCTTGTACTTATCGAACGAACATTTGAGTCAGCCGCGTGAGTATAAAAAAATGTTTAAGGATATGGAATGGACGCAAACGAACAGTACCTGGGGCTGTGTGAACAATACGGGTTTTCGGCACGGCATGCACGAAGTCCGTGTGTATGGGTGGTTAGGAAAGGGTACGTTTGGGAACGCATTTCGTGGTGAATATATATCCCCAGGGACAGGAGCGGGTGCAGGAGCGGGTGCAGGAGGTGGGATGGAAGTTACAAATTGTGTCGTAAAAATGATTCATTTTAAGGATGACGAAGCGTTGTTCAAGGAAACGATTCTGGAATTGATTGTCCATTACATTCTGGACAAGACCTGTCGTAACGTTTCAGAGATCCGCGATCGTCAAGACGACGGTACGATGGCGCGTGTTCCCCGCGTGTACGCTGCTTTCACTGCGGAAGGTACCGAGTGGGATCATGCACACGTCAAATCGGTCAAAAGGGGTCACAAAATGAATTATTTGGTGATTGCGATGGAAGCGTTGGATATGAATGGGGTTGATTTTTTGCAATCACGTGTCCGTATGTCGTCCGTGCGGGATGAACAACTCGCGATCGTTAACACAGCGGTTGTGTTTTTGTTGTATCAGGTTCATCGTCTCCTGGATAAGCTGCAAGTGTATGTAAAATTTAACCATCGTGATTTGCACTTTTTAAACATTATGATCAAGGAGGATCCATCAAAGCCACAAAACTGCAAAAACCCATATTTTCAAGCTTACATTATTGATTTTGGATTGAGTCGTTTGGTGTACAAGGGTAGATTGATTACGAACTATATTTTATTCAACACGGACATGTTCAGTCGGCACCAGGACTTTTTATTTTCTTTGCTTTCTTCGCGTAGGCCTTGGCCGTGCGATTTGCGAACGAACGTGGATTGTGTCTATTTCATTCCTTCTTTGAATTATGTGTACCAACAAGTTTTGGATGCGTCAGGTCTGGACATGACGGATCCATCCAATACACCGATCAATCATACACATGCGTACTACGACGCGTTCCAACTTGCAGGCGAGGGCTTGCTGACACACCCGTGTCCGACGGCCACAAAACTTGGTAATCTCAACATGTTCAAGATCGATCCCCCGACCATAATCGCCTCACTCGCTGAAATTCTTCGTCAGGATCTTGCGCCGCGGTGTGCAGGAGGTACTGTGCCTCCGTCGATCAAGGGCATACTCGACCGCGTTCTTCGGAATTCACTTCCTTAAGCACTGCAATTCGTGCACTCGTGTTCTTCCGAAGCCGCACGTGCCGAAGCGGCTTCCGTACGGACGTCCACGGCAAAATTCTGGGGTCGTGCGGCCGGCATGGAGTGTGTGTAGTAACTCGCCGTCTTCAAACCGAGGCGCCACGACTTGACGTGGCAATTGTGCAGGAGCTGCATATCGGACGGCTTGCCGTCAATATACAAGTTCATCGACTGCGTCTGGCAAACGTACTTGCCACGGATAGCTGCGAGCTCCAATAGGGGAACCTTGCGGAGTTCACGCGCGGTCTTATATAATGACTTGAGGTCATCCGTAATGTCTGAAATGTCCTGCACGGATCCGCCCGTCAAAATCAAGCGTTCGTACATGTTCCGGTCCCAGAGACGACGCCGAATGAGATCCTTCACCAAATACTTGTTCACGATCGGGAACTCACCTGCCAACGTACGACGCGTGTATAGGTTGAACGTGAACGGTTCGAACGACTCATTGAACCCCATAATGTTCGAAGTGGACGCGGTCGGCATGAGTGCGATGCAAAGGGAGTTCCTAACTCCATAAGCAATCACCTTCGACCGGAGAGATTCCCAATCGAGCTCCGCAAGACCGGTTTTGCCTTCCCATAGATCGAACTGGAATTTGCCCTGGGAAATCGGACTACCTTCAAAGCCGGAATACGTTTCACCCGCAATCCGCGCGAGCTCGTTCGACTCCGAAATGGCCGCATAGTACATATGTGCGGAAATCCGCTCAGTGAGATCCTTTGCTGCATCCGACTCCCATCCCATCCGCATGAGTGCGAAGACGTCTGCGTATCCCTGCACACCGATCCCGATCGGGCGCCGTCCGAGGTTGGAGCGGCGCGCGCAGTCCGTCGTGTAGTACATCTGATCGATCGCCTTGTTCAGGTTCCGCACGAGCATCCGTACGATCCGTTCGAGTTCTTCAAAGTTGAAGCGACCTTCGGTCGAAATAAAGCTTGGGAGACACACGCTTGCAAGGTTGCACACGGCGGTTTCGTCCGAGGAGGTCTTCTCGACGATCTCGGCGCACAAATTGCTCGAATAAATCGTCCCGAGGTTCGACTGATTCGACTTGAGGTTGCATGCGTCTTTAAAGAGGATGTACGGCATGCCCGTCTCCATCTGGCTCTTTAAAATGATCGACCAGAGTTCAGCGGCAGGCATTTGTGACTTGAACTTACCCTCGGATTCTAGTTGTTCATACCTCTCTTTAAATGCCGGACCGACAAGTTCAACCAGCTCAGGGTGCTCGCCCGGACAGAAGAGGCTCCACACCCCCTGAGTCGAAACCCGTTCCATGAACAGATCATTCGTCCACAGAGCGTAAAACAGATTGCTAGCACGTTCTTCCGGTAACGTCAGGGGGTGTTTTGCCTTGATGACGCTCACAATATCTGCGTGCCAGGGTTCGATATAGACCGCGATGGAACCTGCACGTTTGCCGCCCTGGTCGACGTGACGTGCGAGTGCGTCGAGAACTTGCAGGAATGGAAGCATACCGGTCGAACGTCCCTTGGACGTGTTGATAACGGAGCCCTTGGCGCGGATTTTCGAGACGGCAATCCCAATACCGCCTCCGTACTTGCTGATGAGTGCGCACTTGTGCGCGACGTTATACATATCGTCGATCGAGTCTTCGATCTGGAGGAGAAAGCAACTCGCGAGTTGATTCCTGTCGGTGCCGGCGTGGAACAGCGTTGGAGTCGCGTGAGTGCAGAGCTTTAATGATAATGCGTCGTACGTCTCACGAACGGCTTCGATGTCGTCGCCGTGAATGCCGATTGCGACACGCAGGAAGAGATGCTGGGGCGTCTCTAGAATGCTTGCATTCCCCGTCGATCGTTTCAGGTACGAACCGTTCACGAGCGTAGACATGCCGAAGTAATCGAACAGGAAGTCTCTTTCGGGCTGAATGAAAGCTTCGAAGAGTTCTCTGTTGTTTACAACATTTATTAAAAACTGTACAGATACTTGTCCTTCCCGGTTAAGTCGTCCGTACAAGGTTGTAAGATCCGCCGTGTTCGACTTTTGTAGATCCGCTGCAATCAACCGGCCGGCAAGTTTGTTGTAGTCGGGATGTTCCCACGTGAGGTTCATGCATTCCGTCGCGGCGATGCGGTCCAATTCCGAAGTTTTGATCCCATCTACAATCTTTGCGATGACATTATGAGCGACTTTGGAGGCATCAAGGCTTGCGTCCAAACTCGGTTCGATTTGAATGAGGGTCTGAATTCGGTCGGTGATCTCGTCGTAGCGGACCGGTACTTGTACCCCTGAACGATTTTCCACTTTCATTTGTGTTTGTTTTTTTATTTTCACTTTACATTCCTGAGTAGTCCAAATTTTTTTTTCTACCGCATTATACGACAAGTTTACGTGCGGACATGCAGTTTAATTTATTGGCAAATCTGTGGCTACAATGGACGTTTTCTTTTGTGAAGACGGGATGTATAAAGTTGAGTACGGCTACGAACGATTCGTCCTGGCATCCGGGGTTATTGGTTACAACGCTCACGTTCGTCCCGTGTTTCAAAAGTTCGTCGATGGTCTTTCGGAAATTGAGCCAGCGCTTTTTTGTACCGATGTGGTACTTTGCGAGTCCTGGAACATTGAGTTTTTGTTCTTGAATGGTCTTGAGAGAGCCTGCGATCATTCCTTCGACTTGGTTGATGACCCGGTCGAAATCGAACATGACCCTGCAAGACCCTTCTGGCTTCTTTCGTACCCATTGGCGCAGTTCGGACATGTGTGCTTCCGTGAGCGAGTCAGAGAACTCTTCAACGTCGTCGTCGCTGCGCAATGTGTCTAGCACTTGTTGCAAGTCGGCATCTTTTCCTTGTAGCTTCCATCCCCCCCGTGTGCGCACATACTCGTTGTATGACATCCCACGCGGTAGTAATGTGTTGACACGTGGGACGTGAATGCACTCGATCGATCCGTGTGTGATCACGTCTGCGATATTTTCGGGCGAGTCGTCATAGAACCGAATGTATTCCTCGACAGGTGCCTTTTTTTTGGTAATTGATTTCTTTTTCTTTTTGGTAGACGATTTCGTTCTTGTTTTTGTTTTGTTTTGGGGTGGTGGTGCACTCAATTTGGCAATCCATTCATCATATTTCGATTGAGGGATTCGTACTTTTTTACCATTCACAATTTGATAACAGTGTCCTTTTGTTGTTTTTACAAAATCATGCAAGGTAGTAGTATGCTTTTTCGACGTTGACATTTTTTATTTTATCATCTCACGAAGCAGAAGTTTTAATCTGCCAAACGCGTTTAACTCTTCTCGTATAGGGTCAAGTTCAATATTCCAACCTTCGAGGAATTTTGGAATAAGGAAAGAATCATCATATCCAGGCTTCTATACGAAAGCAATTGCGAGCTTTAATTATCTTCACGTTCGCCAGCCTCAGCAGCAACCACTACATTGTGGACAAGCAGATGTACAACCTCGGGGAATTTTGCCATTGCATCGGCTGCGGCTGTACCCTCGTGCATGTAGCACCTCATTAAGATGTGAGAGTACTCATTGTGAGAATTGAACGAGAACCCTCCCATAATAATGTCGAGGTCTTCCATTGTCCCCTTGTCGAACTTAATCGAGTCACCGATCGTAATCAAACGAAACAGAGGTAGGTCGTGCATGGGTAACTCACCATCGAGACGGCCGATGAGTGAAACCATGTTCGGAGCCGTCTGTTCCGTACGTCCTTGAATGACAAATCCATCCTGGTTTGTCAGCTCGAACGTCTGTGCATCCGTGTCCAAACGTAGCTGTATCTTCACCGTATTGGTAGCTGAAGGCTTGCGAACGCTGTACACGAGGGTCAGCTGGGTAGTAGTGGTGGTAGTAGTGGTCGACATCTTTTTTGTTTTTCTTTTGGTTTGATGGTAGTAATTATGAAAATATCAAAAGTGTTTTTATTTAGAAAATCAAAATTGCACCCCGTAAGGAGCGTCCGTAAAATAAATATTATTTTCATGCGAATGCATTCAGCGATTCTGTTGCATTCTGTTTTCCTTCCTGCTCCTGCTCTTGCTCTTGCTCCTCCTCCATGGGGGTGTGAGAAACATCATCATCGTCCTTTGTGGTACGTCCACGACGTTCGACATATCTTCCGATGAAACGGTGCAGTGTGAGAGGTGACGAAGGAGTTAGCTTATCGGCACGCATACGTGTGGGCACGAGTCTCCAACGTTGTTTATCCTCATCAACCTGCATACGGAAGGCTACGACTGCTCCAGTAGGCGGGATGTAAAAGTGGGGTGCCGGGATGGTTCTGAAGGGTTCGAGATGATCATTTCTCCACGTCGACAGTTGCCACACGCGTGTCTTTAGGGTGATGATGGGGTTGACGTGCAGAAATACGGTAGCGAGTTCGGGCGGTGTGAACTTGGCGCATGCACTGCGCAGGTTTGGCATGCCACCCCTAGGCACCTGTACAAACACGACGCCGTTGTCTGGGTGGTAGGGGAAGTCTTCGGGCTGTGTGGTTACGGCATGAATGTCGGCTTCGGACGTATACGGACGGAAGATCTTGAAGCGCATCAAATACGCACGTGCGAGCATTTCAAAGTCCGCACGTGGTAAATTAACGGGGCTCAGATCCGAGAGGATGACGTTGAAATGACGACGTGTGAGTGTGTCGTATACGCGACATACATCGTACACGAACGCGATCTGGTCAGCAGCCTTATTGGTCCGCGCGCGGTACTGGATGGCCCGGACGAGATCGTGTGTAACGGGCACGGGCATACTGGGATCGTCTGGGTGCACAAACTGGATACCCTTGTTGCGCGCCATACTGTATACGTATAGATGTTTGTCCACGCGGTCGACGAGACCCACGAGAATCTCGCGCGATCCCTCGGGTTTCTTGGAGACGATGACGACATTCTCGCCGTCTTCGTTCGGGGTGTGTGTGAGCAAAGAGCCGGGTTTCACATGGCGAAAGGGCGGCTCTTTGAAGGGTAGGTTGGAGACTTCGTCAAACGAAGCGACGCTTGGGAATGCAAACGTCAAAACTGCTCTCGACACAAGATCAACATGAAACTTGTTCATGGCAAAATTTTAACGCTTTAAAAACAAAATGTGCAAAAAACATCTAAGTTAATTTTTGAGTTAACGCTTGAGGACAAGCGCTGTAATTTTCGGAGCGCGTGACAAAAACTCGTACGACAGCATGGGTGGTGCCGGGCCCTTTTCTGCCGGGCTCGGACGAGCAATTGCTGCTGATGTTGCTGAAACTGTTGTTGTTGTTGTTGCAGCAGCTGCAGCAGGTTTCGCGTTGCGAATAAATTGAGCAGGATCTTCGAAATCTTCTGTGGTCGATGTTTCTTCTTCCACGTCAGCCGCAGATTGTACAACACTGCTTTCAAGTCCGATTTCCGCCGTAGGGTTTTGTTCGGACCACGTCCGGAACGCATCTGTGTTTGAATGCATAAATGCCATAATCCTCCGGATGGCAAACACACTGTCGAGCGCGTCGTCCGTGTTGCGGGCGAATGACGTATCACCGGATGTGTCGAACTTTCGAACGTACGATGTAAAAATAGGAAGGGTGCCTTTAAACATTTTACATTGCTGGCCACGCGCAGATTGGTGCTTGCAGTGACAGATACTGCATGTGAAACTTTTCTTTCCCACCGCGGCGGAGTTTGTCTGCTGCTGCTGTTGCTGCGACGACGACATTTATGAATATGGATTGCATGAATAAACGAAATTGTACGATCGGGCTTTCGGAAACGAAACTTTAATTTTACGGTTCGTGGTGCCTTTGATTTGTTTGTTTTATGTAAATCGGATGGTTCGTCTATGGACGTACGTGTCGTTCAGTTTCTTAAAAGAATCAAATGGCGTCATGTTCGCAGTGTCATGGTACGGACTTTTTGTTTTTGGAAGACCGTTATTTCGTATGCCAGTCGTGTGGGCATCAGAACTCGGAAAATGCCGTCGATTCTGCGGAAGTCGATATGGACAAGGACGGAAAGAACCGTTTCGGTACGACAAACTCTGCGTCCATGATTGACAGGCAAGGCAATTTATTGTTGGATGTGACGATGCCGTTCGAGCCACCGACGAGAATGTCCGTGGGGTCGGTGACTCTAAACGAAGCCGCGCGGAAGCAATCAAAGCGCATGCGTGTTAACCGGTTGGTCGAAGACGTTCTTACGCGCTTGATCGACCCGCTCAACGTCGTTCATGCCTTGGACGTTGTGCAACGCGTGCGCCAAACGTGCCATGGCATGTTATCACACATTCTCCAAACGGACGACGAAGAAATTACGGACGAAGACTTTTCGGAAGACTCGGACCACGTGAAGAACCGGGGCATGCGCAAGCGCGCGATTTTTGTCCATCTGACCACGCGTGTCATTCTCCACTTCATACCGGACTATGACGACAAGAAATACCGTGCGGAGGTTATGTTGCCGTACTTCGGAAGCCGCATGGGTCGCGATCCGAAAAAATGCACCAAGTTTATTTACAAGTACGGTGTTCCGGTGTTGAAGCGCATTTTTCCAGACTTTGACCGACTGTTTGAAGACGATTTTCTTGTCCATCAGCAGTGCAAGGTGCGTCGCATGTTCCGATGCCTTTACGAACACGGACGGTACGCGCCCTTGTTCCAAAAGGACGATTTTTATCTCTTGTTTGAGTGCGCCGGGGCGATTTTGTTTCACCCAGGCGTCGTCGCGCAGTTGCAGAGTTGGAAGTTGTGGACCCGTGTCGGCACATTGTTGTGTTTGATGAACCTGACGGATCCGAAAGAGTTTGTGCGTTTTTTAGAAACCATTGAGGACGAACCCGTCAAAGAGATTACGATCCTCAATCATATGACCGAACCGATCGGACCGAGTATCCTGGACAATGTGATGCGTGTTACGCCCGAGTGGAAAGAATTATTTACGGGCTTTCGTGCGGCCCGTGCGTTTTGTTTGTAGGAATTATTTGTACGTATGAAAATCAAAAATTGTGTAAAAAGCAGAAATGCCAGTGTTTTTTCACAATGAAGGCACGACATGTTTCTTCAACGCCGCGATGCAATTATGTTTAAACAATCCTCACTTTCGTCGAGCCATGTTGGATCCCGAACTCGCCGCGCGGAATCCGTCCGGATTTGTGGGTGTGATGCTTCAGTTTGTGCGGGAATGTGAGAGTCACCAAAACCCGCGCGATGCCGCGGTAGGAAAGATCAAGGAACTTTTACCGTACTTTCCCTTCCTGGCTGAGTACGTCCGCACGAACCAGCATGGCGATGTGATGGAGTGTCTCGATGCAATTTACGATAAGTTGGCGTATCCACGCACCACACGGCCGAACGTCGTGACGTTTGCAGACTCGGATGCGGCCCGCACCGAAGCGTTGCGAGTTCTGAGAGAACAGATCCGCGCACATTGCGGCCCGCTCGAAGTGGTGTGGGGCGTGCAAGAACAAATCTCGACGTGCATGGAGTGCAAACGGGTTGTGCGGCGCGAGCTGATTCCGTTTACTTGGGTAACGCGCATCCACGAGCAGCATTTCCTGGATGGTGTCGATTGTGACCGGTGCCACGTCCGAGGGCGACGCGAGCTCCTTACGAGACTCTTTGACTGTTCTCCGGGGTTGGTCGTGCGGGTGAACGCGCGGCACCTCCCGGACGGTTCAAAGGACAACCGAGTAGCAGTGATGCGCGAGCGGGTCAATGTCGCAACATCGGAGCAATATACATTGCGGGCCATGGTGTATCACGAGGGATGGTCGTTTTCGAGCGGTCACTACACAACGGCCGTGCGATCAGGATCAAATTGGGTGCTCAATTCAGATGCGTCGTGTCGATTTGCACCTGAAAGATTCTCGATTGAGCAGTACAAACCGCAGTGCACGTACGCGGCCCTGTACTTGCGCGAATAAATTTGTTACTACTCAATTACTTGCATGTGCACGACTTGGTTGCATTGTGGACACACGTTGTCATATTTTTGAATCAAATCAATTAAATCGCGCATCATTTGAATGGCCCGGTCGTGATCGAGATGCTGCACGACTTGCATTGCATGGATCCAGCAGGATTGAACGGAAACCAACTGAGGTGGTTGGTTGCGCGTGAAATTCCAAAATGGTTTCGATTGAAGACGGACGCTCATCCTTTTTTTTTAATGAATGCATACACGTGTATATTTTTATTGTGCATACGCGTTATTATAAAAAAAACTCGGAAAGAGTCAGTCAAAAATAAAAAAATGAACCAGTCACGGTACCGCGCGAGCCGTCACTACTTTTTGATGCGTGTGGCCGAGTTTGAAGATTTTAAAGATCCGGATGTCTTTTCGCCTCATATGGATTTGGTAGAGTTGCGTAAGATATATGCGGAATGGAAATCCGAGGAAGAAGAATACTCCACGCCGCACGTGGTCGCATCTAGACCCGAACGGGCCGCGCGAGACTTGGCGAAACATTTTCTGGTTGCCGCAGACGCCAAGTACGAGATTCGCATCGAGGAAAGAACACGCCATCATTTCGTGCTGCGGTACAGAAAATCGTGGAAGCAGTTGAACGAACAACCCTGGAGTGCCCCGACTCGCATCCGCCGCGACCTTGTTCAGTTTGCAGGTGAGCCGCACACAACCGACGTCGACGAGTACACAACCGTACAGATCCCATCATTTGCACAGGAACGTGTGTTTGTGCAGTTTTACCGTCTGGAGCCGTCCTTTCAGTTTTATGAATATGCTGCCGTGTTGCTTCAAACCGAAGCCCGTCAATTACGTTTGCCTGGATGGGGAGGTGAATCCATTCCGTTCGAGCACAAAATACTCGTCAAGTCCATGTTCCGCCCGTTTTTGATCAAGCAGGGCCAGAACGAGTTTGTGCAAAGTGCAAATAGTATTCGCGACGCTTTTGCGAAAGCGCAGACGAAGTTGAACAATGGCCGTGCGAAAATAACCATTACCGATGTCTTCGACCGCCATCGCTACGTAAATGAAGACGGAGCGGTTGAGTACAAGTTTCGCAAAGCGCCGGTCATCGGCGAGTTTAAGCGCCGCGCAGACTCGAAGCGGCGCCGCACGCATTGTATCGAGAAAACGTTCTTGTTTGAGAAAGGGCCCGTCCGGCATGTCTTGCACACATCGTTCATGGATGAAAACATTTTTCAGCGCGAGCTTCAACGCAAGTTGAAAAACTCAATCCTCAAATTTTTGCGCATGGCACGCACGAGCCGTTTGGACGACGCACAGAAAATCGCGACGACGTCCGACATGCTCAAGAACCGCTGGTTCCTGGTCGCATGCGCCGCGCTATCCAACGACCCGGACGTAAATGCGATGTTGGTACGAGCGTTCGACGCCTTGCATTCGCGCAACCCGGCCGTGCCGCGAACGGTTGTTGACCATGATGAATATTCGTTCGAGTTATTAACGGGATTATTGGAGGATTTTGACGCTGATGCCGACGAAATCCCGTACGAAGAGTTTACGCACGAAGTGGCCGCTGAAGACCTTGTGCGGACACTAGAAGAGCGTAATCTACCGATTCCGCCTTCGGTGGGGTGCGAAGGGAACAGTACGATACAGACGGTCCGAGGAAACGTCATGAACGTAACAGAAGGTCACGATGCGTTTCCGACCGAGTTTTTGTCTGGGTCTGTGACCCGTTCGTTTGGTGACTTTCAAACTCACCAGACGAACTACACGCGGGATTTCATTCTGGACACATACACGAAGAATATTCGCGACGATCTCAAACGGGTTGTGAAGCGGAATAACGACGCCTTCATTCAATACCTCGAACACATCCACCCACAACAGATAATGCTTGCATTTGGCAAATCGCCGTCGGTGCAAAGTAGAAATAGTAGTATATATGAAAAAATAATTCAAGTGTTGTTTTCCTGGTGGTAGTAGGTAAGTAAAAATTAAGCACGGCGACTGTCGAGGGGGATGCCGGCCGAAGGACTCGTCACACCCCGCACGACACCCACACCCCTCACACCCCCGGCCAACTGGGGGTTTGCCATGTCCACAGGGCTGAACATGGTGCGTGTATACATCGTTTGGTTGCGCGTATCGATGTTGTCAAATCCGCGCGGGTCGAGTTGGAGTTGCGCAAAGTCTCCGCGAACAGCCATGCGACGTCGACTCACGTCGTTAATGTCGGACGGCACGGTTGACCACGAACCGTAAAAGGACGAGTTCTGAGCGTTGCGCTTCTCGCTGAAGCTTTGCTCAAGCGAATTCCGTTTGGGAACACGGAGGTACGCCTCGTTGTCCGGACCAATCATACCGGCCTGTTCGGCAGGGTTGCGCAGCATCTGCGGGGGCACGCGACCGCCGTAAATGAGCTGCTGGTCTTGCAACATGCGTTTGGTCTGGATGGATTCGTCGGGGAATTGCGCACGTTTCGGGACGGCATAATGTGCAAGGTCATTCTGTGTGATTTCCATACCGGAGGGTGTGTTCACGATCATGTTCGGGGGTACTTGACGCAGAGACAGGTCAGGGAAGGAGGCGGGGTTCTCAATCGAGCGCAACTTCGGTTCGTTGGATGTCAGGTTTGGCATGGCTCGTTCCAAGTTTCGCAAGGCTAACGGACGGTCGTACAACATGTCGGCGGTTTGGATACCTGCAAGAATGGGGTTAGGGGCGAATTGACCGATACCCGGACCAATTGGACGAGTTCGCTCACCGGTCAAACGAGTGTCCATTGGGTTCATGCCGCTCGAACGAATATCCGGGTTCATGATTACGTTTTTTGTTTTACTTTTTTCTTTCAGCTCTGCACAAATTATTTTTTTTACGCAACCTTCATTTACAGCCCCGGAGTCGGCACGCCGCTGAAGATGAACGTGTACCCAACAAACAGCGTCGGCTGCATCACACTAAACGCACTGCCCGTCAACCCATTCCCGCCGTTCGTAGTGAACGTGTGCGTATGGGCACCGCCCGACTGAATGGTGATGCCGGTCGTGCTCGAACTAATGTTGTTCCACGTACGCACGCCTGCGGAGTCCGCTGTGAAACCCGGTGGGTTGGTACCCGAATTGTTAAAGTCGTCGTTGATGGTCGTCTGTGTGTGCGTGTGGCCCGGATCGTTAATGCCGTGTGTGTGCGCACCATCCGAAGCCGTCGTGCCCGAGTGGGTGTGCTCGGGCAAGTTCGAGGCCGCGAGCGTGGTCGTCTCTGACCCAACACTCTCGCCATTGCCCCGACCGCCTCCGACGTTACCGAGAACGCGACCATCTGCGTTCGGGACGTTGAACGTGTTCACACCGTCTCCGTTACCAAACGTCGTGCCGATCAGTCCGAACAGTTCGGAATACATACCCCTGTTCAATTGCTGACCGTTACAAAGAATCCACCCATTCCGCTCCATCGGAGACACGTTCATTTTCAAGTCGCCGATTTCCGGGTCGACGTACCCAATCGCAGTCGCGAAGCGCGAAACGGTTGTAATGTCACCCCCAGACGAAATCCCGCCCTGAACATTGATCTGTCCGGCGACGCTCAAGTTACTCAAGCAATCCACGGACCCAACCATGGTCGTGTTGGAGACTACGTACAGACTTCCGACCGCGGCACCTTCCCTCACAGAGAGAGTCGAACGGGCAACGACCGGGCCGCTCAAAATCGACCAACTATTCACCGTCAGTGTGTTCAGCGTCGTGGCTCCGATCACTGAGAGGGTGCTGCGTAGAACCGTGGGTCCGGAAAGTTCGGCCAATCCTTCAACAACGATCGTGTCCGTATGTGTGTTCGAGTAAACCGTGAGGTTGTCACAGTTCAATTGGTTGTACGTCGCGACCTCGCGAAACGTACCACCTGCAGAAGGTGGCTTGGCGTTGACGTAATCCCACCGTGTGTTGACGCTGCTCATTTCAAAATGGTTTTTTTACTTAACGTGGTAAAGAAAATATCTCAAAAAACCGTACAAGCAATTTACATGAAGTATGAATAATAAAAACGTCCAAAAGCAAAAAAAGATTTTTAAAGCGCCAAAACTTTTGACGTTTTAAAAAAAAATGGAAGAACCTTCATTCCAGCTTTTCTCGGATCTCCATTTGGAGATGTGCGAATCCTTTCCGTTGATAGAACGAACCCGTCCGATACTCGTTCTTGCCGGTGACATTGGACATCTCACGTCGCACACCTTTCGTGCATTCATGAAATACTGTTCCGACACGTGGGAGAACGTACTGTTCGTTCCCGGTAACCGAGAGTACTACAGCACGGAAATCACGTACTCCAGTCTATGGAACCAGTATGAACAATTTTGTGCCACGTTTGGCAATGTGCACTTCATGGACGGCCATGTCGTGGAGATCAGTGGCACCGTTTTTTTCGGTGCGACCATGTGGACCCCCATCAATCCACAATGGGAAGACGGACAGGAACGTGTCAAAGCGTTCGACCAGACGATCGCATGCTGGGACCAATTACAGGCTCTTACGGTATTCCTTGAGAAGTACCAGCACCACCCGAACAAAGTACTCATCACCCACTTCCCGATCGTACGGGAACATACGACGCATCCGAAGTACGACTCTCAGCCTGAGCACAAGAAGCGATACTTTTCCACAAACTGGTTAAACGTGTTACCGAAACGCTTGTTGCACGGCGTGAAAACCGTGTGCTCCGGCCACACGCACCACTCTTTTCGACTGTATGCAGGACACGTTCGAGTCATCTCGAATCAGATGGGGTACCCGCACGAACTCGATCCCGAGTTTGTGTCGGACGGTGTTGTGTAAAATGTTGTTTGTGTAAATTGCAAGTTTAAAAAATAAGTATGTACAACGATTGAATAAAAAAAAAGTTTGTTCCAACATGCCCCCGCCGAAACTTCGAGACAAGAAGTACTTGCGAGAACACCTCACCAACGCGTACGAAAATCCGGACCCGTCTGGGGAACGCGATCGTTCACCTGATCGCGGACGCAGTTCACCCCGCTCCCACCGACGTCAGCTCACTCCACCCGCTTCACCCGGTTACATCCCTTCGCCCCCGTACGCGCCCATGTCGGCGGCATCTTATTATGATATCCCTTCGCCTCCGTACGCGCCCATGTCGGAATCTTATTACGACATCCCTTCGCCCTCTTACGCGCCCGTTTCGGCGTCATCATCATCGTATTACGACATCCCTTCACCTCCGTACGCGCCTCCTGCTGCAGATGATGAGGTGAAACGTATTCGTTTTTACGATGACAACGTTGGACACATTACGGCTGTGAATCGCGAATTCGGTGATATGATCGAAGGCATCCTTGTACACCAAATTCCTCTTATGAACTGTATGACAGGAGATATGGTGACCATGCTTCGCGATTATGAAAATTATATTCAAGAGTGTGGCGGTTGGGATTTGGATGGGGAAGATAGCGACTTGAACGGTGTCCTTGCGGTGTATGGAAAAATTGCGAATGCACACGAAGAAATCTCTCAGGCGCTTTCGATTCAAGATTTCGACGATTTGCAAGCCTGGGCTGCAGAACTCCCCGATAACCCGGGACGGAGATTTCGCGGGAAAGTATTCTTCGATTGGGATCAAGTATTGAACCACATCGAAGGAATGTACGTGCATCCTACAATTTGGCAGGTGCGTGCGCAGAAGAACGTGGAACCAAGTGGATATTTGAAATTGTGCATGGGCTCGAAGGCTCGTATGCTCAAAGTCAAACAAACGATCTCGTACTTGTTCGCACACGACATCGAGGTCAATATTGTGACGAACAACGGAAGCTGCCGTAACGGTGACGCTGACGCCGTATTCGGTTACATCTCGGCTGCGCTTGATCCAAGGATCCAAGTGCATTGTTGCAAAACTTACCCAGAGAAGGCAGCTTGCATTCGTGCCCGCGACATCACACAAGGGGTCGCCTTTGGAAAGTCGAAAAAGTCGAAAAAGCGTCACCACGGTGTCCTCATGTTCACGAATATGAGTCGCGTGTAGACACACACGATTGATTGGCTGTTATTTATGGGTTTTGATTTTTTGCATCCATCCATTTTTGGATTTATCATAATTCATTCATTCGTTTTCATTCGGTATTCTTTGTTTTTACCGTCTCGAACTTAATAGTAGAAGTGACCGAACTGGGCTGGTCCAGCACCGAGCTTCTCCTCCATACTGGGCTCCAGGTAAATCATACCAAGCACGGCCACGAGCGCCAGTGCGGAAATCAGATCGAATGTAGCAGTTGTGTAGATACCAGCAGTGGCATTTGCCTTCTTCAGGCCGAAGAAAACCAGGAAGTACATAACAGCAGCAATTGCGGCAGCGATGAGGGCGAGCAGGTTTTGCTTGCCCTTAAGAGCCGCCACCTTGCTACCGAACAGGAACAAACCTGCACTGACAATACCCAGAATCATGATCACAATGTACATGGGCATGGCCTTGGTCTTACCGTCCTTGTCCTCCATCTCACCCGTCAGGGTTGCCATGGCCAGAGGGCGGATTAGCATGGTGATCAAGAACATCACCGCAAGAGCAAGCTGGAAGCGTGCAGAGTCTTTCGAAAGATCCAAACCGAGCATTTTTGTTTTTGTGAAACTTTTTTTTTAAAGACGTGGGATGAGAAATTTTATTTGCTTTTTTTAAAACGTTGAAGCTTCTAAAAAAAAGGAAGCACCTAAACTAAGTTTGGGCATTATACGTTTTTTTGTGTTTGTCTGATTTATAATGTTATCAAGCACATCGCCGGCAAATCCAACCGGACCAAGTCGTCAATCAGATTAGAAATTCGTTCAATCGGTCGCTCGTTCGGGAACGTAATCGATACGACATCCTTTAACCCGTACGACAGACCATGAGGACCCGTGCGGAAAAAATGATCACTTAGACAAGACCTCCGTAAGTAACCCATGAATAGATACGTGGGGATTTCGACACGGATACTCCTGTCGTTTATGTGCAACTCGAACAATCCAGGCAAGTCCGTCTGAGTCCAGAAAAACTGGTTCGTCGTGAACGGCGGAAAGGGTTTTGAGCCGACGAAAAGATTGTCACGCAACAACAAACCAGAGTCGCCAACACGCATCTCGTAAAATAACTTCCACGCTTCATAATCCGAACCGCAAACCTGATCGCACACACTACACCGTTCGTCCACGAACGAAAAGTCCGATACACCCTCCTCCCAGACGACAAACACGAGCGCGTTCGGGTGATGCACACGGACTCGTTTGAAACATTCGTTCCGCACCTTGACAGACGTTTGCGTTTGGGCACGCCATACCACCACGAACGGTTCGTTCGTCTCCATTTGTTTTTTTTTGTAGAGTGACTCCGTAGAAAAGCCGTATCAGTGTGTCAACGATTTTTTTTTTCGAATTCTTTATAAGATAAAAAAATGTCAAGTGAACATAAGGCTTTCAGTGATTCTTATGGTAAAGGCCTACCATCGATATGGTGGGCCTATGGTCTCCTTGCGGTAACTATTATAATCATGATCGTGGTTATCATTGTGAAGTACACCACTAAGAAATCATCAAGTTTCGGGTCTTCGCCCAAGAGGAACGAACTTGTGTTCTACCATGCGGATTTCTGCGGGTACTGTCATCAGTTCATGCCAGTTTTCGACCAGACGGCGCCCGAGCTGCGCAAGATGTTCCCCGGACTGACCATCACGAAACTCCAACACGAGAAAGATCAGCTCGCCATCCACAAAGCAAAACCCCCAGTAGAAGGTTACCCCACACTTCGTCTGAACGGTGCGGAATTTGCTGGACCACGTACGGCGGAGGGTTTGATGATGTTTGTGCGCCAGAACTATTATCGTTCGGGTTGATTTAATCACTCTCAGTATGAATGAGTGTCTTGCATACGTTCTGTGTAAAGGATTCGCTCTCAGATTCTAACGATGTGTAATATGCCGTTTCGATAATCAAATATACGTATGCATCAAAAAATGTAAACAGCCGATCAGCGGTCCTACGTGACCGACTTACGATAGCACGAATCGTGTCCTTCACATTCGTGAGTGTCTGTACGTGCGTCTTGAAGTCGGTGTCTGCAGCGACTCCGATATTAAGGTCACCGATTTGTGTCTCTTGAAACTCGCGTACCTTTGCACACGGATTATCAACAACTGTTTCCGTAGCACAAATTTGAATACCGAGTTTATCCATATACCATGTCTTGCAATCATCTCGTGCAAGTAAACTTAGAATCGCGAGAACTAGAATGATTTCTGGAACATTGTACCCCTCGACATCGTCTCGTGCGGCTTCTTCTGCTGCAGTGGATGACGATTTTGAATTTTCGTTCGTTACAACGTACGTGTACCACATGCGAGCAATGAGTTGTCTTACATATGATTGCATTGTCACATCCCACGCCGGGAGGCGCTTACCTATAACAAAATCAGCGAGATCTGACACGAGTATACTACCATCGTAAATGTCAGGGTTTGAGTGTTTCAGTACGTTTTCAAAAAACAAGTGCAGTTCGTCTTTCGAACGGAGTTTATCTATTTGAATAACATCTCGTAACCGAAGTGTAGTAGTCGTAGTCGTAGTCGTAGGTCTGTGTCGCGCGATGGGTTCTGAACGGTCACGTTCGGGTCTTTCATCTGGTGGTGCGTATGCTGCAGAAGGCATTTCTCGTTCGGTTGTTTTGTAACGTGTTGTTGTCTGCTCTTGTAGTTGTTTCTCGGTAATGTCAAGAGTTTGAAACGATCCTCCGTTCGCAATCCATTTTGTTCGACGAAAAGCTGCAGGCGTGACGTACATCTCCCGGAGTCCCGGAATAGTCGCGGCATCTGTCCTCACCTTAAACGTTACGTCAAGAGTATGTTCTCCGTCCTCGTAAAGTCCATATGTTTGTTCATGCGAAAACACACGTTCATTCAATTCGTTTATGATGGCTAAGTATTGATTTCCCGAACGTGGACATGATTCTTTATTCTTTTGAAACATGAGATCCTCAAGAGAAATCACCACCTTGAAGGATTTAGAACGTCTACTGACACCAACTTGAAGAACGCAACAGTATTCATCCAACACGACATGTAATATTGAGTATGGCGCGGTGCCATGAAAAATCGTGTTCATCATCAACCCACCCTCCGTAAGTGCTTTTTCAGTCTGAGGATAGTTATCGTCACGATATGCGTTGAGTGCATCGTATATGGTATAGATCACATCCTCCGCACTTATTCTATGCTTTCCGAATTTCATATTTATTTATTTGAATGGCAATCACATAAATTAAATCGTCTTCTTATTGACAGTCGTATCAATAAATCGCAAAAGCATGTCGAGGTAGGACTGATCTGTATCCACACGTTGAATTACAACCGGCACATCTCCGGCTTCAATCACAAACGGAAGGTGAAAGTATTCATCTAAATCACCCGTTACATTATACTTGGCACGAATTTCTGTGCGCCAACTCTCGGGCCAAGCAACACTCGACTCGACCTGAAGACTTCCTTCATTTCCTATTCCCCCGATTTGAATCGAATTCGGAACGTGTGGCATTTTTTAAATGTATAAATTCATTTCTGGACTAATACGAGCTTTCCTTTTATTATGATTATGAAATTCTAGCTAGGCTTGCGCAATATTTGTGCGCATAGTCGTATCGATATACCGCAAAAGCATGTCCAAAAAACATCTGTCCGAGTTGATGGGGGAAATCACAATCGGCGTATCATTTGCCTCGATCCGACTACTTCCACTGATCATGAATGGGAGAATAAAATACTCATCTATACCACGTTTTTTATTATTACCTCCTGTAATGTTATACTGTTCGCATATCATGTTACAGTAGTCTTCTGGCCACATTGTGCTCCGCTCGATTAATATCCTCTCGTGACGACCCACATTCGTTCCTCCTACTTCGAGAGGTGTAATTTGACTAGGGTCGCGAACAAAAGCAGGTCGTTGGAAATAGAGATTACTCATTTTTACGTCACACACACCTTCTATCCTTTCAGTCAACATTATTTGTAAATAAATGAATACACGAGGAGCGTCCGTAAGTTTTTGTGCACACACAAACTTGCTCAAACTTGCGCAATATTTTTGTGGATAGTCGTATCGATATACCGTAAAAGCATGTCTAAGTCACATCTGTCCGAATTTAAGGGGTGTATTACAACTGGTGTGTCATTTGCCCTGTTCGCGTCACAATCGAATACGAATGGTAGATGAAAATATTCATCTATACCACCTTCTGGTATATTGTATTGTTCGCATATCGTGTTACAGTAGTCTTCTGGCCACAGTGTACTCCGTTCGATTATTATCCTATTATTAGGATCCTCGATTCTTCCTCCTCCAAGATCGAAAGGATTTAGACGACTAGGGTCAAGATAAAAGATGGGTCGTGCGAAATATAGATACCTCATGTTTTACATCACACACACCTTCTACCCATTCAGTCAACATTATTTGTAAATAAATGAATACACGAGGAGCGTCCGTAAGTTTTTGTGCACACACAAACGTGCTCAAACTTGCGCAATATTTTTGTGGATAGTCGTATCGATATACCGTAACATTGTGTCTAAATAAGAAATGTCCGTGTCCAGACGGGGAATGATCAACGGCGTGTCGCCAACTTCAATTGTAAATGGAAGATGGAAGTACTCATCCAAGTCGCCCGTCACATGATATTTCGTGCGGAACTCTGCACGTTCCATTTCGGGCCATGTAGTGCTTGACTCTATACGAACAGTGCCCCCACTACAATTTCCGCCGATTTGAATGCAGTTAGACACGTGCGCAGTTAAAGAAGGGATTGACCTTACAACCCCTGAATGTGTTTTAATTGTGAAAACATGAGGAGGAGACATTATCGTTTTGAACCAAATGAACTATTTATACAATAATTGAAAAGTTCAATCAATGAGCACCGTTCGAGAGTTTACGCTGCTTTCTGGCCTTGCGCGTTTGCCATTCGCCGTAGAACTCTTCAAGTTTGGGCAGTGCGTAGTTCCAGATCCACGCATCATCCCGATACACACGGACGATGTTCATTTGGTACGACTGTCCTTTGAATCCGTGCGGGATCATTTGGATAAAGTCGGCGCGGGGGGTGTCGAGGATGAACATGTTGAACATGACCTGTGCGTAGTAATATTTGGGGATGTCACCCCATTTTAACTTTGGGCTGTTGAACGGGCATTTGATTTCGACGGTGATGCAATCGTCTTGTTGGGGCCGTTCGATCTCTTTCGGCCACGTAAGATTGTCCGCCGAGCCCGCGATCCAATCCAGCCGAGCCTCTCGGATCCGTGCATAGTCTCGGTGTTGCGGGTTGTCGATGACGCGGATCAACCCCAACTCAACCCCTGAATAATTGAACGCGTCACAGTATGCATCCACGGCCGGGGTTTCGTACACCTGTCCGTGAATGGTTGCTACGTTGCCCGTGAATACGCGAATTGTCGGGTCGATGAGCTCTTCGAGGTACTCGTTCGGTTTCTTATACGGGTTTTCTCCGAGGATGGTGGGGATGTTCGAGGACGTTATTAATTTGCTACGTTGCTCGTACCACTCGGGCGAACGCTGTGCGGGTTGTGGTATCGCCTGAAGGAAGCGTACGTAATCCGTTGCCATTTTATTAAAACAAGTCCATGGAAGTGCACTAGGCAAAAAAAATATATACGAGATTGTCTATCAAAAAAAAAACTAAATCAAAAATGTTTGAATGGTGGGATAAGATGAAGGCAAGTTTGTTTGGTGCGGTGTCGGACGACGATGTCATGTCGACCATTAACAATCCGGACGGGAGTGTTACGACCACGTATCGCAACGGTCGCAAGTCGACTCGGTTCGCAGATGGTCACGTTGAGGAAACAGGCGGTGGTTCAAGTGCAGGTGCAATGTTTTTCATTATCATTGTACTGATTCTTTTCGCCGTGTTCGGAGGCAACTGTCGCCAGGTCGGTGAGCGTCGCGGTGCGGACGGCAAGATGCATCCCATTTGGGATTGTAGCAAGCCCAAGCCTCAGCAGCAAATGATGATGATGCAACCTGTTGCGTACGCTCCTGCTCCTATGGGGTACGCTCCTGCTCCCATGGGGTACGCTCCTGCTCCTATGGGGTACGCTCCTGCTGCTCCTATGGGTTACGCTCCTGCTCCCGTCGCCGCCGCACCGGTGATGCGTATCGGTCGTCGTTAAAAACTTTTTGAAGCCCTGGAACCAACTTTAAAAATTGCGTTCGATCTTCGTCCGAGTTTTCATCCGGATGAATAAATCAAAAAAAGCCATTCTAAATTTTTTTCACAATAAAAAATGTTACGCGTCCAAGCCCCCACTGCCTTCAAGGATGTCACCTTCAACAACGTGAAGGCGTCCCGTTCGAGCATTAATGATCTGTATGCACAAAGCATCACCCGAATTGAGGGCGGAGTGTCTCTAGAGGTGTTCGAGACCCTCTCTGCTCAGGCCGAGCAAATCCGTACACTCACCGAGCAAAACACAGCCCTTCTTGCACGTATCACAGCCTTGGAGAACCGTCCCGCTGCAAACACTACCGGTTTGGATCAGCGCATGGCCGCTCTAGAGGCCCGCGTGAATGAGCTGGTAGTGACGGAGTAAAAAAAACGACGCACAAATCATCAGCCTGAAACAAATTTATTTATTCACACACGTCCAAACGATAACCAAATATTTATTTAATTCACAGCCAATAATAACGTGTGTGTTTTTTATCACAACATCAATGTTTTTCCTTTTTTGCGAGTTATCACAAAGGAAAAATGCTTTTACTACTTACTTACACCGCCGCCTGCTGAAGCAGAATGTTCTGTTACGACCTCGACGGAAATGTTGAGCGCCGTAATTTCTTGCAATAGTAGTTTGCCTGCGTACGGCATCTCGACGATCGACATGTTCTCCGGCGAGTCGTTTCCGCACACATCGCACCGGTATATGCCCCGGTCGTCATTTCCGACGCACGGACGGTCGCACACATTACACACGTGTACCATATAAAAGTCCGAACTCTTCATGAACCGCTCTCGTACGACTCCAGACGCTCCGTACGACTTCAAACAGTCGAGTTCCATACCGCCCAGACGTTTGCCTCCGTTGGACGCACGTCCACCAACGGGCTGACGTGTGCATGACATGACTTTTCCGGTCGGACGTGCGTGCGCCTTATCGATCGGCATCTGCTTCAGCCGCTGGTAGAAAATCGGACCCGTGAAGACCGTTCCTTCGATCGGCTGGCCGGTCATTCCGCACGTGTACGAGTCTTCGAGATACTCGCTCATGCCAGACTCCTTGAGTGCCTCGGCTAGATTGCGTGCGGTCCATTTGGATTGCGAGTCGCGTCCGAACGGGGTCGCGTCGATGTCCTCTCCTGTCATGCACGTTACCATTCCAGCAAACGTTTCGAGCAAGTGCGCGACCGTCATTCTTGATGGAATCGCGTGCGGATTGATGATAATGTCTGGCGCGATGCCGTCCTGATTGAACGGGAGATCCACTTGGGGTACGACGCGTCCGATCGTACCCTTTTGGCCATGTCGAGATGCAAGTTTGTCTCCTGCATGGGGCGCACGGAAATACCGAACGACGACGTTGACGAGGGTGTCACCAGACGCGTTGGTCGTGCGCTGAACCTCGTCGACAATGGCCGTGTCGTTTCCGTGGTAGTACACGACGTCACGCGCAAACGCACACCTGCACTTAATTCCACTCTTGCTCATGAAGCATTCGTGCGAGGCCGACTGGAACCTGCACAGCTTGACGATGAGTGGATCACCGTCCTCGAGCACCGTTCCTTTGACGACGCAGCCGTTTTCGTCAATGTGTTCGAACGACCTCGAGTTTCCGCCCGTGGGGAACCCCTGACAGACCGTCGCGGGGTCTGGGAAGCCGAACATCTCAGCCGCTTGAGAATATCCAGTCGTGCGTGCCGTGCTGGAAAAGACTTCGAAATGTTCGGACACGAACATGCCGCGCTGGATGGACGCCTCATTGACTACGACAGCGTCCTCCTGGTTGTCAAGATACGACATGATCGCCACGATTGCATTCACACCGGTCGGGGACGGGTGCTTTTCAAGGATCATCTTTGTGTACTCGGTCGACACGAGCGGGGTCTGCGAATACAGCAACTCGGGTGGCATGTTCGGCGAAATAACTCGCTTGAGCCTTTTTCCCGCGATTGCTTGCTTGCCCATACCACACTGGTACGCGTTACGCGGCGACTGATTGTGATCCGAGAAGGGCACCTCGGCTGCGCTGGATCCAAGCATGAGACTTGGATGGATCATGACGTGTGTGTGTGCGGGCGTAAGATCTTCGATTTTCTCGGCGATGTACACGTTCTTGCGTTCAAACACATCGATGTACTCCGCCGCGGCAGTAAATTCATGCGTCGTGCCTCCGTAGGTCACATAGAGCGGACGGAGCAGGTCTGAGAAGGAGTATTCTTTAAGCGCCTGCACGGCGAGCGTCTCTGCGGCCGTACGGGGACGTGCGTCCCGCTCAATCTCTTCCAGGAGACTTTGACGCTGCTTCAGTACCGGCCGGCCCTCCGCATCGACAATCAGCAGCACGGCTGTCAACCGGCCCGCATTGCACCGAATGTGGATCTCCTGCGTGTCCGTACCGGCCTCGAACGCACCTCCGACGGTGATGCTGGTGAACATCTCCAACAGCCCGCTGCGGCGCGCGTTGCGCATAAAGTCTACAAACTCGGCCGCGTCGTCGTAACGTACGAGGGCATACGGCATGCCGTTTATGCAGATGACAAAATCTTCCGGGTGAGGGTGTCGTTCCATGGGCCGCGTGCGCTCGAACTGCGCGATCAGGGTAGTGATGCTGTCTACCACACCGTGCAGGGTCGTGGTAGCGCCGAGCGGAAGCGCATCGTCCAGACCCACTTCTTGTCCTTCGCGGGTTTCGGTCGGGCACTTGTAAAGGAACTGACTCGACTGGATGTTACGTGCCGACACGATCTTGGACTGCTTGTTGATCGTCTTCTTGAAGTTGCGCAAACTCGAAAGGTCGCCGGACAGGTTCGTTTGACCAAACGACTGCGTCACCGTCTTTCGAGCGGGCAGTTTCGCAAACGACCCACCCGAACCCGGCTTGCCTCGGGGTGCAAGAGCACGGAGCTGACCGTTCCCAATGGTCTTGACGACGTCGGACGAAAACCAGGTAAGGGTCTGGATGGCGGGGAAGGTGAACCTCGTGAGGGCCGCCGGGGGACGCTGGTTCTTCTCGAGCTTGCGAATGTCCATCTTGATGCGCTCGCGCAACACCTTCATGCCGTCCATGACCAGACCCGTGAGCAAGTCGCCGTACCCCTTGATGAACTTATTGCAAAGGTCATCGCGGTTGTCTACGGGCGTGTCGATGCCCTTGGCCTTGCGATACGTCGCCAGCGCGACCCTCCTTGCCATGCCACACAACAGCCAAATCTTCGCTTCATTGTTCGTGCCGCAGTGTGGGAGGATCTCACGTTCCATGACGGAAACCGCCCAGTCGGTGTGTCGGTCCGTGCGGAAGTACGGGGGTTCGTTTGATCCGGTCGAACGGCGACCGAGATGAGATGCGATCGAGAGCGGTGGTGCGCCGAAATTTGCACGAATGCCTTCTGGAGTGGACGGTAGGGGGAAGTCGTCAATGTTGGTAAGACTCAAGGCCAATGATTCACGCAGCTCGTCTGTCGGTTCGGGTCCCAGCAGGGCGGCGGCGATATCTTCCTGTGTATGCAGACCTAAGTTCGAAAGCACATTGACCAATGTGACAGCACTCAAGCCTTTGTTGTACAAACGAAAGGACCGGGTCGAGAAAACGATCACGCCGCGTTTGATCGATACCACGTTGGAATAAACTGTTGCAGTCAGGTCATGCTTAAGCACGGGCGCCGAATGACTCCGAACTTCCGCCGTGAACCCGTCCGTCTTATCGTACATGAACACCGGCAGGTTCGTCGATGCCGTCTCGAAACAAAAAGCGTTTTTGCGCTGCCCGTTCACGACAAATGCGCCTCGGTACGGGAACACGTCCGGATCCAGTGCGTTTATCGTGTTGCAGAAACGCGAACCGATCGGGATGGGGATGCTCATTAAATTCACATCCACAGGTAGGAGCGAATCACGAAAGCGAGGCAAACCACCCTCGATCCACACATGCACCCTAGCCATGAGCTTGCCTTGGTACGTGAGGTGACGCTCGACGCACTCGCTCGGGCCGATCGGGTCATCGCTCGCATTCACGTCGTTGTGAATGGTCGGACGTTCAAGCCGGAAATTCGTGAACTTGAGTTTGTATGTCGCTTCGGGAGAATGCGTCTCCGGATTCTCGATACGTGAGTTTTGTGTCCATTCCTTTCCTTCGAGGGCGTGGATGAGATCATCGACGGCCTGATCAAACGAATCCAAGTTGTGGGAGACGAGATCCAAGTCATCGAGAAACTTGCGAAGTAAAAGCCGTTGGTGATCCATCTTCTTTCTGTTTTTTCGGATGGGTATGGTTAGTTAATGGTTGAGCTTGGTGTAAATAAAAAAAAAGGAAACGAAAACAAATGGAACGACGGACCTTAATATTACGGCTGGTCATGCAATATGCCCCTTTGAAAACCGCACGGGCCGTTTTGGGCCCGGACCACCCGGATGTGCTTCAACGTGCCGCGAGAACCGTCACACGTTTTGTTCGCAACTTTGCGGTCATGGCGCACGTCTTCCGACGAGTCTTTCCGAAATCGTACGAGGTTCCTCACGAAGATGAACCAACTCGACAAAAGTCATGGTTCTGGCCACGCAATTTCTTTTTTAATTATCCAAAACGGCATGCACAAATTTGGCATCAACCAAGCGTGCAATGGAAACGGGCGATGATGATACACTTCTGTCCTCCTGAGCTCGTGAACCGACCCGTGAGCCGATACGAACTCTTTTGCATTCAGAAGAACATGCCCGAAGAAGCGATAATTGAAATTGGCTGGTGAACAACTTACATCTGAATATATTAAAAAAAAATGATTTCTCGATCGACCAAAACGCTTGTGACACGATTGTCCGCACGGCAGAAATCGACGTTCACATCGGGTCCACCCCAAGATCCACGCGACTCGAGTGACTTTAATTTGTATCTTGGATTTGTAATTGGGTTCTTCACGGGCATAACCACGAGTTCAAAAAAGTAAATTTCGAAACCAAAAAATTGTGTGTGGATTGATTTAAAAAATAAAAAAGTGTCGATGAACAGAGAAGAAGACAAGCGTGAACCGGAAGAGAAAGTGGTCGAACAATTGCTCAACAACACACACGCCGGGAACGGCATGATGACAAACGTATGGGGCCCGGCGGGTTGGGTGTTCCTACACAGTGTAACGTTCGGTTACCCGATGAACCCGGACGAGTTCGATCGGAATCTCGAACAAACCCCGGGCACAACACGGGAGCGATACCGCCAATTTTTCGAAACATGCGCGTTTGTGTTCCCGTGCCGGTATTGTCGGGAGTCGTATCAGCGTTTCATTCAAGAAGATCCCGTCACAAACAGTTTGGAAAATCGGGAGGCGCTCACACGTTGGTTGTGGAGAATCCACGAGCTCGTAAACAAGAAACTGAATAAACCTGGCATTACATACGAAGAACTTGTGCGGCGGTACGAAACCTACCGCGCGACATGCAACAAAGACAAGAAGGGTTGTTCGGTGCCGCTCGGGTTCTCGAACAAACAACAAACGTGCGTCGTGGTATACTCGGAAGTCGCTATCACCTCCGTCCTGTTCGGTATCGTCATGCTAGCGTGGTTGATCTGGATGGTCATGAACCGTAACAAGCCGTCGTCGTCTTCAACAATATAAACGCTACAAGCACTTGCTTAATCGCGTCCGTGTTGGACGAAACCAGGTCACAGTCCGCACGTTGTTTTATACCAAACGCCATGTGCGCCGGCAAGGTTCGGTAGAAATGCTGCATGGACACATCGTAAAACGTGCGCTCGGCCGACGTGTCACGTAAGAGTCTCCGTTCGAAACACAAATCGAGTGGTGTGTCCACGAAGATCGTGTAATTCCACGGAAAGGTCGTCCTTGGAATTCCACACAAGAGCTGATGGCCATCTACGATCACAACCGGCTTCGCATCAATCCGAACGTCCAACGAACGCGTATGCGTCGTGAAATCGTACGAGGGCGCGTCAAAGACTGCCACGCCCCGTTCGAGTTCATGCAAATGCTCGAGCAACAAGTCGAAATCAATCGCGTCCGGCAAGTCGTAATTGATCTCACCATTCTCCGTACGGTCCTGCATAGGTACGTTCGAACGGTCCTTGTAGTAGTTGTCGACCCTTATAACCTCGACAAGGTCCGGCCATTTTTGTTGAAGATCTTGCGAAAGGGATGTCTTGCCCGACGCAACCGGTCCGACAATTGCGACGAACGAAGGCATGCCTTTTTTTTAATTATTTTTTTGTTTTGTATGTGATTATTTGTTGATTAACGGCGCCCGTGCAAAATGGTGGGCTTGCGTTTGGGTTTTGAGGCGCGCGCTTCCGGGATCGTGACGCCTGCCTCTTCCACGACGGCAGTGAAGATGACCTCGCGCCGAGCCTCGTCAACGTCTACGAGGATCTGCAAGATTGCGTCGAGCACCATACCTTTCTTCAACTTGTCGTACGTGATTTCCGGGGGCTCTTCCTCGGTCGATGCTTTCTCGAAAAAGTACGAGCGGTTGTCCGAGTCGCTGTCAATGTCCAATCGGATGATGGCCGTACCGTTCGAATGCATACGCACGAATGACTTGCTCGTCAGCACGCTGAAATCATCGTCCTCGTCGCGCTCCGAAAAGTGTGGCGTCGTGTTGATAATGTCTACGAGCTTCTCCTCGACTTGTAAAAATGGCGTGAAGTACTGCAGCGGCAATTGCGCAAGAACGACCCCGTGAGAACTTCCGAGCGATACCGTCTCAATCGTTACGTCTTTGCAACGAACATGCAGGGCGAACCGTCTAGACTCGTTCGCGTTGTTTACAAAACGCTCATCCTCGTGATCGTACACAACCGGACGTAGTGCACGCATGTAGTCCGACCCGTCTGTCAGGTCGACGAACGAAGGTGGGGGTGCTTCGATAGTTTGCTGCGACATGTTCTTGTTTATTTTTTTGCTCTTTCGCTTTTGCATCTCAGACGCAACAGTTTTCGTGTTATTTTCTAAACGCATGTTTCATGATTAAAAAAAAATGAGTTATCATTCGGCTTCGTTCGGGTGGATTTACTGTATCATTCATCCGAGAGAACCCGAACACATCAAAATCGGCATGACAACCCGTTCGGTCGAATCACGACTCCGTACGGCAAACACATTTTCTACACAATCCTTCCAGATCGCTCAAGCCAAATACATCCAACGACCTTTCCAAACAGAACAACTTTTACATGAAATCTTCGAACCATACCGGGTGATGTCGAATCGCGAATTTTTCAGGGCAGATTGTCTCCCAAACGTCATGGCCGCGTTCCAACTCGTTCCAGGCGTCGTACACCCAGAGTCGAAATATTTCAGCACCCGGACGGATTTTACTGTGCACTTCCAAGAACCTGGTGAGGATTCATTCGAACACTTGTTTTTCGAACACTTTGAAGAAACAGGCAAACTGTCCGACAGGGTCCGTCTGCACACCATCCGAGACGCGTTGGTCGCAAATGGGTTGTCCGAAGACGTAGACGTCGTGGAGGAATTGATGCGTCTGTCGATTTTTCCCGAACGGGACTTTTACGTCGGTGTCACCTCCAAAGTACTTCAATCGATTGAATCGTTCGGGTATTCCCCTTGAAAAAAAAAATAGTTACACAAACGTGGCCCGCACCTTCTCGCCCGTCGCACACACCACGACATACGTCCCCGGAGTTCGCCAAAGCCTTTGGGATATAATGTGCCCAATTGCCTCTGACCTCGTTCCGGGAAACGTGATTGTCGCGTCGGTGTCCTGAATTGTATCATCTGTCGGGGCCGTACGGCCGTACAACCTCACGCACGTGCCGTCGTCTGCATGTGCAAGGTACACGTCCGAGTCGTTTCCCCTAAAATGTTGAATCTCTAAAAGGAGACGTGTAGCGCTACGAATTCCGTTCGTCGTAAGGCTACGAGCAAGCATTAGATCATTCCCTGTGTAGTTCTCAAAGACTGAAGTGTTTATAATTGCTTCCGGCACTTGACGATACATTGTTCTAGAAATGAATGAATATGAACGCAAAAAACCGTATGGGCCACTTTCGGAAACGTAATAATACCACGAGCGTCCGTAATTTTACTTTTATAAGTCGTCATACACAGCGGCGAATGTTTCCGGGATGGAGGGTGTGGCGTCTACAAAATAATTGCAATACATTTGTGGGTTCTTACGGTAGTCCACGTACTTCCAGATGCCAAGATTGAGAGATGCGCGTAGCATTTTCTTGAACACGGACATGAATTCCGATCCGTGTTCGTACTCGAGCGCACCGAGATGCGAGATTTCGTGAATGAGCACGAACGTGTTCAAATTGAGTTCGTCCAGATCGTGCGGCTTGTCGGGAGAGGTTGTGAGACACAATTGCATGGCATCCGATTTGTTGATGACGAATCCAGGGGTGTCCGTACTTGGTGGAGTGACGCCAATTTTCTTCTTGTCTTTTAAATCATTCCAGTTTGTGTAAATTCGTGTCGCGACGTCTTTGTTTGGATAGTTGTGTGTGTGCACGTACTCGACCAAACGATCTCCGCGCTTGATCAGTTCGGTGAGCCGTTCTTCTTCAGCCGGAGTTCGTGGTGCAACGAACTCGGTCTTACGCATTTTTCCGGTGAACCAGAAGAACGCAAGTACGAAGAGCAATATGAAAATCCAAGTGAAATCGTTTTCCATTCTTCTTCTTTTATAAGGGCGAAAAGAATTCGTTCGTGCACGGACGGAAAAAATAAAAGTAGCGTAAGAAAATAGAATAAAATGGAAAATGACACCCGAACAATTCAGACTTGCAACGAAGGAGGAACGCACGAGTTGGCTTCAGAACCATCAACGATTCCGATATCAATACCTTCGGTGTCCATGGGCAAAACCAAACGAACCCGAAAGGCCAAGTCCGCCACCACCCGTTCCGAAACAACCCCCGTCGAACTCATGCCCCACCAAGTCGATCACACCGAACGACTTACTGGAACTCTGGATCGTTTTCGCTTCGCCATAGATCTCTCTGCGCTTGGTGCGGGTAAGACGTACTGCGCGACGAAGTTATGCGAGACCCGTACGATCCCGAACGCGGTCGTGGTGGCTCCTCTAACGGTTCTACCCAAGTGGCAGCACATGGCAAACCAACACGGTCTTCCACTCGTGGACGCGATCAGTTACTGCTCACTCCGTTCGGTCAAGTGCAAGCAACCCAAACACGGTTTTTTGAACAGGGAAGATCGCGTGATCGAAAACGAAGTGGACGGGCAGTTGCAACAAACCGAGCGCACGTTTTTTCACGCGACCGAGAAGTGGCGCAAACTTGTGAATGAAGGCGTTTTGCTCATCGTCGACGAAATTCAAAACGTGAAGAACGTCAGCTCGCAATTCCTGAGCGTCAAAGAAATGATGCGCGACATTATCGAGCACACGGACGGTGAGAATAAGAGTCGCGTACTGTTATTGTCCGGTACCCCCGTCGACAAGACGGAACAGGTCGTCAACTTGTACAAGGCGCTTGCGATCATCAAAACACACGGACTTGGACATTTTAATCCCCAGACGCGACGATGCGAAGCCAAAGGGTTCCGTCAACTCATTCGCTTCCACGAAGGACTTATATCGACGAACCTTACGGCACAAATGTCCGGATCGCTCGATCACGCGTTCGTCGTCGCAAGCTCGTACGAGGCGCATTCGTTCGATGTGGAAAAGTTTTCACGACGCGATTTCTTTAGCGACGCAATTTACCGCATGTTCCGTGACGTTTTTGTTCCAACCATCGCCGCTCGTATGCCCCCGGTCGCATCCACGAATGTCGTGCACAAGTTCAACGCGTTCTACCGCGTTAAGAACGACGACGCGATGCGTCTCCTCGCGACCGCGGTTGCACGGTTGTGTTCATCCGTGGGGTACGATGACTCTACCAATACAGTTACCATTCCAAATTTAACTCCGACTGACCGCGCGCGCACATTCCAGCAAATCGCCCGTGCGATGCAAATGATTGAGACAGCGAAGATTCCCATTTTCATCCGGGCTGCGCGTGAGGCGCTCGAACGTAACCCGAACCAGAAAGTCGCGATCCTTTTAAACTATTCCGACTCGATCGTAGACATCGCAGAAGCCCTGAAAGAATTCAACCCGTTGATCGTCCGCGGGTCGACGTCCGTGCGGAACCGTGCGTTGGCGCTTGAGCGCTTCCAGCGGGCCGATGATAAATATCGACTGTTCATCGGCAATTTGAGTTGCGTGTCGACCGGTGTGGATCTCGACGACAAGGACGGCCGCTTCCCTCGTCTAGGGTTGGTGAGCCCAAACTATTCGACGATCACGCTCCACCAACTCACGTATCGGTTCCTCCGCGCGGATACCCGATCGGATGCGCATGTGCACTTCGTGTTTGGCCGCGAACAGATCAACGGAAAACCCGTGCGGGGTCTTACGGAACTGAACGTGTTGAATTGTCTCGCACGGAAATCGAAGGTGATGAAAGAGATCGCGAATTCCGCGGCCGGTGAATATTATCCGGGTGAATTCCCGAACTGGTCCGAACCGGACGCTAATTTAACGAACACGTGAGTGAAAAAAAAATGATTTGTGTTATTAAAAACCATGAATAAGATCAGCAGCAGGTTTGGTAAGAGAATCAGTGTAGAAACTGTAGTTAATGATATATTTCTATATCTCGACGACTATCTCGTTACGAAGTATCCACAAACGCCGAACGGGTTACAATTTCGTATTAAACACAGATCTAACTTTCTTGAACTCACATTAGACGAAAACTGTTGTATAATCACGATCGATGTAGACAAAGACGAGGACGAACATACATACAATGTTACAATTGTGCTTGGCGATCTAATGTATACAAAGTCAAAAACAAAATGTCCCCGTTCGGGAAATCAATATTTATCTATTATTAACGATCTTAATGAAAATCTGTTTTCAAAAATTGAAACTTATGGTGTTGGTGACAACGATGGTATTAATGTTACATTTACAGTGGGTGTGGACGCTGCTACCATACCGGGTATTCCGAATTTATATATACATGACACAACATTCAGACGTACAGAATGGATTGCAAACGGTGGATCGTTTCGGACGATCGATATTGATGACGATTATATATTACAACGCCAAATCGACGCATATACAGAAGCTACGCGTGCCAAAACACGCTTCGATACATCAATAATAGATCGGGAAGAAGACTTGCCCGTGCGCGTGCGTGACCACCATTCAGACTCACCGCGTCGTCGTGCAGGTTGTGATACACTTCGACTACGAGACGTTGTCGACATGTCCGCAGTACGGACGAAACCGGAATGGTATTTGTTCTTTGAACATGTATTGAAACATGAGTGGCCAGAGATCTATGATGGTAGTATAAATGTCTCTCGACTTGCAAGCCTTTTAGTCGGTGATGAAAGATCAACGTCAATGGCTGCCTCTACGATTCATTCACAGATAATCAGGTTAATTGCTCATTTCTGGTACACCTATGTCGTGACCAATGAAAACTCGGTAAGTGGTGGAGGAGGGGTAGTAGTAGGAGATAATACCCATTATATCCCAGGGGTATATTTATCACTCTCTACTTTAACACTGCTCACGAGAGATGATTGTAAGACGTGGTACATGGATAAACTTGGCCTTGAAACTTGTTCACCGCCCGACTCGGGGGCGACCTTAAATCCATGCGAACAAATTCAAGAGTTTCAAGGCAAGGAAATCGTAAATCTAAAAATAATAGGAACCGTTGACTTTAAGAGACATGTACGATCATTAACAAATGTAAGGGACACAATGGTTGCGATTATAGACCGTTCGAAACGTACAGCGGACAGATTATTTACATTTTACGACGCATACGTCTATTTTCTGATCGCGAAAGCATTTGAAACATCCTTGGAAGATAGACATGTATTCACAAATGATGTGTGTCGTAAACTCCTCGTCGTGACCGCGCAGGATCGTGATGAGGATGAGGAGGAGGATTTCTAATGAGAATTATTTCATTCACAAGGGACAAAGGAATAATGGATAATGGATAATAACAACTACTAGTAGTGTACACACAACAGTTTGGTGAATGAACGAACGGCCATGCAAATAGTAAAGTAAAAACGATAAATCATTCATTCTTCTTGCGCAAGTCGCTTTGACGGATGATGTACGCCGTGCTCGTCGACACGGTTCCGCTTACTTGATGGTACACGTTCGGATGGTAACTCTCGAAAGATTTCTCGTGACACACACTTTAGTAACTTTCTTTGCAGACGAATCGATTTTATGAGATCCTGCACTTCCGTCACGAAACAATTGAGTGTCGAGATGACGCCCGTATTGACCGCGTGGACCGTATCGGACTCGACGCCTTTGAAGTGAATACCTAATTGGTACGTTGTGTCAATCTTAAACTCAAGTGCCTCGAAACTCAAAGGGTCTCCGATCGTCGATGATGAAATGGGTTGAAGGAGATCTAAAATCGTCTTTTCGGCAACGTTTTGTTCAGTTGGACCGTCGTCTGCGGTAACACTGTCCAAGGTTGCAATATACACCTGCAATTCTTGTTCGTCATCATCTGGAACCGGCTCGAACAACCCCATCGTCGCCGACCCGTTGTAGAATTTTGCAAAATCCTGTACGACTGTCCGGACAGCATCTACGAGCATACGGTGATTTTCACGTGCATATGCAAGCATGGCCGCTTGCTGATGCAACATGGTGATGCGTTTGCCCGTACAAACACGTGCCGCTGAAATAACACGTGCAAACTCTCTCGGGGTCCATGGCGTAAACGTTTCCGAAAGTGACGGAAGGTACTCACGGGTTCGACAAATGATCTGCTGCAACCCGGAAGGCGGTTGTGGGTAGTTGAATGTAACATGAGCTACTTCGTCTGAGTCTTCATCGGTTTCCTCCTCGGTTTCCTCCTCGGTTTCTTCCTCTGTTTCTTCCTCGGTTTCCGAGCCGGAATCGTCGTCATCCGCGTCTGCTGCATCTGCGTCCGGGTCAGGAAACAGATGTGCGTTCACGACAATGTGAGCGCGACGGATTCTTTGCATCACGAGGAGCGGGTAGCGCACATGAAATCGCGTGAGCGGACTCGCAGGCAGTGCGAGCGCCCGTGGGGAGTGTGCGAATCCCACACGGACTCGATCGACTTGGACGATTTCGCCCACAATCGAATTGAACTCGTACGAGTGCAAATGGAGAGTGTCACCATCATGACGTGCAATTACGATCCCGTGACGGTATGGTAACGTTTTCATTTCGTCCGCCGTGCAGCCCACCTGGATCGGAAGGACGGCCGTGCGTCCCGTCCGCGACACAATCACGAGTTCCGTGTTGGTTATACACCACACGAAATCCTTGTCTAACGTCGGGACGATTTTCGCAACGGTGCCTACGAATTCAGGAAGAATCACTTCTGCGTTGTGGAACCGAACGGACCTGCTCTCGGAATGGTACGTGACCCACTCGTCCGTTACAGAAATCAAAGCGCGCACGTCCGACCCGAGTGCCATCCGGACCAGTTCGTAGTCGGGTCCGTGCAAAGAAAACCGCAATACCTCATTGGTCGAGGTGGAGACGTACACGAAATCGTCCGTGACGCGCACGTCCGTGAGGACGTCCGTGTGGTTCCGGCCGAAGTAGTAGACATGAAACGTGTCTGGATGAATGATCGAAAGAACGACCAGACACGAGTTGTACAAAACACAGAGCGAGGTCCCGTCCGGACTAAACGCCAGTCCGCATACGGGTTCACCCACGTAGAAGTTGTAGACGCGTGGAGCAGCCGGCACCGGGACGACACCCGCAAAGGAAGTAATCCCACCCATAACTCGCACAAACCCGGTCGAGAATCCGAATGCCCGAATGTCGCACAGCTCGGCATCCACATAGTGCGTTACAATGTTCGAATTGGGTGGATTGTACAACTGAAGAACCTCGTGGTCTTGCACATCGAGCCCGTCGACAACCGGAGTGACACGCGCGATCCCGGATGTAATCACGTCCACGATCATCTTATTTTTAGTATCTGGGCATTTGCAAATCCTTTGTTCGTCGTGCGTCTTTTGTAAAATTTCGATCCGAGCCGGAATAAAAAAGAAAGAGGAAAATGATACACACACGCTCCGCACCACGACCCCGGAGAGACTCGGACGCCTCGTCCGTCCACTCTACGACTTCGTCCGTGCACGTGCGGGCGAATCCTGCTCCCGCTGCTTCTGCTTCTGCAGCTGAATTGATCTCGACAGAGCAACTACGTGAGGCGTACGAGCAGTTTCGAAAGTTAGAAGACGAAGAACGACAGTTCTCGAAACAATTGCGTGAAATCAAAGTCGCCAAGGAAACCATGAAGACAAACTTTATGCGCTACATGGAAGCGACGGAGAATATGAAAATTCAGATCCGAGGGAGCGCAGACGCGCTCGAGCTCGTTGAAGTGAAAAAGAGCGAAACGCTCACCAAAGAAATTCTCCGCCAGCGCACCATCGACTTTTTCGCACGCGTCGGTGTGACGCCCGAGTATCGCCGCGCGGATGCACGCGATCAGTGCGAAATGATCATTCAAGAGGTGTTCAACAAAAAAGAAATCCAAATGGTCAAAAAACTCAAACACACCGTCGACAAGAAACGGCAAAAACTGAAACAAGACATTGCGAGCTCCATTCCCGCCGCATCTTCTTCTACTTCCGGACAAACCGTACGCCGGATTGTTCGACAAGCTCCTGCATAGATAAAAAAAATGTCTGCTCAAATATCTGCCGCCGCCGCTGTTGTTCTCGACTCAGCCGGTCCGGGGTTCGTCATGCTCTCCGGACCAGCCGGATGCGGCCCGTTATTTCTCCAACAACTCGTTGAGCACGCCCAGCGCGGTCCGAGTGCTATCAAGGCTTTCATGCAAAGCTTAATTGGTCAGGGTGTACTTAAGTTTGTGTTCGACGTCCGTACGAAAAATCTGTACATGTACTACGGCCAAGACCAAGTTGTCGCAAACTACTGCCCGTTTTGGACAAACCTGCAATTCCCCCCGCCGTCCATTACGGTCGGTGGTATCGTGATTCCAATTTATAATCTCTGCGGCCTAAAGCCCAAATTTAATGAACGTAAATAAAAAGCAAACATGGAGTTTTTGTGCGATTCGTCGGACCGAATTCGGTTCTTCTACACACTCATACACAAAATGAACGTGCCCGTAAGCGCCGTTTATGCGAAAGGCTCGGTCTTCGCCGCCGTGGACGAGAACGTCTTGACCGGCAAGAGCCGCGCGAGTCCTATCACAAAATTCGTTTCAGTCCCGCGTGAAGGTCCTTTCGAATTCATGTACGACTCGTTGCTTATTACTGTACGGATCTCCCCTGAGCCGGGCGTGATCACGACACACTACTCACGCTCCGACTTTGGTGAAGACATGTCGCGGATGACACGCATGATTTTCGAATGCAGGAGGAAAGACGTCATCCTTAAACTCATAGCGGACGTTAAGAGCCACAGGAAGCCAGGAAGCCACATGTTCACTCATCGTGACTGGGATTGGCAAGAACGTGGCGAGATTTCTGCCGATCTCGACAGCCTGTTCTACCCTGCAGACATCAACATCGTTTCTTCCATCGACGCGTTCATGTCCAAAGAATCCCGTTACGTTCGCTTCAACCGTCCGTTCCGCCGTACGTACCTGCTTGAGGGTCCGCCCGGAACCGGAAAGACCTCGATGATCCGTGCCGTCGCGAAACATTTTTCACGTGATCTGTACATCTTCGACATGACCGACCGTGACATTGGTCAATCAATTACGCCACTCCTCGCCAAGGTTCCACCGAACAGTATGATCGCTATTGAAGACCTCGATCGGTACTTCAAGGACGCCGACTCCACCATGGACACCACCATGAACTTGAGCGTTATTTTAAATGCGATCGACGGCGCACTGTCGTGCTCGAACGGCACGATCATCTTCGTCACCGCAAACAATCCTGACCGGCTCCCGCCCGTGCTCACGCGATCCGGACGTGTCGACGAAGTGATACACTTCGATGGCACGATCACGCGCGATCAGTTCGATAGGGCGTGCCGTACGGTCGCCGAGATCGAGCCGGAAGACAAACTGTTCGAGATTGTGCGTGTGCAGAAGCTCACCATGGCCGACCTCATGGAAGTGCTGTTTTCAGGCGACACGCCCGAAGAACGTTTGATGATCGCACGAGGGATCAAGCGGTCACGCAACTTTGTCGGGGACCTCAACATGTTTGTTTAGGTGATTTTCATACGTATCCTGTAAATATCAATCAAATGAGCTCCATTGAATCGAACGAAGAGCAGAATCGAATCATCGCAGAGGCGAAAAAAGAGAAATGCTGCGAGTCGTCGAGTGAAGAAATGACATTGTATCGAAAAAAAAAATTTTTGCATGTTGTGTAACAGGACGTATCGTCACGAATACCGACTCGAGTGAGTATTGTATAAATAGAAAAAATGTGAAATACGTTCGCAAGGACGGTTCTCCAACCGAACCCGGACAGTGTCCGATGTGTCAAGGCATGTACATGTTTGAACCCATGCGATGTAAAATCATCGTTCAAGATTTATAAAGCTTTTAGAGTGAATACGCAGTCTTGAGCGCATTCGGGAGAGCCTGGAATTCGCCGAACAAATCGAGGAATTGCGTCATAATGTCCATGTCAAACCAACCATCCGGAAGTTCGCACAAGCCTTGCTTGTTTCGCGCGACTTGATGCAAGAAATTTTGAAATTTGCCCCACTTTTCAAGAATGTCCCGATGCATCATTAACGCCATGTCTGCCTTGCTAAAACAACGTGCGGCACTTTCGTAATCACCCACTTCGAAATACGCCACCGCGGACATCATATAATTGTCGGAGCATTCCGTCGCACGCGAACGAGTCTTGAGCACCATCCCGAACTGTGAAAAGAGATCCGTGTGCTCTTCCATCTTCCGTGCGGACTCTCGTACATGCTCCGTGTCCGACAAACGTTGTGAGATGAGTTGAAACATTATATTCTTTACGAGCTATTCTATTTTTTTGACTATTAACACAAAATGATTGCACCGACTGCCATTACTACTTATTCGCTTTTCTTCGGGAACAAAGACAAGCCCCGACCTGTGTATGACAGCTTCTACGGGTACGCGTGTTACCTGAAACAAGAACCGGACGTAACGAACTTTTTCGCATGGCGATGCAAGGAGTTTGACGATTTTAAAGAGGCGTGCAAGTTTGCGTTGAAGGGGCACAGAAGTTGTCCGGATGGAACAATCACGAAGATGCCGTTCAAGTTCGTGAGGATTTCAAAGTGGCTTCCACGTGCATTCCATCGGCGCATTTTGAAGAATGAGCTTGTCATGCCGATTCACACACTATTTCCGGATGAAGAATAATAATATTTTATAACTCCTATAATTCCAAAGGACAAACTCTGATTCGGACAGATATTGTCTACATTCCGTTTCGAAAAACTTTTTACATGGCCGATATGCACATTCAAACAATGGAATCGTTCGATAACAATTTGCTACATGTGTACAAACTTCGACGCGCTCGTGGAGCGGATACTGTTTTTGATGTTCTTAAGGATAGGTTGCGCGAGGAGTTTCGTGTGAGCGAAAGCGCAGACCAAATTCGTGAAACCATTCAAGATTTCATGACGGAGCATCACGTTACGTCATCGACTCTCGAAATCGCGTCTTTAATCTACGCTTGTCGAATTGAGGTGTTTGAAGCTCCTGGAGCACTCGTGCGAGTGTACAGTCCTTTCCAAGGATACATACGGGGAACGATCCGGATTGCGTTTGTGGATGGTTTGTATTACGGGCTCGACTATACAAATAGTGTGTACCCACCTGAACAGTTGTCGTATATAATGTCCAAACTTCATTTATGAATTTATTCTTCGTCCAACAAACCGTGTGTGTATCTCCACCGTTCCGAATCCGTCCGTCGCCACTGGTTTATACCTCCTTCCTTGTTTTCAGATTAAGAAGAATAATGACCCGGAAGATAAACTAAAAATGAGCGAACGGGTGTACATCGAGACGACCGCACCTGCCATTCCAAACTTTGTCATCGACAACTTGAGTGGAACTTCCGGTACGTATTACCCCCTATCCCCCCTATCCCACATATCCCACATATCGACCGTCTCGAACCCTATGTGTAACAACAATAATTCGTCAACTGTGCAACACGTTCATACCCACACGCACAAGGTTCGTGTCGATGTGTGTTTATGTACGATGTCTTAAATGAAAAAAAATAGGTTGTAAGCGTATATTTTCTACGTCAATACATCGCATAAGCGTTTTGAAGAACGAACTTGTCATGCCAATTCGCACACTGTTTCCGGAAGAACAATACTGATTTCGTTATAGTGCCTTTTATATTATACAGTCAAAAACAAAAATGACGCATGTTCCGACTGTTTCCCCTACGCATGTTCCGACTGTTTCCCCTACGTATGTTCCGACTGTTTCGACCGTAAATGATGTTCAAACGAATACGCCGGAGACGACACTTGTAAACATTGTCATTTTAGTAGTGGTGGTTGTTTGGGGGATTGTTGTTGTCTTAAGCTGTTTTAAAATTCTTCCAGTACATCGGAGTAGGTTTTGATTAGTCTTCAGAAGTGTGTGATAACATGAAAATTAAGTTGTAGTTTTTCGGAGTGTGTTGAGAATAAAAAGAAGAAGCACGATGGAGATTGAGACAAGTTCACCTGGTGTACCCGGTGGGAGTGATGCCTACATCTTCTACGCAAAGACTTCACAATCGCACATTATTGCCAAACTGTTGGAGGCACTCAATGCGAACGTGAACGACATCAATCTGTGGATCGGCGGTACGAACATGACCGCGATGTGCACGGACGCGTCTCAGCAACGCACAACCCATCTGCGTCTCGAGAGTAAATCATTCGATGTCTGGCATGTGCAACCAGGTGCGCGGGTTCTCGTGGGAATTAACTTACCGCTGCTGTTCAAGCTCGTAAAGGATTCCATCAAAGACAAGAATCCCTTGACGCTCTTCATTAAGCGCGACACGCAACGATTCTTCGTACGTGTCGACAAGCGTCGCAAGGGCATGTCCGGGTCGGCAGGCGCGGGAGGTGACGAAGGGGAGTGCGTCGGAGGCTTTGACGACTCGTCCGTGCCCATCCTGACCCTTTCGCCTCAGATGCCCCAGCTACCGACCGCTGCGTACCGTACGATGATCTCGATGGATTCGCATGCGTTCTTGCAGATCTGCAAGATGTGTCAGCACACCTCAACCGAGCGCATCCGTATCTTCACGGACGTGGCCGCACGGACGCTCACGATCCAGTCGGAGGGTACACATAACCCGGCCGACAAGCGCGTGACCCTTGCAGAATCGGACGGGGACGTGGTGTTCCGCACGGTGGGTCCGGAGAACTTCTCGTCACTCTTTACGCTGCGTTTGTGTCATGAGATTGGCAAGTCCACGACCCTTTCGGACCATATGCATTTGTATTTGGAGCCGAACCAGCCGTTGGTGTTCCAGTTCGACGCGGGGAATCTCGGGTACTTGAAATTTTATTTACAATCACGTTCGGAGGAATAAATGGGTTTGAACCTACTTCAGTAGTAGTTTTTTCGCGGTCTGGCAATGCACCAAACAAGGGCCGCCCCTCTTTCGAGAAGCATTACTGAATGTGTCTGTGCATGCACACATTGTTCATTTTGCCACAAACGTTCCCCCGTGATATTATTACGGGTTTCGAGCGAGTGGAATGGTCTCCAAACATGGATGAATGAAAAGTCGTTTGTGGATCTTCTTCGTGCGAGCCTTGTTTGTGCGTAATGTCAAACCCACACTGAAAACTCGCGAGACCGCGCGGACACGTCTTACAATCCGTAAACGAATCCGAACCCCATTTGGTCGAGTATGTGCCGTCCGGGCATGTACCGTCACAGAGAATCCCCCCCGGGCTTGTTTGGAACGTGCCGGGCGCGCATAACTCGCAGTCGAGAACGGAACTGATGCCCGAACGATTGCTGTACTTGCCGGTCGGGCACTGTACGCACGTGTTCGATGAGGCAAAGCGTCCTCGCGGGCACGGGACGCATTTATTTACATTTTTTGCATAGAACGTACCGGGTTCGTTGGTGCATGTCGTAACAATAGCTTGTGCGGAATACAATTTGGCGAACCAAAATAAAAACTGCATTTTTTTACTTGACTCTAAAGAAAACAAACTAATTCATTTGCCAAAAATGGGAGGGAACGTATCAACCGAATATAAAGGCAAAAAGTACGAAGGTGGGTCAATTGAAGAGGTTGTGCGAACGTTTGTGAAAGAAAACAAGAATGACAACACACTTAACACAACCAAGATGATCGTAGACTCTGCATTGAATAAGGCGGAAATTTCAAAAAAGTCAGGCGGAAAGCCGTCGGATCAGTTGTATAATGCTCTTAAAGAAGCAGACGCGAATTTACACTTTGGCACTACGTACAGTGGTGGGATGCTCATGTTTGGCAACTCCACACCCGTTGTATCTCTGCGCGACATGATGGGGGACGTGAATCACCACGACCAGGCCGAGTTCGGTAGACGCAAGCTTCGCAAGCCTAAGAGGTCGAAGAGAAATTCGTTCGGTAAGAAGAAACGTAGGGGCAGTAAGAAGTCAAGCAAGAGTCGTCGTGCGTAAAAACAAGTTTGTGGGCTTCGTTTTTGATCAAAAAATTTGATTAGAGGGTGAAGATGTATGTTCGTTGTAAATAAAAACACTTCAAAAAAATGGCAGAAACGACACCCGAACGTAATTTTATCTGGTCGAATGTGAGACTCGGACTTGACGTCATGCTTACAGCAATCAATTACGACGAGACAGGAACAGTTCATGTATTTATCAGCGCATTACACGTACACACTGGAATCGTAATGGTCAAGCACGACATCCTTCTTGCAAAGGATTCTCCAGAGTATGTGGATGAACTTGTTCAGTTCGCTACACGATGCGAGACTCACAATTCTAAGGAAATGTTGTGGTACACAGATGAAGAGAGATGCCCAGTGATTGGTTGTTCGGTGATTCCTCCAGTTTGTGCAGGCGACGAGGCTGTTAAAATTCTAACATTCCGTAATAAAGACGCACATGGAGATCAGCATTGCTCGAGCAATACGGACGTTGTCATTCCTTACCCTGCCAACTTTGTAGAGATTGTGCGTGGAGTGATGATGTGAAGTGATGAATGATCTTTGGGTGATTGTAATCAAATGAATGAAATCAAAAGGTTCATGAATGAGAAGAAGTGCGTAAAATTTCGACGGCACGAAAACCGTACACAACACAAATAAAAAACACAAATGGAGTTTGAACGGGTTACGGTCGAAGAATCTTCAGAATCCCAAGTTTCGATTTTGAAAGACGTGTCGATAAGATACGCCTTGGATCATTATCGAAACTTGGTCATGTCGAGGTACCCGTCCGAGTTGGATGATTTGATAAAGTCCGTCATGCCAGAATCGAAACGACATGCACGGAAAGACTCGGACTTTGCACACGGTGCAATGCTCTTTTACCATTACCTAATGCACGGGTTCCGTTCGAATGGTCTTAAGATTATGAACGTCATCGAGCGGGACCTCGAACGGGTCCCGACACACCGGGTGTGGATGACGTACCTGCAATTACCGCTTGAGGATGTCGACATTTGTTCGTACGGAGAACTCACGACCCGTATGAAACCGCACACGTGTGACGCAATCATCTTTAACCACTACGATCCCGAACGGTCTTCGGAAGAGCACATCGAGAACATTTACCAGTATATTCTGTTTGCACTCCAGGGTGTAAAACCGTACGGGTTTGTAGCGATTGAAGGAATTCCTCCTTCAAGTATCCATCATCTCCATTCGGTGGTTGGATTTTTGTACCTGTACCCGGGATTGTGTGAGGTGGATGTAGTTGTGCCGCTCGCGTCGTCCGGTGAGTCGACGTACACAGTGTTCGCGCGTCGTACGTTTATGGAAAATGTAATTCCGGAATGCTGTGCACCACTGTTTAGACCGATGGCGCCGATCATCGTACCCGAACGTGGATCGGTGTTGGTGTTGATCACGTCCGCAATCAAGTCGAAAAACAACTCGAACATTGTTCCTGAACGAACACGTTGGCGCCAACTCTTGCATTCCATTCGAACCGTACGAAGCAAGATTCCGAACGCGTACGTTGTCGTTACGGAAGTGTCCGCGTTGGAAGATAAACAGATGCAAGAGCTTTCCACGAACGGCGTGAATGAAGTTCGAGTGTTTGCTTCACTCGAGGGCGTGCCGAAAAGTTATTGTGAATCAATCGTCATGAAACAAATTTACTCTGACTTTCTGCTCAGGCCTGACAACGATTTCGTGTGCGCGATCAAACTGTCCGGACGGTACTTTCTCACACCGGCGTACGAGTTCGGACGGCCGAATGAAGTCGTCTGCAAACGCATGCGCCCGCAAGAGGTCATGACGCGATACATTCAAATCCCTCGACGATTATTCGGCAAATACGTAGACGTTCTGAAGCACGTGGTCGAAATGCCAGAAGTGCAGAGAGCAGAAATGGACATTGAGCACGCACTGGGCCGCACGTTCCCCGAAATGGATGAAGCGGGGGCAAGGATTCGTGTATTGAACGTTGCGGGCTTTTACGCCACGAACGGGCAAATGTTGGTTGAATAGTTTTCGTTCATGTAAAAAAAAAACAAAATGAATGTATCATCTAAAGGACTGTGCTTTATTATAAATAAAAAAACAATGAACGCAACCGAACGTTTGCGTGCAGCTGTGGATGCAAGCGATGAGCGGATCGCGACGTTGGAGCGTTTGAGCACCGAGTTCAACAACGAGCTTGTCATCAATACAATCATTTCCGTGTTTTCATATGCGACGAACCTGTTGAACGAGTCGTCGGATGCTGGAATTATGTACCTGGACATGAAATTTCGTGGAAGTAAAAAGGTTGATATCCTCCACATTGCAATGGCGGACCACCGTGTCCAAGACATCTTCCGTGCACTCGTCGACAATTCATTTGAGGTGTCGTTCCAGAGAGGAAACGTCTGGGCAGTCGAGATGGACATTCCCAAACGGTACTTTCGATTCTACCATGAGGCTCCTGAGCTCGAAGGTGTGAACACGTACGACGACTATTTACGTCTCCTCCAGCGAGAGTAGAAACGAACGAAATGCAGACGTGAACACTTCCATGCACCGTTCGTGACCGAAATGAAATGCAAGAAGGAGTCCTTGTGTTACTTTTTTTGTTTCGAATATTTGTTCGACGCTCTTGCGAATGTCTGCGTACTTGAAATAATCAATCGAATGATCTTGTCGAACAATTGCGAGCCAGCATTGGAAATGTGTATTACTTGATTGTGCGAACGGGTCGATATTTCTTCGAATCCGAAAAGGTAGTTTTGAAAACGGTATGAATGAATTGATGTCTTTGAGCAACTCTTTCAAATCCGAACGGGTCCGTTCGGATTGGGGACGAAGGCCTTCCAATTTTTGTATTTGTTCATGGAAAAACTCTGGGAAGTCGAACTGCTTTCGTTTTGCAGTTTCGAGTTTCTTTTGGATCTTGTCAATTTCATTTTCGGCCTGAAACTTTTCAGCATTGGAAGTAGACTCGTCAAAAAGAATTTTGACACATTTCTGTTGCCGGTCCGTTTGTAGTTGAATGAATGTTTGAAGTTCTTGAAGCGACTTGTTTGGAACTTGAACGTAATCGATCCGGTGTTGTTCCAAAAGTTTGGCGAGCCGTTCGCACTCACGTACGAGTTCGTCCGGGTTGTTGTTTGTTGTTGTTTGGGTGACGACGGTCTGTGTGCGAAAAATCTGTTCGAATTCGTTCGGGCTTACTTCGACAATGTTTTCCGGGTTGGATCCGATGTGAATGATTTTTTCCATACGACTCAATCGCGATTGTACTTTTGTTTCGTCGAGCGTGTGTGTTTCGAGGAAGGTACGTAATTCGTTCGAGAGGTCTCTTATTTCTTCCAAGAGTTCGAGCGTGCCCCGTTTGCGATTTTGAAAGAGCTCGCGTTCGAAATGTCCGAGCGAGTCCGGGTACGTCCACTCTGACGTTACGGAAGCGATGAGTCGTTTTGTTTTTTCGAAATCGTGTTTGGTGGGAATCCGAAGGACTCTAAGCGCTTCCTGAAACTTTCGTTTGACGATGAACCTGTCAAAGTTTTCTTTTCCCAGGTACAGTTCGGCCGCTCGTTGTGACGCGACGTCGTTGCGCGGTACAAACCGCACGAACAATTCTGCTATTTTTCCGGAAGGACCCGCTGCGATTTCTTCGAGATATCTGACGATACCAAGCGGTGTTTGCCAGTCGAGCGATTCGTACGGAAGATGGTCGTGGCTGATTCGAGGTGGAAAACGGTGAAGTGCAGAAACTTTTTTGGGTGGTTGGAGTTGTGTGGTCACGAAGCGTTGGATAATTCCGTCTGACATTGTGTAATTATAAATGAGTGTGTGTACGTGTGTGTGTTTGTGTACAACGTCTAACAAGTCGCGCACCCAAGCTTCTTTCGAAGCCGCTTCTTCCCAAGTGCACCGTTTCGAAAAGTATCCGAACATGTACGGCGGATACTTCATATTCGCTTGAATGAATTGATTTGTTTTTTTTTACAAACACGTACGCATTTTAATTTTTGGTTTCACGAAACCCGTACTGAATGAGCATTTTGGTCCACGTAAGTCCTTTGCTCTCAAGCCATCGCTTTACGTCTCGCTGAGCGATATGTTCGGTCTCGCATATCTTCTCGACGGTCGGGCGTTTATTTTCAGACTTCCACTTCATCATGATTTCGTGCAAGTCGAAAGTGAACTCCGTAGTAGTTGCAGTCGCCGACGACATCGAATTCGTAGACGATCCGATCGGCCCCATGCGTTGACGTTCGGTGACTGGAAGAATCGTTTCTGCAAAGGGTTCGGTCATGTTCGAAGTCGTGACGGTCATAGACGCGACAAGGTCTTGTTCGGCAGGATCGGTGGTAGTGACTGGCGACACGTCTGTTGTCCCCAGGCGCTTCTTTTTCATGCTCCCGTGAGTTGTAGATGAAAATGAAATGTTTGGGTGGGAGATGCGTTGCAGCAAGAACACAAACGTGTGCGCGGTCACCACGCGCGGGATGGAGACGAGTTCATGCGGCCCGTACGAATACGTCCGGGGAATCGCGTGCGAACACTCGAACGCGAAGATCAAGGTGGGGCTCGAGAGCGTCGCGGCAAGTTCGTAAAAGCCCGTTTCACCCCGAACATGATCCCAGGATGTTAACCGAATGAACGGAGCCAGAACGGGCGATGTCCACAAGTGTTGATCGTCAGGGACCGGATGTGTGAGCGCATCGATAATGTCACTCAGTCTTATTTGAGTGAACGAGTACACGTCTTGACGCGCCCACGTCTCTTTTAGAATAGATCCAAGTTCGGCCCATTTGCTTTCGAACGTCTCTGCGTTACGGGGTACATTTTGTTCGGTCGGTCGTACGAACGAGTCCATGACGAAATCAGGAATGTCGTTAGTTAGATCCATTTTTATAAAGTTATAAAACGCCGAAAAAAAAGCGCGTCCCAATTTGATTTCGTGGTTCCTCGTCCTTTTTTTACAAATGAGTATAAAAATGGCGTCTATGTCAAGTGGGATTGTTTTTCCTCGCCAGTTTGACTTTCGTCAGCTTGCGAATGCCAAAAAATTAAATGCGACAACAGCGGCAAGTTCGGTTCCCGATACCGGCCGATTCGAGGAAGTATCTGAAACGATTGGAGAAATTCCTCCAAACGTTGCACCGAACCCGTTTTTTTCGGGTGTGTCGCGCAAACCGTCCATTCTAAATTCAATCCGTGAAGAACCACCAGCAGTAGCAGCATCCCGTGTTGAAGAAGTACAAGAAAATAGTCATCGTTCGAGTCGTCATTCAACAACAACTACGTCGAGTCGTTCAAGTCACTCGAAACTGAAACCCTCGAACCCCCCAAGTCCCAAGAACCCTCATACAACTCATCATCACATGTTCTCAAACGGCGGCGGTATTGACAAATTTCACAACGACTCGGACGATGAATACTATAATAGTTCCGATTCGTCGTCATACCAATCCAGACGTTCCGGCCGTTCGGGTCGGTCGGGCCGTTCGGGTCGGTCGGGCCGTTCGGGTCGGTCGGGTCGGTCGGACGAGTCCGATTCGGACCACTCGCGCTCGAGCCAGCCCTTTCGAGACCAGTTCGATGTGCAGATGGAGAACATCAAGTCAAAGCCGATGACAAAGGAGGAGTATCGGAGTCGTCAGATCGACCTGATCATGTTATTGCGCCAGATGAAAGAGAACGGAATTCCTGTCGATTCGAGTGTGCGTCTGGAACAATCGACCCCGTTAGAGAAGCTGGAGTTTGCGCACGAGTACGCACAGAGGTATGTAATCCGTCAGTCGACGTTCAACTCGTTCCAGCAGTACCTGGTGATGGGAACGAAGATGGTTGAACTGGGTAACACGATGGTGAAGGCTAAAACGGGCAAGGGTGCGGAGCTAGACGGCTGGTCGGAGAGTGTGATGATGAACATGCCGAGGTTTAACTACCCGCTGCAACGTCTCGCGACCAAGTATTCGGGAACATCCGAAAGTTCGCCCGAGATGGAGTTAGCAATGATGATCGGCTTCAGTGCGTTTACGTACCATATGGCGAAACAGGCGTCTGGAAATCCTCAGATCGCACAGGGGTTCATGGGAATGATGCAACCGACCCCAATGGCAGAGGAGAGACCCGCGACAGACCCCATGGGTGTTCCTGTGGGTGCTCCTGGTGCCACCATTCCAGTTGCGCGTGGAACGGTTGCGAACCCGATGGGAATGCGTCCACCCATGTCTGCGAACACGCGTGCGGCCCCGGTCGGCCGACCTCTAACAATCGATTCGGACTCTGAATACTCAGAGTCGACCGAGGAAGTGCGGATCTAAATAAAAACTTCAAAGCTGCTTTTTGAAGCGCCCAAACCAATTTTTTTGGGGCTTGGGAAGGTTTTAAAACATTCGAAACACAATGGGGTGGAGTCGTTCCATACAATACCCTTCGATCGGATCGGCTTCGTGCTTTAAAAGATGCACGATCCGTTCGTACACACTACAGGGTCGTGACAATATCGCCCGTTTCGACACGACAAATTGTGCGCCCGCGCCGAAAATCCATTCTTTATGTTCGGGGCTCGCTTCGTGAAAGATGTGTTCCCATACGGACCGCATAGGAAGCGGTGCGGGGGTGAAATGCCCCAGACCGTCAAGATCAACCTTCTCAAACTCTTCCGATAAATAAAAAAAGTCCGCACGTTTTTCGTAAGGTTCTTGTGTGAATGCGTTCATGCGATCAATGATGTGTGGAGAGTGGTCGAACGGATTGCCTTGGAGCAGCACGAGATGATCAGGGAGGTTGAAGTAATTGTCTACAATGAATTGATAAAACGTGTGTCCCTCTCGGCCGACGTTCGGAGCGCCTGTGAAACAACGGATTTTTTCAGGATCAAAAGAATGATGCATCCGTACATCCCCCATTCCTTTATCAATCACGACAACTCTGTCAATGTTTTCTATTTTTAACCACCGAATCCACCGAATGTCTTCGTTGTATCGCGCCACTAACACAACAATGCTCATTTTTTTTTTAAATTCAATACACACACAAAGAATTCAATTGCAAATCGTTCGCGTTATTTTAATTCACCGAATGAAGTCAAACATATGCACGTACGTACACACGTTACAGCAAATGTGCAACAGCGGGGAACTTCGACATAGCCTCAGCGGCTGCCGTGTTCTCATGCATATAGCACCTCATTAAGATGTGAGAGTACTCATTGTGAGAATTGAACGAGAACCCTCCCATAATAATGTCGAGGTCTTCCATAGTGCCCTTGTCGAACTTAATCGAGTCACCGATCGTAATCAAACGAAACAGGGGTAGGTCGTGCATGGGTAACTCACCATCGATACGACCGATGAGAGAAATCATGTTCGGAGCCGTCTGTTCCGTACGTCCCTGAATGACAAATCCATCCTGGTTTGACAGCTCGAATGTCTGTGCATCTGTGTCCAAACGTAGCTGTATCTTCACCGTATTGGTAGCTGAAGGCTTGCGAACGCTGTACACGAGGGTCAGCTGGGTGGTAGTAGTGGTGGTGGAGGTCGATGACATTTTTTATTGTTTTCTTTTGGTTCGATGGTGGTAATTATGAAAATATCAAAAGTGTTTTTATTTAGAAAATCAAAACTGCTCCCCATAAGGAGCGTCCGTAAAATTTGAAGTGGTCAGTCAGGTCAACGACTACTACACCAAACGGAAAGTTCATTTTCTCAGTGATATCCAAACCGGCCGTGACATCACCGTTTGGATCGCTTGAGTGTGCACAGCGGTTCCGTTATGCAAATTTAATTCGTCGTGTACGCGTTTCCTCTCGGCGTTTTTTTGTTTCTCGACGTTTAAAAAAAACGATGATGAATTATGTTCTTGTTGTGTTTGTGTTGGTGATGATGTTGTTGGTGTCGGCCGCGCTCTTGTTTTTCTCTCGACCGAACAAGCCGAGCGTCAAGTTTTGCGTGATCCATCTCGACCGCGCGCACCCACTCTTAAAAACATTCACCGACAACAGAAGAAGTTGTATACGAAACTACACATTGTAAAAGCAGTTGACGTGAACAGCTTGCCGGACGAAGTCGAAAAAATCGAACAGGAACACTCGGTCGTCATTCCACACGTATGGGGCTCAAAGGCCGAGACGGCTTGCTACTTGTCGCATTTAAAACTGTTGCAATGTAGTCACGCCGCAAAGTATGTAGTTGTATTTGAAGACGATTTTTTGATCGCGACTTCAAACTTTGAAAATAAATTGAACACACTCTTGCAAAAACTCGAACGAGCGCGTGAATCATTCGACGTGTTGTATTTGGGAAACCTCACGAATTATCGCGGGGAACCGTCGTCCGTGAACGAGTGCACGCGTGTACAAAACACAAATATGGCATGTTGGGGCGCGCACGCGTACGTGGTTCGAACGGATAGATTGAAAAGATGGACGCAGAAACTCAACACCATATCGGAGTCGTACGACGGCAAACTTCAAACGCTTGCTTACGCGAAAGAAATCAAATCGCTCGCGCTCACAACGAATTGGGTGACGCAGTTTGGAGACGACCAGTCGTACATCCGTGAGGTCCCGTATCATTTAATGCCTAAGAATTACAACACGGCTTGAACGATCTCCTGTGATATTTGCAGATGCCGTGCACTTGGATTGCTTGGATGTGTGCAGCGGTTCCGTACGCCTTGTGCAAATGAAAATCGTACATGGGAAACTCGTAATGCATAATGTCACGCACAAAGGCGTCGCGCGTCTCTTTTGCTAAAATACTTGCAGCCGCGATTGTGTACGCGAGCGAGTCGCCTTGTTCGAGCGTGTGTTGTACGACACCGACCGGTAAGTTCGGGATGCGTTGATTGCCGTCCACAAGCACATGGATACGAACGTCTTCAGGGAGTTCGTATCGATTTTTTAACTGGTCAATGCACCGAATGACACATTCCCTCATGCCTTGTAGAGTTGCATGAAGGACGTTTAGCTCGTCCACGACTTCGTTCGGCACCAACACGGTTGCATGTACAGGGTCTTGTTCGAGAATTGCGTCGTATGATTCTTTTCGGATTTTTGCGGACAATTTTTTCGAGTCGCGTATGGTTGCGCCTTCGAACAAACATTCACAATCGAGACAGACCGCTGCGACCCCGACCGGGCCCGCAAGAGCCCCACGTCCGGCTTCGTCGACACCGATGATAAAGTCAGCGTCGTTTGGCACAAATTGCACTTCAAATGTACGGTCCATTTTTTATAGATTTATCAAGTTGACGAATAGATTAAGCACGCAAGTTCCGTGCGGGGCCGTTCACAATCACCGTCTGGGCCCACACGAGGACGTACGCAGCACACACCAAAATGGTTATTCCGATCAGTGCGGGCCCGAACTGAATGGGTGTTTTGTTGTTGTTGAAAGAACCGCGTGAGTACGCGTGCGCCCCCATTTTATATTCTTTGAGAACGGACGTACGGATGTCTTACAGATAGGGTGCAAGAATTGCGTAAATATCCTCAACGCCCTTACGGACATCTGACGTCACGATTTTAATTTTCTTAATGGTCGGCTTCTTGGTTTTAGGATCAGTAAGACCATTGATCTCGATGCCGATTTCATTTGTGTTATAGCCGGTCTTGTTAACCGCTTTCAAATTGGCGTTTGGTTTTTCAGCAAACGTAATGCGCATCTGCACGGCCTCGATCAATGCAGACATCATGGATGAATTTGTCTTTGAGGACGTGTAGTACATGTTGAATGTCTTTGCCGTAGCCGGAACGGGCGCCTTCAGGGGCCAAACGGGTTTGGATGGGCACATCGAAGCAACGTCAAAGGTTGGACATACTTGCTTGGGACACATCGTTGCAACATCGAACGTGGGACAGCTTGGGCAAGGAATAACTGGTGGGGGTGGAGGGCATCCAAGATCTGCCAGGATTGTATCCTCGGATGGTTGTGGTCCTGTCCCACCTAAATAATCAAAGAAGGGCTTAAATATTTTATCAACATCTTCTAATTCTTTTAAGAACATTGGACTTTGGTACCTCTTGTCATCAGCATAACCATTGATAAATTGCACGGCATTTAATCTACCCAGGAACATACCGGGTTTAATCTTTTCACGTAACATTTGTCGATCATCTGTGTTAAACCCGTCAAAAGCGTCAGAAGTGAAGCCACTTACATATACAAAAACATCATTTACAGGTCGTACAGGATTTGATTTCTTGACATATTTTAATGTAACTGGTAGTGGCACGTGAAGTGCCATGTTAATGTTCAAGAACTCGATGCGTGAACGCATTACAGAAGGGATAACGTCACCTTCGATTCGAATATCTATCTGTCCATTGGGTCTGGTGTGTGGTTGTTCGGCAAATCTACGCGTTGAATTAATGTACGTTTTTATGGTCATCAACATACTTTCCTCGATCAAATTGATGTCATTCACATCTTCGGGGACTGAGAGAACTAAAACCGGCTGTGTCAGAAGTTTAATACCTTGATAGCTAGGGTTGTTTGAAGAAATTACACGGAAGTAGATATTGATATTCTGAGACTGTGAAATCACCAACTCAGAAGAACCCTCCTCTTTTTGTGATTCTTTAAGCGATGCATATTTGTCAACCAATGTTTGTGCGATGGTTCGACGAGACTCTGGTGATTCGAACGTAAGCTTCCATATTGATTTAATTGGTGCGTTATTCACAACGGGAGAGGCCACCGCGTCGACAGGAACAGCCTCGTCAACTGGAACGGCCGCGTCCACAGGAACAGCACCGAACTTCGAAGCCGACGATTTTTTAGTGACGAACCAAAAAAGGGTGGATGCACAGATCACCGAAATCACAAATACACCCAGAAGAAACAAGAGATTCGGGCTTCCGTCCGGATTGAATAAGAACTTCTTCATTTTTTTGCAGTTTATTTTATGTTTCTCTATTTTTTTTACGATTTGGTTAAATCACCAAAACGCCCGCAAGTGATTGTGCAGACGCACGACCCGCAAGCTCACGTACGAACTTTTTGTTCGTGCCGCGCGTGTCCTCGCCCATCTTGGACGGGTCGTTGTACGAACCTGGGCGCATGAACTTATTACGCTCCGAACGCAACGACTCATCGACTGCCTGAATCGCCTGTTCGACCCCGCCGAGCGCCAACTTGCGTGTGGTAACGACGGCAGGAGTATCCGCACGGGGCCGAGCGACAGACGTTTGTTGGTTGGATAAACCACGGTGTTCCTGTACGAGCTTCATGCGAATAGATGAACTGCCGTTTGCGTTCTCGCCCGGTCCAACGTTTGTTGATCCCAGACCCTTTTGGGATCCGGGCGTGACATAATTCGTCTCCGGACGGTCCTTCACAAACAGCGTCGTTTCTCCAAAGTTGCGTGACTCCGTCGCTTTGAACTGCATGCCCATGGGTACGTGCAAGTCTTGCGGGGTGCGCACACCCCGGTCGGATTCCGTGCGTTCGCCGTACGTCGTCAGACGAGGCACGGATTCCTGCCCGCCACCGTGCGAGGGACGTGGGTCGTACGTGCCGTCGAGCTGACGCGGTTCAATTTTTGTCATTTCAGCCGTCATGTCTTGTTTGATCCGTTCGAGTGCGGTCGTGAGTGAATAATACTGCACGTTGCCCGAGTTGCGATTTTGAACGTCCGCGTCCGACGAAACTTTACGCGGGTCGTGCGTGCGGTCACCGGTTTGAATGGCTTCTACACGGGGAGCAAACCTGCGTTCGGAGTTGATGCGGATTTCGTGTGCGGACCGCATGGGGTCCGCTTCGGGGTGGCGGATAAATTCTGTGGACATTTGATCGATGGCCGATTTCAAAGAACGGCCGTGGTTGCTCCTTTCGAACTCCTTCGGTTTGTTGTCTGTGGAATGTGTGTTTTCCGTCGGGCGCGTTTGGGTTTGTCCGTTCCAATCCGGATGTTTGGTTTCGAGTTGGGTGGCGTCATGCACGAGCGGGTTGTATAGGGACCGTTCGAGCTCGAACTGATTCGTTTGTAGAATGTCGAATAAGTTCCTTGGAGCTACCGTTTCTGTCCAATCTTTTGAAGTAAACTTTTGCATGTTACCCGTTTCAATCCGTGCGTCCTTGTTTGCGGGGAGTACGGTTTCCGGTGCGCGCACGGATGCGAGTTGGTCGGGCATCGGTCGGGTTTTGGAGGTGTCCATGTTGTCGATCGACTTGTACAAATTGATGCTGCGTTGTTCTCCGGGGTCTCGCAACATGTCTGCGCGGAGTGCGGATCCGTAGTGCAAGTTCATGCTCGACCCGCTGTCTGCGGCGATACCTTTGCCGACCACAATTTTTTCAATCGGGCTCACGTTGTTCAAATTTTTTCCGATCATGCTCGAATAGTAATCCGCATCTCCACCGGCGGCGTTCGGGATGGTTCCCTTGCCGTTCTGACCGATCATATGCGGCAGCCTGGTTTCTTCCGGTGTAGCGAATGCGGTTTTTTCCACAGCTCGTTTGGGTTGCCAGGCGATGTCCGCGCCTGTATGTTTGGCGAGGATGGCACCGTGTCCGTGTGCGTTCTGTGTGATTTTTTTAATATTTGGGACCATGCGGTTGTGAATCATCCGGTCGAGGTTGAAAGGCGAATTATCGATTTGATTTTGTTTCATCCATTGTGTCATACGTGGGTCCGTGAGAAGCAGTTTCGTTTCTGCTTCGGTCATTTTCCCACTGAGCATGTCGAGTGCATCCTGTTTCGATATTTGGTCGAAGTGGTTGGTGACGGACTCGTTCGCGACGCGTCGTGTTGTTGAACGAATTTGTTGTGCGAACGACTTGCCACTTTCGAACTCGACTTGATTTGCAGTAGGGTTCATATTATATTTCTTTCTTTATTTTGAAAGCAGGTCCACACAAAAAATCTACGAAGAAAAATCACACGCGTTCGAATCGAGCAAGAATAGGAACCGTTCCAACACCAAACACAGATACGCAACCCGTTCGAGCACGCACGGGTCCTTATTTTTGAGCCGGATCATATTTCGGCATTCTGTCAAATTTCCGTTTGCCGTCGTGTATGCAGTGGTTCGAAAGTTTTGTGTGTAGAACCGTTTGCTCTCATCGAAGTGCTCGACCATGTATTCGAACACGTCTGTCACCTTGTCGATAAATCGAGCAAAGTCGTTTTTTTTCGCCTCGATCATGTCCCGATCGAAAACGATGCTTTTGATGTGCGCGACATAAACTTTCTTGAAACCGTCCTCGCCTTCATTGTCGCCCATCTTTTTTTATTGGTAGTGGTTCTCGTTCGTATCTATACGAACATATACAGTTGTTCGTCAACACACGACGTATCCGTACACATACCCATGTGGTGCAGGGGTTTAGCATAAGGGACTTTCACTCCCTAGACCCGGGTTCGAATCCCGGCATGGGTGATTTTTTTGTGTTCAAAGTATTGAAACAAATCTCTTTACGGGCATTAAAAAAAAATGTTCGCGCACCGTCTTGTCGTAGATGCACTGTATCGCTTTTTGGTTTCTCTCATAGTTCTCGTCGCGGGTTGTTTTCAACTTGGATACATGGCGTCTTACAGTGTATTATGGTGGTTTTTGGGATCTATCATGTCTGTGTTTCTACTTGAAGACTGTGTGCTCAAATGGGTGTACCTCCGGCGCCAAATGAACTACACGGAAAACGGTCGTCCGTACCCACACTTCCTCACACAGCTCGCTGAACTATACCCAAACTATATTTACATTCCGGAAGACAATGACATTCCTCCGGACAATCACGAAGAACCGCTTGTATAATTTTTTTTTAAACCATGGGTTCGGATCGTGTTCGGACACAATGTCCACACCCACACCCCGACAGACGCCACGTTCCTTTCTGAATGGCAACAGGTGCGTACTCGTCGCGAAATAAAACCCGGCCGACGGGAACCGGGGGCATGAACAAACTCGTAGACGCACACAACCTGCACACGCGTGTTGCGACTCCCAAAAAGACTTCTTCGATAATCCACGGCCGTGTTATGTTTCGCGCGAAAAACGATTTGGTACGTTCGGTGTCGCGCGACACCATGAGCACGTGTCCGATGCGGTGATGTACGCCCACTTTGTAGCAAGTTGTCACATAAACCATGCAGATATCCGTAGCGGGGCCGTACGTAACAGTCACGTGTCCGTACGTGGTCGCAACCGAAACTGTGTGTGCGTCCGAGCGAACAAGCATGTGGGCGACGTGTCGGTCTCGCGTGGAGTGAACGAGACTGAAGAGCATCTCGCGTGTAAAGAACGGTGTTTCGGGTGCGCGGAGTTTGAGTTGCGTCTTGTCCGAAATGTCTTCGGGGTAGTCCGGGAAGTCCATACACCACACGATGCCGTTTGAAAAATCCGTGCACAATGTGGAATTTTTTGGTCGCTCGATATAATGTCGAAACTCGGACACCCCCCAGGCGTCCCGAATGTTGACCTCGATCGAGGGCGTCACAGCCGTTTGCGCCTCGGACGAATCCACGTAGCCCAACGATTGCATGACCTCGATGTCCAACAGACTCCGCCAACACAACATGGACGTACCCATGATTCGATACCAAGGGTTCACGACGAGCTTGTCGCTGAACGCGCCCGTTTCGTCTAAAGCTACCGTCATCTCCAACATGAATACCCGTACCCAGAACCGTCCTGTGGACGAGTCGCGTTCCAACTTGATCGGGATTGCGAGGGTTTCGATCGTGTTCTGTACGAACAGGTACGTCTCGAGCGGGTGTTCCTGAGACAGTTCCCAGCGACAGTCCAGTATACGAATGTCTGCGACCTTATGTTCGATCGAAACGGAGGGGACCAAGGACCGGTCTGCCTCCACGTGGTCGGTTTGTCGTCCGGACGGTTTCAAAACCCGAACGGGGCCCGCTTCGAGTCCTTTCTCGAGCGCGAGTTTAGGATTGAGCGTGACTGTAAGGGGCGCGCCTTCGTACTCAATGAGCTCCGCAAGGGCCACGCACGCAACGCTCGAGAGCCAAAACGCGTCGAACAATTCCGGACGACGCCGGTACGCATCGAGCGTGTACCCTTGCTCTTGGTACAGCGAATACGCGTGGTGAACACAGACGCACTCTAATGGTGGTGCGTGTCGCTCGAGGATGCGTGTGCATCGAAGGACTCTGGATAAGTCTTCCACGCGAAATTCGGTTGGAAGAAATCGTTCGTGCAACCATTCGGACCGAGGTACTTCCGCCGACCGATCCTTGCACTTGTGAAACCACATAGGACATTCTGCGTGCTGCCGTGCACTGACGAACGCCATGAAGTCGGCAACATCTGCGCTCGGCTTGGAATGATGCAACGATGTAAAATCACGAAGGAGCGACGCCAAGAGTTGCACATAATACATAACTTCCTGCTTTCGAGTTTAAAAAACGTTGTTGTCTGGGGCGCTTTTCAATAAGAATAAGCTTTGAACTTTTTTGTTCAACTACGAAATTAGTTCGACTGGTCTTCCTTTCCGAAAAAAAGCACCACCACGGACCGTAATCCCGACCGAGACTTTCTCCTCGACGATTTTTTTTATTTTCGCTCCAACCGCACACACACACACACACACACAAATGTCATCGTACGAGGTCATTTTCGAAAACGGCGCATCGGCTTCTGGAAGCTCAGTGGATGTTGTGATCGGTGCCGTACGGTTTCGTCGCGAGGCCATTCTGCAAGTTTGGCATCACAAACGGGGTTTGCATTCTTTCTGTATGCAGCACAAACTGTTGTGCGACCAACCGATTCGGTTCGCCGATTTCGAACGGTTGTTGCGTGATTACGGGGCGTCGTGTTTGTAAATAAATTTATAAATTATAAAAATTGGAGTTTACACACACTGTACACACAACTCGAACGAAAAAACATGAACATTGAATCCATACGACAAACTCTCGATGCGATTGCGCAACTGCGTGGATTTACGGATTTAACGGAAGAAGAAGACCGCCTTGAGTACACCAATGACGACGGCGCGCGCAAGCTCCTTGTTATATTCGCACAAATCGAAGTCGGCAAAGCTGACGTCCACCCTTTCCTAGCGGCGATCGAAGAAGCACAGGCGACAGAAGGGATTGTTGTCGTGCCCCGCAAAATTACGTCCGGTGCCCTGAAGGAAATTCAGAAGCATCCGTTGCCGATCCATGTGTTTTTGCATTCAGAGCTGGTGTTTAACGTGCTGACGCATGAATACTGCCCGAGGTACGAAGTTGTGCCGGCGGAGCAGCACGCGACCGTTTTTGCGACCTTTGCAACCGCAGATAAACTTCCTCGACTACGCAAGGACGATCCTGTCGCGCGGTACATGGGTCTGCAAAAGGATGCGGTCGTGAAAGTCGTGACACACTCTGACATAACGACGAGTTCCGTGCACTACGTCGTGGTGGTTTAAAATTGCGGTCGGTCCTTGTCTGGTTTCCGTTCTGTTTGAAGCGACGATTTATCCCTACCATCATCCATCCATGTCCAGGCAAAACCAAAACGTGAACATTTTCGAGCAGGTGTATGGGTATGTTGACGGGGGGGATGTGTGCATGTTCGCGTCGCCGTGCATGGACTTGTACGGATTTGTCGGGAAAGTTTTGCCTGCCTTGTACTCCATGCGATCCAAAGGCATGGATGTGCAGTTCGTCTATAATTCTTCATATTTTACATGTTCCAAGAAAGAAGGTGTGTTTGTGATTGAACATTCGGATGTTAAATTTATAGAGCCGATGCGTTTGAGTCAACTCTTACATCAATTCAAAAATTAATTTATTTTGACCTCTTCCGAATCTGTGTCCGGATCTGAATCAGACTCCGTTGTTATGGGGGGTTCCGTGAGCAACGGCGTGCCTGTGCATTTTGTATATACTTGTGTGCACGCAAAAATAATCCACCAAGCGTACAACTTTGCGTACTCGTGTTGGTCGTTCGGTTCGAACGAGTGGTGTGTGGTGACAAGGAACGTGTTTGCGAGTACGAGATACATGGCGAGAAAGTGTGGGGGGCTCGAAAGAGTGCGATCGAGAACTTCGTACGGGGTGTACATGTTGTTTTTCTTTTTCGTAAGGGTCAAAAGAAAATGCAAGCAACAAACGCGACCGAACTTTTTTTCGAGATTGTGCGTGCACAAGATCCGGAACCACTGTTTGAATTTTGGTCGGACGTGGACACAAACATTTTCATTGAATTTTATGAATTGTTGTTTCAAGATGAACCCGATGATTACTTTCAATCGAAATTCTCCTTTGATGAAAATCGTGCGTACCCGTACGAACCCAAACGGCTCGACTGGATACTCGAACTCGCAGCCGCACTTCATTTCATCAATCCCGTGCCATTCCAAGAAACACTGCTCAAATATCAAATTTGGGAAATGACAACAAAATTTCAACATCAGTCCGTGAAATAAGCACGTACGGTTTCTAACGCCCCTTCCATCCAACCGAATGACTCCGTTGCAAATAACTCGCCCGCAAACCAAATCCGTCCGAATGGAACTTGGCTCGAACGGACCGCTCGAGTCCACACGTGCACGCCACGCTTCCAAAACTCGCGATCCACGACGTCGACCGACGCCGATTCGTCGCCCAAAAAAGTTCGTACGGCGTCGCGTACGGTTTCATCCGGCTGCTGCTTCCACCAAACCGCCCAGTGGCTATCGGTGTAAATTTGTGCAAAGTCCGTCCCCATCGGGATCCACATACGGATTGGTCCGGGACCCGTACGTTTCGTACTTGAGTCGAAACGATCCGAACGGACACGCACGAAAATCCGATTGAGCTCGATTGGTTTCGAGAAATGAACTTCGCTAGGAATTTTGACTTCGAATCGAATCTTGTCCAAACGATCTACACAAACAAACAACACGTCATAGCGATGCGTATCGACGTGCGTGGACGTGACAACGCGAACGGGCGTGTTCAAATGAATATGCACATTCGACTTGGATTGAAGCCGTTCGTAAATCTTGTGGGTAATCTGTTCGAGCCCGTGCTCCAAATAATAAAACGGGCCGCCGAAATGTCGTCGGATGTATTTTGTCGCGACTGTTCGGTCGAGCGTTTCAAACTCCGCATCGTATCCGAACTGGATTCGTGCATCACGCCGTTCGGGACCATCTGGAAGTGCGACTGTATTTACGAGAGAGCTTACGTCAACTCGTTCGGACATCGTACGAATGTCTTTCAAAAGATCTAAATACTTCATCAATCGCCACAACAGAGGCTGTGCATCAGCCGGTCCGATCCTTCCAGCTCCCCCTTCGAACTGGAAAGATTTTTCTTTGTGCACTGTAAAAATCCGACCTCCAACACGCTCGGAGGCTTCAAAAATTTCTATGTCAGCAGTCGGGTCACGTACGGTCCACACAAGAGCAGCGTACAACCCCGCGAGACCCGCGCCGATAATGACGACTTTCATTTTTTTTCTTTTATTGACGTGACATAAAAATAATCCTTCTTCGAAACATTTCAGGCGCGAGAATTCGTGCGGCCTCGATGGAAAACCCAATAACATCTCTTGTCAATAGTTGAATCAAAACTTCCACGCACAAGAGATTGTTCACATCGATACCCCTCTGGCCCGCCTTGGATTCCAAAAAGGTATTCGGGTCGTTCTCGATTTCGTTGTTGTTCGCTAAAATGTCCAAGTCATCGTCGAGGTTCGGAAGCATGTTCCGTCGTAGAAGTTGTTCGAATGACGCCATCTTTGTTTTTTTTTGTTTTACAAGTAGAAGGGATTCTCGCTAGAACTTGTGGCGCTGTTGTTCGTGATGGTTTTCGCCACGCCACTGTAATTCCCCACAAGATTTCCGTTCGGGGTCGGAAGCAGAACTTTCGAGTTCGCGATTGCAAAAATTTCGCGTGTGGGTACCGTGTACGTTGTGCCCGTGTACACAGCGGTTCCTTTTACAAAGTGGAAATTGGTCATTCGTCCCAAGAATTGATTCGTGCCGGATGTCGTGGAAGAATTGGCGATTCTTAAAACGTCTGTCGTGTTTGCAATGTTCGTCGAGTTCGTAACCGTCGTCAGTCTATTTCCGTCCTTGAACAACCCGAGCGTGGTGCCTGTACGTGTAATTGCAAAGTGACACCACCGTCCATACACGTCCGTAGGTGTATGGGTGAGTACAGCGGATCCTCCGACGTACACGGACCATAACCCCGTGCTGCCGTTCACGGAGACCGCCAAGTCGTTTGCGATCGAGAAGACGTACGGAGTCGTTCCCGCGCTCGGTGCGGTTTGGTATTGGAACCATTCCACTGTAAAGTCGCCAGTGCCGGGCCGCAAGTCGACATCGTTTGTAATTTGTACGTTTTGACTCGCGGCGAATGATAGACTTGCGCGCACGGTCGCCTCTGTTCGGAAGACCGTATTGACGTACGCAGCTACACCGACGTGTGCAGTCGGGTTGTATACCCAACGACCCCACGAATAATCAAACGTTCCTGACCACACGAGCGGGTTCATCGCGGTCCATACGGTTCCGTCGATGGTTGTGTACAGGCCTTTGTTCGTACAACCGACATATACGCCAAGTTCGGAGTTCCAAGTCAGACCGACGACGATCGTGCCTGACAGTGTGGTCTTCAGGGTCCATGTGGTTCCGTCTGTGGAAGCGTACACGTTCGACGAATTGTTACCGACGGTCATCATCTCATTCCTATCAGAACTGTATGCGGCCGCGTGGTAGTTGTCACTCGCCAATGAACTGGCCGCGAGTGTGTAGGACGTGCCGGTGCTCGAACGGTACACGGACCCGCCGTTACGAATAAACACGTAGAACTCGTTCGTCCCGCTGTTCCACAACACATTAGCGACGAACACAGCCGCGCCGGTCGCTGCCGACCAAGTCGCACCGTCATCGTTGGAATAATACAAGCCGTTGTTGTTACCACGGCCAATAACGAAGCGAGACAACGTGGGTGAATAAGCAATCCTGAACGTAAGTGTATTCGAGGATGTCACATTCGTCCACGTGGTTCCGTTCGTGGATCGACGAATCACTGGGAACACACCGCATGAAACAATTGCAGTGTTCGAACATGCAATGTCGTTGATCGTGTCGTTACCAGACACCACAGGCGCCGTTTGACGCGTCCACGTGGTGCCGTTCGACGACGTTACGTACGGTTGTGTGATTCCGGTCGCGTCCGAATCTGCGACGATGAACACCCCGAGTGCAGAACTATAGGTGACCGTGTTGAAGAACGAATTTGCCGATTTGTTTAGACCAGTCGTGCTCGAAATGTCCGTGACCGCGAAGAACCGTGTGTAGTTCGTTTGGTAGTAGATCCATCCGTTCGTGAACGTATTGGTTCCTGCTGAGTTTGTAACTGTAATGTTGCCCCGTCCGGCACTGCCCGCAGCAGTCACTGCAGTTATTTGGGTTGACGAATCGACCGTGTATGAAGTTGCGGACGTGCCGCCGAACGCAACTGCTGTTGCACCAGTAAAGCCCGTGCCGGTAATAACGACAGTCGTACCGCCCGTGGTCGGGCCTGACGCCGTGTTCACGGACGTAATAACCGGAAGCGTGTAAGACGCTGCGTCTTCTAAAACGGCCAAGTCACTGGTTCCGAATACAGTGCTTGCAGCTGCAAAAATAAGGATTTGTGCTAAGGAGTCGACTGTTCCATCCGTGCGACCGCCGATGGAAGGTGCATTTGTGTTGCCCGCGAGCGTACCGGCCAATGATGCAACGCTCGTACCTTGAACGTATCCCGTACGGTTCGTTAGGTCGTTCGTGATGGTCACGACTTGGTTGTTTGTGTACGCTCCCGTGAGGGTGAGTGTATTCACGCCCGGCCATGTGTTGATGTAGTTTGAACCTTGACGCCGTAAATAATTCCCGGAGCCGGGAGCGGTGTTTGTGTTCGTACCGATGTTGAATAATTCTCCGTTGGTTGAGTTACCAATAGTGCCGTGTCGCACCGTAATTGTGAATGCTGACGAAACAGCTGGTGTGACTCCGTTCGCCAAGTTCATACAATAACCAGCACCGTTAAAGTTCGGACCGCTTGTCGTCACATCCAGGACGGGCATTTTGTCAGGCTGATACATGTACGCAAACACCGTACCAGAGCCGGGAGGTTTCGGCACAGCGGCGTCAGAAGATGCAGTGGATCCTGACTGGTCGAACCAACGCACGATCCGCAGGGTCGCGATTCCTTTCCACGTAGAAAGCCCGATTCCGTTCGCTGTGAACCACGAACTCGAATCCCCCGACGTGCCATAGACTTCTGTGATCGCCAAGTCCGAACTTCGCAACACTCGGAAGAGCGGACCGGTATATGTGGACAACACCGGACGAGTGTGCAAGAGTATCGTGAGAGAGTTTTTCGCGGGTGTAGATATCGTGTCGTAGTCATATGTATTGACAGTCACGTTTTTGTACGACCAACCATTCGTGAGTGTTGCAGACCGATATGGGCTCGAAACGACAATGTCGCCAGTACCGGCAGTGCCTGCTGCAGAAACTACCGTAAGGACGGTACCGTCTGTACTTGCCGAGAAACTCGCGACATTTACATTTTTCAATGTCACAGACGTAACATTTCTGAATCCGCGTCCGTAAATTTTGATTGTCGTTCCGCCGACTGTCGGTCCAAAACCAAGATCGACCGACCCGATTGCTATTTTTGGCGAAAACGTGTATGCGTTTGACTTCGTGCCACTTGTGTACGTGGAGGTTACGACCACGTCGCCGGTTGCATTTTCTGGATTCGTGAAAGTGTACACGTTTGCAGAACTAGACGCGGTAAACAAGGCATCCCATTCCGCAGACCAAGCTAGACCGTTCTTTGTCACTCCGGACACGTCCGTCGAAGAAATCGTGGTCCATGTGAGACCGTCTGAAGAGTAAGCGTACTGATCTGTGCCGGATTGACCGACAAAGACACCCAAAGATTGAATCCAGGTGGGTTGTACGATGTAGGTAGTTCCCGGAAGAACCGAGGGTGTTCGAGTCCAGTTCAGTCCATCTGTTGTTACGAACCCGTACGTGTCTCCTGTGACAAATAAGGTGGAGGTGTCTTCGGAATATCCCGCCCACTGTGTCATTTGAACATTTCCGGAAATTTGTGTGGTCAGATCCACTTCTGTCCACGTGATGCCGTCGGCTGAGTACGCGATTACTGAATTAGTGACGTTGACGTTGGTAAATCCGGTTGCGATAAACTTGTTAAACCCAGAGCACCAAGTCACGGTTGCAAAAGAACGCGCGGTCCCCGTGCCATACAGTGTCCAGGTCGCTCCACGATCCGTAGAGGTGGCAATCGGTGTCAATAAATTTGAACCAACATTCGAAGGACGTGCTACGCACACAAACACATCGAGTGTTGGTGAATATGCGAAATAGTTCCAGGGATAATTGACTGGCAACACACCAGGAGATGTAAACGTGACTCCGTCACTCGACTCTAAAAATCGGTTTGCAAAGTTACCGTTTCCCAGGACAAACACTTTGTTTAGAGACGGTTCGTAGTGCGCGAAACGCAGCGATCCGGGGGTAGGTACGTTTGCGGTGGTAAAGGAAACCCCGTCTGGCCCGGACGGGTATACGTACGAACCGAATGTGAAAAATTTGTTGATACTTCCACCCGCCCAGACGGGATAAGGTGCTTGACCGACCAAGTTCGAGTTCAGTCCGGTGGCGACACGAGAAAGCAGTTGACTGACATCTCCCTTTGTAACCACCGTAATACTCGTGGGGGAATTGATTGTCTTGGTCAATACCTCGATACCTTTAAAAGTGACGCTGTTTACGTTGTAAAAGCCCGAACCGGTTATGGTTACAGTCGTGCCGCCCGATACCTGGCCGTATGAAACGTCAAGTGAGGTAACCACGATCGGAGGATAGTACAGCCAAAGATTCGTGCCAGTCGCACTTGTAAAGTTTGAAGTCACTACTACGTTCCCTGTCGTCGGCGAGGTAATGGTCGAAGTCCCAGTCGTCGCCGTAATTTGTGTCAAACTATCCACCGTAAATGAACTCACAGCCGCTCCGATAAAAGTAATTCCCGTAAGCGAATAAAAACCCGCACCGGTTATTACAACCGTCGATCCCCCTGTAGTGATTCCATTTTGTACGTCGATTGAAGTCACGGACATGGGCGGGTAGTACGTCCATAGATTCGTACCGGTCCCGGACGTAAATGAAGTAGTCACAACTACGTTTCCTACGTCACCGTTCGAACTTGGTTTGGCAGCCGTTGTTACAGTAATTTGAGTGAGCGAATCGACCGTATAACTTGTTACAGCAACACCGTTGAACGTCACGCCTGTGACCGAATAAAAACCTGAACCGGTCACAACAACACTCGTACCTCCCGCACGGGGCCCGTTCGACACATCCAAACTCGTAACGACTACCGGTGAAAAATATGTCCAAAGGTTCGATCCCGTAGCAGAAGTATACGCGCTCGTGACTACAACGTTTCCGACATCACCCGTACTGCTTGGCTTCGCACCTGTGACGACGGTTATTTGGGTCACAGAATTCACCGTGTAACTTGTCACAGCGACTCCGTTAAAGGTTACTCCAGTTACCGAATAGAAACCCGCACCTGTGATCACAACCGTCGTACCGCCCGCTTTCGGGCCGTTCGAAGTGTCTAAAGACGTGACACTCATGGGCGGATAGTACGTCCACAAGTTCGTACCAGTGCCGGACGTAAATGAAGAAGTGACAACGACATCCCCTACGTCCCCGTTCGAACTTGGTTTGGCTCCTGTCGACACCGTAATCTGCGTGAGCGAATTAACTGTATAACTTGTTACAGTAACACCGTTAAACGTCACTCCGGTGACGGAATAAAACCCCGCACCGGTAATCACGACACTGGTGCCGCCCGCTCGAGGACCGTTCGTAACAGAAAGAGTGGATACTGTCATCGGTTGGTAGTACGTCCAAGCGTTTGTTTTCGTGGCGCTTGTATAAATCGAATCGACTACAACGTTACCCGTGCCGTTCAGTGCGCCGATTCCAGTCACCGCTGTAATTTGCGTTGGGGAGTTGACAGTGTAGCTCGCGGCCGAAATGTTGTTGAAGCGCACATCCGTAACCGCATAGAACCCCGAACCGGTTATCACAACCGTCGTACCACCTGTAGTCAGGCCGTTCGAAACGTCTAATGACACAACGTTCATGGTCGGCCAGTACGTCCACGCGTTCGAAAGAGTATCGGACGTGTACGGGGATGTGACGATTACATCCCCGAGTTCTCCGTCAGAAATCGTTTTGGAGGCGGTTGTGACCGTGATCTGTGTCAGACTGTTGACGGTAAGGGACGCGACTTCCGTACCGATAAACTGCACCGAGTTCACCTGAAAGAACCCCGAACCGGTTACTACTACAGTCGTACCACCTGTAGAGGGTCCGTTCGAAACTGAAACGGACGAAATGGACATCCCAGGGTAATAGGTAAACGAGTTTGCGAGATTGTACGATGTGTACGTCGTTGTCACAACAATGTCACCTGTCCCAAGCGTTGCGTTTGGAGCGATGGTAATGCTCATACTCGTTGGGGTGTTTACGGTGAATGAAGTCACGTTCACTCCACACAAACTTACGTTCGTGACATCATAAAAACCCGTACCGGTTAACGTACGGACTTGGTTCCCCGACGATAATCCTTTGTCGATGTTGATGGATGTTACAAACAGTGCGGGATAGTAAATGAATGCGTTCGGGAGGACTATATTCTCACCAAATGTTGTGACGATTGTAATGTTGCCTAGCACGCCGTATGTGTTCGCGAAACCCGTTATGGCCTGAATCGTCGTCGAGTTAAGAATCGTAAAGCTTGCAGCGGCTGTTCCGGCAAAGAAGATCGTTTGAATATTTGCAAAGTCAACGCCAGTAAGCGTGACCACTTCACCACCCGTTGTGACACCGTTCGAGGCCGAACTAGAAGTAAGCTGCATCGTCGCCACGTACGTAAACGCGTTTGGGAGTATTGCCTCGGTAAATACGGTTTGGACGACGACGTTCCCAGGTGTGTTTGTGGGGTTTGAATTCGGTCCGGTTACGCATGTGATCTGTGTAAGACTATCGACCGTGAAACTGGAAACGGCAACGCCCGCGAGCAGCACTTGTGTGACCAACGTGAACCCCGAACCAGTCAGCACGACCGTCATTCCGCCGCTCGCAAACCCCGAACCAATGTTAATGGACGTTACACTCACAGGCGGGTACGTGTACGTGAACACATTCGCCAGAGTTGCGATTCCAAACGCTGTAATGACTTGAATGTCTCCAGGCAAGGTGTTATCGTTCGGAGCCGTACCGGTCACGTAATTGATTTGAGTGGGCGAAATTATTGCGAAGCTTTGCACGGGCACACCCGCAATCGTCACGGCACTCACTTCATAAAAGTTCGTGCCCGTCAGAGTTCCGGGCGTCCCTCCTGCGACCAAGTCGGTTGTAAGTGAGGTGCTCGAAAGGGTTGGAACGTCGTACACAAATGTAAACGCACCGACTTTTGTGAACGAACCGTCCATCGTCGTAACTTTCACATTGACAGCGAAACCGCCGTTGTACGATCCGAACGGGGCCGTGCATGTGATTTTCGTGTCTGAAACAACAGTGAACGAATTTGCTGCGACACCGTCAAATTCAACTTGTATCGTACCGGTAAAACCCGAACCGGTGATCGTAACGGGCGCAAACGTCCCGATCAAACCTTTCGGTGGTGACACGCTTGTAATTTTTGGAACGGGTGCGGTCGTAGAGTATGTAAACGCACCGAACAGCGTATCCGAGCCGTACGGGGTCGTTACGGTTACGTCGAGAGGGATTCCTGTAAAGACAGACGGAGCTGTTTCGAACGTTATTTTGCCCTCGTTTACAGTCGTAAATGAAGTAACGGGGTTCCCATCGACCAGTACGGACGTTGCGCCAGTCAGAAACGCACCCGCGATTTCGACTTGCGTGCCACCCGAGATGTCGGCCGAGTTCATGTCAAGTCCCAAAAGAAACGGAGCGGGGTATGTGAATGTGTAACTGGCCGCTAGAGTCCGTACGGACCCGTCGAACGAAGTTACTTTAATATCAACCGGATTACCCGTAAATAGACCGGGCGGTGTGACGATTTTGATGGCCGTCGAGTTTAGAATTTCAAAGTTGTAAACGGGTTCGTTGTCGATAGTTACGTTCGCGATGAAATAAAACGCGGATCCGTACAAAATAATTTCTTGACCACCCAGAATCGTGCCCGAGTTAGGCACGACGGAACTTACTCCAAACACGGCCACTTGAGCTGCGTACGTGATCGGAACGGACCCTTGTAGGACGCCGAATGCGTCGTACACTTCGACGTTCTTGGTTCCTCCGGAGTTGTCGGGGGCGACAGGGGTTGTGAATTGAATCGTTCCGGGATTAATGAGCACGAATGGCACGATCGTTCCGACAATTCGGATTTCTGAAACAAGATCGAGCGCGGTTCCCGTAAGCGTGCACACGACACCGCCTTCGAACACGACATTGTTTGGGAAGAGGCCCGTAAGAGTAGTGGACGGGGGCAGTTCGGCTCCGGACGGATCGGTTGCGACAAAAGCGTCTGTCAAACCTTCAGCTTCGGAGATCGGGATGGGCACGATATCTGAAATGAATGTGGTTGGTGTAACGCTCGGGTCTTCGGGTGCAGGCGTGACGGGTTCGACTTGTTGCGTCGCGAAGAACACGGGGTCTTCTGGAGCAGCGATCGAGTAGTTGTTCGGGGGGTATGACTCCTCCGCGGGAGTCGGTACGAAGTCCGTTTCGTCTTCACTGGACATTTATGATTTGTTTTATGAAGTTCGTGTGGGAAATTTTTTAACTTGGACACGAACGGGCTTCCCGATTTTTTTGCAGCACGAATGATATTTTCTTTCATACATACTTTTGCGCTTTGTTGACATCATTTGACATATTCAATTTCAGAAATTTAACAACATTCTGTTGAATGGCTTTGTAGTCATTGTTCTGCATTGCCTTGTCGACATTTGCATTGGACTCGGATATAGTCACTTTCGATTTATCAATGGCTGCAAACACTCTGTCACCATAAAACCCACGTGATCCCCCCGCACGAATTTGTGTGGCACCACCGTTATAAAAACGGACTGGTTTTTTGGTACCAGGATGTATCAGATTCGCACTGGAAACCGCTTCATTGTATGCTGTTGTTATCGCTTCTAAACGTTTAGGGACTGGTAAACAGTTCTGTACCGATGACTCATTTGCATATGCTTGAAGCAAATAACAATGATTTACCTTTTCATCGCACATGGTCGCCGAAGGAGGATACATTTTGTCCAAGGGTGTTGATTTGGGACACTGAATTTTCATCAACAAGTTGTCCGTAAGTTTGTTGAAACTATCAACTTTTACACGCGGATCTACTTTCGTTAAAGCACTGGCATCATAAACTTCATCACCGTCAAATAAAGCAGAATACGTGATATCTGTCGGCTCGACATTCAGTTGCCATGCATTGCTTGTCGCACGAGTGTCTGTTTTGAAAATGGGTGTGATCGAATCATTCTCGTAGATCACAACATCAGCCGGACTTAGTGAGGGAACCGTAACGGCATAAATACGAACAGGCAGAGGGGTTTGCGACTTCTTTGGGTTCAAAATGGTTCTGTCCTTCATTTTTTCATTCAATAGGTCAACCAATTGTTGCACACCTCGATCATACGTTTTTGTTGCGATATACAACGTGTACTCTGACGCGTTTGTATCGACACCGGGTGTAAATACAGTGGTTGCCGGATCAGGATGTAGACCCAAAAGCGCAATGAATTCAGGCAGACGGCTCGAAGCGGGACGATCCGTGTTCCATAACGAATTTTTAGTCTCTCGATTACTGTATTTGTTGGTGGGTCCTCCGTACGGATGAACGATCATTACATCTTTCGACGATAATTTTGAATTTTTGATCTGCTTGAATGAAACGGCGTAACTGGCTTGGTCAAAACCATATTCACGGTACAAGGCTGTACTTGCGTAATTTTTCGCATATTCGGCGATAAGATCGTTCACGCCCTTATAGGTTCCTGTTTTTGTCTGAATGTTGAGTGTAGCTGTACGGTACGGAACTGCAAACGGACTGTACCTAGATGATGCGAATGCGTACAGGATCACACCAAGAAGCACAAGCGCCAATACGGTCACATAAAATTCTTCGTTTGCCATTGTTTGGTTTTGTTTGTGAGCGCCAAGTATTTTTTTTTCATCAAACATAATCGCGGTACGTAACAAACTTGTTCGGAGCATCAAAATACTCGGCCATATTCAGGAACAACCACTGAAAGTACCGAAAGTCGTCCTTATGGTCATCCACACGGAAACAGATGTGGTTCGGAGGCGTGTGTGCAAACTCGTGCACGATCAAACACATTAGTTCGTTCTCGTCCCCACCATCGCGCACCAAATTAACCACAATGGTCCGATCGAAGGCGCGCATGCGCTCGTCCGCGCCCATAAACACTTCGTCCCCGAATCGTCTGGGTCCGTCCGGGATCGTCCCGTCCGCGCGGATTGGGAGGTGCGGTTTATTCACCGCCCAAAACCCGTGCGTACTCGGACTCAGCTCGCTGAGTGTGTGGTTCGTGCGCAGAAACAGATCGAGACCGTTGCGAATGAACCCGAGCTTCTCGGCTGTGTCTTTAGAGCGCAGATGGGTCACGTCTTTATTGTTTTTGAAACGATAGCCTTTTGTACTCTCGTGAAAATTCTCAATTGACTGTAAGAGTTCTTCGTCCGTTGCCGTCTCGAGAACCAAACGGCTCCGCACGCGCAGCCACTCGAGCAGCTTGTAGCACTTTTGTAGCCGATTGCGTTTCGCACGGACCGTTTGGATCGGCACGCCTTGTGTGTAAATCTTTCCTTCGATAATGCGCCCTTCAAATTCAAACGGGAACGTCTCGAATCCGACCAGCTCGTCCGATTCCCATTCAGGCCGTTTGCGTTTATTCTCTTCTGCTTCCGGACACGCGTGGTACTCTTGTAAACCCTCGCGCCTTTTCACACGAGGCAAGTTGTAAGGACGATAAGCCATTCTTCTAATTTTATTTATTCTCAAACCCTAAAGAAAAAAAAGAATGGATACATTCGCAGCCATCGTGGAAGCAGACAACAACACCTGCATCCCTCCCAAACAATCGTTCACAACGGACGAACTCCGTCCGAACGCACTTTTAAATCCCGTGCTCAACCCCTTACCCCCGCCCGAGTACACCTTCCGTGGCCGCAACCAACAACAAGGTATCCAAGCGATTGTTGACGCCGCGACCGGGTACAACCCACGAAGGGTCGACGTGTCGCTCGATGTCCCAAACGTTTCCGTAAACCCGAAAGCGGTTGGTGAAAATTCTTTAGACATCCGCAACTAAAAACGCACGGATGCGCTCGACGTGTTGTCCAAAGACATCAGGGTGATGCTCAAAGTCCTCGTCTACGTTGATCACCAACACTTTATCGGTCGGAAGGCTGAGCAACCACTTGTCGTGGCGCGCAATGTTCTGACAAATGTAGTCGAACGGCACGCCCGACTCGGCCTCACGATTGCGAAGCTGCATGCGCGAAAATGCAACCTCCGGACTCGCACGGAGATAGATGAACTTCTGGTCGGAGGGTGCGACTTCCTGCTCGAGCTCCTGCAGGCTCGTCCACCACTCCAAATACATGGCCCACTCCATATCGGAAATCATGCCGTCCGCGTGCAGCCCTTCCGCGAACACGAATCGATCCGAATAGATTGAACGCTCCACGACGTAAGGATGCTCTGTCTGTTTCGAAGCCGCGCGGGTCTCACGCAGGGCCTTCCAGCGCGTCAAGAACGTGTACGTCTGGAACTTGTATGCGTTTCCTTTTGGGTCGTCGTAGAACGCCTGCAGAATGCCAATGTCCACCCATTTCTGCACGGGCTCTTGCACGACATGAAAGGTGCCGAGGTCTTGCATGAGCTCCAAGAACTTGGACTTGCCCGCACCGATCGTGCCTTCGATGTACGGCATTCTTTTTTAAGTACAGACTTCACGCTTGTCCATTCGTATGAAACCCGTTTGCAAAAAATATGAAAAGTAGTTAAATTAAAAAAAAAGAATGGCTTCACGACGATCGCAACGAACAGATGACGGGACACCGCTCGTTATCATTCAAGAAGAACTATTTGAACTCCAGCGTCAGCGACGTCAAGTTGCATTAGCGACTCCACCCGGACCGCCCCCAGACATGCCGTACTACGCTTCCGTGACTGCACCGTCCTCACAAAACCCGTCCTCAAACTTTAAAAATACACCCTTACCACCCCAACAACCCTCATCCCCACAGCAATCGCAACAGCAACAACAACAGCAACAAGAAACACCGAAATTGAAGTCCGCACTCAAGAAAAAGAATAAGTCCGTGGCAGTGGTCGATTTACAAGATCCTATGGACGTGCCATACACTCCTTCACTCGTACAGGAGCGAGTCTCAAGCGAGTCCGTGCGGAAAGTAAAGATCGGACTTATGCTTACGCTCTTCATCTTCATTTGTTTGTATATCTACCCCGTCATGACCAATGTACCGAACGATAAGCGCATGTCCGCACTGTCAGTCCTTGCGTATGCGATCGGGTTGGGTGCGCTGGGTGCGGGTCTGTACGGCACTTTTCAAGCAGAAAAAGAATAAAGAAAAAAAATAAAAAATATAACTGCTTAGTTACAAAGTGGACCTAGTGATTAAATTCGATAAATTAAGCAAACAAAAATGAGTTCTCCCGTAGATGTCTGTCCGAATTTTTACGTACTCATGTCCTCTTTGCAACAGTACTTTCGCTCCAATCCGAACTCCTTGCGCATTTTCGTCGAGATCGTAAGCAACCGTTCGACCGTCGTTTCTTTACGACTGCTCGACTGGCTTGTCACCAATTACGTCACGACACGCGCGATCCCGGGTGAAACTCCGGAAGGACGTTCGGAACGTTTGAACCTGTACTATAAATATTCGCCACACCTCGACTCGTACACGAAGGTGTGGTTCGACCCGTTCGCACGCAAGTCGGCGGACAAGGGATCACCGAAAGTGCGCTTTTACACACGGACGTGTGAGTATTCAACGACAAGGGAGTCGTCAGAAGAAGAAGAAGAATTTCATGATTTTGTTTGGACAACTGCCGGACAGCTGAATTTTTTTCGAGTTGCGATCGAAGAAGGACTGATCCAGTACGCATTCGACCAACATGAACGAATCCAAACGCATATGGTCGAAGGCCTTGCAGCACGCAAGCGCACAAAGACTTTGTCCGTGAGCGAATCCTTTTATAAACCTTGTTCGGAGTTCCAAGCGGTCCCGTTGGACCCCCGCACGACTTTTGCGGACGACCCTTCCATCCGACTTACTGTACAGCGACGCTGATTTTATTCTTCAAAACGTACGTGCCGTACGGGTTCACCTTCCTCCCCGCCACCACCATTTTCTGTAGCAGCAGCAACGGCGGCGACTTCTTGTCCCTCAGATGTCTCTTGAACATGTTCCTCCTCCGCATCTGCTTCCTGTTCGTCGTCTTCGTCACCATCGTCGTCGGATAACAAACGATTATTTTTGATGCGGTAATAGAATGCAATTCCAGCAATAACCAACGCGATGACTATAAGAACACGTAAGTACGTCGGAAGAGCTCCAAAAAAAGTTGTTGTTGGCTTGGTTTTCTCACCGGCGGCGCCAAAGGAAGAAGAAGATTTTTTGACCGACTTGTGACCTTTGTTCGATGATGAATGTTGGCGGTGCGACTTTACGGTTGCTGCTGCAACAACAGGTGATGAAGATGAAGAAGAAGAACTTGATCCCGACGAAGAAGAGCTTGAACTTTTCGTCGAGACAGATGTCTCTGTTGTTTTGGGCATGTTTGTTTGACGCACGTTTTTTTTACAATTCCGTACATCTATTTTTATATCCGTGTGTCAACGCATTTTTCACATTGTTCCTTTTAGTGCTTCCTTGAACCACGACGACTCTTCTTGCCACTCACGTGGCGGCGTTTCTTGCCGAATGAGCTCTTCTTCTTGCCCGAACGGCGCTTCTTAATGCTGCCACTCCCACGGCGCTTCTTGCCGAACGAGCTCTTCTTTCCCGAATGACGACGCTTGCCACCCTTACGAGAACGACCGAAATCGACAGATACGACCGGACCGAAGCGCTTGTTCAGAGCACTGGCTTGACGACCGATGCGGCGGTATGTCTCCACAGATTTGGCCAAGTTTGCAGCGTTGTCTTCCGCGGTGTGAATGTTCAGCGACTTCGACGAACTACCAACATCAATATCCGGGTTGAAACGACCTTTCACCTCTTCCCACTCGGATTGACGCGCGCTCTGAGACGAACGGTCACGGGTCCAGTAAGGGTCCTCGGCAATCGGGTTGCTGAAGCGCTTAACACCCGGTTTGGTATTGTCGACATCGTACGCCTTCTTCGCAGCAAGGAACAAGGCCAAAAGATTCTTGTTTGTGCTTAGTTGGAAAGCAACTTCCTGGTCCCAGGTCTCCGCAGACACGCCGTACAACTCAATCGCGGCGCGAATACCAGGGAAGATGATCTGAGGCGTAATCACGTTCTCGTGATTGAAAATGATAGCACCGTACGAGTTACGTTCAGCACCGCGAATGGCCAGACGGATGTATGCATCAAATGCATATGACAACGCGTAAGTGATCACATGGAGACAGATAAGAGTTAGAACCGAGCACGCGACGTCGAACACGGCCTCTTTGTCTTGGCGGGCCGCTTGGGTGTTGCGGGTACCGAACGTCAAATGATTGTCGTCGGCATGGAGGTACTTGGCCACGGCGATCCACAGTGCATTGTAGGGCATCGAACGGCCGTAATTTGTTGTAAATGCATCTGCCGATTTTGACTGCCACACCTTACCAACGTTTTCCTTCGCGACGGTGCACATGGCTTCCAGACGCGTCTTGTAGACATCATCGAAAACGGACGGGACCTTGCCGATCTTCATGACGTATTCATCGCCTTCAACCCCCTCTGAAAAATGAACAGAACCTTTAACATTTCCCCTTGCTTTGACGAAAGTTCGGATCAGCTTTGTCGAAAAGTTCGTAAGTTCGCCTTCGGTCATGTTCTCAAACGCGTCACCCGTGCTGGGGTCGAGAGTAAGGTTTCTTCTATATTTTGTGTGGATGTATTCAATCAGGTCTTCAACGTAAATCACACGCATCGTTGTGTAAGCTTCACTGGCGTCTGCGATCTCTTTCGAAGGAACATCCGATAAAATCGAGCGCAGGATGAGCGAAGCGGCAATCGACAACTGGGCAGATACACGTTGATCAATCGTTAGCAAACCTCCCAGCTTGTTCAGCTTATCAGGAGTCGGGTGGCCTTGTTCTGAATCCACATTGAGAGTCGTATCGAGACTACCAAGATCCACAGCTTCGTGTGCGTACTTCTGTATGGTAACCTGGATGAAGCCTTGCTCGACCTTTTTGCCAGCGCCACCAAAGTCCTTATTTGAAATGTGCTCGTGCACCTCTGTACGGCCGTTCATCCGAATATCTGCTGGTGCGAGACGTTCGCCAATAATCGACACCAGCGGGTACCAACCGAGCATGTTTTCATTTCCGCTCGCCTTGATATCGTCCATAAGAGAGTTGTGGTCGAGCTGGCGCTGCGCACCCTGTGCAGCTGCAACAACACGGTCAGCAGCCGAACCTTCGTTCAGCAAAACCATGTCCGCACGCGCGGCCTGCACCTTCGCTTCCTCATTACGCGACGCTAGATTCTGACGCGTCTTTTGCATACTGGCACCAAAACGATGTCTGGGCATTTTTGATTTGTTCAAATGTGTTTTTATTGTTTACCTGTTGCGAAAGTTTTTTTCATCCGGATCCTTTCCGTCCCCTTTTTTTTTCGCACGATTTTTTTACATGCCGTTTTTTTTAAACATCAAAGCTTAAAAGCTTTTTTTAAGCGCCCGAACAAAGTTCTCGGAGGTTTTAAGCATAGCCCCGATCAGCTCTTAAGGCATCCAAATCAATATTTTTCGGGTCCCGTAAGAGACGTGGGTCGTCTGCGAGCGTCGGGTCGTCAACAAACTGATCGAAACGAGACGACATGTCGCCCGCGCGCGAACTCGGCTCCCCGAGCATCTCAAACTCACGCCTGTTTTTTAGTTTGGATTTGTCGTGGCGCAACAACTTTGCTTCCTCGTCGGGTATGTGCGCGATCTCCGTTCGTTCGAATGTCCTGTCGATATGACCCGTCGTCGACGCCACTTGATTGTCTTCGGTGACCGTCGTGTCATGCGCACGCAGTTTGAAGTACAGCAGGATCGAGCGGCGGCCGTTGTGTGTCGTGGGCATGCGCGTGTTCGAAACGTGCAGGCACGGCGTGTGTGTCAGATCGGGCGGGTACGGGCCGTTGTCGATCACGTCCGCGATGTTAATCACCTCGATGCGCAGCTGCACGTCCTCTGGCAACTGGCGCAGGTCCATCAATAATTTTCTCGACGGTTCGCACGAGTGGTAAATGTACAACAAAAGGCGTGCGTTCGGGTCGAGTGTGTTCCCGTTTGCTGCCGGAGAAGGCCCTTGCAAAGGCATACGACTCATTTTTTTTTATTCTTTTCTTGGTGTAAAAAAAGAATAAATTAGGTACGGATGGAAACGAATAACACGTTCGCCGTCCAGACAGCCCGTAAGGACACAATCAAATCCCGTAATGATCTCTTTAAGCACGCCCGCTGTGTCAAAACGAACATGTCTGCACAGAACGTCATACGGTTCCTAAATGACGACCCGAAAGACCACCACGTCATGGTCACCAAGACGGGAAGCGAGCCTGTGCGTGAGTACATTATTCACTACCGCCCGGGATGTCCGAACACCGCACGGGCCATTGGTGCAATCGAGCAAATGCCGAACGGAGCCAGACTGATCATGCACAGCGCGAACGACAAATCCAAGAACCGGAAGCTCCGCGCGTTTTTATCGAAAGAGTACCCGGACAAACCCGTGACATATCCCCGCATTTTCACACAAGACGGAATTCTCGTCGGAGGCGCAACCGAATTGATTGATTCCCTAAAACACACGAAATGAAATGACATCATCGTCTTTCATCAATCTTAACACAGTTTCGAGCGAATGACACATGGAGGTTAAAAATTCAGGGTTACAAATCCCCACGATGTTATCGTCATACATAAACACGGCCTGACGGTCTGCGCGTACGTACTCCACGTGCAAATCGAAAGGCGTCCCTTGCACACGGATGTACTGCGTAAATCCACGGTAGCTCTCTGTCTCACCAGGCGCCAACCGCTTGACACCACGAACTTCTTCTGCGCACTTATCGATAATCTGTTCCATGATATCGGATGGGATCTTGTGCTGGAAGAACCGAGTCTGTGCGTCAAAAAAACCAACCGTCACTTTGAATTTGACGGGTTCGCTCACACGGGGGCATACGCTCGAAAGGATATCGCACAGAGAAGTCATTCTTCTTTATTCTTCATCATCGTATTCCTCGTAATCCAAGTCCGCCGCCTCCTCTGCTTCTTCTTCCTCCTCATCGTCCACATCCTCGGCGGATTCGTCACCTTCCTCTACTGCTTCCTCTCCTACTTCCTCGACATCGGAATTCTCTTCATGCGTCAATTCGGACTCCGGAACGGCGGCGGTTTCTTCTACATTTTCTTCCTTCGTCTCGCGTACGGGCTCGGGCTCGGGCTCCGACTCTGTATTTTCAAAGTCAAGTTCTTCTTCCTCCTCGAGAAGCAATGACGCGGTTTTCGGTGGTGTAGTTGTAGTACTTGTAGTACTTGTAGTTGTGGTGGGTGCCGCAACCACCATCGTTGATTTCTTTCGTACTTCGACTTGCAGGTCCTGGTGGCTCTTAAAGAGCCTGTGCAAAAGCACGAACTGTTCCTTGTACTGCTTATCGATGCTGTCCAACTTCTTTTGCATAAGCCAGACGATGTAGATGAGACCCGCAACGACTAGGATGAACCCCCACAATTGAAAATGCTGCATGGTCATAATATTTTCAATGGGTGTTTTTCCACGCGGCCCGAGCAAGACGTTTGCCATACTCTTGACCGCGGTCGTGACGGAAGGGTGTTTCGCGGCGGTTGATGTCGACTCTTCAATCACGGCCTGCAGTTTAGATTTCGAATGAGACGGCATGGAATTATTATATTTTATTTTTATACATTTCCGAATACTCTTCGTTAACCCTTCGAATGAACGCATTATATTGCGGCCACATGCACGAACATGAGTGTCACACACACAAACGCAGCAAAATTAATCAGCGTCACCCAGCGGTTAAACTCAAACGATCGTTGCAACAAGATGAAGTTCGACACGTCCCGGGAATCGATTACTAAATCGATTTCATATGTATTCTTGCAAGTGTTCAACCATCGGACCGCAGGAACGCCCTTGTGAAAAACTACGACCGAACGGTACTTTTTCGCTGCATTCGCGAGCGCACGCAGGACGACGACAGGGTCACACACGGGGTTAACGAAAGATGAAGAAATTTCAAGCGTGCTGTCGCTTGAAATCTCTACCGGGATGTTCGGGATAGCTGTTCCCCCCCGTTCAAAACGTACGGTTCTCCGCACGGCTTCGTCAATGTGGACTGGGTGTTCCCACACGAGTCCGAAGCAATCTGTTTGGGTACTCAACATTTTTTTTAATCTATTCACGGTTCGCAAATCTCTAAGGCTACTCTCGTTTTTTTTACATCGACAACCTCGAACGCAGGTCGCGCACCTCGGCCGTCAACTCCTGGATCGCACGTACGAGGTATGGGATGACACGTTCGTGACGCACACCACGAATCGGCTCCTCTCCTTCTTCAACCGCAGGGCCCATGAACATTTCCGTGTACGGGATGATCTCGTGGATTTCCTGCGCGATGAAACCGGCGTCGCGCGTGTTCCTGCGGTCGACGTTTTGGATGTCGTCCTTCCAGGTGAACTCCACGGGCCGCAGGCGGTTCACCGTGTCCAGTGCGGTCGAGATCGTGAGCACGTCCGTCTTCAAACGGGCGTCGCAGGTGTTGTAGAACGCCACGACGTCGCCCATACATCTAATTTCACCACCCACGGACACGTTCGACACCACGTTCAGGTCTTGTCCGATGTAGGCGATGCTCAATACACTCAATCGGCTCAGATAGACGTCGCCAATGACACTGAGTGTCCGTCCGACCCATGCGTCCGACACGATGCTGATGTAGCCTCCGATGAATGCGTTGTTCACGACGGACACGTTCAGTGTGCTCAGCGATGCATACACAATGTTCGACATGGTCGACAGGTTAAACGTCGCACCGCCGTTGTTCTTAGCAACCCATTCACCGGCTGCATTCAGCGACCAGGTTGCAGCATCGTTCACGCCGTTGATCTCTACTTCGATACCCGCGTTCGTGCCCACGAGTGCGCCCTTGTTGAGCGTGATGCGTGCGTCCGAGATCGTCGTGTTGACCGTTTGGAGTGCTACGAGTGTGCCGGAAATATACACGTTATCGTTCACGGTACCGATGAAGATGTTCTGAGCAGCGGTTGTGTTGTTCGGGGAGCCGATGTAGATGGTTGCTGCAGACTGACCCAGGAAGACGTTGTTCGACCCGTCGCGACTCAGACAGTACTCTAACGAACTCAAGCGGCTGTTATGTGCCACGGACATGGTCCATGTGTTGTCCGACAGGGTGTACGTGAAGTTCGTGCTGAGACTACCGGTAATCGTAAGCGCCCCGTTGATGTACGCACCGCCCGTACCGACTGAAAGCACTTGCGAATCGGAAACGTTCACGGCGCCATAGTGATTGGTTGTGCCGCTCACATTCAGCGCACCTCCGCCCGAGATCGTGATACCTGCACCACCCAGGACGGACAGGTGCGTGTTGGCATTGAGAACAAACGCACCCCCTGCGACGATGCTCAAGGTCGTACCGGAAAGGGTCAGTCCGTTTGTGCTTCCGCCGAAGACGCTGACGGTCGTGCCAGACACAACCACACCCGCTTGGACCAGGCTGAGGGTCGTGCCAGTTGTCATGGTCAGACCGGCGGAATCCGCGATACTGATCGTCACGCCTCGGAAGTGCGCTCCACCTCCCGACTGTACACTCAACATCGTGCCGGACAGATTGATACCCTTGGTGATACCGCCTGCGATCGAAAGGGTGCTGTCGGAGACGTTCATGTTCGCGCTGCGCACGTCAAAGTTCGCACCGGCCAGAATGGACAGGTACGTGCCCGTGCATAGATTCAGACCGCCACTCGCGCTGAAACTCACATTACAACCGACGACCTGTGCACCACCGCCACCCACGATGCTCAACATGGTACCGGACATGGTGATACCTCTTCCAATCGCGCCCATCACGCTAATCGTTGTTCCAGACACGATGAAACTATTTGCGTTTGTGACACTCACATTGCCGCCATTCACCGAGAGAGTCGCGCCACTTCCACTGAACGTAGCACCGCCCGTGTTCAAGAAACTCACTTGCGTGCCGTCCATGACAATCCCTGCAGACGACATGACACTCAACCGGGTGTAAGCACCGGACAACTGCAAACCTGCAGCCGTGGTTGAGTTGTCGTCTGTGATGCTAAGGATGGCGTTCGTGATCGAAATCTGTTGCCCGTTGATAATCGTCTTGCCTCCGTGGAAGGTCGTGCCGAACACTGACAAATTACCCTGGATGTAACCCGCACCACCCGCGCTCAAATTATTAGAGATCGCAATGTTGGATGCACCATAAATGCTACCCGAGATGGACAAGTAACCCTGAGCGATCGTCACGTTATTCGAACCGGCCACGGTGATTGCAGCCAACCCAGCACTTGCGCTAATACTCAGTACGGTCGCACCGAACATATAAACGGGCGCGTTCTGGATGGATACGGCACCCGTCTGGATTAGCATGTGGCCTGTACCTGCTGTGTTGCCTTGGAAGGTTGTGAAGCCTTTACTCACGTACAAGTTCTTGGTTGTCAACGTGCTTGCCACGCTCAGATCTTGTGTAATTGTTCCCGATTGGAACGATAGGAACGTACCCGCAACCGTACCGCCATTTCCTGCACCATCGGATACCGCCGTGATGTTGCCACCGATTCCAAGTAAAGGACGAACATCTACGTTGCCAAACGTGACGCTGATTGTGCCGGTCACGTTCTGTCCAGCCGCAAACGCTACGGCGCCGTTTACATTCACCTGGTTGTTGAAGTCTACCGTGTTGTTATACGTCGTCTGGGTTGTATTCACGGTCATTTGCGTACCCGCGAAATTGATCTGATTGGCAATGTTAATCGTGTTGGCACACAGTGTCGTAACACTCATCGCAGTCGCCGTGAGAGCACCCGTGATCAGTTGGTTGAATGACAGAATCTGCTTGCTCAAGCTCAGACTCAGATTGGAGATGGCGTTCCAATGTGCGACCGACGTCAAACTCAAACTGTTCGAGAGTGACATGAGCGCTGTCCAATGTTGAACCGACCCCGTACTCAACAAATCCAAACTCAAACGAGTGCCATTCGAGAGGTTTGACATATAATCCCAGTGAGTCTGCGACGTGGTTGACAAGCTCGAACTGAGTGAGAGCAACGCAGCCCAGTGTTGAACCGACGCCGTACTTAGAAGATCCAAACTCAAACGAGTCTTGTTTGACAGATCCGTCGCGTAATCCCAGTGCGTTTGAGAGGTAATGGACAAACTGTTCGACAATGACAACAGTGCAGTGTAGTGCTGGTCCGACGTAATACTCAAACTGTTCGACAAGCTCATAAGCGCCGTCCAGTGTTCGCGCGATGCCGTAGACAACAGATCCAAACTCAAACGGGTACCGTTCGACAGGTTCGACATGTAATCCCAGTGAGTCTGCGATGTGGTTGACAAGCTCGAACTGAGTGAGAGCAACGCGGCCCAGTGTTCCGACGATGTGGTCGAAAGAGAACCTGAAAGTGACAATAATGCAGCCCAGTGCTGTGTCGACGCCAGATCCAGCGCCTGCAGTGACTGGAACGTGTTGTTCGATAGGTCCGTGATCGTCTGGGCGCCCGTGTTGTACAGCACGTTCGAGATGCGACTGATCGAGTCCCAGTGTGTGACCGACGTGAGACTCAGACTGTTCGAAAGCGACAGCAAAGCGGTGTAATGCTGATCCGACGTGGTCGAAAGAGAACCCGAAAGTGACAACACGGCTGCCCAGTGCTCACGCGACGCTGTGGAGAGGGCATCCAGACTCAAACGGGTGTCGTACGACAATAGCGACATGGCATCCCAATGTTGAACTGAAGTTGTGCTTAGCAGGTCCAAACTCAAACGGGTCGTGTATGAAAGGGACGACATCGAGTCCCACTGCGTTTGGGAAGTGACACTCAAACTGTTCGACAAACTCAACACCGCCGCCCAATGTTGAACTGAAGTTGTGCTTAGCAGATCCAAACTCAAACGAGTCGTGTACGAGAGGTCCGACATGTAATCGAAGTGCGTTTGGGACGTGGTTGAAAGACTCGAGCTTAGCGAGAGCAACGCTGCCCAGTGTGCAGTCGATGTCAAGCTCAAACTGTTCGAGAGACTCAGAATCGTACCGAAGTGCTCGGTCGACACCGTTGCGACCGTCTGAGACAGCTCCGTCACGTACGACCAGTGCGTGTCCGAGGTAATCGAAAGTGAGTTCGAAAGGCTTGTAAGAGCTGCCCAATGGGCCGTCGAGGTCGAGTACAGACTATCCAAACTCAAACCTGCATTCGAAAGCCGGAAGCTCACGTTCGACAGATCGGACGACACGACGGCTGCGTACGAACTCAGACTATCCAGACGGGTACTCATCTGCGTCACGCTCAGACTCACGTTTGAAATTGCGTCCCAATGAATGACCGAGGTTCCGGCGAGGGAACCGGACAAATCGTAGGCGTACGTACTGATCGACACGACATCAATCACCGTCCCGTCCCTGTTCGAAATGTACCAGTGCCCACTGCCTGGGTCGATCTGCAGACGCGCCACAATCGTGCCGTTCTGTTCAACCGCGATACCCGCATTGTCCGCACTCGTGCCGTTTCGGTTCAGCGTAATGTACTTATCGGACACCTCCAAGTTCGTAGTCTGAACCGCCATGAGCGTACCAGAAATAATCACCGTGTCCGTCTCGGTACCGATCGTAATCGTCTGGGTTACGTTCGAGTCGCCACCGATGAAGATCGAACCCACGTTGTTACCGATACGTAGCGCGTTCGAGCCGTCGCGCGACACCAAGAACTGCAGCTCGGAGATGCGCGTGTTGTCCCAGGTCGATAGACTGAGCATCGCGGCGTAGTGCTGCTCCGAAGTGGTCGAAAGGGACCCGGACAAACTCAGAATCGCAGCCCAATGTTGTGACGATGCGGTATCGAGCGCGTTCAAACTCAAACGGGTGTTGTACGATAGGTCTGACATACGATCCCAGTGCGTTTGTGAAGTGACGCTCAAACTGTTCGACAGACTCAGCAAAGCGATGTAATGCTGATCGGACGTGATCGACAATGAGTTCGACAGACTGAGCAAGGCTGTCCAGTGCTGGAATGAAGCCGTGCTGAGCGCGTTCAAACTCAAACGGGTGTTGTACGAGAGACCCGAGAGGGTCTCCCAGTGCGTCTGCGAAGTGGTCAGTAGCGAGCCCGAGAGAGACAACAGTGCGGTGAAATGCTGGTCCGACGTAATCGAAAGCGAGTTCGAAAGCGACAGCAGTGCGGCCCAGTGCTCGCGCGAGGCCGTACTCAGAAGATCCAGACTCAAACGGGTCTTGTCCGACAGGTCCGTCGCGTAGTTCCAGTGCGTCTGCGAGGTGGTCAACAGCGAACCCGAAAGGGACAGCAAAGCTGTGTAATGCTGGTCCGAAGTCACGCTCAAACTGTTCGACAGACTCAACAACGCAGCCCAGTGCTCACGGGACGCCGTTGACAGTAAGTCCAAACTCAAACGGGTCTTGTTCGACAGGTCGGTCGCGTAGTCCCAGTGCGTCTGTGAGGTTGTCAACAGCGAACCCGAAAGGGACAGCAGAGCAGTGTAGTGCTGATCCGAAGTCACGCTCAAACTGTTCGACAGACTCAACAATGCAGCCCAGTGCTCGCGCGAGGCCGTACTGAGCAGGTCCAAACTCAAACGGGTCTTATTCGACAAGTCCGTCGCATAGTTCCAGTGTGTCTGCGATGTGATCGACAGACTGTTCGAAAGCGACAGGAGAGCGGTGTAGTGCTGGTCGGACGTGGTGCTCAAACTGTTCGAGAGGCTCAGAAGAGCTGCATAATGCTGTTGAGACGTGGTTGAAAGCGAACCCGAAAGACTCAGAAGGGCCGCCCAATGCTCGCGCGAGGCCGTGCTCAACAGATCCAAGCTCAGCTTGGTATTGTTAGACAGGTCCGCCAGACGCACAGACACTTCACTTGCACTCAAACTCAAACTCAAAATCGCAAGAGCCACGTTCGGGATGGATGGCATCGTCATCAACCCCGACACGTTCACTGCGGCACCCGCAGACACCCACAGATTCGTGCCTGAACGGAACGTAGTGTTCGTGTTGTAGAACTGCACCTCGTTACCGACGCGGAAGTTCGTAGGGCCGTAAATGTCTTGCACACCGTTAAAAGTTACACCGTTATCAACACGAAGAGCGCTGAACGAATACACACCGTTCAGCAGGTTCGTGAAGCTCGTGTTCACCAGAGCCTGTTGGTACTGCGTGTAGCTCAGACCCGACTGCACCGCGAGGATGCTGTTCGTGTACGTGCCGATCACCGAACTCAGTTCTCCCAAAGACACCTGTGCTACAGAAACGGTCGTTGAAAGACTGTCCAGACGCGAACTAATCTGCGTCACGCTCAAACTCATGTTCGAAATGGCCGCATAATGAGTCGTACTGACCGTTTCAAGGCGGAAGGAAATCGCGGACACATCCGAAATCACTTGATTCAGTGCCATGCCACCCAAGTTCGCGACCGTCGTTGAAAGCGAGTCGATGTCGTACGTGTTCTTCGAAATCCGATCCCAGTGCACTATGCTCGTGTACTCCAACGAGCTCGCACGACCCGAAAGAGCCGAAACGACGCCAGAAAGGGTTGTCGTGTAATTCCACTGCACACTCGACGTGTTCAGCAAGCTTGAAATTGCAGTCCACTGCGTACTGGAAGTTCCATCGAGGGAAGCCGAAAGGTCCTCCACGCGGCCCGAAAGGGTGAACGCGTCAGCCGATAGGTCAACGATCTTGTTCCACTGCACAGACGATGTGTTGAGCAAACTCGAAATGGCTGCATAGTGTGCAACCGACGTGGTCGAAAGAGAAGTCGACAGAGCATCGACACGGACCGAAAGGGTGTACGCATCGTCCGACATGGCCACGATCTTGTTCCATTGCTGAGTCGACGCGGTCGTGGTCAAGAAGCTCACGTTCGAGATCGCGTCCCAGTGTACAATGGACGTGTTCGAAAGGGAACTCGATAGGAGGTTCACGCGGTTGGAAATGGTAAACGTCTCATCCGACAGTGCCACAATCTTGCTCCAGTGCTCACCCGACGCCACGGTGGTTACGTTGCTGACACGCGAGATGGCATCCCAGTGCACAATCGAAGTGTTCGACAACGAAGTTGACAGTGCATTCACGCGGACCGAGATGGTGAACGTCTCGTCCGACAGAGCAACCGTCTTGTTCCAGTGCGTTTCCGACACGGTCGACAGGGCACCGCTCAGACTGAGAAGAGCTGCGTAGTGCTGGGATGAAGTAATAGAAAGCGAGTTTGAAAGCGACAGAAGAGCAGTGTAATGCTGGTCAGACGTAATGGAAAGACTGTTCGAGAGGGACAGCAGAGCAGTCCAGTGCTGAGCCGATGCCGTATCGAGCGCGTTCAGGCTCAGACGGGTCTTGTCCGACAAGTCTGTGACGTACGCCCAGTGCGTGATCGACGTGGTCCCGAGCGAGCTCGAAAGAGAATCCAGACGGACCGAGATGGTGAACGTTTCATCCGACAGAGCCACGATCTTGTTCCAATGCGCGGTCGACATCGTGCCGACGTTTTGCGACAGGGTCAGGTGTTGATTGCTCAGATCGAGCAGACGGGTGGACAGTTCGCCGATCGATACGCCCGCGGTCGAAAGACGGCCAGACACTGATGTGATGTCCGTCGTGTTGGTCGTGACGCGCGTCGAGAGATCACGAATCTCCACGACAAACCCGTCCGTCCCCTTGGCAACCCAGTTCCCACCGGTATTCAAATCGAACGTGGCAGCCGCTGGGTTGCCGGACACATTCGCACGGATACCCACGCTCAGCGGACTATTCCCTCCCGTATTCAACGTGATCCACTGTTCGGACACCGTCAGGGTCGTCGCGGAAATCGTCACCGACGTACCACCGATAATGACAGTATCGTTCGCCGCACCGATCGTGATAGTCTGCGACGGCCCGGCCGCGCCCGTACCAATGTAGATGGCACCCGTGACGTCATCGCCGATGTGCAGGTCCGCACCCGTACGGTGGATCAAGAACTCGAGCTCGGACAGACGTGAATTCTGTAAAACCGACATGACTCCCACGTACGACAACTGTTGTGACAGGTACGCACTAATGGTCGAAACCGTGGCGCTCAGGTTGTTCAGTGTAACTTCGTTCGTGCTCACACGGCCTGAAAGGGTACCCAGGTCGGTGATCGTCGTGCCCAGACGTCCCGAAATTGAACTGATGAGCGAGAGGTTCGTTGAAATTGCAGTCCAGTGCGTCGTACTCACGCTGTACAGATTGGACGACAAGGTTGCAATGTCCGATCCGCCGAGCGTGTTCACACGAGACGAAAGGTCGTCCAAACGAATCGAGATGGCAGTCAGACTGGCCGTGGTCGAAACCGAACGGGCTGACTCGATGCCTGAAAGGCTCCACAGGTTCGCAGACGTGTTCGCAGCAGACACAAACACACTCGAAACACGCGTGCTAATTTCGTTAATGGACGTCTGGTTCACGACAATGGCCGCCCAGTGTGTTGTGGACACGGTCGCAAGCGCTTGCGAGGTCTGGTATGCATACGTGCTCAGAGTGTCCACGCGGCCCGAGATTTCAGATGCGGACAAACTCACAATCGCAAGGCTGTTGATCGTGGTGTTCAAAGCGCCAGACATACTCACGTGCACGGTCGCACTCAGAGCCTGGAAGGACAGGCACAAGTTACTTACGACTGTGCTCAGACCATCCACACGACTCGAGATTTGGTTCACGGACGTGTTCAGGGTTGTGATGGACCCACCAAGGTTACCAGAAACCGTTGCGAGTGTTTGGGACGTCTGGAGCGCGTACGTGCTCAGCGAGTCAATCCGGGTGGACATTTGCGTGGCCGAGAGGCTCACGTTCGAGATCGCGTTCCACTGCGTTTGAGACGTCGCCCAGATGGCGCCAGACATGCTGACGTTCACGGTCGCGCTGAGAGCCTGGAAGGACAGGCATAAATTACTCACGGTTGTACTGAGCGAGTCCACACGCGAACTGATTTGGTTGACGGATGTATTGAGTGTGGTGATAGACCCGCCCAAATTGTTGGACACCGTTGCGAGAGTTTGAGAGGTCTGGAGCGCGTACGTGCTTAGCGAATCGATCCGTGTGGACATTTGTGTGGCCGAAAGGCTCACGTTCGAAATTGCGTTCCATTGCGTTTGAGATGTTGTGAGAAGCGAAGTTGAAAGCGCGTCAACGCGTTGTGATAGGGTGTACAGCCTTCCGGAGATTTCGTTGGTTGACAACACGTTTGTGGACAAGCGGCTCGAAATCTCCGACGTGCTGAGACTAATCTGGTTCACGCTGTTCTGCACGATTGGCACGGCCGTGTTGTTCAAATAACCGAGCGTAGCGTTCATTCCAATCACGCTGTTCACGGTCGTGTTCAGTGTACTGCTCAATTGGTTCACGCTCGTGTTCAGTACAGCCACGCTCTGCACGGTCGAGGTCATCGTATTCCAAAGGCTCTGCACGCTCGCCGACTCGGCACCGCCTGCGCTCAATGCGAGGTTTGTGACATACGTTTGAAGTGAGAGGAGTTGAACGGACTGTCCGGAGTTGTTGGTAATTTGCAGATCGCCGCCTGCCGTGACCGTCAAACTCAAACGGTTACTGAGGAAGAGGTCGCGACCCCGTAAAGTCACGTTATTTGGGTTATAACTCATGAAATCGAGTTTTTAATGGAACTTTTTTTTATTAATAAACCTCTGGAGAATTTTTATTTGTCGGGACGTGATCGAATTGGCTGTTTGTGTATTTTTGTTTTTTTTTGCTTATCGAGTTTTTCAGTTTCATTTTTTTTTCACCTGCGGGAGTGACGATATTTATTCTTTCGATTGCTGCTCTTTCCGTTTTTAGTTCTGGTTTGTCTGCGTCGTCCGAACTGGATGAATTCGATAGGAGGTCCAGAACCGCCTGTGACGGCACCGAAGAGCAAACCTGCAGCACCAGTGAGTAGAATAGCACCTAGATTCGTTGCTGCTGACTTTAAATCAACGCCTGCCGCTTGAGATAAATAGAGCAACGAGTTTGAAACGGATACCGCACTATTTACTAACGGCGCTGCCGGGCATTGTTCGGAAGCATCGAAACGTCCTTCGTATTGATTGAATAACATGCAGTTAATACCTCCCTGGATATTTCGAGTGTAATCAGCCGCCTGAGATTCGCTAACGTGTCCGTCTTGAACTTCTTTGCAGAGTTTTGCAAGCATCACATAAAACGAACTATCTTCATTCTGCAGAGCGCCTTCGGCAGTCGAGAGGCCCCAAAGGACATTTTCTAAGGCAGGGCACCATGTTTCTCGGACGACATGAACTGCTTCTGTGTCTGTCATTTCCCAACTATAGGGCCGCATATTCAACGCTTCATCCAGTTCCACAGCGAATTCGTTTGCAAGTGCGAGAGATCCTTCGGCTGCTGCAAAGTCACGGGCATCTGCAGCTAGTGGGAGATAGACGTCTGCAATTGCACTGTCAAGTCGGGCTCGCGGCTGCACAAGTGCCAACGCCATCGTCCCAAATACAAACACACTCGAAAGGGCAGCGATGATTGCTGCAAAACAAATCAATTGCAAGATCGAAGAATTGCGGTGATGATAGCTCATCTGGAGAGCCGTGTTGCGCGAAGATCGAGCCGCCCGTACAGTCTCGTCTATGTTAGAGGCTGCGAACATTGGATTCACACCTAGAATAACCCCTTCCATACCAATATCTGTGTGATTTAAAGCACTTATGGCTGCTGGGGGTGAAACACGCATCAATCGGGTAGGCGGTAAACTTTGTTCTCCTCTCGGGGTTAAAGATAGTCGTCGTCGTCCGATAAAATCAGGATGTGTGGGATCATGTTTGGTCAGCCAAGCTTCACGCGTTTTCTGTAAAGCTCTTGTGATCTTTTCGCGTTGTTCAACATTTAACGCACGTGGTTGTGTCTCGAAGTAGGCACTGGCTGCATCCATAATCTTCTTGACACGTCCATCTTCTTTCTTTGGTACAACAACATGTTGAGAAGAAGGTAGACGGTCATGACTCACCCGGGCCCATCGTTCTGTTTCTGCACGCTGTTCGGCTTCTAATCGCTCAAGTTCTTCTGCAAATGACGTTTTTTGCTTTCGTTCTTCGATATTTCGGAGTCTCTCTTCGTATTGACGTTTCATAACTTTGTTTTCGCGGATACGTTGTTCGCGCGCAGCTGCAGTTGCTAAGATTGACAAGATCTTTCGATTTTCTGCATTTTGACGTGCAGCTACGATTCGGGCCGCACGGATCCTTTCTGCTTCCTCACGTCCCAGACGCTCACGCTCTGCACGTTGTTCGGGCGATTCGAGTTGCCGCCGAACGGGCGGTGTAGGAGGAGCAGGAGCAGGAGCAGAATGTACGGGTCGTCGTGAGACACGTTCTTGAATGGATGATGGTGTTCGTTTATACACAGTCACTCTCAAACCTTCACCGACATGATACGCAGGTTCGTAGAACATACTGAACGTATAAGGATCACGCACTGTGTACCTATCATCCTCTGGTTTCACAGTATTGATGTCAGGATGTTCTCCATGTAATTTTGCGTACATGTATTTCTCACTATCCGGTACCAACTCCCACGAACCTCGACCCCAACGGATCCAGCAGTTTTCAGTTGGCTGGATTACATTTGGCAATCGAAAAACTGCATCTGTGAACCTATACTCTCCAGGCTGCAAGATAATAAGAGGAGGTCGAATGCACTTTGTACTCATTTTTGTTTTTATTTATCATTTATAATATTTTTTTTTATCACCTTCTTCGGCGTCCGTACGTGCAGTACTGCTTCTGTGAAAATCCTTTCGGCTTCCTACAGTTGATACTCCGCTTGTACTTGAGCGACCACTTTTTCGACACCTTTTTCCCGAATGACACACCCGAGCCGACTCCGCCCAAGATGAGCGTAATCGAGAGCACGGACGCACCCACCCACATCAACAACCCTTCCTCCGTCTGCTTCAACTGGTTCGTTGTCGCGACCGCTGCACGCACAAACGAATTTTCAGGCACAGGACACTCACCAGACAACTCTAACAAACTTTTGAATGGATTGTATTCTACACAACCGGCTCCAATCATCGACTCCCTGAAAAAATCAGCAGCAGCGGCCTCGGTCGCCCAAATGTGCTGATCGTTACAAACGTTTTGCAACTCGAGCATGAACGCTCCCCCGGACGGGTTGACGAGTAACTCCTCCTCACGTGTTATGGCCGCTTCTTTTGAAAGGACGCCACACAACTTCGTACGGCCGTATTCCAACACAACCGCGTCACTTTGACCCCAAGGACCGTGTTCTAACACGTCCAACACTTTGTTTACAGAATGAGATGCCTCGTCCGACGCTAGCGACAGCAAACTTGCTTGTGCACGTGCATCGAACACAACGGCCGCTGCTGGAGCTGAAGCTGGAGCAGTCGGAGCAAGTACGGGCGTCGTCATCAAGAATACATACACAGCCGCGACGACAGCAACTTTAAAGGTCAAAAACATGTTCACGAGCAGCATAAACAATCGGACGACCTCGCTCCTTGTCGACTGTGCGATTTGGAAAGACGTGTAACGCGTGGCCCGCACGACGTCACGCACGGGCTCGGACGGAACGATTGCGTCAAGCGCTTCGGACGACTTTTTCAAGGCGGACTTGGCAGACGTGGCAGCGATTTCTGCGATGCTCGGCTCCAGACGGCGAAGCATGTCTTGAATCCGATCCAATGGGATTTCCGCTTGAGGTTGTGTGGCATCGCTCGAAAACGTTTGTCCGAATTTGCGGAAAAACGAGTTTACCTGCTCAATCGTATTGTTTCGCGGAAATGAATCTCTAAACTCGCCTTCGAGTTCAGTAGTATCCACGCCATTCGATTGAAGCTGCTTCAGTACCATGCGGACCCGTTCGGATGCCAGGGCGCGCGAAGGGTCGGTAAGAGACATGTCCTTTAACTTTGCAATGTCCGCGCGCGCCTGTGACACAAGTATTGTATTCAGAGCAGCAGTCGACGTGCGCGAAGAAGAAGTTACGGGCGCAGGTCGTGCGGCGATTTGATACGAAGTGTGCACGTCGTATTTTTCTGCCAGCTCCGAAACGATGCTGTCGAGAATGGCACGACCATTCGCTTGGTCGTTCGCATTCATACGGGACAGAGTATTCGCAGCACCTTGTATGGTGGTGCGAATGACATTTACGACGAAAGGACGTTGTTCGGGGTCTTTCAACTTTTCAAACTGGCTCCGAACGGAGTCGGCCAGTGATTGCATCAACATCATCTTTGCTTTTTGATTTTTATTTTTTCCATTCGTAGAAAGATTTAAAACTCGTACCAAATCAAGTCGCGGCCCTCACGGATCCGTTCGAGCAATTGAATGAGACCGCAGTTCTTCACGATCAACACCTTCGTCTTCTCCGTCGGGGGCTCGAATGACTCGACCGCGCTCATCAAAAACTTTTGGTGAATAAACGCCTCGATCACACGGTCGCTATTTGTATGGATCACGTGTGCCGCCTTGTTGTGGTTCTGCACGATGACTTTAGTGACTTCGCGCTCCAACTCGGACGAATACTCTGGATTCACCAGAATCACCCGACGCAAGCCGATCAGCTTCTGTACTTCCGGGTGGAAACTCTGCAAGTTCGAAAGGGTGTCGTTGCATGTCTGCACGAGTCTGCGATCTTGACGGAGTTGCTCGGCCTTGGTGAAAATCTGAGACTCCCAACGGGTTGCCACTGATTCCCACGTAAAATTCTCAAGGACGTATGCACGCATCGCCGCCCGATCGAGATCCGTGACGGGCTGCGCGGCCTCCGTTTGAATCCATGCGAGCGCCCGTGCATCCACCAAACCACTCGACGCGTCGTTCGGGTGAGGATCCGGACCGTACCCGCCCGGCATCAACCTGTCCGACGGCACTTCGTACACCCTTGGACGGCGCGCGTTTGTGTACTGTTCATTCGCATCCAACCAATCGATGTACTTCTGGATCTTCTCACCGACCGCACCAACTTTCGTGACAAGTGGGAAGCTGCCGTAGTACATCGCCTTGGTTAATGAAATGCAGTCCGTCTCGATGAAACGCGAAAAGTAAAAGAAGAACCGCCCGTTGCCGTACAGCCGCGCCACGTCCTCTTCCGAAATCTTCTCGAGGATATCCACGCGATCCGACAGCTTCGGGAACTTGGCCTTCCACTTGCGCACGAGGTCTTCTGGCATGTCCGGGAATCCGTACGCCCATGCGGACTTTACCGACGCGGGCTTCTTCTTGGTTCCAGCCGGCACAGTATCCACGAGCTCTAAAAGAGCGGACATACCGCGGTCAGGGCGGGACGTGTTGATAAATGTATATTTCCTCGCGTCCGTCCCAGGCGCGGGCTCGTCCGAATTTCCGAGTGTAGCCGGATTAAATCCGTTCGGGATGACTACGCACTTGGGGTGGTGCTCGGACGGGATGCACGTGTTGCGATGGTACTCGGATTTGACCATGATATAGTCGACCGGAGCCAAAGCGCCCGAAACGAAAATCTGCAGTTGGTCGTGCACGTCCAGACAGGTCTTGCCCGATTTATGTGCGGGATCACGGAACCCTTCAAGCAAACCAGGGTCACGCCAACAGATGGTAAGGTCCGCCTCGTCCATGGAGTTCCATAATTCGAACGGCTTCCAGACGACACCCGTGTCGGGGTCCACTCGACCGTTCGTACGAAGGTCTGTGATTGACCCAGAATTTTCAATCAATTCTTTCGACCAGGGACTGAACACAACGACCTTGGCGCCGAGTTGGTTGACGAAATAGGACGTAATGTGCTTCACGGCCTCTTCCGACCCGCCCCAGTTCGCACACTTCTCAAACGCACTCCAGGGTAAAGGATTGGCGGTAGGGGGGCACACGTACGCAACGCGCATTCCCGAAGTGGGTTTGTCCTGAGGGCCCCGTGTGGACAACAGGGTACTGAAATGATCCAGACGGAGTTTCGCGCGGCGGAACACCTTGAACCGGTGTGCGCCTTCGACGCCCCACGCGGTCCGCATGTAAATGTCATGGATGCGAGATGAATCGTCTCCACATGCTTTTACGAGGTCCAAGAAGATTTTCGCAGCCCGCTCGGTTGGGTTGCGATTCATGAGGGCTTCGTGCACAATTTCCACAACGGTACGTTCTTCGGCGTCCATGTTCGTCTCCTTGAAGGACGTCTTCTTGCCGTCCGGGCCGAACTGCTCCGGACTGGCGTTGTACGTGCGCCGGACGATGGTGTTGTTGTCGTGCGTCAGCTGGCAAATCACCCAGTTCGAGGGGATGTTCATGGCCTTGTTCCATCGGTTGAGCATAAAGTGGTGACCTTCGGCGTTACGGGCCTCATCCGGCCACTTACGCTCCTCCCAAAAGTCCTTATAATAAGCCGTCGTTGACTCGGAGAACCCGGACGGCTTGTTCTGGTGGCACGGGTCGTACGCGTTGAAGGCCGTGTCCGTGACCACGTCGTAACAATTCACCTGTGTGCACCCCACACACTTTATACCGTCGCCTTTGTACATTTCGAGAAGGGCGACACGAACACGTACGGACTCCTTGTGATACAGGTCATCATCGTCCATATGCACTACGATGTTTGAGACAGCGAAACCGAGTTCGCACATCAAATTTCGCTTTCGTCCCAAAATGAAACGTCCACCGTCCGGGGCCCGTGTGTGCACGTACGAAACCTTACCGGCAAATGTCGGCTTGAACTCTTCGATCTTTGCTTCGAGGGAAGTGTCACGCTCCCCATCATCCACAATAATCCAGTAAATCTTGTCATGGGGATACGACTGTTTAAGAATGTTGTGGCGCATCAAGGGCCAGAGGTGTCCACGATTTCCGGTCGGACAGATGACGGCCACGGTCGGGAGGTTGGCAAGAACGGCCGTATCAAACTGGAGCGTATGTGTATTCGGTCCAGTTTGTGTGACAGGAACGTCTCGCACGCTAATGCTGGGACGAAATGACGGTTGTGCCATTTTATAAAAACTTTTTTTTTCTTTACGGTTCTTAGTCCTATTTCGAACGACTCATTTGGAACGAAGAAGAACTTCTTGCTCTTAAAGTAACAACGGGTGATTCAGACGCCTGCCAAACCCTGTCATCATCGGTTGCTGTGGCATCATCATCGGTTGCTGCGGCATCATCATCTGTTGCGGCATCGTACCTGTCATACGGCCCTCGAGCATGTCGATCGTGGGACCGATTGTGGTGAAGAAACCCACGAATGTAAACCCGATCCACATCAACAACATAATCCCCAACATCCACGCGGTGAACTTGTACGATTTACTATTTGTTTCATTGTCTTTACGCATATCACTCAAAATCATAGCACACATGGTCCAGGTCAATAAGGACATGATGCTCAGAGACTTGAGGATGAAGCTCGCGCTCAAGCCCGCTGGCATGTTGGTGCCCACGTAGAACAAGACCGTGCCCAGACCCAGCACGTATCCCACAAACGTCACAAAGTTCATACGGGACACGCGCGAACTTGACTTGGACTTGTTGTAGAAGTTCAACCCAACCATACCCACAAGGAAAACAAAGAACGCCGTCAAGAATAACAAACCGTTTACAGCACCTGCCATTTTATTGTTTCAGTTTTTTTTACCGGAACCGCAGACATACTTTTTTTTTAAACTTCACAGATCATCGCCCTCCTCGTTCTGTTTCTTACGCAGACGTTCTTTCGCTACCTCGAAAGCCTCGTCGGACGGACGCAGATTGGGTTTGAGGTACTTCTGCCCCAGTTGTTTCCCGATTTCGGACGTGCGTTGAAAAATTTCTTCCTCCGTAGCCGTACCGAGCTCTTGCATCTGCTTCGCAAGCAAAATCTCCTTGGCAGTCGATGCCTGGAAATCACGACTCATGGCAAGAATCGTGAGTTTAGGGTACCGTTCGGCAAGGTGTGTATCTTCCGGACGAATCGTACGGGTCACGTGCGTCCGAATGGCAAATTCGTACGCTTCCAGGAAACGGCCTTGTAAGGAGCAAGTCATTTTATTTTTTTGTTTTAATCAGCGAACGATTCCTTTCAACACAAACGAAACGATGTCAGTCGTGCAATTAAAATACCTGTATGAACACACCGATGAAGAAGAGAACGTCCCAGAGAATGTGTGGTGGGATGAAGACCTTCAAGTCTTTTGCATTCACGACGACGCGGATAACTTTCGAGACGTTTTTCATTTACAATTTCAAATCGGAGGATGGGCGAAGAAAAATGGAACGTGGCTCGCACAGGTCGGGTACGGACACCCGAACGAGCGCGTGATCCTCGAACGGAAAAACAAACAACAACTACACGTTATTATTGTTTGAAAACGACGATGCACAGTTCTGGACATTCGAACGCGTCCGTTCGAAAGACTTTTACAAACCTGCACCCGCAGACGCAACCGTCGTTGTTGAGGAAGAAGAAGTCTCGACCTCGCTCGGGGCCCTCTCGGTCTCGGGCGAAGACGACTCAGCCGCCACTGCCGCTTCGCGGAGTTGACGCGCGCGCTCCAGAGCGGTAAACTCCTTGGCGGATTTCACTAACGTGTCCTTGCGCTTGTCGAATAGGATCTGTGCCTTTTTCTGCTCCGTACGGTAATTCGAAATCATCTCATTCAGTGCCTCGTCAGACGCTTCCTTGTTTGTCATTACCTTGTTGAGTTGCTCGCGTGTCATCGGGAACGGTGTAATCTTGCCAATTTCAACCACAATAATACCAAAGATAGGTTTGCCGTACAGCTCCGTGTGGTAGTCGCGAATCTGTGCAGCGGCGGCAAGAGCCGCTTCATTCGAACAATACGCACCATAGATCTTAAATCCGGGCGTGCCGTCTGCAGCGAGTTGCTGTCCGAACGCGGGAGAAAGGAATGTGACGACCGCATGTGTATGCTCGGCCTCTGTGGTGGTACCGTCTGGGTTGTTCAAAAGCCCGATCGATACCACTTCTTCCTTGGCAAGATTGATTTCGGGAACGTTCGTGGGTCCGATTTCACGACGGGCCTGTGTAAGTGCCTCGGCTTGCATCTCGGGAGTCTCTTCAAAGTTGTCGACGGTGATCTTATTCATTCTCGATTTTATTTCCATACGGGTATCAAACAAAATAGAGCAAAAAAAACAAATGAATAAAACGTTTGGATTGTCCACGCGCGACCCGACGACCGTTGGTGCAGAGTACGACGTGGATGACGCTGTGGCGTACGCACAACGCCGTGCGGCAGATGACAGGATTCGGCGACAGGTCGAACAGCTTCGAAGGGACGCGGCTGCAAATTATTGGCGCGAAAACCTTGACCGTGTCAAAGGAGCGTCCCGTGGAAACTATTGTCAGAAGAAGTACGGTGAACAAGCACGTCTTATGAACGCGCAAGCGATTTTCAAAGACGAGGAGTGCGTCGGACTTCCACAACCTACATACCGCGAGCATCCAGACTTTCCGGGGATGCGGGTCGAAGACGTTTGCACGTTGTGCGTGCGCGACCAGGCCCGGGCGATTTTGAACGAACGAGGCGAAGTGGTTGCGTCCGAGTATTTACGCAAGTCACGAATCAACCGCGGAACGGGCGCCGGTGAGGAAGAAGAAGAGTACGAACAGATCCGTACGCCGCCCATGCGAACCGTACGGAATCTTCCTCCACGCATGCAACCGCCATCTGCAGCCGTTCGGATTCTTCCGAGACCGGTCGTAGTGGATGAACGTCGAAAACAATTGTATGCGCAACGCGAGCGAGGTAGAGAGTCTGCACGACAGACTGCGGATTCGTCCAGGCCTCAAATGCAAGCGCCGGTGCGTTTCGGCATGCGGATGTTCACAAACAATTCGCCCGCACCCAAATGTAGAATCAAAGTATCGTCAAAAAAGAGTAAGAAAAAGAAGAAGCTTTCGAAACAGAAAAAGCGAACTACTACTAAATCGAGGGGATGAACTTCCACCCTTTTTCGGCACAGCACCGTTTCCAGATCTCGTCTTGGAAGTGCACCCGGTCGACGCCCTTAAGGATGTCGAACACGGGCACGAGTTGGTCTTGTCCGAGCAGTTCGCAGAACTTCCGGAGAATAAAAGAGTAATTGAAGAAGTGCGTGCGCCCTGCGGGCACGTGCTTGCTGAATGGCTTTTGAATGTCGTGGAACATTTCATAAAACTTTTGTTCCAAGGCCTTGCTGATTTTCGGTGGACGGATTTTGCACACGGCGTACAGGATCGAGAAGACGCGTTCGGAGTATTTGTTCATGCTCTTGTCGCGCTTGAGCCAGTCCTTGATGCGGCGCCGGGTGATCATCGCGCGGTTCGTGATGCGCTCCTTGATGATCTGCTGCTTAATGTAACGGAAAACCTTGCGGTCGATGCTCGGAATGTTTTCGACCGCCTTGATGATCTGGTTCAAACACTCACGGAAGTGATTGACGCGGTCGTACTCGAATTGCATGGTGTACTGCAGCGTTTCGCCAGAGTCCCCCGCGTCCTTATGGAACGGCAAAGCGTGCCCGCACTTCATGCATACACTAAACGCCTCGAACTCGTCGCACACCCTCACTTCGTCGCATTTCGCACATACGTACAAGTCACTACTACTATGGCTAGGTTGTTTTGAGTTTGTTGAAGAAGAATTTGAGGAGGGTGGAAGAAATTGTTGGAAATTGTACACGACATTTATTTTGCGGAACCACGTCTCAATGTCTTCTTGTTTTAATTGATCGATACGGTCCACGTACGGACGCGACACGTCGTCGAACGCAGCAAGATCATCCGTCTTGAGACTTTGTTGCAAGGCGTCCAATTCCGCACGTAGGCTTGTACACCGATTAGGACAGTGTTCGTTCGCGTACGCGAGCTCCGTCTGGAGCCGTTTGAGCTCACGTTGGTGGACAAGATTGTTCTCCGCGACTGTACGAACGAGTTCTTCACGGGCTGCCTGGTGGATCTGACGGAGTTGTACCTGGTTCATCGTCGTCGTCGTTTGTTGCAAATATTTTAGATTTAAAAAAATGCTCGACGTAATTTCTTAAATTGAATAAAAAACGATGTCGTTCGCGCAAGATGCATCTGCGACGCTAAAACGCATTTTTTACCAGGAGCATGTATACCAGCCCGAGATGTACACCGTGAGTCTCGATCCTCGGAACATCCAGTATGTATACGACACCGTAACCTCCAAACTTGAAAAAACAATCGGACTGGATGATTTCTTGTCCGTGTCGACAGAAGTGCTCGGTGCGAACCTGCGCGACCCCTTCCGGTCCGACCGGTTGATCGTGTCCGTGTCGTCGCTGAACAAAATCTGGATCGACACACTCTTGAAACGGTTCGCGAGCGACTCGAACGGTGCCGCAGCGTATTACCGCAAAGCAGCCATGCAGAATTTCGTTCAGAAACCGTCCGAGTTCCAAGCTCCAATCGCGACCGCTATCCACGGCCACAAGATTCTCGTACAATCGGTCGGGTTCGGAGAGACGTACGAGGACGGGCGAGAAGCGTCTGACCGCATTCGGGAAATGTTCGAAAGAACACGCGCGTGAATTCCTTGGAACGAATTCAAACACCTGAAACATAAAAAAAAGAAGAATAAATGATCGCGACGCAACACCCAGTTCTCGCGAATGCGGAGCAAATAAAAGACTTGGACCTTCGTTCATGTGTCCATGTTGGCAAGGTTACACGGATCCAAGACGGGTTCCTCGCGCACACGCACGCACAGCCGAGAAACAAGTACGAAGGCGTTCACTTTGTTGTCGCGAACTGCACGCTACAACGATGCACTGGCTCGACGGAATTCGAGCTCGTGGGCGACGTCGGGAAATCGTTTTTAGCTCGATGGAACGACGTCGTGCACCAACAAATTTGCAAAGACCATTCGATTCCCTTTTTTTCATCCGAACTTTCAAAATTCCGCGTCAACACAAAAAAGACCAGATGGTACCGATACACAGGGTCGTCGGGGGGAAACGGGTACCGCGCAACTAACTCGGCGACTATTCATGAACACTCGCAAGGTTTTGCAGTCATCATGACTCGAGGTGCGTGGTTTCACGCGTCGAAACGAAATGTGCATACGTCTTGGCACCTAGTCGAATGGATATCTGTTTGAAAGTGAAAAAAAAATGTCAAGATTTTTTTTGGCAGATGGGCGAAGGATAAAAAAGCTGCTGCGAAAAAAAAATATATTCAGAAGAGACAAATAAAACAACATTACAACAATGGAAGCTTACATGCGGATGTTACACAATGCGCAGTTCGGCAAGCGCAAGACGAACAAGGTTCACCGGGTTCGCCGTCGCTCGTCGTTCGGCAAGCACGCCGACGAACTCCAAAAGGCCAGCATGAACCTGATGGCCTCGCTGGGCAACAGCAACCTGAGCCGTTTCGGCCACGGTAACGCCATCACCCTCAACCAGATGATGGGCCCTGCATCCCACTTCGGTCATGGCAACGCTATCACCCTGCAGCAGATGATGGGCCCCGCCTCGCACTTCGGCCGCAAGGGTCGCAAGGGCCGTAAGAGCAGCAAGAAGGGTAAGAAGTCCCGCTTCGGTCATGGTAACGCCATCACCCTCAACCAGATGATGGGCCCTGCATCCCACTTCGGCAGCCCCCGTACCCGCTTTGGTCACGGTAACGCCATTACTCTCCAGCAGATGATGGGTCCCGCATCCCACTTTGGCAGCCACAAGGATGACGAGATGGACGCCGTCAGCCTCCACACGAGCACCATGGACCTGCTGTTCGGTCGTGCGCACCGCAGCGCTGCCATGCACTCTTCATTCGGCAAGAAGAAGCGTGGCTCCCGTAAGGCCCGTAAGAGCCGCCACTCTTCATTCGGCAAGAAGAAGCGTGGCTCCCGTAAGTCCAAGAAGATGGCTTCATTCGGCAAGAAGAAGCGTGGCTCCCGTAAGTCCAAGAAGATGGCTTCATTCGGCAAGAAGAAGCGCGGCTCTCGCAAGTCGAAGAAGCACGCATCATTCGGCAAGAAGAAGCGTGGCTCCCGTAAGTCCAAGAAGATGGCTTCATTCGGTAAGAAGAAGCGCGGCTCTCGCAAGTCGAAGAAGCACGCATCATTCGGCAAGAAGAAGCGCGGCTCCCGCAAGTCCAAGTCCAAGTTCGGTTCGACTGATCTGAAGGAGCTCGGTCTGGCATCCTTCGGCAAGAAGAAGCGTGGCTCCCGTAAGAGCCGCAAGTCTAAGAAGCACGCTTCATTCGGCAAGAAGAAGCGCGGCTCCCGTAAGAGCAAGAAGTCCAAGTTCGGCTCATCTGACGAAGAGGAGGAGAACGCCCTTGAATTTGGCAAGAAGAAGCACGGATCCCGCAAGGTCCGTAAGAGCCACCGCAAGTCCAAGAAACACGCTTCATTCGGTAAGAAGAAGCGCGGATCCCGTAAGAGCCACCGTAAGTCCAAGTCCAAGTTCGGTTCAACTGATCTGAAGGAGCTCGGTCTGGCTTCATTCGGTAAGAAGAAGCGCGGCTCCCACAAGGCTCGTAAGAGCCACCGTAAGTCGAACTTCGGTAAGAAGAAGCGCGGCTCCCACAAGGCTCGTAAGAGCCACCGTAAGTCCAAGAAGATGGCTTCATTCGGTAAGAAGAAGCGTGGCTCCCGTAAGAGCCGTAAGTCCAAGTTCGGCTCTACTGATTTGAATGACATGGGTTTGGGTTTCGGCAAGAAGAAGCGCGGCTCTCGTAAGTCTAAGAAGCACGCTTCATTCGGCAAGAAGAAGCGCGGATCCCACAAGGGCCGCAAAGGTTCACGCAAGCATTAAATGTACTTAATTCACATTATTAATTAATACTCAGCCGCACGACAGTACGGACACTCTGCACATCTGTTCACACAATGAATGCACAGTGATTGTGAACAACACTTCGTTTCTAACGAATCCCATAGGGGATAACTACAAATCGAACAATCGGCGACCGCACGACCACGAGGAATCTGACATAGCGCACGCATCAGAGCTTCGTTCGAGATTGTGCTTGCCACTGCAATATTTCGAATGCCTGTCCATTCGAAATGTCGTACACACAAAAAAGCCAACCGGTACCTCGGAAGGCCTTCGAAATCCACAGGACTCAACTTCGTCGGGTCGGTTGCAACAACTTGTTCGTTATGCGGTGCTGCTGCTACGACGACGGGTGGTGGTGGTGGAATAACTTCTTCTTCGCTCTCCGGGACCACGCGGGTATTCACGGGCACACGTTCGGGCTCTTCTTCTGAATCTTCATCCGAATCTCCCGGCTCGCCGTAATTGCGCACCAATTCGTACCGCACGATCCGTCCGATGTCCATTAACTGTCTGTCGTGCAGATACTGTGTGTAAAATGGATCGTCTTCGATCGGACCGTCGTTGATCAGGTCAGAATCCTCATCCTCCTCCGTCTCATCCTCCCAATCACCTTCATCTTCGTTTTCTTCATTGTCGACTTCTTCTTCAGGCGACAACCCTTCGTGATGTAAGGGTTGTAGGGAACTGCGCGAACGCAAGTTGTATGACATTTTATTTTGAGATATGGAGCATGTATTGTTTTAAGACAAAAAGTAAAAAGGAATGGAAGGTGCAATTACAACGACAAGTTACGAATCCCTTCGTGACGAGTACAACAAACGATCAATCAAGTTGTGTTCGGATTTATTCAAGTTGACAAACAATCCGAACTTTAAGCGCATGTGTGATCTTTTCCAGCACGACATTGACGCACACCAACCCGCACTCATCCTGTGGAAACACATGAACGACATGAAGCCCGAACATATCCAAAACGTCCTCGAAGGAAACACGCAGTTCTTCGAGAGCGAGTCCTTTCATGATGAACGAACTGATCGTGGACTGATCCATGAGTTCCGCACCGTGTGGAACGATCTTTCACCCAGCAATCGTAAAAATGTATTCACGCGCCTGCAAAACATTTTCAGGATCGCAGAACAGGTGCGTCAATCGTTCTACGACCAAGTTCTGACCGAAGCGGTTATGTAGAACTAGTAGTAGTACCGCTTAAAAAAATGTAGTGTAGGCTGTGCGTAGGCCGTGCGAGAGACCATACGCGTAACATATCAATCAAGTCAAAACTTAACGCATCGTCGAATTCGTGGCGCGTGCTCGATACATCTCGAATCATCAGAACGTGCGTAACATCGCTCAACTCAAACGGAATCCTTCGAAACATACTCCATGTAAACAGGCGCTGGTTCGTATAGTAGACACGATCGTTGCGCGACGGGGGTTCGTGCAGCGTCAAATGAAGCGGCTTGTGCGGCACAGTCGACTCGATAATTTGCTGGTACTGCGTCGGCACGCAAACCAGTAGAATTTGATTCGTTTCACACTCGGACAAAATCTCACCGATACATGTCTGTACGTTCGACGCAAGCGAATCGTATCTGGACGCAAGTCGGGTCAAATGGGCATGTTGGGCCGCATGGATTTCCGCTTCGCGCACGGCTTGGCGGACGCGTTCTTCCTCAATAAGACGTTCCTCGACACGCAGACCGGTCGCTACCGTACGACACAATGGACACCGGACAGACCCAGCCAAGTTCCGCATGAGCAATCCCGCGCAACACCCGCGACACATCCCGTGCCCGCACGACACCAAACGGCTCCGATCGGACCCGAGGCACACGGGACACTCGTCCTCATCGACCGACTCGCTCGAATTGACAAACGGTGCACCGGCCACCTTGCGAATGATCTCCACGTTTCGCCCCGACTGCGACAACATCCGGACGGTCTGTTCACTTAGGTTGATCCAGAAGGAAGCGTTCATGCATCGTTCCTCAACCATCAAGTCGCGATACGCTTGCGTCTGCAAATCCGAATGTTCGCTCGACTCTTCAAACACACGCATGTCCAGGTGCTTCACAATCTGCGATGTCGATTGAATCGTTAGGTCATTCGTACGGATCACGAGCGAACGCAATAGTTTTGTCGCGCTCAAACTCTCCAACCAATTGCGTCTTGAAAAACGCTGGGCGTGCGTCAATCCCGCCAGGCGCACAGGGTCATCCAATCGGTCCTCGTACATGGCATCTGAAAGTGCCTCAATCAGCCACACAAATCGAGCTGGGAAATGTGTGTGCGACACACTCTGAAAGAGACGCCAGATGAGATGATCCGTCAACCCGTCGTTCAAAACGATACGGGTCCATGCAATCTCCCCCAAAAGGTTGCGATAACGCTCAAGGGTCGACGCGTTTATAATCACGACCTCGACGTTGGCACGCACGAGTTCCGTCACGAGCATTTCCGATGTGAGCGTATCTGCATTCAATCCCGCACGGCGAGTAGATGGAAAAATCTTTTTGATGTCCGTAAAGGTACGCACGCACACCGTACGGCACGTCGTCCATTGGTCCATGGCCGTGCGCCACCGGTCCATCTCGAATGTCGTTTCGGAAGAGACCACGATGAGCGTCGTTTGACGTTCGTTCCCATCGGCGTCGGTGGAGACGTCTGGGAGATTGTTTGGGTTAAAACAAACCGCACGTTTCGTTTGCAGCACTGCAGACGGACCGCCTCCTTCGGGAACGGACGACATGAACCTTGTCCACGCACGGTTTTCTACACGAACCGGTTGTACCCGTTCGTTTAGATATGATGCCATGGTGACCATTTTGCCACCCATGCCCCGGCATGATCCCAGCCACCCGAATGTACTTTGAAACGCACAGTCATCTGCGTCGGAGGACTCTAACATGCGCATACGGCTTTTCTCTTCGTGTTGGAACGGTTTCAACATTTTTGTTTGTTACTTTTTGAATGGACGGACGTTGGTTTTTAAGATTTGAAGTTTTTTTAATTCCTTAATCAAACATGGCTGCGAAGGAAGACTTGACGGGGGCTGCTCCATTGTTAATAACGTTCACCTTGATCGAAGCGTCCAGCGAACCGGCCGTAGCGTTTGAGGGAATGGCCACACCGGGAGTGCCCAGCGCGGGGTTGAACGAAGCCGTGGTGGTGCCGACCGACGCGTCCACGATCGCACGCACACCCTGGGGTGAGTTCGATCCACGCAGGGGGCTCAGCACGGGCATCGGTTGGGCGAGAATTGCTTGTTGGTAAGTCACGGGGCCACCACCGGGCAAGTTCTTCTCCGCCTGACCGCTCCAAGTCTCACGACGGCGGTGCTCCCAGTCCCGCCCGGACCAGTTAAGTGCCTCCGCCTCTGCAGCGGCCTTACGGAACGCCGCCTCGCGCTGACGCTTCACCTCGGGGTCCTCTTCGGCAGTGAACCCCTGCTTGTACTCGTTTGAAGGCAATTGTGCGGTGAATGTCTGCGTGGGCATAGGACCTTTCGTACTAGGCAACTGGCCACCGAACTTACTCTTTTTATTACTGAATGTAGACACGGACGCGAACGAATCCACAACGGCAGTAAAACCACTTCCAATACCGTCGACAGCATTACCCACCACCTCTCCAGTCTTTTTCAAAAAATTGTTAATACTTTCCATTTTTTTTTCTAAACTGTCTTTTTTAATCATCCCCAATCGATATTTTTTTTTGCGCGGCGTGCGTTTTTGCAGACACATAAATTTAGGCACCACCCTTTGTGTAAAAAAAAGCATAATTATAACGATTTTTACATGGGCATCCGAGGACTCACGCAGCTCGCGAACGGGCTGAAAACGAAAAAACACATCCCGCTCGGACACATCTCGCACGAACGACATAAAGTATGGGCGATTGACGCCTCCCTGTTCTTGTACCGCGCACGGTGTCTCTCGGCGAACCACTCCACCGACACAGCGTTCGGCCGGGCACATCGGCGCCCCCATCGATTTCGAAATGTCGTCGGGGACGTGCCGCTCGAAAAAAGCCATCTTGTAGGAATTATCGACGTCGTCTCACAACTTTTGGCGAATTGTATCACACCCGTGATTGTGTTCGACGGACGTCCACCGCCCGAAAAAATCAGTACGATCGAAAAACGAAGGACACACAAACAGCACGCGCAACAAAACATCACGTGGATTGAACAACAGTTTGAAACGGATCCGCCCCCACACCCATCCACACCCGTGCGCTACCACCACAACGCCACGACGAATACGAACGATGACTTTTTCGAACGAGCACTCGCTCAACTCCGAGCACCCACGCCGATATCACCCGAGGAAAAACAAAAAATCAAACAAGAACTCGAGCTCGAGAAACAAAAACTCGCAGCTGTCTTTTTGCAGCCCCACCACTTCTATCAAACACAGTCGCTCTGCCAGATCCTCGGCATCCCATACATATGCAGCCCTGGAGAAGCCGAAGTCACCTGTGTGGAGCTGATGCGCAATAAACAAATCGACGCGATCTACACCGCAGACTCGGACGTGCTCGTGTTCGGATGCACACGTATGGTGCGCCGAATCATCAACGACGAGTACATTGACGCGCTCGACCACAACTTTGTCATTAAAGAACTCGGGGTCACGCACGAACAGTTCGTATGCACATGTATTCTGATGGGATGCGATTTCTGCGAACCCGTATTCAACCAACACTCCTTCCACCAAGCACTCGAACTCGTCAGATCTCAACCGCGCGACTCATTCGATCCCGTACGATTCTTAGAATCCGTCTCTCCTCCACCATGGTCCGAACGTGCCGTACGGGCCTTTCAAATCTACACACAACCAAACCCGAACGAACTCTACCAAAAACCCATCCCAACACCAAATGTTCCCACTAGTCTTCAACAAATCGTAAAGGAACTGCGCACACATCTTGAAATGGATGGCGATTATGTACAAAGGGTCGTTGAACAAATCATAAACAGTTTTGGCGTGTATCGTCAGCACACACGTCCGACACATTCAATCGCACTCGGTTCGTCCGTCAAACCCGGATTCGTGCCGTACGTCCCAAACAAAAAAAGAAAGACAAATCACGCATTCTACGAGAGGGAAACTCTCCTCGAGCTTCTGGACAAAATCACAGAAGTTTCTCACGAAGCTCCTCCGTCGTCTTGGTGGTGGACAGAGACTGCAACCAGCGCACGTACGTGGAATCCGCCCTTTGGAGAGGCATGACCGCAATGTCATCCGCCGACACAATCGTGGGCCACGCATTGAAGAAACGCACATAGTAACCCGTCAGACTCGAGCGGTCACCGTTCGGGCGCGTGTACTCCGTGTACCGGTTCTCAAACCGAGGGTCCGCCTCAAACGCCTTGCGCCAGTTGAAATACGAGTCCCACGCGCCCGTCGGAGTCTGAACCATGCTCCGACGGTTCACGTCCAAGGGCTCCCACTCCAACATAGACGACTCCTGCACCATCGGGTGCGGGGGTGCCAGAACTGTCTTCTTCGCCATAAAACGGCTCCGAAGGCTCGACGCAGTCTGAGCCGCCACCACTGACGCCGCCGGCAGACATGCCGGCGTAGCACACGAAGAAGACGATGAGGATGATAAAGGCATCGAGAACAGGTCTACCTTCTGCATCTCCACCACAGGAACATCTTTATTAGTTCGCGGATCAGATTCCGCCTGGGTCGCTTCCTGCACCTGGGTCGCCGCAGAAATAGAGTCATCCTCGACCACTGCATTCGTCTCAGCCACCATCGCAGCCCCCCCACAAGAACCCTCCTTACCTTTGCCAAGAGACATGCCTCCACGCTTCAGGGCAAAGATATCCACCACACCCTCATCGTCATCCTCGACATCATCTTCCTCTTCAACCGCGTCGTCTTCAACAGCGTCGTCTTCCTCTTCGGCCGCCGCATCAACCGCGTCGTCTTCTCCCCCCTCAGACTCAACCGGAGGAGGAGGAGTAAATAGCTTCTTCTTGCCTTCGGTCTTCTTCTTCTTTGAAGGAGGGCATACCTCGAGTTGCAGGGCCGCTGGAGAAGGCTCGTACGAAAGAGTCTCGCCGCGCGCAACCGCACGTGCGCACTCCATCACCTTCTCGTACGTCGAACGCTTCTTCAACGTGGCAAGCCCGTCTTCCTTTGCCTTACGACCACGCGACAGAGGCTGCAGGTTCAGCATCGTCAAAAGGTTCTTCGACACGTACGCCTCCACCGGACGACCCTTCAGAACCCCGGTCGGAGGGGCAGGAGGTGCCACGAAACGGTTCATCCACGCCGTGTACGAGTCCAGGTACCCACACACTACCAACGACGCAATTAGCGCCGTGAAGTAGCGATCAAGGTCCGCAGGATCCGTCTGCGTTAGATTGATCTGCTTACGAGCCCACTCGAACTCACCCAAAGGCTTCGAGTGGCGTAACACGCCCTTTAGAATATCTTCCGAGTCACATAATCCCACACCACCATCAACAACACCCGCCGCTCCTCCTCCATCCATCATCGATGCACTCAGATCTTCACCGTCCTCCTCAAGCACATCGGCCTTACGCTTCTCATGCGTCTTCACCGACTCGTACGATGTCATACGACGCTCAAGTTCGGCGATACGCAACTCAAAGTTCATTTTTTTCTTTTCTCAATCGCAAGTTGGTGATCTAACCAAAAAATTTTTGGCCGCGAACCGGAAACTTTTTCACCACGCCTGTCCGATCAACGACCGACCGTATTTTTTAATACTCTTCGCCGGCGGCTTCTTCATCCTCCTCATTCAAACCAAACGGTTTGAACGAAGTCGGATAGGTAAAATCATTCTTATCGAACGATTCACGAGTCCATGTCGTTCCCGCGATATCTCCGAAAAAGTCCATGAACGCACCCGTGATGCGAGGCGTGATGAACTTGTGCACTTCCAAATCGATGTCATTGATGCCCTGGTTGGCTGCAAACTGAACCCAATGCATGCCGCCTAAAGACTCGAAACGCTCCGCAACGTCCGGAGTGTAAAACGTCACAAGCGGGATGTGCTGCGATCCACGGAAGAACGTTACCTCGTGGAATGTTGCCTGGCCCGACTCCTCCATCTGCCTCACGAACGAATCCTTTGCCGAACCACTTCCGGGCTCGTACACGTACGAAAAAAGCGCACACGACACTGCAAGCACCAAAAACACCTTGATAATCACTAGATGTATGTATCCCAAACCGAAGTAACTTAGCCTCACATTTTCCAAGAGCTTGGTGTGCCTGGGCTCGCTCGGGCGCTCATGTCCAAAGTTGAGCGACACCTGGAACCGCACGGTCGACATGATCAAATCAAGCACATGCCACGCTACCAGCTTCTCAAACTCGCGATACGTATCCACACTCACCTGCATATCGCGATCATTAATGTTCTCCAAAGGATTGAAACGAATACGGTCTTCAGCAATCAAGTTCGATAAATGATTCGTCAAACCCGAAAGTGATGCAAATAGATTCCTGCGACCCTCGGACGTTTTCAATGCGTTCACCCAATCGTGCTTGTTCTTGAAATGCGAGTACTCAGACGGTACATCAAACCCTTCCAATCCTTGCTGGATCATCACCGTCATGTATCTCTTCAATCTATAACTCCCAAGCTGCTCGAGTACGGTATCACCAGTATCCCATTCCGAACCAGCCTCTGCCCGACCAGCAAACGCTGGCGATACTGTGTTGAGAATCTCCCTCATACTTCTGATGTAAGTATCCATCACGCCACATTTTTCTTCGATATATGCTTCATCTTTATAGTCTGCACGAACCAGTGCATTCAAATCGTGAACTTTGTTGAGCAGGGCCTTCAGATGTTTGGTTTCGTTACTGATGAACACGGCGTCACTCTTACTTTCCTCATCCAGATTCGTTGATTTCTCGACATCATCATTTTGTTCCGATTGTAACACGTAATATTCCGCATACGCAATAGACCGATCCGAACACATCTTCCATTTGTTCTCGAGCTCAGACATCGTCGACGTTTTGGCCAAACGGTCCCGTTCGGCCTCGTCGGCCGCCTGCTTTGCAGCCACCGTTCGGTCTCGCACACCTTCCATCTGACGCGTTAGGTCTCGTAAGTGCTCCATTGCGTCATTAATATGTGTGCAAAAATCAGTCATCCGATCCGATACAGCCTGTATATCCGCAATCGAGTCATTCACCAAACGATATTCGATTTCGTTAGTCTCTTGCCGAATGCCTTCCATGGCCCTCGAGCGTTCTTGGGCTTCTTGTATGATCGTATTGTACGCAGGGTCTGTTGGAGGGTTTTCTGCTCTTGTGGTCTCGTCTGATGCCGCTTGGAACGCGTCGGCGACTTGGTTAAGAGATGATAGTGCGTCATTTACACATTGAATTTTCGCACGAATCTCGTTTCTGAAGGCATGTGAAGAGTTTAACTCCCTCGCCTGTGCGACCAAGCCTTGCATTTCAACCGTCCGGTTCTCGGCTTGTGCACACAATTCCGAAAGTTTCACAACGTTTCCTTCAATGCTCACAATAGCGTCGTTGTCGATGTCCACGGACATTAAAATACCGTTCATGTCACCGACGAAGTCCTTCGCACGAAGAACAGACGCTTGTTGCCGGAGCTGGTCGATTTCTTGTCTGGCCTTCCCGCTCGTTGACGACTGTTTCGTTTGGATGTCCAGAATTACATTCTCCAGTGTTCCGAATACCTTTTGGAACTCGGCAACATGATTTTTGATACATTCGATGGATCGATCTACTTCCGTCTTTAGGGATATACGTTCGGCAACGTCTGACTCAGCAGCACCACTTGCAGCCGCACTACTTGCAGCAGCCGCACCTCTTTGTAGTCCGAAGAGAAGGATTTTTTCTTGGACTTGGTCGGGGTTGTCCGCCTGGTTCCTTATGTTTTGCACGTGTCTGCTTACGTCGACGTCGAGTAGTGCAGCCTTAAACCACAAGGCGATCGTGTCGGACAAACGGCCAACGGGTGTTTTCAAGTCGTACTCTTGCAAAGGGTCCGGGTAAGATGATGCTGCCTGAAACCCTTCGATGGTAGCTGTAAGATACGTACCACCGCCTCTCGGTCCGGCCATTACACGTCGGCCAAATAAATTTTTAACTACGTCTCCCAAAGTCTTATCGTCGTCGACGATTGGGATATTCACACCTGGTTCACCCCTCGCAGTTTTGATGTACGGCACTCGAACGGGGAACTGATCGTTCGCAGGATTCGAGTCACTCACGTACACAACAACTCTGACATTGTTCACGGCGCCGAAGAACATGTTCCGACGGGTCCGGAAGGATCTACGAGCGACCTTGCGCATGCTTCTTCGTCCAGCTTTCATGATTCGAATTGCTTCTCTTTTTTTTATTCAATAGACTTGCCGGATTTTTTTTCTGACTCTCAACAACACATGCACACTCAAAAATTACATATAAAAAATTGCGTTTAAAGTTTTGAATTCGAATTCGTGCGTTCTGCATGAAACAAAGAAGGGAATCGAAAAAAAAATGTCCGTGCCGAACTTTGCGTCCATCCGTGAAATCAAATCGTCAGGTGACGTCTGGGGCGACGTTGTGGCTCCGTACATCGCCTCGAAAGTGTTCGAGTGTTCCAAGGTGGAAGCATACGAGGACATCCGTTTGATCCCTCCTGAGTTGGAGGAGTACTCGAACGAAATGCTCACGCTGCTCGTGCGTAAGTCGGGATCGGACAAGGTGTCGCGCGTGTACCTCTGGGTGGGTACGCGTGACGAGGCGAAAATGGCAAACTGTCTTCTGGACGGGTACGTCGGCCGTTTTGTGGTCGTACAGAGCGTCGTGCCGCACGACGTCGAGTTTTACAACAAGCATGAGATCATTCAGGAGTCGGACGAGAACGGTATGTTCGCCGACCTCGAGGTGAATAAGGTGCTCGTGTCTACGCCAAGCTCGGTCAAGCGTCTAGACACAGACGCTCTTGTCAATCTAGTCCAGGCGGCCACGGAGGCATTCGTGGGCAAGTTGATCGAGCTCGTGGAGGGCGGGAACGAGATCATTGGACTGTTCGTGACGGTCCGTGTGATGCGTCGTGGCAAGTCCACACTGTTCGAGGAACAAGACATCCTCATCGGAAACCCGGACGGTATCCGTGCACTGCGCGAAACGGACGATTCAGACGAGTCGGACGCCGACTCCGACTATTCAACGTCCGACAGAATTCTCGGCGCTGGCCAACACTCTTCGGCTCATTCATCCGAAAGCTCAAACGAAAGCTCAGATGATGAAGAATCCGACGAAAGCTCAGATGACGAAAGCTCGGACGATGAGGAGGAATCCAACGACGAAAGCTCGGACGATGAGGAGGAATCCAACGACGAAAGCTCAGACGATGAGGAATCCGAAGGAGTGCCCGAAGGGGAGTCGGAAGAGGAATTCGAAGGAGAGTCGGAAGGGGAGTCGGAAGAGGAGGAAGTCGACGATGATTCGAAGGAAGAAGACCGTATGATCGAGGAGGCGAAGGTCATGTCGATCCTTCCGTTGTTTAACGAATTCATCGAGCTGTACAACCCCGAGCACGTGACGGACGCGTCCTTGCGACTGCTTTTGGACAAGATGAAGATGATCGGGCAGGTGCGTACGGAGTTGTTCGGCGACGATGACTTTGAAGACGACGAATTTACCACGAACGACGCGCATGCGGATTCTGCGCTGATGGCGATCATGGCCGCACTGAACCGTACGACGTTGAGCGGTACAAACGTGACAACAACGAGTCCGGAGAAAACAACAGATGACGCATCCGCAGTCGTCCCGGACGAGCTTCCTACGGCCGGTGCGGTGCAAGTTTCAGTTGAAGACAAATCGTCTTAAAAAAAAGGAATGAAAGGATGTGTGTGAAAAAAGTTGGCTGAAAAAAAAACACGTTGTGCTTGTGAAAAAAATTTATCATTGCTATGTGAATAAAAAAAAGTCTTTCAAAAAAGCACTCTAAAAAATGGCAGGCGGTGGTATGATTCAACTTGTGGCCTTTGGCCCCCAGGATTCGGTGCTGACCACTCAGCCCGACACTACCTTCTTCAAGGCTGGTTACGACAAGTACTCAGCTTTCGCTATGGAGTCGATCGAGCAGTCCATGAACGGTACCGCTGATTTCGGCAAGAAGACCACCACGACCGTGGCTCGTGCAGGTGATCTGATGTACAAGACCTACCTGCAGGTGCAGCTGCCCCGTCTGGTGAATGAGGACGGCACCACCTGCTACGGTACCCCCGCACAGATGGCCGTTGCATTCAACACCAACCAGAACATCAACATCTGCTGGACCAACGCTCTGGGCCACGCCATGATCCGCTACGTGGACATTGAGATCGGTAACCAGCTGATCGACCGCCACTACGGTCTGTGGATGGACCTGTGGGACGAGCTGACCAACCTGGAGGAGAAGAAGGACGGCTACGGCCAGATGGTCGGCAAGGTCGGCTCGGACCTGGGTCTGATCGGCAACGCCAACGACTCCAAGATCCTGTACATCCCCCTGCAGTTCTGGTTCTGCCGCAACTCCGGTCTGGCCATCCCTCTGCTGGCCCTCGGCTTCCACGAGGTGCGTCTGGTCGTGGAGCTGCGTTCCGCACAGGAGCTGATCGTGGCCCTGGCTGACGACGGCTCCCGTCTGTCCCAGAACGTGACCCAGTTCGTGACCACTCCCTCCATCGTGAACTGCCAGTTCTTCGTGGACTACGTGTTCCTTGACCAGGCCGAGCGCGAGCTGTTCGTGCAGAAGCCCCACTCATACCTGATCGAGCAGGTGCAGTTCAACGGCTCTGACTCCGTGGACACCATGACCACTGCCCAGAAGGCCCGTATGCAGTTCAACCACCCCGTGAAGATGCTCGTGTGGGTGCTCCAGCGCCAGGACAACGCCGCAACCATCGGCTCAGCCTACAACGACTGGTTCAACTACTCCACCGCTCGCCCCGGTACCCCCAACCCCGACCAGGCACTTGACCTCCTGCAGGACGCCAAGCTGACCATGAACGGTACCGACCGCTTCGCCGTGCGCCCCCAGACCTACTTCCGTCTGGTGCAGCCCTACCAGCACCTGTCCCGCATCCCCAACAAGCCCATCTACATCTACTCGTTCTCCCTGCGCCCCGAGGAGTGGCAGCCTTCCGGTACCTGCAACTTCTCACGTCTGGACACCGTGCAGCTGCAGTACAACCTCGCTCAGTGGACCTCCGCTCAGCGCTCGGCTCTGGGTCTGCCCCAGTACGCCCAGCTCCAGCTGTTCGCCGTCAACTACAACGTGGTGACCGTGGTGAACGGAATGCTTGGTTTGAAGTACGCATCTTGAGGACCCTAATTGTGACCAAACGGACATACAAACAACGGTCAAACATGACATGACGAAAACCAACAAATCCCAACGAGGAACCGTAAACAAAAAATTAGTTTTAGAAACAATTTACATTTCAGTCAGCCAATTTACCGCTACTGAAATATAAAGCGAATGCCTTCAAAAAAGTTAGCAGCAAAAGCTGCTCCAAAAGCAGTAGTAGTATTCAAGACCGCAAGGTGTCAAATTGTCGGTTGTACCTCTCATGCGACCCACCTGCACAAGGTGTTTACCGTACGAACTGCTACGCATTGTAAAGAACATGCCCAGCCAAAAAAGCTCTTCTTTCAATATTGCAACAGACTGTGTGAGGTCGAGACGTGTCGCTTTCGTGCTTCATTTGCACCCACACGACAAGATAAAGCTGTTCGGTGTGCAAAGCACAAGCTAGAATCTGACGTAAATCGTGAGAAAAAGCCATGCACTGTCTGCAAAAATACGAAACCCAACTTTGGTCCGCCCGGTAAAAAGGGCGCGGTTCGTTGTGGTGACTGCAGAATTGAAGGAGACGTCGATCTTAATAACGACAAGTGCATCGAGTGCGAGAAGCACCAAGTGTCTGCGATCATTAAAGGTCGGGAAGATGAAGGTATGATATACTGTCTCACCTGCGCTGCAAAACTTGGTCTCGAGTACGCGAACGGTCGAGTCCCGCACTGTATTACATGTAAAACTGCCGTTGCACGTTTTGGCACGGTTGGTGGTCGTCCGCGCGACGCAATGTACTGCGGGCAATGTCGTAACCCAAGCATTCATTTCGACTTGGTGCATGACATGTGCGAGGAATGTGAAGTGACCCGTCCATTGTTACGTAACGGACGCTGGTTATGTTTGCGCTGTTGCATTCACGTATTCCCGGACTTTAAGGTCTCTCGCAATTATAAGACCAAGCAGACTGCAGTGGAACAGTTTTTGGCCAAACGGTTTTCCGACAAGCTGACCATGATTTTCGACCGCCAAGTCACACGCATCGTTCCAGAGACAAGTGCGAGCGCTGGAGCTGGAGGTACGATGGTCGAAGAAGTTCCGTGCAAATCGTCCGGGTCCAAACCGGACGTTCTCATTGACATGGGCGAGTGGGTAGTTGTCGTCGAAGTCGACGAGAATCAGCACAAGCAAGAGTCGTACGAGGCATCGTGTGAGAACAAGCGGGTTATGCAGATCTTCGACGATGCCGGACGTCGCCCTATCGTCTTCGTGCGGTTCAATCCGGACAATTATGTCGATGCATCGGGGAACAAGGTTCGTTCGCCTTGGACGGATGACAGGCGCATCAAGTCCGGTGGTGTTCCGCACGTATCCGCAAAGAACCAGGCGCACTGGAACGCTCGTTTGGAGGCGTTAGCGTCTAGAATCGAACACGCCGTATCGGTTCGGCCCATAAAAGAAGTTACGTTCGAGTATTTGTATTTTGATGGCTGTTGATTACGGACGCTCGTCATAATTATTTTATAAATATTTTTGGTTCCGATGATTTTTTTTAATTCAATCCAAACCATATACTGGTTGAAATGAGCTGTCTTCCAAGTGTGATTCGTACACAAATTCAATCGTTCGCGCCCGAACATTTTGTGAAATTTGCACCAGTACTTCGCGCGATTCGTTTCCCGCGCCGCGGTGCGCTTATGCCTCCGGATGTCTTAAGAGATCGAAGTTGCCTCCGTCTCGACGACGATTTTTTCCACGACGACCCTCAAAAGATTCATGTGATTGTCGAAGCGATCCGTGCAAATACACGTCTTACTGATGTGGATTTCGACGCGGATGTCGACATATCCATACTAGAGGAAGTATTGGAAGAGCACGATCTTACGCGACTTTCGTTCGGTAAAAGATTCGGGATTAGTCCCGTACACGACCGGGCACGGCGCATATCGAACACGATATTCGGGCTGACAACGTTAACAGGTTTTGCAGTATTCGTAGAAAAGGCGTCGTGGTCAGGCGATGACCCAATCGACTGGCCGTACCTCGTGTCCGAGATTCTCACGCTCAACGAAGATCTTGAGAATATAAACATCGGTCTCGACGGCTACGAAGACTATATTTGCATCAACGATGTCGTGCGAGAACATTCTGGACTTTTATATGCTACGATCTGGGTTCCTGGAATCACATCATTTGATCTAAACTTGTACCGACTGTGCTTAGCTGGTCAAAAAGCGACGGACGTTTGTAAAATGATCAACGATGGATGTGTCGACTTCGTACCACATTTGGCTATTTTCTGCCCGAATTGTGAAAATAGCCAGTTGTCCGACATCGTTCGAGCAATCGGAGCGATGATCGGTAGGTCGTCAGGCAAAATCACGCGTTTGACTCTTTGTGGACTTCATAACCGTCACCCAAATTTCGGACCCTTCCGCGTACAATCGGATGACGCCCGCCCGTTCGCAGACGCCATTGAGCAGTCAAAACTGTCGTACGTGACTTTGTGCACCAAGTGGTTTTCGACCGAGTCAATCGAACTCATACGGGCCGCTTGCGAACGTTCGGGCAAAACCTTTTGCATGGATGAATAGTTACGGACGCTCCTCGTACGGGTTTTCTTTTGTTAATATTATGGTTTTTGAACTTTTTTTAATCTACAACTCAGTAGCAAAAATGTACAAACGCCTTTGTCTTCCGGACGATATCCAAACACAAATTGATTTGTGCGCACCCGATCATGCTGTAAAGATCGCGCCCGTGCTTCGTGCGATTCGTGCGCCACGGAAAAGTGTTATGCCGCATAATTCGCTAATGCACAAACGTGCAATTTCGTTTGGTGCATTTTCAGAGTCTGCGCTATTCACTGACGAGTTCGTACAAGCATGTATCGAAGGGATTGAAGCGAACGGCTCTTTCAACGATATACATCTTAAGGGACGTGTGGACATGCGTATTGTTGAAAGCGCGTTTACAAACCCAAAGCTTGTCAATTTAAACTATCACATGTACTTGTACATGCCGACTGAATACCGAGAACGCCTTTGTAGCTCGTTTGCAACGCTTGAAGGACTCGTGAAACTTCAAGTATTTGTCGAGAGTTCTTCAATCCAACAATTGGACTGGGATGATGTTGTATCTAAAGTTTTGATGAAATCACCATCCCTACAGGAACTGTCATTATACTTAGACGTGTCATATTCGAGCATAAGGTTTCCGAAGATTCAAGATGCAATCAATAATCATTCCAACCTTGTTTCATTGAAGGTCCAATTGAACAATTTGATCATGTTCGATTTTCATACGGATCTGAGCTCACTTTCACTGCATCAAGTTCATGCGCCCAATCTTATCGATTTCGTGCGTCTTGGTAAGTGCGACAAACTTTCGTATTTATCGATTCGTTGTGTTCTTTTTGACATGTCAAAGAGAGTTACCGAATTAATCTCAGAAATCGCTGCGATGATCGAGCGTTCAAAGTGTATTGGTATCATCAAGCTCCGAGACGGTTTTATGAGAAGATACGTTAAAAAGGACGACGGGTGTAAACTAGCCGACGCTATCCGTGTGTCAACAAGTCTTCGTCTTGTTCAGCTATGCACCAGTATGTTCACGGACGACGCCATTGACTTGATTCGTGCCGCATGCGAAGCAAGTGGACGTGTCGACTTGGACTTGCACAACGACTAGAACGCTCGTCTGATTGCAGTCTGTCGTACGATCGTGAACTCACACGAGCCGCTTGCGAGCATTCGGGCAAAACCTTTTGCATTGATGAATAGTTACGGACGCTCCTCGTAAGGGTTTTCTTTTGTAAAAATTTAATGGTTTTATAACTTTTCAATCTACAACTCAGATGCAAAGATGTACAAACGCCTTTGTCTTCCGGCCGATATCCAAACACGAATTGATTTGTGCGCACCCGAACATGCCATAAAGTTAGCTTTTGTGCTCCGTGCAATTCGTGCGCCACGGAAATGTGTTATGCCGCATAATTCGCTAATGCGCAAACGTGCGATTTCGTTTGTTGCATTTTCAGAGTCTGCGCTGTTCACTAACGAATTCGTACAAGCATGTATCGAAGGGATTGAAGCGAACGACTCGTTCAATGAGCTGCACATTGAGGCGTGTGTGGACATCCGTATCGTTGAAAGAGTGTTTGCAAACCCAAAGCTTCTCAATCTAAACTATTACATGTACTTGCACATGCCGATTGAATATCGAGAGCGCCTTCGTAACTCGTTTTCCAGGCTTGAAGGACTTGTGAAACTTCTAGTATCCGTCTTGAGATCTTCGATCGAACAATTGGACTGGGATGATGTTGTACCTAAAGTTTTGATGAAATCACCATCCCTACAGGAACTGTCATTAGACTTAGACGTGTCATCTTCGAGCACAAGGTTTCCGAAGATTCAAGATGCAATCAAGAATCATTCCAACCTTGTTTCATTGAAGGTCCAATTGTTCATGTTTGATTTCCATACGGATCTGTTTGATTTCCATACAAATCTGAGCTCACTTTCGTTGTATCAAGTTCATACGCCCAATATTATCAAACTCATGCGTCTCGGTAAGTGCGACAAACTTTCATTTTTGTCATTTTACGGTGTTCTTTTTGACATTTCAAAGAGGGTTACCGAATTTATCTCAGAACTCGCTGCAATGATTGAGCGTTCAAACTGTATTGGTACCATCAAGCTCCGAGACTGTTTTATGCTGAGAATATACGTTAAAAAGGACGACGGATGTAAACTAGCCGACGCTATCCGTATGTCAACAAGTCTTCGTCTTGTTCAGCTATGCACCAATATGTTCACGGACGATGCCATTGAGTTGATTCGTGCTGCGTGCGAAGCAAGTGGACGTGTCGACTTGGACTTGCACAACGACTAGAACGCTCGTCTGATTACACTCTGTCGTACTTTTGAACTCATCATACAGGCCGCTTGCGAGCATTCGGGCAAAACCTTTTTTGCATGGATGAATAATGTGTTTTCAGTCTTCAGACGATTTAGTGAGTCCTTTGTGTTTGTTATGGATTGTGTGAAAGTAAACTTCAAACAGAATTTTCAAGACGATTGACATTACAAAAATCGCATTCGCGTGTTCGCTCTTCGAAAATATTTGCTTGAAAATAATGTATTCCTTGACAAAGTCGAAAAACATAATCACAGGCCATACCTTTTTCGTCCACACGTACAGAAACACCCCGATCGCTCTGTATACAACGAAAAAATGCAGCACGGGGTCGTTCGGGATCAAATAAATCAACATCAAGTACGTGAGCGCGTCTGAGATTTTGTCCGCCTGTTGATACGCCTCCGTTTTTGTCACTCGTTCCTTATTTTCCCATCCACCGTCCTTTCCAAACAATGCGTGTAACGATCCAATTCCATCCAAGAGCATTATGGCAATCACGAGCACGTACGGGTTCGTCGTCGGCCATTTTAGCACGACGAACAATACGAACGTAACGACGACCCGAATGATGTGTTCAACATACACGGCCGGAATCATTTTATTTCTTTTGAAAAACGTCTACGCAATTTTTTCACGACATGTAATAAATCATGGAACAACGGCCGCGTCTTCTTGAAACCCCGAACGGACCCGAACGGACGGACCTACCGTACGAGTTCGAAATCTGTAATTTTTTAGACGAGATTGATCATACGGTATTGTGTCCACAGTTTACTTTCACAATCCGTACGGAACACCCGGATCCGTTAAAAGACTTTTTTTACGAACAAAATTCTACGTACCCGCGCACGCTGTGTCGTCAATCTACCGAAGGAAATTGGGTGCTTGCAAACGGACACGTTCTAGGTCCGTCAATCTACTATAGAATTCACGCTTTCGAACGGACTTGGTTTGAATACTTTATTGGGTTGCCGTACCGTCAGTGTGTGGATATTACGGCCAAGTTGCTCGGTTCGAGTACGAACGATCGTGTTCCTCAATAATTAAAAATGGGCGCTGTGAAATCGAGAAGCACGACCGTATCGCAACCTCCGCCGTTGCCTACACGGTTTTCGTGGGAGGAATATGCTCGCCTACGTGAGCTCCCCGGACCGGTGTACGAAATCGCAACTGGGTTGTTCGTGTACGAAACGACGGTGCACGTACCCAAACCGAAAAAGAATGAAGACGATTCACTCGAGGAGGAAGAAGTACCCGAGATTCGTTTCTTTTCGGACGCACCGTACTTGTCCGAGGGGGTTGTGTATTTGAGTTTGTGTGGTTATAAGATTGTGTTTGAACATTTTCATGACCGGGGTGTCGAGGTGTATGAAAAAGTTCGTGTGGGGTTGTTTGTGCCGATTGGAAGTTCCAAACGGCGCCGTACGTTTTTCGTGCGGCCGCGTGTGTACGAACGGCCCGCTACGGATCCGCGTTTCTTCAAAGAATGTGGTGTCGATGCCGCCGAGTTTCTTGAATTCATATTTGATTGAAAAAAAAATTACACAGGTGTGTATGTAAAAAAAGCATAAAACAACAAAACATGTCGACTCCTTCAGGAACCTGGTCTTACACATCCACTCCCGTGCCTACTCAACAGGCAAAGTTCACAACGACGAACATTTCGGCCAAACGCGTCGAAGGTGCAGGGCTTTACCAGCGCCACCCTCTGGGCGCATCAGCGCTTCTTGTCCCTCCCGGATCGATTTCTGCGTACGCCGGTATTTCCGTACCTGGTGGATGGCTTCATTGCGACGGTTCCGCACTTGATCGCACAATCTATGCGGACCTGTTCGCGGCGATTGGTACCACGTTCGGAGCCGGTGATGGTGAAACGACCTTTAACATTCCCAACTTACGCGGTCGCAATATTATTGGTTTGAATTCGAGCGACTCTGATTTTGATCAACTCGGCGAGACGGGTGGAGAAAAGCGCCACACTCTTACGATTGGTGAGATGCCCGCACACACCCATACAATTACCGACCCTGGTCACGCACACGGTATTACTGATCCTTCGCACGCTCATGGTGTAACAGATCCTGGTCACTCACACTTTTATATAAATCAGGTGGGTGATCAGGGTGTGAACACATTAACTACCCAAAATGATGCCGCTGATCAGGCCGACTACACTCAGGTCACCAGTAGCAGCACAACAGGTGTGACTGTGAACGCGGCCGTGACAGGCGTGACTGTTAACACGGGTTTGACGGGTATTAATATCACGAATAGTACGGGCGGTAGTGAGTCTCACAACGTTCTTGACCCTTTCATGGCCCTGCGTTACATCATCAAGGTTTAAAAAAAATTGTGAACTCGTAATTAAAATAAAAACGTAAAAAAAAGAATCGAATGTCGACTCCTGCCGGAACCTGGTCTTCTACATCAACTCCCGTGCCTACACAACAGGCCAAGTTTACATCTACCAATGTGTCGGCCAAGCGCCTTGAGGGTGCGGGCGTCTATCAGCGTCACCCTCTTGGTGCATCTGCTCTGTTGGTACCCACTGGTTCCATCACGGGTTATGCGGGTATTACGGTGCCTGGTGGCTGGTTGATGTGCAACGGCGCGGCAATCGACCGTACAATCTATGCAGATTTGTTCGAGGCGATTGGTACTACATACGGCAACGGAGATGGCGAGACCACGTTCAACATTCCTAACCTCCTCGGCCGTACGATCATCGGTTTCAACCCGAGCGATGCCGATTTTGATGCTCTTGGTGAGATTGGTGGAGAAAAGCGTCACACCCTGACTGTTCAAGAAATGCCTTCGCATAATCATGGTGTGACCGATCCTGGGCACGCTCATGGTGTGACCGATCCTGGCCATGCTCACCAGTCGATTGTCCAAGACGGTATTCAGTACGGGCCCTCGTCTGGACTTGGTTCGATTTCGATGGCAGATGAACCTCAGACCACAGCTGCAACTTCCACGAACACAACCGGTGTTACAGTAAATACAGCGGTGACGGGTATTTCTATTCAATACACGGGTGGTGGACAGTCACATAACGTATTGGATCCTTACATGGCCTTGCGTTACATCATAAAAGTCTAAAAAAAAAATTAGGGTTGCCTTGTAAATAAAAAAACAACACGCAAATAGAATGTCGACTCCCAGCAACAATTTTGCTTCCACTTCCACCCCCGTGGCAACCTATTCAGGCCGCAATGTATTTGCGACCGTGAAGACGAACATGGTCCGTTCGAGTCTTCGCGCTGCCTACTTCTTCAAGGCGTACGGCACTACCAACAGTGTCACTAACTTCTCGTCCGGAGACGAACTGCCCGTCGTCTTGGGTGCCGTTGACGAAACTGAGACCAACACTGTGACCTACAACCCCTCAACCGGTGTGTTCACCGCACCCGTGAAGGGTCTATATTCACTCGAGGTGTGTTCCAGTGATTCTTCCCGTCTGTACCTGAAGGTGACTTCAGGCGGCTCTTCGTACTATCCCCTTTCAGGAGGTCACGGTTTCTCAGGTGAGATTGCACTCGAGGCGGGTGACGAGGTGCGTTTGGTCCTGTACGACAGCAATGTTGATGTGACTACATACCCTTCTCCCTTCCTGAAGTCGTACCTCACCCTGAACAACGCACCCGTGACTACGTTCGGCGGCCGTCTGGCTCTCGCACTGTAAATGTACAAACAAGTGTTCCAACATTTTCGTCGCATGCCTAAATTCATTGTTATAAAACATGCAAGTCATTCCGTTGAATGAATGTACACAAAAAATATATTATCGACCATATTCGAAAAATTTTACTCTTTCGAAAGTCGAGCAAGACCTCATCCGAAACGAGAAGAAGAAGAAGTCCTTTTCTTGCGACCAAGAGCAGATTCCGTCCATGCACATCCGTTCTTCTTCGCGAGTTTAAACGACACCTTGCGAGCACGTCTCGCGTCCCGAATAGCCTTGTTGGATTTCCTGCGGGGATCGTTCAGGATCAGCGTCGCGCGCTGATGAGCGGCCATGAGACCCTGACAGTCGACCGTACGGGTTCCTTTCGCACAGATCGGATACTTGTACTCGGGACCGCCGATGATGAAGCAGTCGTTCGGCATCTTACGGCGCTCGGACCTGCGCTTGGGTTTGCGCGACTCCCAGCCGATTGAGTTGGTCGCATTCATGTTCTTCGGATTCGTGCTACTGGATCCGAAAAACGCGTACGAGCTATATTGGCGCATATTTTATGTTGTTGTGTTTTTTTATTCGCTTCGCACATTTTTTTACCGACCGAACATTGTATGTAAAAACACGAGTTGTCGTCTTGGCTTTGATGCGATCCTCTGCGAACGCCTAACTTCACGTGCAGGTGCAGGTGCGGGTGCGGGTGCGGATGCGCCCGGAATAAGTCCGTCCGGTGTCATAAACATACTCCCCCATGGTCGTTCGTGGTCGTGCATGTTGTTTGCAGGAATTTGGTTCATAAATTGTGCAACTTCTTCTTCTGTTTTTTTCTGTTGGTGTTTGAGAAAGAAGCGCATGTTCTGGTCTGTTTGAGGAGTACGAGCCGTTGGTGGACGTCCGGTGACGAAGTGGTAATAATCTTGTGGATTCATCATTCTTTTAAAAAAGTTTGCATGACATTTTTTTCAATGCGCGTCGTGCCTTCCTTTTAGGCGATATTAAACCCACGTTCGGTCAAGAACGAACGCACGTCCGGCTCGAACGAGTCCGCGCATGACCAGCACTTGAGACCAGCGTCCCACTGTGCCGCGAACTTGCGCTTGAGTTCGTCCTTCACGTCGAATGTTTTCCCTTTCAACACGAGTTTGTTCCCGCTTGCACGAACAAGCGTGATGGTCGTTCCTGCTCCTCCTCCTCCGCTTGCAGCGGAATTTTCGATGCCAGCCGCTGTGGCTGCCGCCTGAACCGTTTCGGGTTCATACGTGGGCACTCGTGCGTTCTTGAGCATCAAATTCGTTTCAATCGCGCGACTGAGAAGCTCGTGCATGGCCGCGAGCTTTTGCTTGAGATCGTGCACGGTCAGTTCGAGTTGATTGAGCCTGTCTAGATTCTCCATGTTCTCGTGCGAGGTTGGGACGGCCATGCGGAACGTTACTTTCTTGTTTGGGTTTGTTGTCGTCGTAGTCGTCATTCCTTCATCTTCTTGCACCATCGCGGTTGCGTACGTCTTGTCGTCTTCGACAAAGCGGTCTGCCATTTTTTGTTTTTTGTGTTTATTTATTTCCAGTGTGGAACATGAGCATTAACAAGATCAAGAGTAGAATAAAAATAATGACGTTCAATTTCATCTCTTTGATACGGCGACGGTATAAGCACACATGGCACGCACACATCCGACAAGGCTGTGTTTCTTGGACAACTATACGTTCGAACTGAATGTCTTCTTCTTGTTGTTGTGACACTTGAATTCTCCGAAAGTCGGTTAATGGAGGCGGAGGTGGCGTCTCGACGACTGCCGTAGGAGGAGGAGGAGGAACAACAGGAGCAGCAGCATCAACATCATCGACGTTGCCGAACGCGACCCGGAATGAGGTGGGGCGGAATCTGCCAGCCATAATTTTTATAAAGTTATTTTAAAAAGCACGCGACTCTAAAAAAAATTCGTGTGTGCGCAAAACGATTCTACCGAAGTGAGTCTTTCAAAAGTCAAAAGAAATGGATCCGTACGTTATGCTTTTAAACGTTCCATACGTCGGACTGTATGCACTTGTGAATAGGTACATCCCGTCGTTTATCACACCGACGTTCGTGTCCGGCTTGGGAAGTTTAGTGGTGATTCAAACAGCAATCCTTTCGTTTCCGATGGCGCCCTTGTGGACACGTGCGTTGTTGCTGCTCGTGTTTTTGCTCGCGTGGGTCTTTTTGTTGGTGAGCATGATTACACAAATAGTTTGCGGGAAGGACATTGTTCGATTGGGCTGTTCGTTTTTGCGCACTGAACAAGAAACCAGGACGAATGACACAAACGATGGACAAACTCTGTCCGTTTGAGGTCATGCGACATCCCGCGTGTCAGCGTTTATCCATGGAGCTTCATAAACGGAATCATGCGGTTGTATGGGGTCCGTCCGGTTCGGGTGTGAGTATGTTTGTAAATGCGCACGCGGACATTTACTGGACATGTTCGGGTGCACGTTCGTGGGACGTGCTTAAGATCGTTTTGGATGATGACAACACGTCGTCGACCGAGTTGTTTCAGACGTACCCGGGCATATTGGAGAATTCGTACAAAGGAATTATCGTGGACCTCCCTGGATGTTGGAGCCGGAACGTGCTGCGATTCTTTCTGAACAAGATTTCGGAACGTGTGAAGGTCGTGGTTGTCTGTTCGGCTCCGATCAAAGACGTCGTGTGTATCCAAGTGGACACAAGCGACCCGAATGAGAACTTTCACTTTCTCCACACGAACCGACACTTTTTCCCGTACCTCCCGCGCGAACCGTTAGAGTTTGTGAACTTCACGTCCGAGATTCTTTCGCACTTGATGAGCCGGTTTCGGTATGGATGCTCCGGTATGGACACTCGTTCGCTTGACCGATTTTCTGTGAAGACATTGGCAGGTGCGCGTGCGCTTCTGGAGCACTCTTCGTTCGATGTGTCTTGCATCGGCGATTTAGTTTGGCAAGCGCGTGCGCTCGAGGTTCGTTCTTTTGCCGACCGGTATGTAGTCAACGGTCTCGTTTTGAGTTGTGCGGACCAAGCGGAAATCCGCGAGACTCTTTTGGCTGCCGTTTGGATTGCAGGTGTTCAAATGTTTTACTGAATGCAAAAAAAATGTCGTGTGAAAAAAATGTAGATGTCCGAGAGAATAAAAAATAAAACAATAAACAACCATGTCTGACTTGCATTTTGGTAAGGCTGTCGGGAGCCGCATTCAAGTGATGAACGGTACTGCGCACCACACTGTGGGTGGTTTGACCAAGAAGGACATTAAGGTGAAGCGCAAGAACGGCGAAATCCGTTATGTGTCCAAGAAGAAGAGCGCTCGTGCAGCCAGGATGCGCCGTTCGGGCAAGTTCCGCAACGACGGTTGGATCAAGGCCATCAAGATGGCTGCCAAGGAGCACCCCCACTGCACCGCTCCTGAGATTGCGCGTTACGCCAAGCCCATCTACGCCGCCATGAAGCGCCGCAGCAGCAAGCATTAATCAACAACGTTTCCGAATGAAGAAAAGTATATTATATATAAACATATATAACAAATGTCCGCAATTCTCGCGTGGGACGTTGGTGTTAAAAATTTAAGTTTTTGTGTGTACGCGCGAGATCATACGATTCTTGCGTGGGACGATCTCGACACCTCTATCCGGAGGGGTACGAGTCTTTCTCAAACTGTCCAGAAATTCACTCAGTTCCTGGACATTTTTTGTGCATCCGAACGGTTTGTCGGATTGCGCGGGCGGATTACGCACTGCGTGATCGAGAACCAGCCGAAGCGCAATCCAACCATGCGGGTCGTGAGCGGCATTCTCGGCACGTACTTTTTCATCAAGTTCGGATGGGCACCTGTGTACTACAACCCGGCGCACAAACTCGCCGGTGTCGATTTAGATCAGGCGTTCGAGTTTGGAAAGTCACGACGTCGAAAGGGCCGTTGGGGTTCGAAGGAGGCCGGGAATGCTTACCGGATGCGCAAACGTGCGAGCATTGAGGAAACACGCCGATTGTTACAAACCGATTCACGTTTCCGCGACTGGCTCGTGTTTTTCGAGCGGCACCGAAAGAAGGACGATCTTGGTGACACCTTTTTAATGGCAAGGGCGTTTTTACACGCGCCTCCGCTTGAAGTTGAAATGGAAGACGACGATTCTTCTTCTTCAACTGATGACCACCAAGACGAGGATGACGAACAACAACAACATGAAGAAGCGGAAGAAAATATGTGTCATCTTCGTGCGTTTATGCGGGCGCATCCGAGTCCGTGCAAGTCTAAGACGGCTCCATCCAATTCGGTTGAGCATTTCAAGTTTTGTTTGGAAGATCGTTTGCATAAGGAGTACGGTTCGGACAAGTCGTTGCAAGACTGTGTTGATCACATCGTGAAGAAATCAAAAGCCAAAGGGATTCAAGATTTCCGAACGAATTTGACTTGTGTGTGTGGACGATGTGAATGGACGTCGTGGATTTTGCACGAGCCGCACTGGAAAACCATGTTTCGTGCCTAGCATGTTGTGTATGTTCAAGCAATAAAAAACGAAAAAAAAAGATGTTTGCAGACGTGTGGGTCGGTGTGATTTACGCAACGGGAGCGTACCTCATCAAATACATGTACGAACAGGTTCCCGAACGGCTTGCGTGGGTGGACCCGATCGTGTCGAATTACAATGAAGTCGCCTTGCCGTTTTACACCGCGGTGTTGTTGTGTGTGTTGTTTGACGTCCTCACAGAGCCGGCTATGCAAATGTTTTACGCGTCTCGCTATTTCGATTACGTCCAAACGCTCGCGCTCGTACGGCACCGTCGGTTTCGTTTCTGGAACTTGCACGTCTTCCACCACTCGACCGTACCAACTATTTTGCGGGCGAGTTGGGATGATCAGTACCTCATCCGCTTCGTTGTGTTTCTCGTTGGTTCGAGCGCGGCAATCTACGCGAGCTCGAACCAATCCGTTCAGAAGAAATTGTTTTCGTCCGACTACGTTTCGGAGTTATCGCCGGTCCAGTGGACGCAGTATCTGATCGTTCTAGTGCACACGATTCGTACGACGAACAAGCGGAAGCGTTTTTGGTTCGGGATGTACGCGTGCGTGTTCGTTGTGTGTACGTATCAATATTTTCATTCGTTTTAATAAATCTAGTAGTAGAAGTGACCGAACTGAGCGGGTACGGGCACCACACCGGGCACACTCACCGTCTTGGGAGACTCGAAATACTGGGGCATCATGGCGAGGTACTTGGTGATAAACTTGTTGTCAGCTGGTACAGCGGGGTCGGCCACGGAGCGCTTGATACCCTCGATCCAGTACACGCCATTAGGAGTCTTGAAGGCAAGTTGGAAAAGGGGCACGAGCAGCATCAGGAAGTACAGCCAAGGACCGAACATGAAGATACCGAAAATGTAGAGCAGAGAGATTAGAATACCTGCAGTGGCGTTCACATCTGTGTACCCAAGCTTCGCACGGACGTCCACGTTGTTGTTCAGGGTCCAGGATGTGATAATCGCAAGCACGGTCAAAGCAAACACGATCCAGTCCCAGACTGAATACTTCTTGGGCTCGGAGCTCGCGACGGAACCAGCGGCCGTGGCGCCGTCTGTAGCTTCGACCACCTCTTCCACTGCTTCATCGCCTTCTGCAGCAAACGGCTTCTTCACATAGCTCATCAGATCCTGTACGAGCTTAACAGCCACGGGTGCTGCGTTCTCATCCGTTGTTGCTGTGCCGAAATCCTTTTCACCCTTTGCCGCCTCGGCAACCGTTGCAATTGCGTAACCAGCAGGACCGGCGACGCCGCCCAAAAAGGTCTTAGGGTCGAACATGTTTTATTGAATTAACTTTTTTTTAAGAATCGGTCGCGGATATTTTTTTTTCCGTTTTCGGAATCAATTGCACCTCAAAAAAATTCGTACGTGTCATTAAAACAAAAAAAACAAAAACAAAATGTTCAAGGCTCCAAATGACATGTTTTTCGAGTCCAAGCAGGGACAGGGTACTTTTAATTTCAAGGGCCGTATCAAGGGCGAACGCATCGAAGCAACGAGTTTGTCCGCGCCCGAACTCGATTCGATCTCTTCCCAGATTGAAGATATGCGAGCGCGCATTTGTGCGTTGTCAACCGGTGGCGATGCAGTACTACAACCAGCCACCGTTTCGTCTTCATCAAGTACATCATCAGACGACATTCTTTCACAAATTCAGGACGTACGCGAACAGCTCCGTTCGGCTGACCTTCCCGGTCTGCTCGCACAAATGGACGAGCTTCGCACGTCGTGCAACAAACCGTCCGCTCCCGTCGTCGTCCCCCAAGCTCCCCCCCAAATCTCTATCCAGCAGCTCACGAAGCTGCAAGACCAGGTTACACGTCTGGTCGGTCAAATGAACACCTTACAGGACCGTATGAGCATCCTTGAAGGACGCATTCGTCTCGAGCCGTCTAGTAGTAGTAATACGAATGTCATCGAAACAATCACGGACGTTGTGGTGGGTGCAGCTGCCAATGCCGTCGTGAACCGCGCGGCAATGAAGCTCGAGGACATGGTCTCGCCGGGCGCCCTGTACAACCTGCGCAAGGTCTCCGAACGAGGCCCGGTCAAGTACGCATGGTAAGTAGTAACCAAATTCACCATTCATCGCTCTCCAGCATCTCTTGAATTGTAAGTAATTCGGATTCGATGAATTCGACAATCATACTATCTTTTGAACGTTTGTCTGCCTCGCCAATCACCTCCATCGGTTCGACGTCCCAGGTGGATGTCGATACGTACCGCCTCCCTACGTGTTGCGCACCAAGACTCGTGACGGGCACGAGCGATACAGCCTGAGACTCCCAGCCCATGTCCGCAGGTGATCCGGACTCGCGCTTAGCCAGATAATAATAAGTCACTCCAGAATCGCGCTTTAGGATCGCAAACGCACCGTTGCTTGCATTGTGTTCGCGCGTGCCAGACGTGTCGTCGAGGCAGTTCCCCGTGTACCGTTTCAATGACACCAACAAGCCCGTCTCCTCGTACGTCTCGCGAATCGCCGTCTTGCGGAGATCCTCGCCGGGATCGCGCGTGCCTTTCGGGAACGTTGACGTGTACCCTACGAATTTGTTCGTAGGATGCACAATCCACAAGCGCCCGTCTGGCTCGAAGATGATCGTGCCTGCAGCCGCACCGTCATGAAACACAGGCGCGTCCTTCGAGAGCTTCATAAGTGTTTTCATCACTGACGGTGTCAGTTTCGCGGACGTGTACGACAACCCTTTCTGGCCGGGAACGAACGTCGCGACTTGGTTCGGGTCCTTGTGGGTCGCACGTATCGTCGGGACCGACGGTACGCGAATAAAACCGTTCATTCCGCACGAGGAGTCTGCCGCCGGGTGTGGCACGTTCAACGCAATCTTGAGTTTGTTAAACCGAGATTTTAGTATCCGCGCGTTCTCCGGACGGGATCGGAACCGGCATTTTCTTGACTCGGATGTTCCACCACAACCTGCGCTCGCGCCCGGAGATTCCTCTGGCACGTATACCCAGTCGTGACACACTATATGATTGGTCGCATCTTTGAAAGATCGAAGATGGTAAAACCTGCCCATGCACGGCGCGAAGAGAACCTCGTACTCGCCATACTCGGAGATTCCAGCCCACGTGCCTTCGACATACAACACGCGCGCGCCCGGCATGACGCGGATGATGTGATGGCAACACCCGGATTTGTTCTCTGACTCCAACGGTTTTACGGCGAGAGACTGTCGGTCAAAATTTGTGTACCAATCGTCCGGGCCCGAAAACAAATCGGAGCGAATCGTGCTGCTGTGAAACGCTCCATTGTCTAGCGTCGAACTCGGATAACCACGGAATACCACAAACGGTTCCCGCACGGGCGGGATGTTTGAAAACACGTCTTTCAAGAGCGTGTTGCAGTGCCGGATTTGAAATGTTTGAAGTTCGTGTGGCTCCACGCGGTCAAGTAAGAGTTCGTTGATCATCCGACTGCCCTTGCCACTCGTGTAGTAGAAAATCGACTTCTTCTGTTCGATGCTCAGACCGTGCATGTATCGAACTACGTCGCGGAAAATGGCTGGATACGACGTCGATTCGTGATAATTTTGAATGTGCGACGGATTGTGGCAATGCTCATCAAACTTGGTGTTAAAGGTTGCTTCGTTGATATCCGTATCCATCGCGTAGCGAATGGGAGCTTTGCGCGGGTCTTCGGTAATCAACGTACGGTACCCTTCGTCTCCGACCAACTTCTTCAGTTCTCTCCGAGCGGACGGCTTCCGCTCGCGCGCCTTCCAGATGAACTTTTCACCCCCCTGCAAGTACAACTTGAATATTTTATCGTCCAGACCAAGACGCTTCCGGTACATGGCAAAGTCTCTGCACGTATTGCAAACGACAGACACTTTTTTAAGCTCTTCCCGTTTCATATTCCGAATGATCTCGTACGCGAACGCATCTCCTTCGTTCGAAGGAGTCTGCGGTTTAAAGATGAACGTCTCAAGACGAGTCAGTTCCGCCGTAAAACGAGGTTTTGGTATATGCACCTGAAAGGCTCCAGTGATCTCGAGCCGTTGTAAGTTCCGGATGCGCTCAGCATCGTCGGGCACGTGCAACTCCCCCACGTCTTTCATGGTGAGAGATTGCATCGCGGGGAAATGAAGTCCGAGTTGAAAGTTCGTGGTCAAGTACTCGTTCGTACCATCCAGTCTCACTTTTTTGCAAGTGAAGTTTCGGGAACCTCCCGACTGAAACTGAACTCGGTGAATCACAGTGTTCTGAAACGTCAACCACTTGTCAATTTTTCCCCAGTCGCCTGGATTGAACGCGTCAGCCTCGAATGTGCAATTCTCGAAGAGCAAGTACTCACTCCGAGGGAAACTGAAGCCTTTTAGTTTTGTTGTAAACGTCACCCCACGAAACGTGAGAGTCTGTGCATGGATTGTGTGCGAAGTGTCAAAAATATCGAGAAAGTACTCGAGAGAATGGTTCGACTCGATTACGATTTCTTTGGATGTGTTCATAAGACTCACAAAGTTTTTCTTGTACGATAAAGTGACATCACTTTCACGAAGTTTGTAAGTCCCAGGAAAATGAACGACTTTTACGTAGTCCGTCTGTACAAGAGAGAATTTAGGAAGAACATCTTCCAATTTCGTTACGGTGGTTGTGTGATCGGACGAGTCCGTCCATGTGAACGCGAGATCTTGTCCGGGTACATGAAGTGTTTGCACATCGGGATTGCTCGCCCAAAAAAACCCTTGGTAGCTATGATAAGGGTCCATCGTTGTTTTTTTAAATTACACGTGTATATTTTTTTTCGCTTGATGCGAATGCGAACGGACCTAGCTAGTGTAGTAGTCGGTTGAAAAGAAATACAGACGCGTCCGGTAGCTCGCGCTGTACGTCCTCGATGTTCGAAAGGAGATCGTCTATAAAAACGACGTGGTCGAATCGGTAAGAATACTTGTATCTCCACATCCACAGTAACAATCTTCCTTTCGGATCGCCTGATGTACACACGAGGTCGTGCGGGACATGTACGCCCACTTTGGAAAGGTGTGTTTCGGTAAGTGCCGATAAATCAAAGTCACGCGCCGTCAAAAAAAGAATGCCCGATTCTTCGTCCGTGATCCGTTCAAGAAATATGGGCAAGAAAAACGAATCCGTGGGAACCGGTTCGGACGACTGCACGAGTTCGCGCCATTTTATCAAGGCTTGGTCTTTCGGATGTTCGTCGTCCCAAAACGTACGTGCGATTTCTCGAAAATAAAGAACCGTTTCGTCCACGTCGATTACGTATAGCGTACGTTTTCGCACGGGCAATTGTGCAAAGTTTCGAATGGTTGTGATGAATGACATTTTTTCTTTATGGCGTGGACAAAATGTGTAACAACGTCTTCGGCACGTGACGGGCACTTTTCGGAACGTTTCCGTCCTTGACCCATTCGTACACTTCCGGTACGACGTACGAGTTCTTGAGGACCGTTTTGGTGTTGTGGAAGAATTGCGCAGTCTGTTCGAGCGCTTGTTTCACGTCCTTGGTTACAGCAGCGCGCTCGAGGAAGGTAATGTTTGCGTAGTACGTTCGGAGGTCTTTCGTGGTAATGTCGAAAGAAGAAAGACAACCGTTCACGTCGCTCGCCGTCGCTTCGAACACGTTCTCGTTTTTCGAAGTTTCCCGCACGAGCCGTTTGAGTTGTTTGACGGTCGTCGGGCATTGGACGACAGATTCGTTGTGCACGCCCTTCTTGCCGATGAATGAAATTTTACACGAACGGGGCCCGAAGTGAAAGTGTTGGGGAGTTAAAGTGGTGAGGCCGTAGTGTTTGTATTTACGACAAGAATCGTCACTCCCGATGCGAAAGTTGCACAGCTTGATCAGCCGCAATATAAGTGCGCACTCGTCGCCGGACTCGGACATGAAGTCTTCGACACGTTTAATGACCTTGGCGACCTTTTGTACGGTCGCCTTGCGTTTGTTCGTACGAGCTTGTTTGTGTTCGTGCGAATAAATGTACTGTGTGCGGCCTTTCGTGTCCACACCCGTGGCTAATAACTTGTCCGTGAGATGAAACCGTACGTCTTTGTACCCGGGAGGCACGTACACCGCACGGATTTTCTCGATGACTGCGGAAGAAGCAGCACGGCCTGTTTTTTCGTCCACGTACGTCCGTCTGTGCTTCACGTACGGCGGCATGAGATGTCTTTTTTAAATCTGCAAAATCGATTTTTTTTCCACGTTCGCGTTTTTTTTAGAAGATCACGGTGGGGAAAGGAATCTGGTCCCATAGGCGTACCACGGGGTTCACCACCCACTTCTTGATACGGTTCAAGACGGTCTTGCGTTCCTTCTTCCAGCTCACGTGGATCACCACGGCCTCGTCAGGGTCCATGCGGGGGCGCAGCTCGCACTTCACACCGGGCATCTCGTGACGGATCAGTGCTGCAATGTCGCGCACACCATTCTTTGCCAGCACGCGGCGTGCGAACTCAATCTTCAGTGCGGCGAAGGCAGCATCCAGATGCACCGAGTTACCGCGGTCGCGGGTGCAAGCCAGGTAGGTGATGGCGGCACGTGACCGGGAGAACTTCTCCACGTAGTTTGCAAAATCAATGTTGCGGGTCCAGGTCAACTCGAACTGGCAGTATGACTGGTCCTCCTGGGCTGCAATACGGGCAGCAGCGGCCACCTGGTCCGCGATGTTGTTCAGGTGCAGTGACGAGGTGTGCTTCAACACGTTGGACCACCACTCTGACTGGGCAGCCAGAGAGATCGAGTCCTCTGCGTTCTTACGCTGCACACGGATCGAGCGGGTAGCATCCTGCACCGAACGCAGCGCGTCGGCCGACATGACCGGACGACGGGGGATAGGGGCCAGCTCGTCCACGGGCGGGGGCACCGCAGTGACAGCGGGGGATGACGGAACCTCAGCGGACACCACAGGCGCCGCGGGGATTGTAATTTCTTCAGTAGGGGCAGATGACATTTTTTTTTACTGAAGGTCGTGAAGAATTTTTTTTTGAAAATCCAAAAAAGCCGGCCAGTACTTTTGTCATCACACTCATCGAAAAATAAATAATGTCCCTTCTCGAAGCCGTACGTGCATCGATCGCGAAACAGCAACGCGGGGAAACCCTCTCCGAACTCGAACGAGTCATCCTGCACGAATCCGTTCAGGCCGATTGTGAAGAAGTCAAGCGGTGGAAGAGTGCCTTCCGCGAGTTCGAGCAACTGCGCGCGGATGCCAAACTTCCCCCCATCGAACCCGTTCGTGGAGGAGGCATGAAGTGCTGGCACGGCGCAGACGAACTCGTCTGCACCGCCATGGACGAAGGTGGCTACGGATACTTTGAGCATCCGAACACCGGATCCACAGAGCGCCTGCACACTTCTGAAGTGACCACACGCAGCCCGTTCGGAAACTTTGTGCGGCTGCGTGACGTCCCCGTTGGAGGCACTTTCTACTGGAAAGACTCCACGCACTGGCGTCCGTTGGTAGTCACGTCTTTTCAGGAGGACAACGTCTGCACACTGCCCATGCGCGGCGGGAACGTGTTTATTAGCAACGGTTTTCTCGGCGAACTGGTGTCGTACTTTCCCCCCGAATGGTGCGGTCAAGGATGGAGCTTGAACCCGTTCACGCGCGAACTGTACATCAAGATTCCAGCATGGACCCGGGCGGCCGCGTCCGAGCACCGCACGCGCAACCAAAAGGAAATTGAAGGCCATGCGAATGCCACGTCGGACATCTACCCAGGTCTGTACTACGCCTTCCAGTTCCTCAAGAACCACCCGGACTTTGTATTCCGTATCCCACACTTCGAGTACACCGTGTGGACGTCAGTGAACTCCTGGGCACCGAGTTATTGCTGGACCCGTGCCCAAGAGATTCCCGAAGGTGCCGTTCCTGCCTGTTGGAAATACGGTCGTTGCACGGCGTTGCAGCTTGCGGCTCCGGAAGTGAACTGCGGGTGGTACATGACCCCGGACGGCGTTCGTTTCACCGGTACCAATTTGAAGATCTCGTACGGATCTTCCGTGGAGCACATCGTCTCTCTGAAACAATTTCGTTTCGGCTGCACGTCGGTTTCTTTCGAGACCGATGCAGACCTCCAGGTGTTTGCAGACGCGTACTTCGCAAACTCGAAAGACTACACGGGTGTTGTCCCGGCAATGCGTGTGCAGGCGGTTGAGACTTCTTCTTCTTCCACTGCTTAAAAAACCGAACGGGGACTTATGAGTTATGTGTATATAATGAATGAAAGCGAGAGAGTATGCCACATTTTATTGTGTTGGATGTCGAAACAACCGGGTTGGACAAACGGTCCAGTCGGATCATTTCGATCGGAGCCAAATTGCTAGGATCCGAACGTGTTGTTGATTGCCACCCTTTACAACCCATGCGGACGCGCGACGTCTTTCACGCATTCATCAACCCCGGACACACAAACACCGCTGTCGACATTAACCTCATCCCGGACGCGCATCTCGCCAAGTTCGCACCGTTCGGAGACGTCATTGCAGATTTCTGGGCGTGGATTTTAGAAATATACCAAGCCCGATCGGAGCCGATCGTGTTTATAGGGCACAATTTTGATAGTTTCGACGAGGTCATGCTCGACGTGGAGCATTCTCGACACGGATGTCGGAATCTCATACCCACACGAAAAATCCCCATGTTCAAATTGGACACAATGAAACTCGTGAAATATGTTCTCCCCCAAACGATCAAGTCCGTGCCGTACGGTCTCCCAGTCGCCTTCCACGGTCCGCAGAGTTATCGTCAGGCAGACATTTATGAATTTCTCTTCGGCGAAGCCCCGTCCATGCAGCATTCCGCACTCGGCGACGTAACGGCACTCGAGCGGATTCTCATGCATCCGAGTTTCGCTCGCGTGTTGACGCAAATCGAGCATCCGGATCCTTTAGTTATGGGTTATTTGTAAACGTCAATACTAAATACAAAAAATAAATGATATACATCGCTGATCTTGGTCGTTGGTTGAAAATCCGTCCGGACTCAAACCTCTGTGGACTCCTTTGGACGGTGCATGACGTCCGCCCGTTCGCCGTACAGCGCGCGTACCATGCGCTCGGAAATGCGGTCGCGAGCCGTACGAGCAGCCCCGGCGACACTTCGTACACCTACTACTTCATCTCGCCTCGTACGGCTGCCGGGCAGTTTGGTGAGGAAATTGATCTGACGCGTCAAAACGTCGTTGACTTTTACGACAGGCGTGACGCGATCCTTGTCGAGCACAACATTTACAACTCGAGCTGGTGGACAGACGCGCGTTTCGAAGTGTCTGACGAAAACGAGATGATCAAACTCCCCACGTCGAACCCGCTCGATCGCGCAGACTATCCGATCCTCGGATACTCGTACAACCACCACACGGGGCGTTTCTACCCCGGACGACGCATCACACAGATGCTGAATGACCATAAAACTCAGCAGCAGCAGCAGCAACAGCAGCAACCGGACGAGAACGTGATTGCGTTCGTTGAAGTTGATGCTTAAAACGTATGGATGCGTATGTGTAAAAAAATGAAAAGGGCAATTGTACTGCTTGAATTTTACCAACTTGAATCAAATTTGTCTTTAGGCGAAGAAGTTGTGGAAGTCGTGTGCGTGACCCAACGAGCGTATGAACGGGTACTCTCGAAATTATGCGACAACGAATTTCCCGAACAGATCGTTACGCAACTCCCGTCCAAACCCGTTCGGGTGCGTTTTGGACTTGGAGGAGAACCGTTTGATTTTTCGAAACTAAACCCCAACGGAGAACAAACGCTTCGGGACATTCTGCCCAGCCCACCCATCGACATTGTCGTGCAAGACATTCAGAACCTTTGGAATTTTAAAACCAAATACGTACAGACGCCAAACGACATATTCGCACAACCAAACGGGGACGCGTACGATTCGATGACACCACCGGACGATCAACATATCCTTGGAATACTCGAAATAGTTAGGTGTCTGTATGCTCAGCAACTCGTGTACATGCACCAACCAAACCCGACCGTGCGCACCGCACGGACATTGTACGTTCGTGGAGGGGGCCAGCACGGGACGATTGCTTGGGGGGCACTGAGCGCTGTGCTACGCCAAGCCGAACAGCCGTTTGATCGATTCGCGGGCGACAGTTTCGGATCTGCGCTCGCCGTGATGGCTGCACTGGATTCGTCCGGATCTGGACACTTGTTTCTTGACCGCGTCATCGACGTATGCCACCATATGAATCTCGACGAAGAAGACCGCCCGTTGAATCGCGAAGCGGCGCTTGAATTCGTTCAATTCAGTCTTCACGAACACATACACAAGACGCTTGGGGAACTGAATCTGCCTGTCGACATTCTCGTCTCGAACATTAACACGGGCATCGAACACACTGTTTGGAACGCCCAGACGATGCCGAACGTCACACTCGGAGACGCCCTTGTCGCATCGATGAGCATTCCTGTGTTCATAGGCGCACATTCGGGCTGTTTTGACGGCGGCCTTACTGCCAATATTTACACAGACGGTCTCACATCCAATAGCGTCGTGATCACTCTCGGCTGTTCTTCCATGGACTTGACAAAACTCGCGGGAGTCGCTGGAGCGTGTGGATCCGTGCTTTGTGAAATCGTTTCAAATTGGCAGGAATTGTCTGGACAAACAGGGCACCGTTCGATGAACGGTGCCAAACAAATTTTGCTGACCGTACTCGACCCGGACGTGTCTATTCTAGGCGGATCCGTCGGAACGACTTCGTGGCACGTCCTTAATTTTCAGCACGGATTCGATGAAGCGATTTCTCAATGTTGTTAAAATCGTTTTTTTTTAATAAATGCCCGGGCGGTTGCAACGGAGTGTGTCGCGTGGGTCGCGCGCGTCAGACGTCTGCACCACACTTCCAGTCTTGCAGTTCGGGAAATAATCGGGTGCCGCAACTAGACCGTGCTTTTCCAACGCCTTGACGTCTGGGTTTTGTGTTACACCATCGTCCGACAAGAACGGCTGGCTCGGGTCACGCAGCGTCCCGACGAGCATATGCCCCATTGACGGAAAGTCCGGAACAAGTTTGAGCAAGTCTTTCGGCTTCGCATTGCCCGAAATAAAGTCGCCCATCGTCGGCCGACCGAACGCAAACGCCGGTGACGTGTTTAATTCTTCAAGTTTGTTGATATTCGCGGACAAGAGATCTCGAGCGACAGTGGCGTCTATTTTCTCTTCCGGATTCAAAAGAGGCGCCCCGTGGTATTTCGGAGGCTCGGGTTTCTTCTCGGCTGCTTTTTCTGTTGCTTTTTCTGCTGCTGCTGTTTGTTCAGCGTCTGTGCTGCCGAACTTGGACATGGCTTCGCGGATTACAGGCGCCCACGAGTCCGTTCGTGTAATGATGATACACACGAGTAACCCGACAACGAAGATGAAACTGTTTTGATGTTTGAAACTTGCAACGAATGACAAGAACAAGATCACGAGAGCGAGAAGTGACAATACGAATTTGGACTCGACAAACATTCTTCTTTTTTCATTCGGCGGAAATACATTTTTTATATACGCGCGCGCTTCGAAACATTCAAAACACAAAAACGTCAGCGCGCTCATTCGTGTAGAAGAAATAGCAACCTCGTTATAGCCCACACACACATACACACATACCGGGGAACGAACGGGGGTCGTTATTCATTCATTCATTCGTTCGTTCATTTTCATTTGTAAAAAATTTAGGCGATATGCACATTTCCTCCTCCAACAACCGAGAGAAGCCGCTCGAGCATGCGGTTGAGTTTGACTGCAACATGAACGTCGAGGAATGTTTCGATCTGTGCGGGGGCGAGTAAAGGTACACTCCGGCCAAACGGATAAATCGTTTCGATACCACGCAAATTTAGCACGAGGTCACGAACGTCTTGCACGAGCAACCGAACAGCCGATTGGAGTGTTATTTCGGGAAACGATGCGGCCACGTACGGAAACAAATGGACCGTCTCGAGCACGTCCCTGTACAGTTTATCTTCGCGGATATCTCCTGTAATTTCGTCTACCCAACGTGTGCTCGAACGGAAGTGCACGCGACTCAACTCGACACGGATGGATTCGGATGTATTCATTTTGATTTTTGTTATGTACATTGCAAAAAACTCGTAAACACTTTTAAGCGCCTCTACGAAGTTTAAGAACTATACCTCATTGGAATGAGTCCTGACACGTCGTAGTTGCCGTTCATATGCAGCAGTATGTTTGACAGGCCGACGGCGGCATTGTAAGCGGTCACAAACCTGATCGTTTTAAAACGTAATAATAAATGCTTCATCACACGTTCCCATTTCAGAAAATGTTCGGGGGCGTACATGTACACGCGGATTCGTATAGATTCCATTTTCGTTGTTTTACTTTTGCTTTTTAACGCAACAATCCTACTGTAATCGAAAGGGCGCGCATCAACTCCTTACACACGGCTTGTTCTGCCTCGGCAATCGTCTTGGCCGAACGCTTGACCCGATGGCGCTCCAAACGAGTTCCGACAGGAATCGATTGAATCGATTCGAGCAAGTTCGGATCACGATAACCCCGCACTCTGAAGTACTCAAGGCGTTCAGGACTGTACTCGCACAAAAGCTCGACGTGGTGTGTGATTTGTCTGCGCGACGTCGGTGTGGGTTGGACAGACGTTTGGGTGTTCGTCCATGTGAGATTGCTAAGGATTTGTTTTGCCTTGAGACGCACAACAAAGTCTTTGAAGTTATTGTCGACACGCAGATCGTGCATGACGTCGTCGAAGCGAGAACGGAGTGTGCGCCACAAAAAATCTGTGCATTTCTGTAGTCCGCAGTGCAAAAACTTTTGCTGGTCTTCGAATAGGGCCCCGAGAAAACCCTCGAACACGTTCTCTAGCAAATCGTCTGCGACAGTCATGCCCGGACTCTTTTTCACGAATTCCGCGATGCCCATGTGTCGACACAATTGGGCTAGACCAGATTTTTGCTCGACGTTGATGCGCACGCGCGACAAGAACCCTTCGTCCTTGTCCGGAAACAGCCGGATCAAAATCATGGCAAGACTCGCGTGGATGATCGAGTCTCCGAGAAACTCGAGCTTTTCGAAATTGTTGCCGTACACCGGGTGCGCACCTTCGCGCGTGTAGAACGGGTGTACGTGTTCTTGTTCGGACATGAACGTTGGGTTGTAAACGGACGCATGGGTGAGTGCCGCCCAGTATAAAGAGAGGTCACGCGGAACAATCGGATACAAAATCCGTTCGAGCTCCGAACGGGTGATCGGAGGCTGGCGCAACATCGAGAAACGAAAATTTGTATTTTCTTCATTCATAAAAAGATAATCCACAATGGCTTCTGAACTAACAACGGCAACTACGACCAGCACGAACCTGTACGGTTCTCTCAATCGGACTTTGTTCGGAAAAAGTGACGCGTTTGTTACAATTATGGGTATGCAGTTTATGACCGCGTTTGTAATGCTCGTGTTTGACCCGATTATGCTCTGGCTCATGCCGGACAAGCAGTGGTCTCACTTCGATATTGTCCTGCCAGACTGTGACAATGAGAACAATGAAAGAACAACTGTCAAGATGGCCGCCCTGCTCCGCAAAATCATTATGCTCGTTACAGTCGTCGCGATTTTTCATTACTTGTAAGTTAGCTGCCAAACGAAGAAGAGCCCTGCACCACAAATGTATGTATATGTGTGTTGTCGAATGAGTTTCATTTCAATTTTGTAAAAAAAATGTATATAGCAGATATGTAAAAAAAATGTCAGTTGTACTGAAGTACTATGATGGTCATTCTACAGCTTCGTCCTTGGAAAAGGAAGTATCGTACGATGAAGTTATGAAATTAGACTATAAAACCCATGTAAAATCGATCACGATTCATATAAACTCAATGACGAAAGAAGCGAATGATTCGATAAGGGAAAAAAAGCAATCCAGAACCGATGGTGACATCATAATCGTTGGAGAATACGATGGACAGTCATTTCCCGAATTCGGTTTTGCTATATTGGCAAAACTAAATCCTGTAAAGATCACATTCAACGGAATCCGTTTTGAACACAAGTGTGTACGTGAAAACGTCTTTTACGATTTGTTGACAGTCGTTTATAACAGGTGTGTATTTGCAAGTGTTCGGGCTTGTATATTCGGCTATAGTGTCACCTTGAGTTCCTGCACATTGGTTGATCTTGATGCAACGACCGAGGAAGACTTAACTCTCTCGACAAATGTAACAGATAGCTTAATTATCACGAATGAAAATGACATCCCAACACGTTATATCCCAATAATGTTCCCTCGGCTTAAACATCTAAGTATAGACACACGCCCATCTTCAAGACCGATTGACTTTCATGGTGTATCCAAGTGCTATCAACTCAAGTCATTATCTATAAGCAAAGCCAGCCCCATAGACCGTCGGAGCATACCAGCATCAACAGTAGACCACATGACAGCATTGTCTTCAATCAAACTGCAACTTGATGATCGATACCTCAGTTCATTGTTGGCGAAGAAGTTAATAACAATGCAGGGGTTGTATGAATGTCTCGAATTCGCGGTCATGCCAAACGCCTTTACTGCATTGGACTTGCTGGAGAATCTTGATCTTCGTTTTGCAGAAAAAATACATCTGGATATATGGGATCCGGTCGTACCCTCTGATTTTTTAATTAGAATCATGTCAGGAGATGCTACACCAAAGCGTGTAACGATCGATTTTATGGTGCAACCGAAAATGCCTCTTCAAATTCCGGATCTGTCTCGATTGTATAATCGGGGATCTAAATTATCAATTTCGCGTTCATCATCTACAATGTTTCGCATTTATGCATTTTTCGGAGAAGAACAATTCCCTGGACATGTGTTTGATCAAATCCAATTGTCAAGTTTGACATGTTCAGATGAAATACCGGAATGGATGGCTCCAATATACCGAGACTATGAAATGTATATGCCCAGACGTGTTCCAGTCGCGACCATCCCGCCCGAAATATACAAGATGATAACAGACCGAGGGGGGGTGGCGGCGATAAGAGGGCAAAGATTGCCGAAACGAAGACTCAGTGAGCTTGCTGGTCTGGTTGGTGACGGAGGAGAGGGACGGGAAATGAGTACCGTAACATTCCGTCCGCATACGGAAGGACGAATTCGCAACGTAAACACGTACACGGACGAACACGATGCAGAGTTTCAGGCGCAATTTGCAAGACACGTGGGTGTTGATTACACAGACGCCGATCCTAGAATCCCCGAAATCTTCCGAGAGTTATATATTTGGATAAAAAATCTACCCGAGAACGACAAGAAGTCTATTTTCTATTATACATCCGGTCATTCGTCGCGTAAAATCAACCAAGTGCTTGCGGGAAAGGGGGGCGCCGGCAACCTATCCCCGCACCAGCTTGCGTATTTAAAAACGCTCTTACGTGTTTACGCACGTGCTCCGCCCGTCCGTACGGCCTTTCGTGTGTTTCGAGGATTTCCACATGATCTGGATGGAGGTATTTTTAGTAGTACGTCCATCAATAAGGAGATTGCACAAAAGTTTCTTATCGATTCATCTGTTAAACAAACAGGCGATTATGTGAAGAATCCACTTGGTGTGAAAATCGGCAAGTGTTGCATGCACGTGATCGAAGTAAAACCCGGGGCACGCGTACTCTTTTTTCCAGGCGGGATGAAGCAAATAGCGGAGTACGACGAGGCCGAAGTATTGATTGCGCCATTCATGGGACAATTCGTACGTTCGCGTACGACTACAAATGATGGAGGATCCCATACCATGTACTGGACGTACGAACCGTACAGTGATGAAATGATTTCTAGAAATTTAGAATTGTTTGAATCGGAAAATAGACCGCCGCCTCAAATCCGAAAGTCTTCCCGTATTGCCGGCCAAGAAACCGTAGGACGTGCTGTCGCTCTAAACATGCGTCACCCGGCTGGTTTCCACAAAGGCAGTGAGGTCGTCATCACGAAACCGCACGTTCCAACCGATCGAACCACGTACAGGAATCCGCACGAAATCGCAACGTTCGTACCCAATCAGATGGACGTTCCCAGAGATGCGCTATCGGATTCCGAACCGTTCTTACGCGTGATACCTCAAACGGCTTTTGCGTATTTGTATAAACGTAATGTGGACACTTTAACCGGTCAAGTCCCTTTCGTTGACAGCCGAATTACTCCCGATACGAAGCTTCGTTGGGGGGCAGGGCTGGTCATCTTCGAACCGGACGGGCGCGTATGGATCGCTCATCCCACGAACGGATTTGGTGGTGACAAAGCCACGTTTCCAAGGGGCACGTACGACGATATGGATATGGCAGACTTGCGCGCAACTGCGATCCGTGAAGTTTTCGAAGAAACGGGAATCATGGCGGCAATTGTGTCATACGATGCGGATGCACTCGTGAGTATAGATGATGACGAGACTCGAGCGTTCTGGACGCGTGAACTTACCGGATCAGGGGTTTTTGCTGAAATAAATCAAGACGGATATAAGCGTGTGCGCTACTACCTCGCGCGGAGAGTTGCGGGAAGTCCAGTAGGAACAGGATGGGAATCCCAAGCAGTCTCATTGGTACCTGTAAACAAGCTTCGAGAACTCAAAGTCGGCACTCGGTTTTTTGATGATAACACAGAACGGCCGAATGATGACAACCATTTGAACGAATTCCTCTTAGATGCTACAGTCCAGGCGCGAATCATGCAAAGTTACGGTGCAGGATATTTCACAACAGCACCCGTTATTACGACAACTGCTGTTGTTGACGAAGTAAGTTTGGTTTCATTCGGTACGTTCTTGCGGAGATACAAACATGCACATCAAGAAGACAATCATGCAGAGTACAGAGCGAAATTGAAGTACAATAAAGCGTTACATCTGTTTTTCAACAAGCATTAAATGAATTCATTCGAAAAAGATGAAAGAAAGTAGTTAGTGGTAAATAAGATCGACATTTATAAATATAAAAAAAAATGAAAGAATACGAGGTCGTCGTTGAGAACACACTCGAACGAAACGTGCCACAACTCATTCGAGAGACGGTCGAAGAACTTGTCTACTATTCTGCAATCTCAAACTCGAGCGTCTATGTCGTACGAACTTCCTACATCGAACGTTTGTATGCCATACTCAACCAAACAGGTCTTACCTACGTAATTGATGAAATGAGTGATGACGAACGGTAGAGTTTTTTTCTTTTTTTACGGTCTGTGCTTGTCCTTTTGCGCTTTTTATAATGTAATAAATAATCTTGACTTCCAAATAACTTATTACCCAACACAAGCAACCCAAAACAAAACAAAAAATGAACAAACTTCGCGGCATCCTTGATTTCAACAATCACCCACTCGCCCAAACCGTACGGGATTTTGAGTGGGAAGACTTTATTTCGCACACAAACGCCCCTTTCGGCGTGCCGCGTTTCGAGACGCGTGAAGCCGCACTGGAAACGTACCACGCCATACCAGTCACGAGCGCGCTCGACTGTGTCGACTCGTGGGATATTCTCGACAATATCATCATTCCTATCCTCACTACCAGTGCAGATGCATTCGGACTCCCGGAACTTACACACGACCCGCCCGAAATTACCGAAAAGTTTATCGAGGACACAATGCTGCACACGTTCGCCAAGTTGGAAAGGTCCGTGCACGCAAATCCGCGCGACGTTCGAGGCACCATACGGTTCATGTACGAGTATATGCGTGCCGGAATCGTCGTACGCATCGTCAAGGGCAAGATCGTCTGCTTCTGCCCCTTTTACAACCCGCACTTTCAAAATACGTGGCCTAAAAACGTTCCACACGGACATGAACGTTTCCGCACTGGCTTACCGAAAGAGAAATGGTGGGCGAACGGCGGCATTCTGTGCACGGAAGCCTCGCCGTGGGGCACGCATTTCGTGATGCAGGTCAAAGACATGATCGCTGAGGCTGCGCATTCCATTCGCATCGAGGACGCCGTGTTCTGTATCAACAAGCGCGACTTTCCACAGTGGAAGTACAATCCTCGGTTGGATACACTCGTAGAGCCGTATGGGTTCCTGTACGACAAGGACGACCGTGACTTCCACCATGACGTTCCACTCGCGGTCGAGCCTCCTCGATCGGTCCTGCCCATGCTGAGTTTTTATGGCACGCACTCCATTCGATTCACGGACGTGTTGATCCCGCCCACGGAAGATTGGGAAGCGTCGAGCAAAATCATCTACATGCCGTCCATGACCAGACGGAGTCCTCTCACTCTCGCGGCCGTGCGAGACCTCACGCGCGTCGTACCGTCCACGACGGAACCGTTCACCTCCAAAAAAGACAAACTCTTTTTTCGTGGAAGTGCCACTGGCTCGGGCTCGACCGAAATCACAAACCAGCGCATGCTCGCCTTTCGTCTTGCGCAGCGCCTTGAAGACCCACGTATCGATGTGCGGTGTGTCTCGCTCAGCAAGCGCCTCCACAAGCACTTCACAGAAAGCGTCGAGACGATCGGAACCGTCTCCTTCCCCGTCAGTCAGACGTTCTACGTACCCATGTCCGAACAGATCCAGAACAAGTTTCTCCTGTACATCGAAGGACATTGCGCGGCGTGTCGTCTCGGGTCAATGCTGGGGTCTGGCTGCGTCGTGTTCAAGACCGACTCGACTTGCGTCGCCAGCGAACTGTGGTTCACACACCTCTTGAAAGAAAACGTGCACTACGTACGCATCCAAGCAGATCTGTCGGACCTGCAAGACAAACTCGATTATTTCATCAAGCACCCGTCCGAAGCCGCGCGCATTGCTTCGAACGCAAGATCCTTCTACGGTGAGTACCTCTCCCGCGTGAACTTACTGTCCTTCGTTGGCTGTGTGCTGGCTGCCGTTTCCGTTTAAATAAGTATGTTTTTTACATTCTGGCAAAAAATGGTGTGTGTCATTTGTTTGGACGAAGAAGTACCAAGCACTATCACTCCATGTAGGGTGTGTTTTAATGTTAAATTTCATGAATATTGTCTGGAAGCTTATCGACGCACGAACAATGTATGCCCGACATGCAAGGAACCGTATGGGCCGATTATTCACACAACACTTCTTCCCATAACACAAACGGAGCCGAGCGAACAAGAAGAAGACTCGTGTGTCCATGTGGACATGTATTTCGTGTTTATTGTTACTCAATTCTTGATTTTGATCTTCACACTCGCGGTTATGTCTCGCAAGGACTTGTTTCAATTCTGGACGTTGTTGCTCACGCTCTTGTTTATGACATGTATGGTTGTATTCGACGAGCGCGCGCGGACGGTTTCCATGTTCTTTCGAATCTGTGCCGGTATTACGGCTGTATGCACCATCATAAACACTGTTTTGTACAATCATGATCCTATCAGCATCGCGTACGTAGGTCTAACATGTATGAACAGGAGCGTCTATGCTCTCGACCGCACATTGGCAGATATTAGACATAACCGACGCCAAGTTCATCCTTCGTTGCAGAGTAGCTAGCTTCTTTTCCAAAAAAAACACACGGTTAAACAAATATTTTTCAATATGTACGCAAAAAGAGATGATAAACCAATACTATTACAGCTGTTTTATCCACAATGGAAGAACATCGTGGAGATGTGAAATGCACAATTCATTCGTTGAGGCACAACGTACTCTCGAGGCGTATAAATTTATAAACTACTATGGGAATTTCTTTGGCCAAGTCGTTCCGATCTCGAGTGTATGGCCGGGCTTTGTACGAAGGCTCTTCTTGCACTTCAATTTGTTTTTCCCGATCACTATCGAAGAAAATTGATTTTCTACGAACTAGACAGACATGTCCCACGATATCTCCAATGCAAAACCTTCAAATGCCTGAACTTTGAATTCTAGTTTCGTGAGTGTCCTGTACAGCTTCTTTTGAAACTTTTCCTGCGGGATCGTAATTCCGTTTAATGTATTTGGTATGCGTAACAAAATGTTTTGGACGCCTTGCCGCTGCAAGAAATGAATTTGCTGCGCGACGTCTTTGAAATACTTTTCGTATTCAGCCTCTTGGAGCAAACGAACACGTTTGGCCTGTTCGATTGTTTCACGGAGTAAATCCATTCATACACACAGACACACAGACAAGGTTTTTTGTAATTATTGGTCCATATTTTCAAATCTTGTCTTTAAACGAGACTTAACGCACGCAAGTACTTTTGCAACACAACAAGTGGGTTTTTGTGTTTCCTGTAACGCTTTCGAAACGATCCGAACGACAACGTAAGACCGCGCGGGACGCGCGCGACAAAACGCTCTTCTACAGCGTCTGGACTCGCGTCCGTCGTTTCGGTCGCACCCGGCTCATATACAAGGACGTTGTCGAGGGATTTGAACGATTTGTTGACAGTACGCATGCTGCGTCTGCCTTCATCGTACGGCTCGTTCGTGTAATTCAAAACCTTGAAGAATCTACCCAAACCTGGTGCAAATAGCAGTTCGTACTCGCTGAATTCGGTCAGATAGGGCGGTACTACAAAGAACTTGGACCCGGGCATGACATTAATTGTCTGAATACAACAGCGCCTGTCGTCCTTCATGACCTCACCGTTATCATGCGCGATCAATTGGGGCATACCGACGTTTTGGTCGATGAACTTGTGCGTAACATTTCTTTCGATCGACGTACTTATAAACATATCGTTGTCGGCTTCGCTATGCGGAGTCGCCCTATATACAGTAAATGACCGTTTCGTGGGACAGTTATACTCAGGCGCTCGTTCGATGAGCCGTTGTAAAACGTGCATGGCGTTGTACGCGAACGGGTTGGCTACTCGCAACTTTTCACACGACTCCTTTACACGTTCGGCATGTGTAGGAAGATTTGAAAATCGACCTACGAGTGCTGCATTAATGTCCTGTTGGTCTCTATGTGTAGTGTAAAAAGTCACTGCCAATTGTTCTTCAAGCGTCATACTCAGCCAAAAATATGCTTGGTAAGTAAATTCAGATCCGATATCGGCATCGATTTGTGACGAATAAGTTTCTATAAAGTCATGTTGGGCTTTTTTATCCATATCTTTCGTTCTCGATTCAAACGTCCCGTCTTTTTTCCATTGCTCGATGATGTTAGGGGGCCCGTGCACTTTCATATATTCCTTGAACAAGCCAATCTCACTCTGTAATGAATACTCGTCAAACAAATCCGGGAACTCCTCAATGATTGCCATGTCTAAAATCGCCGAGTTGTACTCATCCGAACCTCTCGCGTACATTATCGTACCTGTAGACGACAATTGCATCAGATTTGATCGATATGATGAATCAATAGCCATTCGATACATTTCTTGACCGTCCGCATGAATAGTACGGGGCAGCCTCGGCTCTACTCGATGGTAGTAACGCGCACGTCCAGTCGACACGTTTGAAGAAACTAAACGCGGTGACATCGTTTTAGATAAATAGCGTTGCTCAATCATCGGTCGATATTTCGTATGCACACGTTCGTGAGGCAGATTGAAACTCTCGTCCCACGTCGACAAGTCTGCGGGTGCATCGGGATACAACTCAAATCCGTCTTTTATTTGTGACATTTTGTTTTTGGTTTACGGATTCAATAATTTTTTTTTAAACAACACCCGCAAGGATCGCCGCATGGTATGCAATCATTGCACATGCAATCAATTGTAAAATTTCGCGTGCTTGTACAGGATAGATACCTAATGAAAAAATCGTTGGTGCGACGAACAAAACATGGAACAAGTAAATCCACCGCTTTGTATTTTTGAGATATTTTGACACGTGATATGCTCCAATCATCAAACCAAGTACAACGAACAACCACCATTTACTCTGTACAAACTCGTTCGAAAAAAACTTTTTCAATACGACAAGAAGAACGATTCCTCCAAGAATATGTGCGACATTCACAGATTTCATTGTTTTTTTTATTCCCGCGTGCATAGAAATAAAAAACACACACATGTGAAGAAACCCAAAAATGTCTCCGTCTTCACTTGTCGCCAATCTCTCTGTTCTAGTAAGTGAAGCATTCCTTGCACTGTTCCCGCAAGTGATCAAACAAAATGAACTTGCAACCATTCAACTTCAAACGTTGATTCGTGTACTCACGATTACAGCGGCCGCGTGGGTGTACGTACGTTACATTGAAAAACGAAACACGTGGAACATATCTTTCAAGTCTGGCTTTGTCAACTCGTTGCATATTGTATCATCTTACACTGCGTTTCAAAATTTGGACTCGTCCGATGCGCTTACAATTTTTTATTCGTATCCGCTCTGGAACATTATTCTCACACGATTGCTGTTGAACGAGCCAATCGATCCACAACGCGTTCCTATCATTCTATTGAGCGTGATCGGCGTCGCTCTCATTCTACAACCAAACATGCGCGCGACCCCGCGACAGAAATTTGGAATCGTTGCAGCTCTTGTCGCGGCTCTCACAGAATCGTATTTGTACATAACATTTCACGACAAGACCGATACGGACACACCTGCCGAACGGCTACTCGGTCAATACACTGGAACGGTTCCATTCGTTTTGTTATGGGCGATCATTGCACACAAGTTCTTCAAGAAGGAGCTCTCGCACACACAAGAAGAAACACTTGTTTTTCAAATTTTCATTTTCAATTTATTGATTGGCTTTGGAATGCATTTGATGCGTGCGTACGGTGCCTTGAATGCCCGTCCTGAGTCGTTCGCAGTGCTGAGCACGGCAGGTGTACTGTTCGGGTTCTTGTTTCAGGTTTTATTTGAAAAGAAAATGCCATCAACTCCGAAAATCATTGGTGGCTTACTTATCGTGGCCGCCGGAGTCACTGCAGGTTACATGGACGCACACGAACCATTGTCAAATGTCGTTGATGAGATTCCACAACTCGAATGAAACCGCCTCGCCCGAATAATAAAGAGTATCGGGCCAGTAGAACGCCGCACGGTCACGAATCGACAGCGAGTACCCGAACGGGTCCGTGCGGAGGTCGATTTGTGCATTCGGGTGGAACGAAGGGGCGTACGCGTTCCAAATCAAAACGGAAAACGGGTTGGTTTCGTACGGAGGAACAAACTTGTATGCGGGGACCATCTCTGTCTGTCTTCTTCTTTTATTTGATTTATATGTGTACGAATACAACAAAACAAAAAAACAAAACGAGCATGATCTTTCTTGTCGATCTCTCGCAGCCTGATCTATTCCATGGCGACCTATTCCCTGTCCTTACCGGAACATTCTATATCCTTGTTGAAGGTCGTCCGTCGTCCGCAAAAGTTGAACAAATCAAAAGTGCATTTCCTGACCTCTCGCTCGGAACTGTCAAGGTTGTGTTCGTGAAATCGTTCGCCGAACATACACTTGATAAATTTGCGTATGACAAAGGGGAACATCCTAGGAGCATTGTCGATCTCCGTCCGACCGAGTGGATGCTACACACACATCTATTCCCACCGTCCGTCAGCCGTGCAGTCATCCGTTCGATTCCGTACAGTCTTGTGTATAAGGATCTCATCCTCAAAATGATTCTTGACACCATGTGCGCGATCATCAACGGTGTACGTATTTCTGCAGACGAGTTCCCCGTGCTCGCACATATCCAAGACAAGTTTGGAGAATATCTCGAAATCGGAGATGAGTTCGATGAAAATTTCGACCCCTACAAACATTCCGTCTATTGTAAGCCGCGCGAACACATTTGGGCACGCATGGACTCGAGTGGCAAGTTCAGATGGCCCATCGAAACAAGCCAAGTTAAGATCATCAAAAAGGTCATTGATCACATTTCGTTCGAGGACCTTCTTCATCTCGCTGACCACGAAGAACTTGTGTCGACAACGTACACAACTTCGCCCACTCCGATTTTTCCGAAGGATGACGTGCTCCCGGAAGAGATACGCGCATTCGTTTGCTCGTACGCACAGACGAACGAGGCGTTCTTCTGTATGACGAACGACGAAGATTCCCTTGAGTTCGCTTGGGTAAAAACATGCGTGACGCCCGGGTTTGTTATATCCAGTGCAATCCCTTTACTGATTGAAACACGATCGGACCCGCGCGCACAAGTCAGTATACTGTCCGAATACTTCGAGCAAATTGCTCCGGGTGGGTTTGTGTACTTTAAGCACCCGGATGTGGGGCTGACGGTCATGCTGTCAACGTGGAGCACGACCGTTCCAGTTGGAAGTTTGTACGGGAATCTTTCCCATGTATTTGAAAACTTTGCACAGTTCCAAGTATGTCAAGACGGAAGTCTTTGGATTCAAAAGCGACTGGAAGATTTTTAAATACAAACAAATAATTATTGACGGATGAATAAATAAATGCATGGATTAATTAGTGCGGCGAACATGGTGGACATGCGGGGGGACGGAACACGGATGGAACATCTTGATCGGGACACCATGTTTTCTTTTGGATGAGCAATGTGGACAAGAAATTATACACAACGGTCATTACATTGTAAAGAGGCCTCGACTCGTCACATCGTGGACCTTCGAATACAATCATATTCCCTTCTGCAAAATGAATAATGACTAGCCACCAATAACAAAACACGTTTTCTTTCTTTACACATTCGATCTGTGTTACGATAGAGTTCGGTAGTGATCGAAATGTCCACTGCTTTTCGTAGTCTACAGATATTTCACCCGTGAATGTTGCAGTGTCCACATCAACCGTGATTAACGCTTCAAAACACGGGAAGGTTTCGCCATCGTACGTAACAACGTGCAAGACATTCGGACTGTTTTTATCCATCTCCTTTCTTTTCTTTAATCGATTCGTCAAGTGTCATAATCTACACCTCGTCTGAGTACGACGTAAACTTTAGCGTACTTCTTTTGTAGACACGACGGCAATTATGCAAAGCAACAACATATAAACCTCCTACCACAACCAATGGAAGAACGAACGTACGAAGAAGGTTAGAGTTTAGTAGGATCATGTTTTGAATAAATAACATTCTAGAATTTTTTAACACGCTTGTTTTTGTGGACATGTCACTTTCCCCCGACTATTACGTTGACTACTCCAAGGTTCAACACTTATTCGGCACAACCATCCCACACGTAAGTCATTTCTTTGGAGTACAAGATGCCTCGTTCAAAGTTGATGAAAAGTACGCACGAATGATGAACGACGTTTGTTGTCCGAGGAAGGCGAACGGCCGTACATGTGAGAGAGATGAATGGGACGAGGCGTACTTTTTCTTGTCGAATATACCTTGGGGTACGGGATGTCACACGGAACTCCGTTTTCATCAAAGAACCGGTGAGCTCGTGACTATCAATTTTACAGGGTAAAACTGTGCGTGTTCGTTCTTGTTACACTATAAACAATGCAGTTATGTAAAAAGAAAAGGATACGAATGTCCCTCGAACTTATTCTTGGACCCATGTTCGCTGGCAAGTCCACCGAATTGATTCGAAGGGTTCGTCGTCTACGGTCCGTACATAAAAAGGTATTTGTAATCAACCATTCGTTGAATGTCAGGTACTCATCCTCCGAACAAGCAGTAGATGTAACAACACACGACTCTGTTGGAATCCGTGCGGACCTTAACACCTCACAACTCATAGACGCGGAGACTCACGAAGCGTTCATGGACGCTGATATTGTCGTGATCGAAGAACTGCAATTCTTCGAAGACGCCGGAGACATCGTTCCGACATGGGTTGACCATCTCGGCAAGCACATTATCGCATCCGGACTGTCCGGAACAGCCGAACGCACCCCAATGGGCGATGTTCAGATTCTTATTCCTCACGCGGACGAGATTTCATTTCTAACCGCTCTGTGCCCGTACTGCGCCGACGGTACAAGCGCCCCGTTTTCGAAACGCCTCATCGCGTCCGGGTCGACTGTGGACGTTGGAGGAGGTGACAAGTACGTCGCGACGTGCCGACGACATTTCCACCAGTAGTCTTTTTTGTTGCACCTTTTTATTTTGTAAGGGATGATGTGGAGTACGACGATTAATGAATGAATGAATGATATTTTGTTTGTCCCCTCCTCTCTGTTCGCACTCGATTGGTGTGCCTCTTGCTCACACACACATTACAGACGTGTCCGGATACTTTCTTTTTTCGGGCAAGCAAGTCTCTCTCTAAAAGTAATACAACGTCAGACGATCGAAATCTGGATACACAGTGACAGAGTCGCTTGCGACATCATCAAACGAGTCGAACGACGTCGTTAACCTATTATTCCTCGAAATCTGGTCGGTCACAAGCTTGTTGAATTTGCGTTTCACATCATTTATAGTGGTTTTTGGTCCGACTGGGACTTGGACTTCGCGTATCTGGTCCGGATTCGTCGGTCCTTGGAAAGGCTCGTATGCACACGTGAGGTATCGCACGACAACGTGGGCGTTCGACGGGAGAACGTGGAGCTTGACTATCTCGAATCGTTGTTCTGTGTTCAACGTGCTTACGCGCGTGTTCACGTCTCGAATGTACTCGCGACGAGGTCTGCCTTCGTACGTCAACTGGATATTACACGTTTCGTGTATGTCCGACCTTATTTGATCTATGATATGGTGCACTCGAGTGTTATTGTCAATACGGATCGACCACGTTTTTCCACCTGGACCCATAACTTGAATCATTCGGGGCTTTTCAATCAAACGAATTTCCGGACGACTCCCGGGTGTTGACGGGTCGAAATATGGCACGATCCTCGAATCTCCCGTCAACAGCTTCTTACCAACTTGCATCACCACCAACATTTGGTCCGGGTTGAACGGCGGCGTGAGAAAAACGGACATGTCTCTCACGAACTTGGTGTGAGCAAAGGAACTTGTCATGATCACCTCTTGCATATGTTCGATCGGAGAATGAGCTCGCTTCACAAATATGGAGACGTTGTAAGTGTTCACAGGGAGTGGCTCAATCTCCACAGCACATTCGTCGTCATCTCCTTCTTCTTCCGCATCCACGCACGTCATATCGACCTTGGCGTCAATCGGGACATAGCGCACTCCATCGACGACGCCGACGACACCGAGTGCTCCGTGTGGATAGACAAGCTTTATACGGTACTTGTACGGATTCATCGACACACTTCTCGTCATCGCAACGCGAGAGAGTGCCATGCGAACAACCTTGAGCGCCGGTACCATCGTCTTGCGAGTAGGAAGTCGGTACACCCAGACGCTGTCTTGAATTCCTACGACCCGCACGAAAATCCCTTGCCCGTATCCCAGGTCGAGCATGTCCTCGTTGAAATTGTCGTCGTCCACACTCAAGGATTGTGCAAGCATCGATATGAATACGGCGAAGTGGCACGGGATGTCGTCGCGCACAAACCGAATCGGATTATCCAACGGGCGGAGGTGCATCTGTTGAGCAATGTATCCCGTGCGCATCAAAGACACAAGCGCACACGTGCCCTCGGTCGGCTGGTCGCCCTCATACCCAGCCTCGTCCGTCGCACGATCGACGCCCGTGAAACCATGCACGGACTCGGTCGGTAACTTGTGTGTGTACCACTTGCCAACCTCAATTGCGTCCGCGGAAATGACTTCTCCGGACAAACCGAACAGCGTGGAGACGTGGACGTTCTTGATCGTTTCAAGAAAGCCGTGGAGTTCTGGGTAGCCATAGAATTTTACGTCTGTGCGATTGGCGTCGACAGACTTGACGACTTTGACACGGATGCCTTCTGTGATCGAACGGAACACGCGGTTCAGTGTAGAAAAATCAGGGTCGTACTTATCCTTGACACCAAAGTGTCCGTGCGGGTCAAACAAAACAATCCGGCGTCGTGCGCGATCTTTGACTGCAAAACGTGCATGAAGCCCGTGCTCGCCGGATGCATCCGCTTTCGTCTTGATGCTATACTGTGCCACGTCTACGTTGTCGTTTGTGAAAAAGTCTCGTGCGGACACTTCAAACAGGTTGCCCGCGCGCGACGACATGATGCGGTACGGAAACAGCCGCTGGAATCCAGGCACGCGATTCAAGTAGATCAAGAGCGGCTCCGTTTGGATGCCTCTTGCACCAAAGTGGTAGTAGACTCGCGGCACACACACACGTAATTCTCGGATCGATTTCGAAGAACAGTGGTCGCGCAAGTACACAGGGAACGACATGTCCGGCCTGGTGATAAAGTCGAGGACGGTGCTTGGCTGTGAAAAGAAAAAACTCAAATTGATTCCGGACACTTGTCGAAACAACGCAATGAGGTGTAGAATATCATTGTCGGCTTCGAATTCGAAAGGAGGATGATGAGGAGGAGAATATACGTTGGATAACGCGTGACGTTCCTCCATACGTTCCTCGCGTGCTTCTACCATCGGGATGACGCTATCTTGGGTGCGCTTGTAGAGAGTTTTTATCAACCCTGCAAGTTCAACAGACGGCAAGTAGCGAGCCATCTCGGGCGGCACGTCGCACGTATGAAGGTCGAGCGACTTGACGAAACCGAAGTCGTCGACTTGACTCGGGTCGAATAGTGCTGGTGGGTGCACAGTTGTACGCTTCGCGTCCCCCCCTTCGAGCTCGTCGCCTGGCCGTTTTGTTCCGTTCCCGAACGAGGTCACGCCACCGTACTTCCCGAAACGAAAAAGGGCGGACACGTACTTGCTTCGCGCTCGGGAACGATGCGGGTACACACGCTCAAACTCTTTCAGTGTGAGCATAATATTCGTATTTTAATAAAAGGTAAAGTGCGATTTTTTTTAGAATCACACATTGCTGCAATGTATTTTTTACGCGCATCGTTCTTGCGGTCAACTCTCTCGAATTAGTGCAAGGTCAACATTTTCATTTGTTTTATAAATTAAAAAAGAAAAATGTTCTATTTCCTTCCTACACATCATCGGCGCGGAGTCCAAACAGGCCGCCGACGAAGTCGGACGACACTTGCCCGACTTTGCACAAACAAACATCCAATCTACATGCATCGCGCGCGAACAGCCAGGTTCGAACTGCAAAGATCGCTCCAAATAGGCACGAACGTTATCAACAACGGTGGACGTGCGAATTGTGACGAAATTACGGATTTCATGAGGTCCGTACGCGCACTTTCGAACACGTATTTTGTTTTCAACAGGCCCAACTGACTGTGTTCAATTATGATGTGTTCGAAGATGTCAAAGATTTATTACTGATGTTTAAATAAAAAACAAACATGGGGGAAGAAGCCGTAAAGTACACTGTGGATTACATGCGTGACATATCAGCACTGTCCGTTCAAGAAATCGCTTCCTTGAACATTGCGATATTGGGACAATCAAAAGGTGGCGAGGGAAGAGATTGTCTCGTTGGATTGCCCGGCCATTCCTTTCAGTTTTCTCTGCACAAGACAACCGGATTCGTCCGTCAGATTCCGAACGATCTCGGATGGATCTTTACGGACTCGGACGACGTCATCTGCAAAGTCGCGTACGCAGCTGACATGCACAAGCCGATCATCATTTGTGACGAGTCTCCAGTGAACACACGTGTACTCGAAGTGATTTGCGCCATGGAGGACATTATCCAACCAACAACTTTAAGATGATGATGTGTTCATGTGAATCGGACATACACGCGCGAACGCGTTATAGATCTCTTATTTCTGTACAAGTAAAAAATAAAAATGGAACACGTACGGCACAGGACCGCAAGAATTGCACACATGAATGTGGACATTCTCCGAGGTTATATCGGTCTCAGAGACGGACAATCGCTTTTCAACCATCCCATGCAGTTTTCCGTCCACAGAACGACCGGGTTCGTTCGACGGATTCCGAACAACGAAGGATGGACTTTTACGGACTCGGACGATGTCAAATGTAAAATCGTGATCGCTTCTGACACGCGCACCGCGATCGTTGTGTGCGACGAGAGCTCTACTGACCCGCGTGTGATGGACGTAATTTACGCGATGGACGACATTATCCATCAACTTTAAGATGATGATGATCTTATTAACAACTTCTCGAAATGTTCCAATACTTCATCGGAAACATACTCGATTGGGTTTCCCTTCATATTCAGACAGAATGGTACCATATTAAGAAGGACGTCGGGAATCGTACGGATCTCATTTCCGCTGCACGACAACGAAGAAATCGAACGCCACTCACCAATCGTCTCAGGTAGTGCCTTGATCTTGTTTTTATCGCAATCAACTCGCGTCAGCAAACGAAGACCACAAAGAGCCTCTGGCAAGCGCGTAAGTCTGTTGCCAATACAGTTGAAAGACTTGAGTCTTGTAAGACCCGACACGTGTGCGTCTGTGATTTCCGAAATTTCGTTGTGTAAAATACCGAGGTGTTGTAGTCTCGTCAAACTTCCAATGACCTCCGGAAATTCCGTAAAACAATTGTCTGAGAGAATCAGACATTTCAAATGCGTCAACTTCGAAAAGCTTGCAGGTAAACTTGTCAATTTGTTATCCGTGCACTCCAAGTACTCCAACGATGTTAAGTCCCCGATAGAGTCCGGAAGAACCTCCAGACTGTTACCTTCCAAATCCAATGTTTTTAGACGGTGCAATTGAAAGAGTTCGTCTGGAAGAGTCACGAGGCCCATCATATTACAATCAAGTTCGATGACCACGTCTGCATACTCCGCAACGTCTCTCCATGAACTAAAAATCGCGCTTTCTATCTTCCCTTCGGTCGTCTCGATCTTGCACTTAATCTGAAGAACCATTTGTTTTTTGAATCATGCGCGCACGTATTTTGTAATACGAGATCGAACCGCACTTGCATAGAGAAGAAGAAGGAAGAGCTGCCAGATATTAAATGCAAACAAGCGTTCAAATTTGAAACAAAAACGTGTTGCTGGACACTTGGAAATAAAGAATGAATTTACTTGACGTTTTCGGTCAAAGTATGTACTTACGTCGTGCAGGTCGTGCCTTCATGTACAGAGAATACACATCCATCGTGCCGCTTCGTTTGAACTTTGCGGACGGCATGAGTAATGCAATACTTCGAAAACGGCTAGTAAATGAAAACGCACCTCACTTTATCGATTTAAAACCAGGACTACGTTTTCGTTTCGAGAGTTTTACCGGTATGAGTGTCTTCGGTGGCAAAAGCACGTACGACGCACAGATTCGAATTCTTGGCGGCGTAAACGTCGAAAACTTTAGTTCCGAAGATGTCCTTCGTGCGGTGTTTGATTGCAACGATATCGAGGTTTCAAGCAAATTATTCATCGGCCGTACGCATTGGTTCGATGACTGGAACGAAGACTCGTATAACAAACCACTCGAAGCCGTTGATCACCTACATTTCACCAGCCAAGATGCACCAACCTCGCACAAACTCGCACTCATTGTACGAGGCACGATCTTCAACTGGTATCTCATTGTCCTTCTAATCTATTTGGTGTACTTGTATTCAAAAGACTAGCAAGCATGAGAATCGACGTGTCCGGCTACTACCTACATGCATCTGAGTTGACCGCTCCGGTCTGGAAACGTTTGCGCGACCTTTCTAAAGTCGCACCTGTCTTGAACGACAAGTCGCCCGTCGCCAAACGTGCCCGGTCAGCCGGACGTGGCGGTGGAGGACCTCAATTCGGGAAATCGTTCAGTGTTCTCAATGAAACCGCAGATGGTTTTACTTGGATTCCTCGTGCCTGGTTCGAAACCATGCCCGAACTCATTCGGTTTCGTCCGGAAATCCTCGCCCACCGAACGGCACAGATTGAACGCACTCATTTAGCAACCCAGAGGGTTTGTGGATATACGCTCAAGCCGCAGCAGAACGAAGTTCTTGGAGAAGTTTTTTCTTATCCCGGGATCACATCGGGGTGTCTCGCGCTGCACACGGGTTTTGGAAAAACCGTTGTGGCCATGGAACTCATCGCGCGGTTGAACGTGCGGGTGCTGTGGTTGTCACACACGTCCCAACTGCTCAAACAGTCGGCCGACCGTGCGCAAACGATCCTGAACGCCACGACCGGAAGTCTTACGGACACCGATATGGGTGTTGGAAAAGACTTTGTGACGTGCACGATTCAGTCTTTGCTCAAACGCGACTTCCCTTCTGAAGTGTTGAATTCGTTTGGGTTGTTGGTTGTGGACGAAGTTCATCACATGTCCGCGCCGAGTTTCTCACAAGCCCTGCACAAGGTCGGAGGCATTCCTCATACGATTGGTCTTTCGGCCACGCTCGAGCGCAAGGACGGCCTCGAAAAAGTTTTCCAGTGGTCGATCGGACAAGTGTTGAGTGTGCGACACCTCGAAGTGAAAATCATACCGGAGGTTTGGGTCGTGCAAAAAGGTTGGGAGGTCGAAATCAAACTCGGCCGAGGAGGAGACCCGATCTTCGCCCAAGCGATCACGGACATGGCACGTTTGGAGGATTACAACCAAACGATTGTCAACACACTCGTTCGGATTTTTACGCAGAACCGTGAGCGCAAGATTCTTGTCCTTACAGATCGTAAGGAACACGTTCTGCTTCTGCACGCGATGCTAACGGCAAACCCGTTCTTCGCCGAACTTCGAGTCGGCACACTACACGGAGACATGTCCGAGCGTGCGATCGAAGAAACATTGTACCCAGAAGAACCCATCCATGTTCTTCTCGGCACGTACGGCATCTGCGGCGAAGGATTCGATTGTCCCGGTTTGAATGCGGTAATGATGGCAACGCCGCGAAATGACATTCGACAAGCGGTCGGACGTGTGTTAGGAGAGCGTGTAGGTCTGATAAGACCGCTCATTGTGGATATTCGAAACACGCTCGGGTTGTTTTACAACCAGGGACGAGAGCGCGTCAAATTCTATCAAACGTCAGGATTTGATGTGCAGACCATACGGACCCGTTCGCCCGCGGACTTACTCACAAGCACTGTGGTAGAGGAAGAAGTTGAAGAAGTCGTCACGGCGTCGGCGGGTGCCGGAAATTGTTTTTTCGTGGACGATGATTAGTTTCGACGATCCGAATGGAGTGTGTGAGCGTGCAAAAAAATTATGCTTTATTTATAATTAAAAAAAATCGAATCCGGTATGAGCGGCACAATTTTGTCTACAACTCGTAATGATGACGGTCTGTACACCTTGACAGTGGAACAAAATAACAACAGTACATTAGTGTTGAATCAAAAATATATACGCATCGACACATCTGGCTCGTCCCTACCAAGCGAAGCTGAGGAGAAAGAACAGAGCCAAATGGAACTGGATAAGATGAATGGGAAGAAACAAAAGCCCGAAGAAATTATTCATTTGTATGCAAAAAGGTTGCGCTCACAAGTATATCTAATCGGGATGATCGGTGCATTTTTGGAAAAGGACGAGAAAAACGTTCGCTCCGTAAAGGCAGTGTATATTCCGATCAATCATATCGATAACGATGTAATCGCGAAGCGCATGCTTGCGTTTCTACACTCCATGTTCATGACAGAGGAAGATGTGCACAAACGTCTCGTACAAGTCACACACAATGATCCTTCAAAGTTCGTCAACAACAACGATATTATCGATGCAGTGTTTGTGTCCGCTCTTTATACTCCTCAGTTCCGCTTGCCTTACGATATCCCTTCTACCGCAAAAGACGGCATTACAGGCGATAACCGCGATTTTATTCGTACATTGTATAAACCTCAGACCATTCCATCCAGCCCTGTCGTTCCACGTCTAAAGTCAAACAATCCTTATTTCATTGTGCTTGCCATGCTTGTCATCGCTGCAATTATCTACTACGCGATGCGAAAGTAAAGAAAAGTCGGTCAAACAAAAAAAGGTGTGATAACATTACGGTCGGTCGACGAATGGACCCGGACGGGCTCCGCACGGGTTCCGAATGATTTGTTTTTCTTTTCGTACACAAAGTCAATCCAAGAAAACAGAAAATAAGATGAGCATTGCTGCCAAGCGTCGTCTGCGTGAACCTTCGACCGAGTGTGAGTACGTTTATGTATTCGACGACGAGTCCTTCCCGACTCAACCGTGCTTCAAGGTGGGCATCAGCACCCGTCCGCCTGAGATGAGGTTGACAGAGCTGAATCGCGGCCGTCCGACCAAGCTCGGGTTCGTGTACGCCGCGTCGTGCCACCACGCACACCCTGCCGAACAAATTGTACACAAGTTGCTCGAAGACTTTCGTGTGCCGAATACTGAATTTTTCGCAGGCGTGCCCGAGCATGTTGTTGTGAATCTCGTACGGGCCGTGTGCGATCTAAACAAGGTTGCTGCGGTTCCTGTTCCTGTTCCTACGGCTGTTGTGGACGAACCTGTTCTTTCTGTAGGCGCTGGAGCGGCGCTGCCAGCGGCGATGGATTCGCAGGATTCCGACGATGAGGTGTCAGCGCTTACGGGAACGACATTCGACGACGTGCAAGTACAAAAGTCGGCGGATCTCGAAGCGGTGCGCAACGCCACGTTCTTTCAAGCAAACATGCGCGCAGGAACGTCGTACGAGGACGTTCGAGGTGTGTTTGTGTCGACGAAGAAGTTGCAGAAGCGCAATGCACAGTGTGCGCTCTTTTTTGAGAAGGATTCCCAGATTGTTTGCTTCTTTTGTGAAGGATCGGATGCAGGTGGGAAGCAAAAGGCTCTGCGTGCAATGAATGCGGTAGTCACACCGATCAACACGTACAACGTGCTCGTTCGTACGGTCAATGCGATTGTCAAACCGCCCGTGGGAGCTGGTGCGACCCTGCTCGGCCACTTCCGCTGTCCGGATGCGCTCGTAGAGAAGTGCACGACATCATCCAAGTAAAACTTCAAAACTTAAAAGTTTTTTTAAGCGCCCAAACAAAGTTTGGGCTTTGGAAGTTTTAGATTGTGAAAAAAAATGGCTGTTGAAAATTTTTCGGACGGAGTTCGTTCGGAAGAAAAACGCCAAAAGTGTGTAAATTTTTATGGATTTTTTTTTGAATGAAAAAGTGCGTTCAAAGTTGAGTTAGAAAAAGGTGACTCCCTTGTCATTAAAAAAGGAATCAACTCCCCACAACAAAAAAAAAATGTCTGCCATTGAGTCATCCACTGTTCAGAACAACACTGAGGTCGCTGCCGCAAAGAAGCCTGCGTTCACATCGGCACTGTCTCCCATTGCCGATCAGATCGCGACGATGATTGCGGATAAGCGCAAGGCCGATTTGAAGTTCGAGCAAGACGTGCTCAAGCTGGTGAAGCAGATGGTGAGCGAGTCAACCAAGAGGGAGAAGGCTCTGGATCGCTACACCAAGCGCGAGGCGGCTCGTAAGAACCGCCCTAAGAAGCCCGCACATTCAGTTGTGGGTGTGAACCAGCCCAAGACCCTGAATCCTGAGCTGGTGACCTTCCTGCGCGCCAACGCCGAGAAGATGTCAGAGAAGGCTCGTGGTATGGTGAACGACATTATGTCGCTGAACCACGTGAAGCAGTGCATGCAGTCGCTGGCTCAGGCTGCGAATGTGATCACCAAGGATAGCAAGTACGACTTCCGCGCAGAGGGTGCCGATGCTGCATTCGTGTCATCCATGCGTCGTCTGCTGATTGACCTGGTGCCTGCGGGTTACTACAAGGACGCCGAGGGCAATGCTACCGGCCTGAACTTCGACGACAAGGTGAAGACCAACGAGATCACCAAGTTCTTCGGCCACCTGCTCACTACCACTGATGCATCAAAGGCATTCACTGCTCAGAAGATTGCCGAGCTGACCGAGAAGGCCGCCGCTGCAGCTGCTGCTGCTCCCGTCGAGAATACTGTCGAGCCCGTTGTCGTAGAGCCCGCACCCGTCGCTGCTGCTGCACCCGTCGCCGCTGAGCCCGAGGTGAAGAAGCGCAAGATCGTCGCCAAGAAGGCTACCACCGCATAATCGTCATACACGACAACGACGCAACACCGATTCCAAAAATGTCGATTGATAATGATAATTGTTTGTCAGTGACTTAATTCGAGAAGTTCATCGATTCGCACAACTTGTCAAATGTGTCCTTTTGTGTTTCCGTCTTCACATACGTATTCCGCACATACTCGATCGTCTTAGACGCACCCTTTACAACCTCTTCAATACGTTCGCGGTTCGGAAGGAACCCTTTCGGACCCGCTGCTTCGAGCCGACGGGAGGTCTCGATCAAATACTCGGGAATGTACCGCACCATCAAGTCTTGGAACAACGCAAACTGTTCCAAGAGCTCCGGACGCTGACCATGGAACTTGAACAGTTTCTGGAAACGCTCCTCACCCCTCGTGTACGCATAGTTCTTGCGCCCGTACGGCTGCAGACACTTTAAAATGATCTGGATGTCGTTCCTGGCTGTTGCGAGACCACGATCAAAGTAAAAGTCCTCGAAACGTGACATCCACGGCCCTGGGACGGGATCCATGGAACGACGAATCGTTGAGACGAGTTCGTCGTACTCCTTCCACAGAGCATCAAGCTCCGGTTGCAAATGCGCATTTCCCGGATGCACAAAGACGCGGTACTTGTCGTCGATGATGCACAAAAACCTCCACGCGTTCTCAAACACCACCGCATTCGACCGTTCCTCTGCCGTAAATCGAATCTCGAGCATCCCCTCCAAATACTCAAACACCTGACGATACTGCTCGCCGTCCATCATATACGCCTCGCGATCCAATCGACCCGACAGATCGCCCATCGTCACCATCAGCCAAATCAAACGATCCATTGTCACATCGCCCGACGGACCGTTCGGGTTCGCATGAATTGCTGCAAGCACTCGTTGTGCATTACGAATCAACGTGCGGATCAAACAAAACTTGTCATCCACGCCAATGTTTGTAAAACGAATGTAATCGTCATTCCCCTCTGACAAAAACGAGTCGTGCACGTAGTTCATTTTTTTCGTTATCTTATTTTCTTTCGTGCACACACAAAAACTAAATACAAAAGTGAAACGCACACCACACCACCACACACAAAATGAAAAATCACGAACCGTTCGCTCGACTTGAAATCGTTTCGCGACACCTCACAACAACCGTTCCTCCCATGTACGCCGTCCGCAAAGAACTCGTACTACCAGAATCAGACACGTTCGAGTCACTCATCGATGCCGGGCGGATAAAGTATCGCGTCGCATTCACGGACGACTTGCACGACGAACAGAGAATCTATCACATCTCGCTCGATTTACTAAAATGGCCGACCACCATCTTCTTGAGAACGCCGGGTACGCGCGTGTACAAGTCGAAATATCGCGCAGGTCTCGATATTTTAATTTCGAGCGCGCGTGTTCCACATAAAATTTTCTTACAACTTGAATACGACTTCCGGTACTGGATGCGAGAACGACTCCCCAAAATTATGAATGTCGATCTCAATGGCAAGGAAACGATGGAAATAGATCTCGACCCGGACTGGGACGAATAATTACGGTCGATCCTCACTCGAACGGATTGTATAATAAAAACTTTCCGAAACGAAATACGTGAATGAACGATATCACCCATACCACTGTAATAAAAAAGAATGAGTACCGCGCAGGCGCTCCTTCAAGTACAAATCGCAATCCATCTCTACTCGACCATGCCCTCGGTCGAAAACCTTGCAAACCTACACCGGGCACTCTTCGTTGCCAAGTCCATACTTCCAACCATCGTATCGATCCCTGTAGGGATGGTCGAGATCCCGCGCGAACGCATCGCGATCCCACCCAGAATCTTAGGAGACGCGTGGCGAAGCGTCCAACTCGACCGATTCTACCGAAGACTCATTCAGACGTGCACGGAACAACCCGCCGCTCAGAGCGTGGCCGTTCGTATCGAGACCACACAGCACGTTTTCACAGAGGTGCTCATTGGACGCATCCTTCTCCCCATCCAAACTCACTTTGAGAAATATACAACGTTCGAACACGCGTACACCCACGTGGTCGAACCCGTCTTCTTGTACTTTGTCGCAACCGAAGGTAAGCCGTACAAGGCCGAAGACGCGTTCCGAGCCGCGACCTCACATTTGCGTCACGAGCTCTCGCAAGAGTCCAAGGTTATGTTAATTTCCGTCCTGGAGACATACGACACGTCCCGCTTCCGCACGTCGCATCGCAAGGGCACCGTGCACATCATGTTCAACCCGAACTCTACCCGCTCGGAACGCGACCTCTCGCGTGACTATTACATCGAGCGCTTCAACGCCGTGCGGGCCGAACGAAACATGCTGCGCTTTCAACCCACCCGTCCCAACACACCCGAAGACGAACAGTTCCCAGACGTAGTGTCGGACGTGTTCGCGAGCGTTTTCGGAAGCGAATAATTTCCTTTCGTCTTTTTTTGCGTTGTTGTGTAGATCTGCGTTTTGCGTTTTCCCTTTGGTAAAAAAAATAAAGAATATGTCCGAACCTGAAGTTGAATTGAATATTCGTAAATTCGAACCGGTCCTTTTAGAACATTATCGACTGCACGGACGACCCCCAAAAATTTTAGTACTGGGTAAGTCCGGGTCCGGAAAAACCTCGCTCGTCCAAGATCTACTCTTTTACATTCGAAAAATTCACGCAGGGATCGTCGTTTGCCCGACAGAAGCGTCTCTCATCGACTACAGAGTCATGTTCCCGGAAGTGTTCATTCACGACCGATGGGACTCGGCCGCCATCGCAAACATGCTTCGGATGCAAAAACGGATCCGAAAAACCAATCCCAGGTTCCACCAACTACTCATGTTGGATGACATCATGTACGACAACAAGGTGATTTTGAAGGACGAGTCCACGCGATTCATTTTCATGAACGGACGAAATAACAATATTTCCGTGATCGTCACCATGCAGTACTGCATGGATCTCACGCCCGACATTCGCAACCAAATCGATTTCGTGTTCGCACTCCGAGACAATGTGCACACAAACCGCGAAAAACTCTGGAAACAATTTTTCGGGATCATACCCTCCTCGGACGCCTTCCACCAAATCATGCAGCGGTGCACGTCTGGGTTTAACGCAATCGTGCTCGACAACAACGCACGCTCCGGCAAAATCGAAGACTGCATTTTTTATTACTGCGCTGACTCCAAGTACGAACCCGCACAGGTCACGCGCGTGTACCCCAACATGAAATGCGATTTGCTCTTCGAGGACGGGTTCCAAGCAGAAGCAGTCGACGCCGCGTTCGTAAAACGTCCGGGCGACGAAGATCCCACGATCGATGAAGTGCCGATCCGAAACGGTGAAGTACTGTGTGCCAAGTACAAACGCACATGGCTAACACTCGTGCCTGACAAACGCAGGTGTTTCCATCGAAGCATGTGGGCATTCCATCGACAACGATTCAATCCGTTTTATGATGAAGACGTTCAATCAGAAGCTCGTACGGCTTCCGCGAGTGCAGGAGGTGCGAGTGCAGGTGCAGGAAATCCTCCAAATTCGTCCGATTTTCAATCGCAGTTCAGACGGGGCAAACGTGGCGAACGAACGCAGGTCAAGGTAAAAATGTTGTAAAAAAAATGTTTGTGTTGATTATAAAAAAAAATATGTCAGGGCCCACGTTAACAAAAAAAATAGTAAGTATCTACGGGTACCAACATTACGTATATATTGTCAATCCTCAAGGAGAGAAACAATTTGAACGGTTACATACAGTAAGGCTGAGTGAGGAGACTATTAGCGTCCCAGACAACTGCTACAGTAACTACACAGAACTCAAGGAATTATTGAAAAAACAAGACAAATATATCGTACTTGGTGGTACTGTCAGCGATAACCCCCAACAACCATCATTCAATGATAAAACCCAACTTGGTCACACTGCACTGTTCGTTAATGAAAATGATATGTATAGTAGATCCTTTCTTACGAAATACAATAATATGAAAAGAAAAATGTTCGAAAACAACGGTGATATGGTCGACGCGTATTTGATGTACGATCACGTTACAGCGCTCCTTAGAAAATACAAACATGATGAAATGACCATGGAACACATCGTCAATCCTCTCGTAGAAGTAGCTGTGGCATGTTCTTCTGTATATGGAGAATGGGATCATTTGCCAGAAAATATATTTTCCACCGCACCTGCACAGGAATCCACACCTACATCCGCATCCGCACCTACTACACCTGCACAGGAATCCACACCTACATTCGGAATTCATGGTGGTGTATCAGTGGATATATCTATATCGGAATTTGTACATGCACAGGAGGGATCCGCACCTGCACAGGGATCCGCACCTGCACAGGGATCCGCACCTGCACCCGCACCTGCACCCGCACCTGCACCCGCACCTGCACCCGCACCTGCACCCGCACCCACACAGGGAGTCGTGCAGAAAACGATCAATCTAAAGAAGGTTGTTTCGCTAATTGTGTATTTTGCTTTGATTGTGACTGGTTTGTTGTCGTTCAACTTCATGGGTGTCCGCGAATATGCACAAACACAAGTCACTCGTAATGTTTACGGTGTCCCTCCACCGGGACCATGGGTTGGTATTATAGAGAAACTGGTAGAGGTTCGTCAAACGTATAACGGTACGACACTTCATGATGCATCCGCATTGTATATTGGAAACCAGACGGTCAGCAGTTTGAAAATCCTTTGTTCAGCCATTCAGTACAATTTCGCATCGATGGTCGTGAATAATTACGGTATGGACGCGAGCGGATGGGATTTCACACGCAACATTCCCGTTCACGAACAGCGTATGACATTTTTAAACGACATTAGTGCTGCCTGGATGGTGTACAAGCTTTGTAATAATCCAGAAGAACTGGACAAATCCATGTACGAAAACGCGTTTATGCGATCTGCTCTCTCGGTGTACGCTAAAGTTTTGAAAAACGAAACGGATCTGTTTGCTTTCCACGAAACGCTTGAAAAACTTGATCTTATTAAACCGGACGTCGTAAGCAACGACGTATCAAGGAATCCACAATTCGTGACCGAAATCCCTGAGGCGTTGTATCAAGGTTATGAAAAATTGAAAGAAGCCATTCGGACGGTTTCAAGTTTCGAGTTCGGGTCGTACGAGGGACTCGAATCGCAGATGAAAGAGTTTTATAACGAAGTGAAAAAGGTTCCACAAATCCAAGAGATCCGAAAGATCAAAATATGGAAGACTCCTGAAACTGAAAATGAAGAGAAAGCAATGTCCGATTGGCGCCAAGAGACATTCCAAGTGATTGAAAAACAAGTCGCACATCTGAACGGGCTGCTTGACCGAATGGTGGAGTTCAACACAGCAAGCACAACTGCCCACGGGATATTAGAGCAGCTAATAACTCAAACGGATTCGGATGACCTGAAGGAGTTGTTCCGCGATGCTCTCGAGCGAGTTGTCCAAGACAAGCGTGAGCAAATCGTCCATTTGCTTAACAATTTGAACAAGGTGCCACAGAACGACCTAAACAAATTCCGATTGTTATCTCAGCCATATTACCCGTACGGGTTGTACGGCGCGGTGAAGGAAGCTTACAGAGGCACGTACTTGGAGATTAGGAACAATCGTGTCTTGGACGCTGAAATATTACCCAAGATCCTTTCGCTCCGTGACAGGATTCGACAATTGAAAAACGACTTTGACATAAACGATCATAATTCGTCAAGTTTCGGCAAGCGCCACCTAGAGATGTACCCGTTTATCCTCCTCGTCATGGTTCTAGCTGGAACGGCAAGTGCCGCGAACTTTTGTAAACTTAAGACGTACGATTCGGGCACCACGAGGAATTCGTGCGTCATGCCAGACAGCAGAATGTCTGAAGGATATTCTTCTATAGAAGAAGTCCGGGCGTGGTTGCATAGCGCAGACCAAGCCATGATGAGCGTGCCCGAGTTGTTGTACCCTTCGTTTATCGTTTTTTCGATCCTTCAAGTATTTACATCCAAACTCGTTATGCATACTGCTACAATGAGAGACCAAGTCAGATGGGAGAGAGACGATTATTTGTGGGCCGTGGGATGTTTTGCTTTCAACTCCCTAGCTTTTGAGAGTATCCTCGACTTTGGAGTTCCGAGTGTCTCAAGCCTCGCGAAGGCAGGCGTGACTATCGCAACGGGCTACACATTATTGAAAAATCAACATATTGGAGTTGCAGTCGGAGGGATTAGTTTACTCACGGGATTTGTATCGAAAATGACGGGCATCGGGAAAGGTGTTGTGGACATCCCGATCCACGAAATTTCCAAATTTGTCCTAACCACACTCAAGGACGGTATTAAACCCAAATACACTTTCGGTGACGTAGCTTTGCACATCGGTATACCACGCTTCACACTTAGTCCATTAATTGCGCTCTGGCTGTGCTCGACTGCCGGTCGAATATTTTTTGAAGGGTTGTTACGCGGCCGAATGGTTCAACAAACGAGCTCGACGCAGGAGTCATCTACCCACTCACAAACAACGAACGATGATGTAACGGTGACTTTCAATGACGGAACGATAATAAGAGGGTCTGTTAACAATGTTATTAAGTTGACGGGGAGTGATTTTGCTTTGTTGCGCAACGCGACGGCAATGCCTACTACACCAATGGTGCAGCATCAGACTACACAACTCGTTGAAGCGCCCGCAGTACCTGCTACTAGAGACTCACTTAAAAAATTTTACCCGGATTCGGTAAAAGGTTATCTTAAAGATGACTGGATCGCACTTTGCAATGCTAACAATTTGGAATGCGTCGGGCTATCAATCGACAAGATGAAATTAAAACTGTGTACATTGGGTATTGCGTACGATAAAAAAGGAAACAAGCTGGAGATGTAAAATTGGAAAGTATGAAAAAAAATGTCTCAATATGAATAACTAAAAAACAATGAACGGATCAAATACAGAGTTGGGAAATCTAAAAAAACAATTAGAAGAACTGGTTGTTAAAGAGTGGATGGAGGATGACAAAAATCTGATTAAAGAATACATACAAGCTCTTATAGATAGTAATGAGACAGCTGCAAACATTAAATATAAATTGTTGGAAAATACTTTACCGTTTGGACCGGCTTTTCAAGATCGTGAGTCAGAAAGATTCAAACTGTGGCAATTCGTTCTTCAAGCGCAAGCAATTGGTATAATGCCGCCCGACGTCAATCCTCAAAGCTTGGTGGAACCAGCAGTAGTTGTCGGTGGTGGTGGTGGTGGTTTTTTACGTTTATTGAAAGGAGTGATTGAAGGTCAAGTTCCGGTTCCGAATAAGATAAATACCCGAGCAAGACAGCTTGCACAAAACTCATGTGATCAAGGAGGTGGTGGTGGTGGTCCTACGGGTGATCAACCAGAAAACTCAAATCTTCTAAAGAAATTGAAGGAGTTAGCGCGTGCGGTCACTGGGCTCGAATGGTTTGGTCAACGACCTACAGGGGTGCCACTCTCACGTAAAGGAATGCAGAATCTCTCCGATCTTCTATCCGTGACTGGAACAATTCTCGATGAGTACACCAGGAGTTACCAACTAAGACATCTGGACGAGGCGGGAACTATGCAGCAACACACAACCGCTTCGGTGCTTGTGGCAATCGGTTCCTTTGTGATCTACTTGATATATCCTTCAATTACGTACGAGGACCAAGTCAAGCTTCAAGCAGCAGTCTGTTTCATGACGCCCGGTGATAAAATTATCATAATCGAAATGCTCATGGCAAATGGTGGTGTTCTGTTCAACGATGCATTAAAACTGCTTGGTAGTGCTTGTAACAAGGATGATGTATCGGAATTGATGGATAAAATCAAAACGTTTGTCGATAAAGTACCTCGTGCGGAACAGCTTGACGCTTTCATGAAACAACTCATGAACTACAATCCTCGTGGACGCTTGTACGACCCGGACGACAAGACCGAAGCTCAAAAGGCCATGATCGAAAAATGGCTGCAAACGGCTAATCTGCCTATCGACACAAGCGGACGTGATGCGATCAATCCAACTGGCATCATGAGCGCACTCGCTAGTGCGTATTCGGGGGACCGTACGGGCGTTGAAAGAGTCACAAAGCAAATTCAATCTACACAGGCAAGTCTCAAAGCGATATTTGCAAATTCTTCTGCCAATCGTTCAACCAACTGGATGGGTTCTATTACGCTTGTTCTTGCATTGGGTATGATTTTGTACGTCTTGTGTGTGTGGGTACACAAGTATCGTCGTCGCAAGAAGCAATCGTTCGGCCGAAGCCGAACGCGCGGAACTTCTTCGCATCATCGTAAGAAGACGACGACGAAGAAGAATTCCCGAAAGTAAATAAAACAAATTTAACGGAGCAGTGCGGGCGTGTCCGACGAGTCCGATGGAAGTCGGATGCGTATGGGCGTCGTCTGCAAGAATTCGTGCGCCACCTCGTCTAGCAACAGATTGATTTGACGAATGACGCTTTCGGTGTGGTCGGGGTTCCAGACCGAATTTTGATGACAGTGCTGGATGTGTTCGACATACATACCGAATATGCTCGCGACCGCTTGAGAACACTCGAAGGATTTGTGTGCAGCAAAGACACTCGACCGGAACCGTTCGGGTGTGATTTCGTTCATTAAAAACTGAACACGAAGATTCATGAGCGTGTTGTCGCGCCTCGTGCCGATGACGTTCGCGCCGTAATACTTTTCCATCGTGTACCGCACGACGGAATAGTCGTCCCACAACGTTCGCCGAGCGAGAGTGTCCGGCATCCGAACGAAGTGCTTTCGGATGTCTTCCGGGTCTTGTGCCGGTCCACAAACGTGTCCTCCCGCACCGGCCGAAACGGACGTTCGGGTTGTTACGTCACTTGCTCGGACGTTCACGAGGTCTCGGTAGTGTCCGTTTGTGCTGATTGCAAATACTTCACCCGAGTCCCAATCGAAGTGTGTGTTGCAATGCGTACAGTGCATGTGGCTGCATCCGGAGATCCGGAAGATGAGCGCGGCACATTTCGGGCACGGGCGCGAGTCGCGCTGTAGGAGCGAAATCGTCTGGAGCACGTCCGGGTTGCATACGTGCCCATCCGGTTTCAATTCGCGACACAGCCGACACACTCGTTCGTGACAGGACCCGCACGTGTCTGAATGCTCGTCCACGAATCCGCGACAATCCTTCTTTGGACATGCGAAAAACGTCTGGACCGATTCCTGTAACTGCGGTCGTTCACGGATGGACATGCGTTCTCCGAATCGAAGTCGAGCGTGCTGACGGCGGTATTCCCGTTCCCATTCGACAAGCGGTTGTGTGTCGGGCAGCATCTTCGTTTGTTCATCCAGTAGCCGTTCTTCTTCGACCGATTTCCATTCGGGGTACATTTTGATCGAAAGGGCTTCCGCACGGGTGAATGCGCGATTGCACTGGAGACAGTTTAATTTTTTCGTGTGACCGTGCTGTGTTCGTTGGCATGTTTTGCAGCACACGAATCCGCAACTCCGACATTCAACGCGTGCGTTTGCACGTGCACGTTCACAGCAGATTGCGCAATCCATTGAAATACGTTTTTTTGTTTGGGAGTCGAACGAAAGCCCGTAAAATAAAAATGACAAAATTCGGTCGGTTTTTTTGTTGGTCTACAGTGTATTTCGTACGTGTTTTAAAAATGCAGTATGTTTGGAAACGAATGAACAACTCGCTTGTGTTTGAACTGCTTTTCCAACAAAAACTTTTGGAACCACAACGGTGCCCGAACGTTGCACTTGTGTGCAAGTCGTTCCACGAGCTGACCGAAAAGTTTCGAAAGGCTCACCCCTACGAAACGTTTCAAAACCTCGTGCAGAAGCACGGGTATTTCCTGTCGTCGGTGGATGAACTGAGGTACGCGATCTGTCACGGGTACACGGTGTACGATCTGTCCATTTTCTACATCGTGCGGCACCGCGCACCGCGTGACGTGCTCGAGTTCGCCATCCGAACGAATCAGAACCGCGTGCCCGCGTGCGCAGTCGTCGAGGCGTGGACACAAGACCGTACGGATTTGTTTGATTCCTTGTATGCACGTGTGTCGGATGAACACCGTGCGGAAGTTGTTGCATGGATTGAGGATCTCAAACGAAAAAACAAAAAAACGATTCGTATTTAAATCTATATCTATTTATGCATTGGACGACGACTCTTGTGCTGCGACGACGACAGAAACATGTTGATACAACACAATCGGGAAGTGGTTTTGAAGCACAAACCAGGGCCACTCAGTCTGAGGGATCGCAATCGTCGTCAAAAAATGGGGCAGGTGTGCCAGGGCCATCTCCGTCATCGTGGATGCGACCATCATGGCCGCAAGCGTCAACACGTCTGTGTCACGCTTCTTTCCCTCACTTGTCCAAAACGTCCCGAATAGAACACGCATGGCGTACTCTAAATTCCCGCGATTCATTGAGGGGATCACATCCGAGTCGCGCACGGATAAGTGCACGTTCCTGCACGCCATCACAAACGCATACAGACAAATCGCAATCATCAACTTGAAATCCATCGTGGAGATGTTCTTGCGACGCACAAACTCCATGTCCAGGATGCCTTCAGTCCGAGCAACACCGATCATCCAACTCTTAAACTCGAACGGGCCGCGCATTCCCTCCGCACCCACCACGGCCACAACAACCATGTTCTTCACCAAATCAAGCCAGTCTGCGTCTTGACACACAAACCCACGCTTCAACCTTGAATCCACCAAAGTATGCAGTCGTGCAATGATCTCAGCGCGGCGCATACGCATCTCATTCAAACTCACCCGTTCTGCGTCGGTCATTTCTTTCTTGCGCGGAAGCAGTAACGGCGCCATCACCAGGTGATCGCACGACGACAAGGTGTCGCGCACACCCATCGTCACGACTTCGCTCATGGGCAGACGGCCAATCTCGTCTTTCCATCCCGGATTCTCATGCAAAATTCGCAGCACGTCATCCTCGAAACTTAGCTCGGGCTGAACCAGCAGCGGCTGCGGCTGTGGTGCAATAAATTCTTGCACCTTCAACTTGCTCGCACGAGGCTTGGCGGGTTGAACTTTGGGAAGCGCCGCCTTCTTTGTCAAGTTCTTGGAAGCAACGGTTGTCTTGGTCTTCATGTTGTTGTTTTTTGGAATGGACGCGTTCGGAAACTTGAGACAATTGAATGAATTGTTTGTTTGTGCTCGACGATTACGAGGCATTATTGGAAAAACCCAAAAGGGGGGAGGGGGGAATCGGAAACGTATCAGCGAGTGTCCGCTTGAGTCCGTCCAGGTCCTCGTTGAACAAGACATAATCAAAAAGTTCGTGACGCAAAAACAAGGCAGAATTGGCGCTCTTACGAAGTTGAACGGCCTTCTCTTCCATCATCTGCATAAACCGCTCCGACTTGTGTGGACACGTACGGGGCATCAACGAAGGTCGCGCGACGAAAATGGAGCAACAAGAATTGCCGCCCATCCCGTCCTCCCCACCGGAAGAACCGAATAAGTCCTTGCACAACTTAATTTCGTTCGTAAACCGAGCGTCTGTCACAACGACCACGTCCACTTCCGTGATTAGTCGTTGGAGTCGATGCCTGGCAACACGGACCCATACGTCTTCATTCACCTGGAGGCGAAATAAGTCCGTCCCAACAAACTGTAAGGCACGACGCGGCGTCCATTCGTCACCCATTATGGGAGATCCGACCGTTTCTTTACGGGTTCCGTCTGAAAAGTCAGAGTCCGTAAACCCAAACACAATCGCACACACTTCGCGCAGCGCGTCTGCAAACGCGAACTGTGCAACCCGGTAACCCTGTGCCTCCCAACTTTCTTTTAGAATCTTGAAGCAGGTGTCCTTACCCGACCGCTTGCATCCGGACAAGACATAAATCATTTTTGTTTATTTACATGTCTGTGCACCCTTCTTCACTAAGTTAACCCAGAGTGTTCGTGACATTATTAAAAAAAAACAAACAAATAAATGATGGTGACACGTGAAGATATCGAACGGACCGTCTTGGAAATGCACAATGCTCACTACACCCAAGAGAACCCACACGGTCTCTTGCAGCCCGATGAAGCCCCGAACACAAACACCATTTACAAGGTATGGAACGACGGAGAAATTACGTACGAAAAGGGCGGTTATGCATTTGGTGATCGTTCGCTAAAGCAACTTCGTACGAGCATTACGCACACGGGATCCCTCCCGCTCCCGAATTTCCCCCAAGCATGTAGTAAGAACGGGTACTCGTACGCCATGCTCACGATGGATGAATGCTACCGCGTGCATGCACTTTTGAAAGAATACTTCGACCCGTTCTTGCCCAAACGATTCGAAGTACGTTTAATTGCTGCTGCTAATAATGCTTCGACGATCGACATGGCAATTTACAAACTAAAAATGTGCGACATTCGTCTTGTATACCGTTCGCCGGCGAACGACATGTTTGTTGTACAGTGTTGTTGTCTCTTGGGTACGACGGCCGAAGAGGTCGAGGCGTTGATCCGTTCGACTCTACCGGACGAGACGTTCATGTTTACGCGTGTGGATTATTAAATGATGCAACTAAAATTTGAACTTCGTCCGATGCGCGCCGACAGTACATGCACGTTTCGGGACATTTCGAACAACACGCATGTACAAGCCAGACGTATCCCCGTTCGTAGCGGAACGTGTGCGGACACATACGAACGATGCGTTCCACCCACTCGGCGGATAAGTTTTTTCGGAAGCCTGTCGCGATTCGTACGAGTTCGGACACATGTATAAGTTTGTGATGCGCCACAATGTCGTGAATGTTTCCAAACGCAATTAAGACCGTGACTGGATCATGCGGAAAGTGTACATACATTTTTATTTTCTCGGAAAACGTTACACTTACAATCGACACGCGTATTTGTACTTTTGCTCCATCACTTTTCGTGATGCACCCGGATGGCTCTTCAAGTAACTCTTCATAAACGTCTTAAGGTTGCAACGGACACGGCCGGGGCCGAAACTGGACTTCACAAATTTCTTACGGAACGCGTCCGCTTGATCGGCAAGCGGCACGCCAGGGAACTCTTCTGCCAACGCTCTGCGCGTCGCACTCTTTACCCGGACATTGTTTATGCGCGACGTAAGCACGTCCAAGTCCAGGGACTGCCGTTGATACATTGTCTTCAGATTGTCGAGTTTAGTCGACATGACACGTTTACCTGCATCATACGCCCGGAATTTATCTCCCGTCCTTAACTCCTCCTCGGCGAACTCGATGTCTTGGGCAATACGTTGCTTTGTAAAATTACTGGGATCTGATTCAGCATCGCGTTTCGCACCAGTAGTTCGCTCACGTGCAACTCCTAGATCCTGTTGGTATCTATGCTCGGCACTGGAAATCGAGGCACGAAGGCGGTCCATCTCCTCGTTCATCCTATGAATATTGTTTTCCATTGCGTCCTGGTTACGAACCAACCTCGCGAGATATGCGAGGGCGCTCTCGTCTTGACCCTGGTCAAGGTCGACCGTTGAAACCAAATTTAAGTCGGATCCAGCGTCATCGTCGTCGTCATCTTCCGCTCCACGTCCGGCCGACAAGTCTTCTTCATCCGAATCGTCGTCGATCTCAAACACTTCGGGACTCCTTGGGCGTTTAACGTTGCTATATTCTTCTTCGTCGTCATCATCCACTTCAATCGGACCCGCTCCTGCACCCGCACCCGCACCCGCACCTGCACCCGCCGAACGAGATTGCAATTCACCTCGCAAGTTCGTCAAACGTGTACGTAGTGATGCACGTTCGGATCCTGCTACTGTCGGAATGGCTCGTTCGATGTCTGCGATTTCTTGACGAATCTCGTCATTTGTCATCTTCTTTACATTCGCACGGCGTTTCTTTCCTCCCTCGCCGTCCTCCTGCTTCTTCTTTGCACGATTATTTCCTTTCGGGCCCGATTCGCTCTCGATCGAACGGATCAATTCGTCACGACGCCGTTTGAGGTTTTCTAAGTCAGACGGATCATCACCAAGGATTTCTGCTTCACGGATTGCCGCATTCGTGTCTTCGAGTTCTTGTATGAGCGCATCACGCTCCCGAATCGTTATTTTCTTAGGCGGCATTCTTTTCAAACTTTTTTTTATAATTGTCAGTTCATATTTTTTATACGGTTTGTCGTAATTTCATGTTCAAAAAAAATCGAACGTTCAATCACGGACCATCCGTGCACTTCATAAAAAAAATGTTTCTTCTCTGTCAGCAGGATCAAGCAAGTCGACCGTACGATCCCGAGCAAGCTCGAGACTTTCAACGTCTGATCCATTCAAGTCTCGACCGGGCTCATTCGACGGATACTACTACCTGCACGCATACTGGTTGTTCGGAATCGGTCGACGGTGGAACGGCGTTTTGTGCAAAACATTACCCGTGCAAGTATCGCAAGTCTTGCAAGACTGGTGACAAGGTCTGTACTAATTTCGGAGTATTCGGGACCTGTTATTGTGAGGAACACTACCCGGACGTTCGAAAGGACATTGTACGGTCGTTCTTCAAACGAGGTGGTGTTTTCATTCCACATACGACCGAACTACATCCCGACTTTACGAGCCTTACGGATCGTTCGTGGGATACGTTTAACCAGATTCTTACAAGGGCGGACGGGTCGTCGTCATTAAATACACTTAGTCTAATCGTGTGGATCAGTCATCCGGAAGAGAAGCTGAATCTGGAACGGATTACCTCCGCGTTTAAAGATGCAGGCGACTATCTGGGCGCGGACGATGCGGCTTCGTTTGTCAATGTGATCGAGTTCATTGTCGTCTTTCAAGGCGAAAATGACCCTTCGGCTCTCTTTAACGCTTCCGTTAAGCTCTGGAGCAACAATCAGATTCAAGTGAGTGGGTGCAAGAGTGTGAATTCCGCACTCAAAGTCACATCGGCCGTACTGCGAACGTTAACCCGTGCGAGCCTCGTCCATGCTGACACGCGGGTCACTACAGTCAAGCCCGTTTTCGCGAACGCAAGCTTCGACTTTTTCGACCGACATGTGACGATCGGCCGTATGCAGACCCGTTCGTTCCTCGAGCAACTTGAGCGCGAACTCGTCGGGTCGGACGTGCGAGTCGAGCTCGGAGCGCAGCGCGATCTGTTTGTACAGTTTCAATTTTCACGCGGTCCGGCGAAAACCACGGTCAAGATTTATCCAAAAGGAAATGTGATTATCACGTTCAACAACTTTGATGGGCTCTTGCTGCAGCAGGGATTGCAAAGCATCAGCAAGTGCGCCGAGCGCGGACGTATTTTCGTGGACGACCGCGTGACGATTCGGATCGACCCGCCTGAAGTGTTCAAGGCGGCGTCGCCTGCACAAACCTTCCTGTTTAGTCCCGTCGTGAAACGACGCAAGATGTAAAAAATTTTGTTTGTGTACGAATGAATAAATATAAAATGAATTGTGACGATTTTTATGGTGGCGTCGTGCGCAACCGTGGCTCCACTGCACTGACAACAATCCGCTCCGCCACGGGTGCTGGGAACGAATGTCCTCATTCACATCCATACAGAATCCCCGGCTCGAACTGCTGCGCAGAGGGCAGGGACCTTTTCTACTACAAAGAACGACAACCCGCACTGAAACGTGTGAGTGCGACGTCTGTGACACAATTACAAGACAGCACGCTCAAGCGTAGCAGAGAGGAAATCAACGACGAGGACGAAGAGATGAACTTTGGAAAGCCGCACAAGTTCAAGCAATTCCGCGCGGCATACAAACGTGCCCATCCCAAGGCGTCCGAGCATCGCATTTTGATCAAATACACAGCGGGTCTCCTTCGGATGCGGAATTAATAAAAAACGCCGAACGAAGCTTTAAAAGCTTTTTGAAGCGCCCAAACAAAGTTTGGGCTTTGGGCGTTTTACACACTGAATTAACACTTGATAATGTAGGAACTGGACGTGCCAAGTTCGGGATCGCCGTTCGAGTTAAGGGAAATTGCGCCACCTCTGACCTTGCCCGACAATAACCGGAGGTCCGCATTCACAAACGTGATCACGTCATTCTTCTTCGCGAAGTAGACAGTCACACCGTGCGTGAACGCACGGGTGTAGTAAAACAAATTGTCACCATCGACGTTTTCGATGTAATGTTTGTTGTATGCACCCATCTCCGACGGCTCGAACGGTACGAAATATGCATAGAATTTTTCAATGTCGTCGCCTTCTTCTACGTTGCGATTGTATGAGAAAGAGTAGTCCGTGCCACCTACAGTCAACGTCGCATCAATATTCGTGTTAATCGTGCCACTGTCCGACCCCATGTTGCCGTACGCACCGAACTGGAACGGGTTGGCGTCGGATGTACAGGTGACTTCCATACGGTAAATACCGCGCGCGCAATACCCGTGCACGATTGAGAACGTACGACCCAGTGCGGCCACGATTTGTGTTGCCATCACACCGTCTGCCAAGTTAATGTCATTCAGAACCAAGAAATGATATCCGTTCGTGGTTGGGTCGTAAATATAGAAGTATCCCCAGCTATCAAAAATATCATTGTCCCAGTCGTCCCAGAACGAAGCATTCGTTGTTCCAGATGATACACCCACGCCGTTCGGGGAATACCCACCGGGTAACTCGGGAATGCTCTCGTCGGACATATCCTTATCGACCGCGTACCCAACCTCGACCGACAACAAACCACCTGTCGAAGGTCCGGAGAGTGCAGGCACATTAAACGTTGTGGTGCCGTTTCCTTCACCATACCTCGTGCCGATCGCGGCGAACAGGTCGGGGAATGCATCTCTGTATACTTCCACACCATTGCAAAGCAAGTATCCACCTGGAGCCGTAGTGCCACCGTACGGAAGCATCACACCAGGAGGGAGAAGGATGTGTGATTCTTCACCGCGCTTTTCGTAGTATCGACCGGCGTCCGTACGGGACGTGATCACGCGGTTAAACACTTTCGTGCCACCGCCTGCAGCAACAGGGATTGTAGCATACACCCAAGAGTTTGTCGTGCTCATTGTTTTTTTTGTATTTACGATAATAGACTTAAACATTTTTTTTCGAATTTACACAATCGGACCGGTTACTGCATGGCAACGTTTGTATTTTTTCCCAGACCCGCATGGACACATATCGTTTGCCGACAGTTTATGCGTGGGGATCGGGTAGTCATCGAGACGCAGACCAAGGTCCTTAAGAACGCCCTTGTAGACATCGACACATTTCTTGTGTGTCAGCAGCCAATACGCATCGCTCGAGTGCATTCGGTCGAAAAAAAAGTCGCGCGCCTCTTCCTCTTGAGTTTGATCGTGCAAGGGCTCAGGCGTGTTGGAGAGTTCATTTGCGATCATTTGTTCTGTAAAAAATGTCGGATCTAAGATCTCCTCCCCGTCCGAGAGTTGTACATAAAAGTGCCGAACGGATACGGACTGTTCCGCAGTCTTCACATTCAAGTAACCCCGTACGGGTATAACAGAGTCCTTGCAAAGTTTTTCAAAAATGAATACGTTCATCAACCCGTTTCCATACACAAAATGTTTTCGCGCGTTTGCAAGAATCGCACGCGCGACCGTACGAGGATCGTTCATTCTATATTTATTCTTTTTTTTAAACGTACACACGCGGAAACGTCATAAACGGCACAGACGCATATTCGTGCGGAAGCACTCCTCCGAACAAGCGGGCGGGAACGGCCACCGTTTGTGTGAGTTGCGGAAGTTGTACGGGTTGACTTACTTGCGACGCAGCGTACGACGCAAGAATCAACGGATCGACTTGAATCGAGCTCGTCGAGAACAACGTCTGGTTCAAGACATGTGAACTGATATCGGCTTGTTGCTTTCGGGCACGAGCACCACGTCTCCGTTCACGTTTGCATTGTTGCGGTTGTGTCTGTGTCTGATTCGTCTCCACTGCCGCTCGGTCGTCATGCTTGGGAACAGGCGACGTATTAGGCTCAGACTCTCGAACGGGCTCTGGCTCAGACTCTCGAACGGGTTCGGGCTCGGGCTCTCGAACGGGTTCGGGCTCGGGCTCTCGAACGGGTTCGGGTTCGGGCTCTCGAACGGGTTCGGGTTCGGGTTCGGGCTCTCGAACGGGTTCGGGTTCAATCTGGGACTGCGCAACCCGTCTGGGATTTGGAGAACAAGCACGATTTCGATTTCTTCCTCCTCCTGTTGATGTGCGATGGGGATGTGACGGAGGGGGGTGGGAATGGGATGAGCAGGTTGACGCTGGCGATTTCGTCGATTGACTCTTCTTCGTCTGCGTGTGCGACTTACCTCCCGGGCGTTCATTCTTATGTGCTTTTAATGTTTCAGGTGCATACTTTTTCTTTGATCGAACTTCTTGCCAGGCTGAATCATCATCGTTGTCGACCAGTTCTTGAACAGGTGTCGTCAGTGCAACAGCAGCAGCAGCAGCGGGTGGATTCGGCATTGCATTCAATTCCATCTTTTTTTGCTTCGCGGGTTTGTTTTTCTTTGCGACACTCCGGACGCACTTCTTTTCATTCTTTTCGTTCTTTTCGAGTGCATCGGAATCTGCTTTGACAATTTCGCGGATATATTCCTCCCGCAGGTGCTCGTTGAAACTATCCAGCAACATCTGGATGTGTGTCTCCAAAATAAAGTTTTTCAAAAAGAGTTGAACGTGAAAGTCCGTGCCGCACACACGCTCTTGAATCGCCGGATGGTAATCGTGCAGGAACGATGCAAGCCCGGATAGATGACGGAGCCCGAACGAGAACTCGCACATCATCCGAAGGTTCGCCATACGCAAGATGCACCGCAGACGCAATCCTTCCAACGCGTCCGTTCGCAAAGCTCGTTCGATCATGGGTGTCGACACTTTTACTTTCCCTGTGAATTCCTGGACAGCCATTGTGCAAATGCGCACGGCATCATCAGACGCCGTTTGAATGTCCGTACGAATCGCATCTGTCAGTGCGAATTGATCCGGAACGATCTGTTCGAGCACCCGATCTCTCGTTCTTGTCCAAATCTCCAAATGACCTTGTTGTAGTTTTGCACATCGCATCTCGAGCATGCTTAATTCTTGCAAGACCGTTGGGTACGGCCCCTTCGTGTACTCTGCCGAACGGCAAAACAGCGGGCCGAGACCGAGTTCGAGCTGGGCAATGAGCAGTGTTTTTAACGGACAATCCCTCCAGGGTAACAAGAAATCTTCCTGGTCCACGTACTTCCACAGACGATTGCACTCGCGTGCAAATACCGCATCGAACATGACGATCTGGTCACACGCCTCGGTGTAAAAGACTCGAAACGCCTCGACGCGTTGCAAGTTGAGAATGTGCAATGCGAGTTGTGCGCTCTTGTAAGCCGCCGCATCTACATTCTGCTTGTACGCGTCCATGTAGCCCCGCATGTTCACGTTCACAATGCTCGGAATGTCCGCTCGGTGCAAACGCTCTCGTACCTTGTGGCACGTGTTGAACAGCGTCGTGCACAACTTTTCAAACACCCCCACAAGCGCTTGCACAAACACGCACGCGTTCGTTCTAAACGGACGCGTCGTTTCAAACTTGAATACCTCCGTCACGAATTCCGACACACAGTCGGCCATCATGGAAATGTATTGATTCTGCTCGTCCGTGACCGTCTCAAGCACTTCGACGTCGCCTTTCTTCGCATCCCACCGTAAATCAACTGTTTGGTCCAGTATCACCTTTAAATTACGAATGAATGTACCGATGCCGTACTGCGGCCCGACTGGCACACACCGCTCGGCGAACATGTCGATCGCGTCATGTAGTGTAGGAAGGAACCGGGACGTGTCGGACGAACCTTCGCCTACGAACCGTGCAATTGCTTCGAGCGGATTCGGGCCGAGAAAATCGATCGGGACCGCATCCGACTCGCCGAACGAATGTGCAATTGCATTGTGTACTCTTCGAAAACAGTGCGGGCACTCGATCGAAACGCAAAAGTCGCGCAGTTGTTTCACGCTGCACAGATCCGTGTTTTCTGGATCCGCCTCGTTTCGGAATTGCAAGTACTTGTAAAACTGCTCCACGTCCGCATCCGTACGTAGTATGCTCTGCACACGCTCCTTCACTTTCGACACATACTTGCCACAATGGATACTCGTTTGGACTTTCGAGAGGTTCATTCGTTTTTATTACTTACAGCAAAAATATACATATTCAAGGTTCAGGGTTCTCACATATGAAAAACAAAAACACGACAAACAGTAATTCACTTTGCCACACCTCGGCGCTTGCGCACCGGTGCGGTCACAACTTCTTCTTCCTCCTCGCCTGCTGCTAATGATGACGACGATGCAGTATTAGATTCGTCAACCTCCATGGAGGATGAGGAAGAATTTGTAGCGCCACCAACAAACTCGTTTGCCACGAATGGTACTCCACGGATTTTGCACTCGAGCTCAAGGAGCTCGTTCAGCCACGTGTGCTCCACCGGAGTTGCACGGACGCGTCCGATGTTGCGCTCGAGGTCAATGACGTCCGCACGGAGTGCATCGACCTTCGCACGGGTCAGACTCCTGAGCTTCATGTCAAGAAGGTAGTCATACCCGGACGAACTCTTCAGACCGAGTTCGTGCGCAAGCGGAAGACCCAGAGCAGCCAAGTCCGACTGAACGTCAGAGTCCGCACGGTTCTCCAACACCAATCGGCCCGAAAGCTTCGCCTCGATGAACGTAATTTTCGCACGGGCCACACGGTGGTCGTGCTCCATACCAGCCAATATAAATTGTTTGCGCTTCTCGTACCCGGCCATACGGGCTGTGTAAAAGTCTACATAGATGTCACGAATGGTGTACTTGCGGATGTGCGATGTCTTGCCGGACGTGTATAAATGCACGTTCGAGGTGCTTGCCTTGCCCACCAGCTTGAAGAGCTTTTCAATCTCGTCCGTGCTCGAAGGGGCTGCGGGCGCCTTGCGTTTCGCCGCCTTTGCTGCCGCAGCAGGGTTTGCCTCGAACTCCAGCGCCTGCTCGACCGCGTCAATGCCGGTAAGTTCCTGCACGGCCTGCACGAGCTCCACACGAATGTCCACCCGTTCGTCGTCCACGGGCCACTCAAAACCGGCAATCTTGTTCTCAGAGACCAGTTCTTCCAGATACGTCTTGTAGGGAGACGACCAAACACCCACAGGCAGTTCGGTGATGTGCACGGACCCGCCCGACGCCGTGTACACACCACGCACGGAGTACTTCTCAGCCGACTCCTGCACCACCGAGCCCGTAAACTTGCTCCACCAGGGCATATAGGAGACATGGTCCGGAACGACCCCGCCCGCCTGGATAATCGCACGGACGTTCGCAATCACCTCCAGTGGGTTCGAAGGGGGCACCTTGGTCGAATAGCCTGTGCCGATACCGTCCGCTCCGTTCACCAGCACCATCGGGATCACGGGCAGGTACTCCACCGGCTCGATCGAGTTTCCCTCATCCTCCAAATACTCCAGGATGGGGTTGTCCTCTTTACGGAAGACCAACTTGGCCAGGGACGAGATGCGTGTGAAGATGTAACGGGGACTGGCAGCGTCGTCTCCACCCTCCAGACGCGTGCCGAACTGTCCGAGCGGCTCGAGCAAGTTGATGTTGTTCGAGCCGACGAATGTCTGCGCCATCTTCGTGATCGACGACATCAAACTCACCTCACCGTGATGGTACGACGTGATCTCGGCCACGGCCGCACCCAGTTGGGCTACCTTCATTTCCGCACTGCCCACATCCAGACCCTTGCGGAAGCAGCCAAATAGGATTTTGCGCTGCGAAGGCTTCAGGCCGTCCACCACGGACGGGGTCGTGCGGCGCAAATTGTCGTCCGCATGCTGACGGTACTCCGTGTGCAGGAACTCGGCCAGTGTAATTTCGCGGCGCGAGTTGTCGATCGTAGCCTCCGGGTTGAACGCCTGCACCCATGTCTTGCGGTAGTCCGTACGGTCCTTGGAGAACAAGTTGAGGAACAGATCCGTGGTCTCCTCTACAAGGGGAGGCACCGAAGGTGCCCCCGCACCAGCCGAATTGGACGCGCCAAAGAATGAATGAAGCGTGGCACGGGGACGTTCGACGTACTCGGTCACTTGAAAGCCCTTGAAGTACTCGAGCGCGTCCTCTTTTGTGGACGTACCCAGACCCTTGTAGTACTTGATCTTCCAGCCGTTCGTGTCAGCCGAAAGCGCCCACGTGCGGAACGCCGGCATCGAGTAGAACGGCAAACACTGCTTCCCTTTGGTTGCCTTGATGAGCGGGGTCGGGAGGGACTGCACGAAACCCGTACGGAGCAGTACGGGCCAGAAGCGAGCGAAAATGTTCATCACCAGCGCCTTGATGTGGAACCCGTCGGTATCTTGATCAGTAAACACCACCAGCTTGCCGTACCTTAACGTTTTGAGGTCTGCTTCGGTCTCGTACGTCTTGCCCTGCTGCAGTCCGAGAATCTTCTTCAGGTAGTAGAATTCGCCCTCGGTCTTCGATAGGTCCGCAGCGGGTGCATCCGTCACATTCCGGATCTTACCACGAAGTGCAAACACGCCAAAACGGTCACGATCGCGACGTGCAGCCAAACCAGCTATCGCAGTGGCCTTGGCGGAGTCTCCCTCCGTCACAATCAGCACGCATTCGTTCGAACGGCGCGTACCAGCCAGAGGCGCATCGTCCAGCTTGGGAATGCCCGAGATGTTGCTCACCTTGCGTCCGTCCGTGTTCTTCATCGACGCCTGCGACTTGCCGCGCAACTGGTCCAAAATCTGATCGGCCACGTCCAGACCCCCAATCTTCCGAATGAACGCAGGCGGCAATTCGCACGTCGACCCAAACTCACGCACGGGGCTCTTGAGGCACTCCTTGGTCTGCGACGCGAACTCGGGGTTCTCAATGCAGGCGTCCACAAACACCCAGAGGTAATTTTTGATGATCCGGTTTAGCGACAAGCACTTATCCACCAACGCCTTGTCCGCACCCTTGGCACGCGAACGGATCGCATTTGCAATCGCCTCCACCACCTGGTTCAACACGAGGGATTCGTGCGTGCCACCCTGGGACGTCCACATGCCGTTCACGAATGACACACACCTTCCACCCACATCCGGGTGCACCGTGGCCACAGCCACCTTCCAGCGGTCGTTCACGTTTACGTGCAACTTCGGGGAACCCGAAAGAGGCGGGAAGAGGTCCGTGTACTTGGCGAGGGTGTCGCACGTAATCTCCCGGCCCTGGAAAAACACCGTCACCTTGGTGCCGACCGTCGCAGCAATGTCGACTACGGCCTTGTGCATGACCGAAATGAAGTCCGCATCGAGCACGTTCGTCTTGCCGAAACGAGGATGGTCGAACGTCCACGTGATCTTGGTGTACGGGCGCGACTTCACACCTTCGGTTACCACCGCAGTTCCGACCGATGACATATTATTCGTCCATGTCTGGACGTACTTGCGCTTCGTGCGGGCGTCCACCGTCTCGATCGTGAAGCGCGACGAATAAATGTTCGTCAGCTTCGCACCGAATCCGTTACGGCCTCCGACGATGCGGCGCTCCGAATCGTCGTAGTTGGTCGAGGTCAACAGGTGACCGAAAATCAGCTCGGGGTTGTACACACCATACGTAGGATGCATTTCGATGGACACACCGTCACCATTGTTCTGCACCCAAATGGAGCCGGACGCAGCGTCATACCCCACTTCGATCCTGTTACAACGAACCTCCACGTCCGTCACCACCGTACGGTCACGTGCATTGTTCAGAATCTCCATGAAGAGCTGCGTGAGACCCGGACAGAACTGGATGCGCTTCTCGACAATGCGCGTGCGGGTTTCCTTTCGGGTCACGGCGTCCTCCTCGACTTCTGCAACGCCGTCGCCTTCGGCTGGAGCGGACGTGATGACCACGTCCGCATCATAGTCTTCCGCCACTAAACGCTCGACCTCTGCGTAGCGGACCGTACCGATGTATGTATCCGGACGGTCGAGCACGTGCTCGCGCTGGGTTTTCTTGACGATCTTGTTTGTCGCCATCTTGTTTTGTTTATGGATGTGTGTTGTGAAAAAAACTAGTTGGACACCCACAATTTTTCGTAAACCCAAAAAAATACGGTCCGTCATTATTCATCCGAATCGTCCGAACCCGAATCGTCTGAATCGTCCGAACCCGAACCCGAATCGTCTGAATCGGAGTCTGAAAAGTACGCCTCTGGAACGACCACGAACGAGTCTGCCTTGCGTTTCGCCCATACGTCCTCAATCGCGTTCTCGAGCGTAATCCGTTCGCGCGGCATCACTTTCAAAAATTTGCTCACAAACACACACGCATCGTCGTCCACCCATGATGGAAACGAATACTTCCCCTCGTTGATTCGCTTGCGCGTCTTGCGCTTCGAATGCGATGCGAACGGAGCCGTGCCCACTAAAAACTCATACGCGAGCACACCCGTCGACCAAATGTCTACGCGGTGATCATAAATGACTTCGCGCACCATCTCCGGAGGCAAGTAGTCGTTCGTGCCACAAATGGTGTCCGCGCGGAGTGGGTGGGACACGCATCGTTTCGAAAGACCAAAGTCCGCAATCTTAATCACACCGTTCGGGTCGAGCAAAAGGTTTTCCGGTTTGATGTCGCGATGAATGATCCGGTTTTCGTGCAAGTACTTTAAGCCCTTGCACACATCCACCACGTACCGACACGTGCGTTCCACGCCGAACCGTCTACGGTCGTCCAACAAGTTGAAAATTTCAACCGGGGCAAACTCGAATACAATGTGTCGCACCTTCCCCGCGCGGAACCATTCGATCAGCTTCACAACGTTCGGATGATTCAGACCCGTCTGGACCGCGAGTTCCGTCATGAACGTCTCGCGAGACGTCTCATTCCTTAGCTTGATCGACTTGATCGCCAAGGATGCGTCCGGATTTCCTTTTACGGTCGCTCGGTATACAGTGCCAAACTTTCCAGAACCGAGTTCTTCGTGCAAGTCGTACTTGTCCATTCCTTTTTATTCATCAACCCACACCAAAAAATATATATTATTTTCGAACGCATCCGCGCCTTCGACAAGACGATTTTTAACATGACTACAAGAAAAAAGAATGGACGAAGTTTGTAGAATCGTCCGTGAGATTGACGATGGTGCGGTAGTTAGACCTTTTGGAAGTTACGCACTCGGAGCACGAATCGCCGGACAAAGCGACATTGACGTGCTCGTGTTGACAACTGTTCCGCGTGACGAATTCTTTCTGCACTTTGAACAAGCGTACACGGCCAAACTGAATGACCTCGTCGTCGTGCGTGATGCTTTCGTACCAGTCATCAAATTTTTGATTGGAGACGAACACATCGACATGGTCGTGGCACAAGTGTATGATCATTGCGACGGGGAAATCATTTGCTGGCGCGAAGTCGACGTTAGGTCCGCAAGCGGCTACTTCGTCACCCAAATGATTCAAAGCATCACCCGCCCGTTCGAAGAAAAATTCCGCGCGTCACTCGTACGAGTCAAGACGTGGGCCGTTGAAAACCTCGTGTACTCAAACACACTTGGACTCCTCAATGGTGTCGGACTGGCTGTCATCACCGCATGGATTCTCCTACAAACGTCCACCGAACTATCACCGGATGAAGTCCTTCAAGACTTTTTTGAGGTGATGCTCACCTTTGACTTCGATCGTTACGGGATAAACATCTTGCATGACCGCTTCGCGCCCGCTGCTCCTGGAAAGCCCATCACCGTGTACGTGCCACTCGGCGGACCTCCTCCGCAGTGGATTAACGCGTTCCATAACGTCGGACCGGCACAACTTGCTTGCATCCGAGCCGCCGTAAAACGGCATCCGAACACGACGAACCCATCCGAGTCCTTCGTTCAGACGCACACACACTTTCTACATGTTCACATGTTCTCAGAGAAGGACAGTCACGCCGCGTTTGTTGCAGAGTTCGAAGCAAAACTGAAATTACTACTTAAAGCATTCGATTACGCTCATCCGTTCCCACACACATTCGCGTTTGAGTCCAAAAGCGTAAGACGATCGAGCATCTTGATCGGCTTGAAAGAAATGCCTTCCTTGCAAGCCGTGTCCGAATTCGTCGTACCGTTCTGCTCAGGCGACCGACAAATATGCACCGATGTCTTGTCTGCACGACATCTTCCTGCATTCTTTTTTACGGACGCTGGTTAAATTCATTTAATAAAGTTTGTTCATACGTACCACGTTGTGCTTCTTTAACATAAAATACAATAAAGAATCAAACATGGAGGGTGCTGCTGTACAAACCGCTCCCAAACGCCGCGGACGCCCACCCTCGAAAAAAAACACGCAAGCTCTTCCGGTTGTCATCTCAGAAGAGTTCGAAGAACTCATCGCATCGACCACCGCAGCGGCCGCACCCGCACCCAAACTAAAACGAAAGAGCCCGTCCGAGTGCATGCGGGATCTCGCCGCACAGCTCGGGTACAAGGGCGTGTCGCCTGAACTGCAAGCAGAAGCAACCGCACGTCTCGGAGAAGCCGTCGTGCAAGAAGTCCTGTCCGTGTGCCACCAAGACGAAGCTGCGTTTTACGCACACATCGTCACGCTTGTCTCCAACGGGGCGAGCGAAGAAAACCCGCCTCCAGTCGGATTCTCAAAAGATCCGTACTGGCACCTGTCCACCGACGAACGGGTGAGGATGATGGACGAAGCGTTCGCTGTGCAAGACGACGACGCCGTACTGCGCGACGTGAAACCCGGACCCTTCGTTTGCAAAAAGTGCGGGTCCAATCGGGTCTTGCAAACCGAACGTCAGCTTCGTTCGGGTGACGAAGCGGCCACGCAATTCTTCAAGTGCGCTGGATGCAAACACAAATGGGTCGTGCATTGACATAACATAATATATTATTGTCTCAAAACGGCGCCGTATCTGTCTTTTAAAAAGTGTTATTCATGTACAAGGCGCATAGCCTTAAGAAACTTGAGGGCAACCTTATACGGATCCGCATTTGGATGTTTAACTGTGTATATCTTTACAAATTTACCGAATGACATTCGCGGCCTACCGTAGGACGACGATTCGGATGCTTCTTCTGTGTTATCCGTCGCCGCATTCAATGAAAGAGTATTTGCTATAGAAAAAATAGTCGGTGCTGAAGCCGAATCTGTTGTTATTTCTCGTAGTGCGATTCGTCCTGATTTTCTACGAGGCTCGATGGGTGTAGTAGATTCAGTCGATTCGGCATCATTGAGTCTGTAGACCCAGTATTTCACACGAATGTTGCCTCGGATAATTAAAGGGTTTGTAGAAGGATCGGGATTGACTTCTACGTATGATCCCATATTTGGAGGAATCAACACCTCGCTTTCATCGTGTTCAGTTATTTTATTCATGCCGTTTGGAAAGTAAAAAACACGTGCTCCACGGGGGATGCGAATCACATGTAGACAACACACGTATTGTAAAGATAACGGGTTGGTTTGTTCTTGTCTCTTCGATCTTGATTGTGCCTTGTCGGTTGAAATAAAGCCTACTGCGACATCAGGGTCAAGTGAAGTACTTGTAAACATACGGCTGTCCAGGTCGTTCGTAAAACCGCGAAACACTGTTATATCTTCCCGAAGTGGAGGGATACTCTTACAAAGATTGAATAATATCCTACTAAACTTGGCTTCAAGTTCGTTGAGAGGACTCACGTTAGGCTTCTGCAAAAGTACCTGATTAATACGATATACGAAACCGGTTGTATAAAAAAATAAGCTCAATTTCTCGCTTACCGAAAGGGTTAGAATCCAATTTACAACTTCTCGTAGTTGTGCAGGAACACGCGGGTCATTTGCTGTATATTCAACACCTTCGTGCATTTGTTGTTTCGACTTTAACTCATGGAATGAGTCATTTGTTAAACTGGGTAGACTAGATCCTTCCGATGTTGCCTCGGCTCGAAACACTGGCTTCATCGTCAATGTCAAGAGTGTATGATGCTCGCTACTGTCGTCCATTAAACTTTTCATTTCTTGATTTAAGCGTTTTCTTGGACGCGGTTTTGTACATGGGAGGTACACTACACCACCACCCGTTGCATTCATCCTCACATCTTCGTTAAACGCGTGAAACCATACTGGTTTCTCATCGTTGTATATACACAGCGAACTTAAATTAACCGTACGGGCGTTATGAGGACTTGTCCAAGATTCTAAATTTGTGAGTGTCGGTGAAAGTGAAACCATGATACAATCATCGGTTTTGTTTGTTACACTGATTGAATGAGCGGCTGTTCTACCGAAATCCCGGATTGTGATTTCTTGAATGGGGTTCGTCTGTAAAACAAGTTCGACATTGTTTGTAGCATGTACAAACAAATGTTCAAGTAGTGCAGTAATATTTACATGTGGATCTTTAATTATAATTTTAATTTGTCGAAGACCTGCAATAATGTCTGTAGTCAAATGCTTCGTAAAGAATACAGGTGTGATTCCTCTGTTTGTAAGTGACAAATCTATATCTTTGAGTTCTAAACTTACAAGTTGTTCAAAGACAAGTTTGCGTATTTCCATCTGCACAGGTGGTAAGTCTCCCGAAGTATGAAAAGTCAATCGCGTTAAATGTCGCCGTCGCTCCGTCGTCGGCCTTCCTCTTCTTACTGGTATACCTTCAAGAAATATGACATTGTCTCCAATCGACAACGTGGAAAGCTCTGTATCTAAAACTACATTTGGATCAATGGCATTTGAATTTCGGCTCCATCCAAGGTGAAGAGAATATAAGCTGGGCCATAGTTCTGAGAATCTACTAAACGAAACGAACGAGTCTCCCTTAAATTCAAGCATATTGCAAATGTTTTGCCCGGGTGCGAAATACCCTGGGGAACGCGGTTCAGCCCTTGCTTCAACCTCTTGTGGAATCGTACATCCATCGAAAATGACATCTTCTCGGAACAGCTTCGGTTGATAGCTGTTGTCACGAAACACACAATTTCTAAAAGTAGAACGCCTAACATACGGTGGAACCGAAAATGGGCTTGTAAACGCCAAATTTTCAAAAGTGAAAAACGGTTTGATATAATTCGTAAAGGTTTCCGGTTCCGGAAAAATGCTCGTGAAGGTTAGATTACTCTCAACCTCTACAAGCCTATCCTCCGAACCTGACCATATCACCAATTCGCCATTCAAGAAGTTTGTCAGAAATTGTTTTAGCCTTACACTCACACCCTCGGCGTCAACAACCAGTTCGAGAAGCGAAGCATACGCAAATTTTATGTTGCGGTAATCGCCTCTGCCACTTTCGAGAAGTTCAGTAACATTTTTAAACGTCACATCTTCAATTCGATAGGTAGAAGAATTTAATCTACGCGCTGTGACATCCATTCGTCGATCTTTTTGAATTTTATATTTATACACTATATATATGTTTTTTGAAGATCTTTCGTGAGGCATACACACATACATTAAAAAACATACATTCGGTACAAGCACCGGGGGTCGTTCGTATTAAAAAAAATGCACCTGTTATGTGTGTAAAAAGAAAAATGTTAGACAGATACTTTGTTCAGAACGTGTTTCGCAAGACGTATTCAAACGGAGCCGTGCGACACACGTACTTCAAGTCACACAAATGCTACGTTGATCTTTTTGAATACGAGGATCAAAACGGAGATCGTACACGTCGCGCACGCATCGAAGAGCTCCAAAACCAAATCATTGACGAACTTTTGAAACAATACCCACCCGTTGTCATCTTCGAAAATGGCACGTGGCTGCACGAGTCCCCGGTCGAAGAAATAGTATATAGCTACCTTGAAAAGTTCGAAGATGTTGGTGTAGCACCCGAAGACGAAGAACCCGTACGCATCGAACGAATTCAGGTACGGAAAGAACTTTAAAATTCATTTGATTGACAACAGTTTTGGAAATGCACACACGTACTCAATCAAAATTACGCACGATTGCAAGTGTGACCGTACTAGCGAACATACCCCACACGGAATCACCGATCGCTAGCCACCAAGGATAACGTTTTCCAAATATCACGCGGTTCGTCATGTCGAAACAAAAATACACACAAAAACCAATTAGTATTCCTGGAATGAGTACCGGATGATCGTGATAGTATTCACCCAAAGGAATACCAATGTACACAATCGCGGCTGCAAGGGCTATGTACGCAAGCAACGCGGCCGGGAACGGTTCCGGATCGGTTCCTCCTGCGACTTCTTTCCAATACTTCCCACTGTACGCCAACCATGGCGAATCAATAATGATGAAGGTAAAGTACGCAAGCAAAAATTTGAGAAGACCGTTCATTCTTTTTCTTTTCTAAGGACCACGAAAATTTACACAGACCTCTGTGCCGATTCCGTAATTGTGTTTTCGTCTGCATCATTGTTGTTCTTCTTCTCTTGCTGCTGCTTCTTCTTATTCTCGACTCGTTGCTTTTTGGACGAGTTCCTCTTCTTTTTCAATTCGCGAAACAATGTCTTGGTCGGTTTTTGTTCGCTCTCCTTTGGAACGTCACACGATTTCTTCCGAATCGACTTTTTACACAAACGATACAATTCCACAATGCACTTGTTCTCTGACTTCGTCTTGAACTCTTCAAACAATCCGGACCGGCTGTGATTCCACTTGGGCAATATTTTGAACTTGCGCACAAGTAAGTTGGCTACGTCAGTCAACACATCAACTGAGGAAGCAGTTTGTTCACTGATCGACGACGACTTTACTGTTGTTCTAGGCAATGCACTCGAATTCAAGCTTGGAATCTTGATTTTTCGAATCGATGCAGTTGTACTCATTTTTTTTGTTCACTCCCCGAGAGAAAAACTTTTACAACCATCCGACTCATTCGGAAACGCCTACGGAATCCGTCCGGCTTGTACGTATGTGTACGGTCGGAATGACGTTCACGTTCAGATACGTTCAAAGTTCGTTTTCCTTTTTTATTTTGGCGTTTCTTCAAAAAACAACACTCGCATAAATGCCGCTTGGATACGTTCGTGCCTCGAGCGCGCCTCAGGAGTGTATTTGCTTCGCTGATTGGGATATAAAGGATGGTTCGATCGTGTGGCTGTTTAACAACAGCGGCAATGAGTTTTCGCGCACTCCCATCCCCGAACATGTCACGCTCGAGACCGTCGGTGAATTATACAAGGACCCGAATCCCGATTTCGAATCTGCTCTTCACTATTTTTGCTTCGGAGACGAGTTTGCAATCGTAGCCGAAAAGAACAACCGTGCGGAACTCGATCGGTTTGAGAAAGAGGTTCGAAGAACCATTTTCAAGCGCGACATGAAAAAGTTGTGTGCAGAACGTGCAAATATTTGGGCCGAGCTCAAGCGCGTCGAAACCGAAATCGGAAATTTGTGGAGCCAAATGTGTTAAAAAAAACAGAATGAACCCGTCCGAGTTCCGTACGGCTTATGCCGGTCAACGAATCGGCGTCACTGCATCCTGCTTCGATCTCATGCACGCCGGACATGTTCTTTTGTTGAAAGAAGCGAAGAACATGGTAGATTTACTCGTCGTGTTCCTCCAAACGGATCCGACCGTAGACCGTCCCTCCAAGAACAAGCCGATTTTGTCCATGGAGGAACGTAGGATTTTGGTCGAGGGGTGCAAATACGTCGATCACATTTTTGAGTACACAACCGAAGCCGAACTTCTCCAGGGGTTGATTGACCTCCAACCCGACATGCGTTTTCTCGGCGACGACTACGTCGGCAAACAATTTACGGGTTGTGAACTGAACATTCCGGTCCATTTCCACAACCGTTCGGTGCACGGGTGGAGCACGTCCGCGCTTCGTAAGAAGATTTGCGAGGAAGGCAAACGGGTGGAAGAAGCTCGCATCGAAAAGATCGAGATGACGTTAGGCAACCAATTTACAAACGACATCCGAGCGTCATTTATTGACAAGTTTGGTACAGAAGGCCGCCTTGAGTTCCAGACGTACTTTGACGAAAACCGCGCGGACATCGAACGGGCCATACGAATGTGTGCCGAAAAATGCACGACCTCCGAACCGAATATTTACGACTGGTATGATGACATTTTCAAGATCGTCCGGCCTCCGTTTGCTTTATGAATTTACTATGCAATAAATACAAAAAGAAGCAAAAATAAGTATGTACAAGTGCATCGAGAACATTGAGAATGAATTTATTCTCCAACTAAAATGGTGCAAGGACCCAGACACATTCGTACGGATTTTTAACGGCGGTGATATTCCTGAAAACTCCGACGACGACCCGGACGTTTTGCAGATGGTTGCATCGTACGCATACCTAAAACAAAACGACTTTCAAAAGGCGATTGAACTTCTCAAACGTTCAATCGCGAAGGGAAACGTGAATGCACACAGCACACTTGGCAACGTTCATGTCCGTACGCGTAATTACGACCTGGCGCTCCAAACACTGCAGCGTGGACATGAACTCGGATGTAAGGATTGCACGTTTAGTCTGGGACAATTCTACCAAGTCGCAGTGCCGGACGAAGAACGGATGAACACGTACTACTCCCAAGTGCCTGAACGGAGCCAGTACAATTTGGGTGTATACCATTTTTGCCGGAACGACTTCAAACGAGCGCTCGAACATCTCGAACAAGCCGAGGCGAATCGCGACACGATGTCGTACTTTCTGCTGTGGCTGTGCTATACAGATATGGCGTTGTGTCGCAAGTACAAGTTCTTGGCGGCCGTGTGTACGCCCAAACGTTTGTACGACCTCGGCAAATTCGACGCAATCGAAAAATTTGTACACGCCCCGATCGATTTGGTCGGACGGTTTGACGAAATCATGTCCGCAGCAGAACTCATCGAGGCGAATGAGTTCTTGGACCTAAACTTGTTGCAGGATGACTTGCAAGAACTTGTCCGTATCGTATTTTAATTTTTAATTCATATCTCACATTGTGAACGATCGAGTGCTGAATAACTCTTTTTTATAAAATAGGGGGGGGGGATTTCGGAAACCACTTTGAGTCTGTCTGAAGAGCGACAGTAATAACACACGTTCAATTTCTTAAAAACCCTCGCGATACACATTCATCTTCAAACGGAGCGTCTCGGGACTCACAATGTCCTTGTACGACGCCAACACTTCTTTCGTGAATTCTTCATTCATCACGTCTGCCAACGCATTCGACTCGGCCGAATTGTACGCTCTTCGTTCCTCCTCGGACGCTTTCGAAAGGACCGACTCGCGGATTTTGTGTGCCATGTTCGCAAGTTCTTGGTCGAGCGCCCACTCGGGAATAATCTTTTGGGCCGAGTCGTCGATTCCGTCGTACACCGAAAGGATGCGTACGATGCGTCCGGTGCTGCACACGACACCGCCGTTCTCAATACCGGACTCGAGCTGGTGACACAAGACTTCGAGCAAATTGTCCCGTTTGGTTTGGTTCGACTCTGCTTCGATCTTGGACATCATCGCCAGGAAAATGTCACGATCGCTCTTGCCGAACCGAGAGTGTTTCTCGTTATTGAAATTAGAAATCACACGCTGAATCTTTGTAATGTCACATTGTGTACGGGCGGCCGCTTCGATGATTTTTCCCCGTGCTTCCTCGAACGAAACCTTTTTGCACTTGGATGCGCTTTCTAAAATTTTCGTTGCACAATTCAGTACGGTCGTCGAATGAACGTTTTGCGAGTCGTTGTTCACTTGCACTTGCAGCCGAGCGATTTCCCGAATGTCTTGCGGTTGGACCCCGACCGGGCGCGCTTGGGGAAACACAAACTCCACCAAGAACGGATCGCGTTGCGCAGCTTCTTCGAGCGGTTCGCCAGCTTGCACATTTTGCAACGCAACTACTGCGTCCTCGAACAACGCCGCACCGTGAAGATTGTTCACGGCATGTTGTTGAACGTTTAAGACCGGAAGGGCTTCGTTCCGCTCCCAGCGGAGAGGTACGGACACGTCCGCGAACCGAGATAACGTCCGCGCGAGGTCGAACGGGAAGTCGCGTGAAAGGTTCGTCGCTCCTTCGTACGCATCGGCGTCACGTTCGTTGCGCATGAGCATGTCCAGAGTTTCCGCGTGGCGCTGACGGGCCGTTTGGATGATGTGTCGGGGAAACTTGGATGCGTAGTCGATCATCGTTTGGTAGATGCGAACTGCTGTGACCTTGTCGGGGTTGACGGACCTATGAATGCCCACGCGGTACAGCTCGGCGATCATCAACACCGCTTCCGGGTTGTGTTCCTTCTCGATCGATTCCTGGAGGTACGCAAACGCGGCGCGACCGTCCGCACGTTCACCACGCATGTACGTCACGCCTTGCTCGTACTTGGATTGAAATTCCCGTACGGGACGGATCGGGTCCACCGTCGTCGTTGTTTCCGTCTGGGCTTGTCGTTCCACGTTCAGCTCGTGCACGATAAACGCAGGCGGTGTCACATCGACAACAGGTTTTTTCAAAACGAAATAGTAATAGACGAGATACAGACACACGACACAAAAGAAGAACCAAATTAATTTTTTCATTTTTGTTTAGACACGCACAAACAAAAATAAAAATGGATTCGGCCGACATTGAACGAATATGCGGACCGTGCCAAGACCTTCGAGCATGTTGGGCCATTCTCGGAGTCTTTCAATTACTGATGCTATGCGTCCACAGATACGTACCGTATCCATTTGAACCTGTGCGTTGGATTAAAGAATTATTCTTTTGCACGAATGTCGTCGCGGTACCCCAAAATGTCGTCGTTGATTCGGACGAGGACGTTGTTCGAGTGATAATGCCCGTCTTGACGCGTCAACAATTGCAACGCCATCGGAGTGCACGACGTCGTCGTTGGATTGTTAGACGGAGGCAGAGATTATGATGATGACTTTAAAAAATTTCGGAATGAAGTCTTGCATCCCGTTTGGAGAAACGCTGTAGCTTCTTCGTGTAAGCTCGGGCACAAATACAGTGCACAACTTTTTGCATCATGTCTCGCAATCGGGTCAGATGTCGAATGAGAGCCATGCGTAACCAGTACGGGCGAATTGGTTTTGCATTCGGGTATGAACGTCATCCATAATGCAAGCGCGTCCAAAGACTCGCAGTATTGCAAGGCGCAATCTTTTGTGGTGAGACCGAGTTGATTGTCTGCGATTGGTTCGTTCGCACCATTACTGATACCACGTATGACGAAAGCTATAGTTCCAATGATAAACGCTCGTATGAATTTCGTTTGCATTTATTTGTTTTATATTACGTGACACCATTAAAACATACTACTAAAAAAGAATAAAAAATGCCAATGATCTTGATTGAATACGCTCGTCAAATCACATGTGCTCAACAGCGTTTCGCTCATCCAGACGAAACCACTCGCGCTTTTCTACAGTCATTAGGTGCTACGTGGTACTTATCATCTAAGCTATTGTCATCTAAGGCTCAGGACATGTACTACCTAGATGATACACTTGAGAGTGTTCGTCAAAGTATAGCAAATGGTTTTTCCGACATCCGAGCTTTCGGTGATGCCGGAGATATCACGAATGTAGAAGTTATCCAACCATTTCCCCGTTCCCAAATTGATGGCTCGAATGATGACATTCGTTATTGCTACAACTATTCCGAGTGCTAGTCACAATGGTGCATCTTCGTGTCGAACGAACATAACGCAGCAGGTTCAGAAGGCTCTCAGGCCTGGTTGGGTCTATTATTGTTTTCGTGTTTCGATGCAAATTTGAATGAAAATAAAGATAAAATCGAACAAAAATTGTGAACAGCAATATATACATTTCGACCATTTATTTCATCATACACCGTTTGTTGTACCTCCCCCGTTTGCGTGGAAACGTTTAAAACCGAATTACACACCGGTAACATTAAAAAAATTACTCACCAACGGGGGGGATCGAACCCTCGACCACCAGATTAAAAGTCTGGCGCTCTAAACCACTGAGCTACGCCGGTTGTATGTACGTACACACGTACATGCACGTACATGCACATATATATACCCGTCTGTATCACTTTTTATTTTTTATACACGCGCAGCATACAAAACAAGGAATGGTGAGACGCTTCGTTCTACCTCTTGCAGTTCTGCCATCTTACTGGCTCGACAATAAAATGAAGAAAGGAGGACACAATCATCATCAAACAAAAAAGAAATGAATGTGTGAATTATTTTGATGCCGTCCAAACATTTTACGCACGACTCGTCTTGCCCTTCTTGCCTTTCTTGCCCTTACGTTTCTTGCCAAATGAATTATTAATATCGACGGGTCCCATCATGTCACGCAAAGGAACAGGATTGCCGAACATAATCGTTTTCTTTGTACGACCAAATGTTGAGTAATTACCGAGCACGCTTCTTGCATACGCAAGGATCTCTGTTTTCATGTACGCGGCTATCGCTCCATAATCGACATCAAAGTTCTTAAATTTAGCTTGTGCACTCTCTACGATTTTCTTTCGATCTGAGTCTGCAAACGTGGTCATATATCTAAATTGAGAATACTTGGATATAAATTCATTTGAGCGTGCGAGATTCTCAACGATTTCGTCGTACATACGATAGTACTTCGTACTGGAGTTTCCCATCTTGTTTTAAAAATTGTTGTTTACAAAGACGGAAGAAATAAAAAAAATAAAAAAAAAGTGAACTTAACAGCGGCTCGGTATTATTATTATTATTTATACGGACGTATGTATGTATTGTGTGAATCACAAAAACTATTGCTAGTACGCATGGCCGAGACGGTCTAAGGCGTTCGACTCAAGTTCGAATCCGAAAGGGCGTGGGTTCGAATCCCACTGCGTGCACTTATTTTTTCATCCTTACTCGAACGAACACACACTATTTTATACACACATTCGTTACATCCGTTACAACCTATTTATTTCATTCAATTCGTTTCAAAACAATGTACTTACATCGGTTGAGACACGCGCGAACCCGTACGGTACATCGAAAGTGCTTTGATCCATGGCCAGCGGCGCGCTTCAAGGATCGCATCGAGAAAATCCTGTGGAGTCGACTTCGAAGCGAAATTGATTGTCTTTGAAACCGAATTGCACATGCCCGATTGCCACGCATGTAACATCTGCAGGTGCTGCGACACGGTTAAATCTCCCGCGTCCTCAAACGCCGGTTCGATCGCAAAGCCCTTGTTGCCCGTAATCAAATTAATTCCACCTGTTGGAGCGATGCACGTAACCGAAATGTTGCGCATACCGTGGCGCTGTCGCACACGCATAACTTCCGCAGCCTCGAATGGGTACCCGTGCTGTATAAGAGTAAGAACGTCGCGTTGCTCTACGTCGAAGTTGATGTTAATTCGCTCGCGCAACCACGCAGGGAACGGACCCTTCTCCAACGCCAAACGACCACTCTCGTGACGCGCAATCGCTCCCATGAACTTCGAAAGGGTTGCCGCATAGTCGGCCGAAAGAGGCGAGCCGTAATCCATGCCCAACGATTCTTCCAAGTGGTCCGCCCATCCCATCACTCCCAGCCCGATGCGCCGATATTGATTCGAAGTGTGTGCGTCCGTCTCTACTACATCGACCGCATTGTCAAGAAATCGCACCGCCGTACGAATCGCAACTTCAAACTTTGTCAAACTAAAGTTCCCGTCCGGGTTCAAAAGCGCTTTCGAGTGGAGATTGATGCTTCCGAGCGTGCACGACTCCCCCTCGAACATCCCTTGCTCGCCACACGGCACCAGTGTCTTGACCTGATCGCCGTAGTGCTTGAGCGGGACGTTCTGGTTCACGCGGTCCAGGAACACCACGCCCGGATCGCCCGTGCGCCACGCGGCATCCGCAATCGCCGGGAGAATGTCCCGATTTCGAACATTGTCCAGTTCGAAATCGTTGAATCCCACGGACACATTAAATGCGGGGAATTTATCGGCCACGCTCGGGTCCGACTTCAGCCGAATGAAATCCATAATATATTTTCCACTCGCAGGATACACGTACATGTTCCCGCGCTTCGGACGGTGCTCGGGATCTTTGAACAAGTTCCACGCGTCTTGGAGACGAGTGATGTGCTCGACCGGATTTTCATCGAGCAAGCTTGTCGTTCCAAAACCCGTACCCTGTGACCAGAGCCGCACAGCGGCTTCTGTAGAAATGCCGAGTTTGATCGCGCAGTTCGGACGGAGCTTTTGTGTGAGACTATTATTCCGCACGGGTGCGTTAAAGGTGAGTGTGTTTCCAGCAGGGATAAACACCTGGTTCGCAAGGGCCCAGTGTAGTTTTTCCGTGTCGTCTATTGAGATCGGACCAAACTTGTACATCTTCCAAATCGGACCAGAGATCAAACGATCTACAAGCTGCGGCCATGAGCCGGACAAGTACCGGTTGCGCACAATCGGTGAAAACATTTTTTTTTATTCGTACAGAATTACATGATATTTTAACTCGAGATCACTTTTGACACAAACTCTTTCCACACACGCATAAGCGAATACGACGAAAACGAATTCAACACCGTGAACATCTGTTTAAACCACAAAGGAGACGTGTACAAAAACTCCCTGTTCAAACCAATCAAGTCACGGTCGATATTGTGGCGCGTCGGTGTGTTCGTAGGGAAGCCTGCGTACAGCAACCGTACCTGACACATGACCCCCCACTCTCGAATCGTCTGAAACGGGTTCGGACCCCATCCGGGAGATTTAACGGCGTCCCACAGATCCTTGTCGGCCAGAAAAGAATCCGAAAACATCAGACTCCCTGGACATGCAATATGTTCAAGTGGGAGAGCAAGCGCAAGGTCGTGGATGCAGATTGCACCCGTTGACTCACGGATCAAAAAATTGGACGGCTTGGTGTCCAGGTGCACCAAACCGAGTGCATTCAGTCGCAAAACGATGTCGAACATATCGTCCGCCCTGTCAATGATCTCTTTGCACGAAGACCAAACGCGCGCCCGTTCGTACACGAAATAGAGGTGCGTTCGGCTCGCGTTCATGCACGCTGCGTGCATCGTCAGCACATGGTCGGGCATGAGCGACTGAGCAATGAGGTGGTTCACCAGTTCGGGAAACCACCGGAGCTTCGCGTTTTCCTGGTCGGACGATTGGTCCACGATTTCCTTGATTACGTACGGCGAGTCTCCGAACGTGTACACGTGACTCACAAACATCTCTGTCGCGTCCTCACGTATGAACAGTGTGGTTTCGTCAAAAAACTTGGTATCTGGAAAAAAATGATCCATGAGATGCTGCTCCGCTTCAGTGTGGGTGGAAAACACCCGTACAAACTGCAAGAGTTCGTCCGGACAATTGCCTTCAAATGTACTCGCAGATTTGAACGGTAAAAGTGTCGTCGGAGTTGCGCACGAGTTGGAAGGGACGACCACATCCAAAGATGAGGTCATCTCGGACAAGACGATCGCACTCATCCTTACACAAATGGGGATCTAACTGTTTGAACGACTCTTTATAGGTACCGTGGCGAAAAATCGCACAGTTAATCTCTTGGATTTTCACGGACACGTATGCCTCACAGTGCGGACACGAGAAATGAAGAAACTCGCCGTCGATTGTGGCCGCGTTCATTTCTTATTTGGCGAAATCAAACTTTTTTATTGGTAAAAGAAAATGTATGTCTGTATACAGGACGCAGCGCAAAACATCCGTACGGTCCATCGTGACATCCTTGATAAAATTGCATGCCCCACACTCAGCCAGCTCGAAGACGGTGAAATCTTGATCATTGACCAAGTGCACGAACGCGTCGTTGAAAACATGCTCATCTATTTGAATATGAAATCGTCCGGGGCATTCGAGTCATGCGCGCCGTCATATTTCGAACGGATCCGGACGGAATCACTCCTTTCAAATCTAAAGGCCTTGATGGCCAGCTTGGGATGCGCCGCGTTTGAAACGGACGCTAACCGATTCGTACGCACACAAACAGACCCAACGGAGAAATTGAGGATGACGTTCAAGTCCAAGCTAAAACTTTGAAATGTTGACACGAAGCTCCTCGTTGTCTACATGCAATTCAAACACAACCTTCACCTTTCCTCGATCGGCGATCGTTAGTTTCTTTTCCAGTATGCCGTCACGCCACCCATTGTTTGTATGATGCAAAATCGTCGAGCGCAAACACGACCATGCACGTTCGATTGATTCGGATGTATCGGATGTTGTCGAGTCTTGAATACACAAGTTTTGAATTGCGACACCATTGTTCAAGTTGATGTCACACGGAACTCGAAACATTCTTTTTTTTACATTCATGTTTCATTTAAACAAACAACACATCCAAGTGCTCGCGAAGATCGTCTACCGAAAACAAGCCGTCCAGACCCGAAAGATCCATGGACGCAGAAACAAGCTCCTCGAACGAAGGCTTCGCACCACCTCTCGACACGCGCTGGTGCTCTTCTAGATACAACATGCGCAGCAGGTCTGAATGACGCTCACCAATGTCCGTCACGCGCTTCATGTTACGAGGCACGTCCGCGTACGAGTAGTTCACCAGGATCTTCGCGAGCGCGGGGAGGTAACGCTCACGAAAGTCCTGTTGGTAATACTCCTCGAGACGCATACGCACAACATTGGTCAACGGCAAACGCTCCACCACCTTAATAATCCCACCCGCCTTGAGCATCGCTTTCTCTGGGGCACGATAGCCAACAGCCTGGATACAATGCATTAACATGCTCGAGATGCTCAACAACTGAGGCTTGGGAAATACCTTCTTCTTACCACTTGCACTCGTCGTCGTAGCACCTTCGGGCTCAAAGCCTAAAGGCTTCGGAAGGGCCTTGCGGTGACGCCTGCGCTTCCTCGAAGGCGGTGCTTCTCCAGCCTCCTCAGCCTCAGCATCGTCCTCCACGTCCGATTCTTCCACACTTTCACTCCCACCTGCACCCGCACCCGCACCCGCACCCGTACCCGTACGGACGTCTTCTGAAGAATTCCGCACGGCTCCGACAGGAACTTGCACGTGAGAAAAATCACGCCCACTCTTTTGTAACGAAGAAGGAGTCGGTGTGGGTGCGGCCACAAACGCCGATGCCGTCGTGCCGACAGTCGAATAACTGTCGAACACACTCGAGGCGAACGTCACTACACGCTCGATCTGCTCCATCAACATGGTATAAAACTTGAGCACGTACTCCACCGTGCCAATGATCTCGTCCACACGAATAGCACGCACAGCCTCCTCACCAAACTTATCAACCAATGCACGCGCCACAAACTCGGCCGTTCCAGCCTCCAACGTCGGAGGGACGGGGTACTTGCCTTGGAAGAAAAAACGTCCGTGGTCAAACACACCGTCCACATCCACCGTCTCCGCACGCTGAGCATCCGAAAAATCGAAGTCACCCGGAGTCAGCACGCGCCGCACCGCATCCAACAACCCACGTGTACGACGCACACGCATCTCATAATCTCCGGACGGAAGTTCCGGTAACTCCGCAAGGGCCACGCCCGACAAGAGCGAACGTAACTTGTGCAGCTCCGTCATGTTCCCCGTAAGCACACCCACGATCTTTTCCAACTCACCGCCAATGTCAACCAACTTCGACACGCGCGACACCATCCACTTCAAGTGGTTCACCGTATTCAGAACCGCACGGCCGTCCGAGGACGAAAAGATGAACGTGTGCATCTGGATGCTTACGTCCGGACCCATCGGGTTCACGCTCATGTACAACCCGAGCCGACGATTGATCTCCTCCAATGAGGCGTTTGCATCATGGCAGAGTGCGAAGAGAGTGTGCTCGATTGTCGACTTGATGAACATCTTTTGGAAACTTCACGAAAAAAGTTTTGGTTTGTTCGTGTGTTGATGAATGGTAATTACAAAATTACGGTCGCAGGGGGGGGGTCAATCGGAAACCCGCCCGGGCCCTGTCCAAAAATATAGAAGCTTCGAGAAGTTCCTTTTTGCTCGTTTTTTATTACATAATGTACTTATTTAAGCAGTCTGGTAAACCAGACGACCCTCGAAGGTGGTACGAGGGGAGCTGGTCAGTGATGACAGAGTGAAGGCCTCTGCGTTGTAGTCAGCCAGGCGCAGGCGTCCGTCGTCACAGTACAGGAACACCTCGTCGCCAGCCTCGAGGAAGGTCTCCAGACTGAACCCGTTGGCCTCACCGTAGGTAGGCACAATGCCAATGTACTGGAGAGTGATGTTCTCCTCACCACGCACACGACGAAGGGATGCGTGCATGTTGCTGTCAGCTGAGTAGCACACAGCTGCGAAGCGGTACAGGCCGCTCACAGGGGCGGTGTACTTCTTGGTGGCCAGACTGAATGCAGATGAGCTGGCAGGGTCTGCGACGGTGAAGTCAGCGATGTTGCCACCATCGGTCGAGTTACCACCATATGCCTTGAAGTAGTACAGGTTGGCAGGGACGGTGATCATGGGTGCGGAGGTCTGGTGCAGAGTACCCACGGTCGCATGTGCGATCGTCAGGGCCTGCACGGCCTTGCCGCCGTAGGTGTTTTGGGGGGTTGAAGTGTAGGCCCAGTTGGTAGAGGGGGTCGACATTTTTTTAAAGAGTGGTGCTTTTTGTTTCTTACGAACGAATAATTTTTTTTCGTTCCATTTATAAAAGATTTCCGTTTTTTTCTTTTTCATAAAACAATATATGGACGGATTTGACATTCACGTGCGCAACACGTACGACTTCGTTCAAGCGCGAGACGTTGTACACGTCTCATTCACGGCTTCGTTCACACACCCGAACGCACAACATATCATTTACAACACAAACTTTGTCGAACGTGTAAGTCCGCAAATTAAGCACGCAATTGATAATTTTTACGACGAGTATTGCATGCATGTCATATTGAACCGCGCCGTGTTCGAACAGCAGCAACATCCCTCAAACACCACCACGACCACCACTACACATAACGTCTTGGAGACGCTAGGAAGCTCTCGACGCGTCGTACACGAACACCATTACCAAGGTCAAACGTGTGCTGTGTGTCATTCTTCCTACAAACAAAACGAGTTCGTACGCACTCTGCCCATGTGTAAACACATCTTCCACAAAAGGTGCATCGATCCTTGGATTAAACGAAATCACACTCCGACATGTCCGATCTGTCGCACACTCATTTCGGTTCCTCCACATACAGATTCAAATCTACCGGAAACTCCTCGTCCATCGGCCGAATCAAGTCCTCCATTTCTAACGGGGCTGAACCCTCGCCACGAAGATATACAAGGTGTTCGAGTGGGAGACGCAGAAGCCGCACCACCGTCCCCACCCGTACAGAATTATTCGTCGCCAGGCACATTTGCTTCAACATCTTGATACTGTGATCACGGCCGCGCCTCCCCGGGCGGTAGAACACACGGACGTTAATTTGGTGCTTCATGTTTTATTTTCACTCGTGTGGTTGACCAAAAATAGCAAAAACCACAAAAGCCGTGTCGGAAACTATTTCGTTACGTGAGTGTCCCACGTGTAATTTCGGAAACGAATTCAATCATGCCCCAGCGTACATTCGGCTCCGGACGAACCGGAAAGGTTTCCGAATTCATCGCACGGACCGAATCGGCTGCCGCACGGTGCTCCACGTGCCAAATGTGCAAAATCTCACAGTTTAAATCCGTGTGCAAGTTCTTCCACACATACTCGCCCGGAAAACGTTCGGACACCCATTTACTCAACTCCACCTCCATATGTCCCCAGCCCGTCATCGCCTCGTTGTACCCGCCCAAACGGTGCCACGTCGACCGCGCCATGGCAAACATCCCGACCGCTCCCATACCGTCATCGTACGTGCGCATCGTCCACAACGGTAACTGTGCCGCATAGTCCCGTACAAACTCGTACGGGTTCTTGTGCATGTCAAACCAAGCATGCATGGCCGGCACGTCTTTATAAGTGGGTAAAATCATACCCATGTGCACCGGGTGCGACTCCCGACGGCTGCACCACCACAGTTCGCGTGGGTCCAAATTCGATGCCCGGCTCGCCAAGTACGTGAACACGCGCGGGCCGTACAGGAGGTCTTGGTCCATGCGGATGATCCAATCTTTCGATGCCGCACGAACGCCCAAGTTGAACCCGTGCACTTCCGACACGCCTTTTGTAATAAAAACACGTGCGGACGTCTCGGGTGGAACCATCACGAACGTGATCGGACATCCGAGTGGGCTCCTCAAGTATTCGTGCCTGTGCAAAGGCACGCACGAATTCCAATCCACAACTACAATTTCCGCATCTAGACCCGTAGAAAGTATTCCGTCGCACACACTTTTCAACGACGTCCGCAGGCGAAGCACGGCGTCGCCACAGTAATTGTCATTACGCGCCACGTAAACAAATGCGTACCCCATTTTTTTTTCTCTAGGGCTACGAAATAAAAATGCATCTTTACAACTCGGCTTCTTTCTTCGGACGACGCACACGCCGTGTAGGTCACGCACATGCACACCACCACCATATCCCGATTGCTGGACTCCACGCACACCCCGCTGCGAACATTGTCAATGCAGGGGCGGTAGCGGCTCCTCTCGCGGCACAACCTCTTGCCGTCAAAAACCTTTCCATCACAGACGCAACGCTCGGTGAGGACGCCGTGATGATGTCGAACGACTCTATCCGCGACCATATCGCAGAAAACCCGGACAACATTTCAATTGTGTACAGGACCGGACGCAACTTCCGCGTTGCAAACACGCGCCGTTCGGATTTCACACGGCACGGGAACGAGTTGTATAGGTACGAATGCGGCGTCGTGAACCCAAACCATCACAGACTCGCAAGCCTGCAGCGCGTAGGGCTCTCCATCGGAGGCGGATTCGTCGATATGAGCCGTGGCAAGATTACCAACACTCACCAAGTTTACTTCCTCGAACCTGTTCGTGTCCTCGCACGCACCGCGTCTGTCCCGAACGGGTACTGCCAGGCCGACACCGGTGGACAGCTCTTCGATATCTATCCCGCACACTTGACCCCCGACGCTGATGTGCATGACCTTACAGGCTTCGGACGGCGCCGTAAGTCTTCTTCTTCAAATCAACAGAAGAAGCGTAAATCTAACCGCCGTCGCCGCTAAACAGAACCGCGTCGTGTGAATGCGTACGCACCACCGCCCATCACTATGATGAACACGATGATGGCAACAAGAATCCAAACCCACACGGGCGTAGACCGATTGGTAGCGGCACCCGGATCACTCACCGTGCCCCCGTTCGGTTGCGAAATATCAGCGTTTTCCGGAGCGCCTGTGACCGTGTTTCCCGCGGATCCTCCTTCGGTTTTCGAAAGGCCCGCGCTGCAGTTTTGCTGAATCGACACGTCCATATTGTTTCCTAAAAACTGTGCACCGGACATGACCACACTGCAGTCCACAATGTTACATGTCGTTTTCGTCATGGGAAACGTCTTGAGACCCTTGTTGGTACACCGCTTGTCCATGCACTCGACCGGCCACTTCTGTCCGGCCTTGGCCGCTTCGTTCTTTGCAACCACGCAACCGCACTCGGGGATGTCGGCGTTCGTACCGAGCTTCGTACGGCTGCTATCGAGGTAGATGGGCAGCTTCTTGTTTGAACACACACTCTCGAGTGCGGCCGTGGCTGACTCGAGACGTGCACCCACCCAGTTCTTGCACACGGCCGACGTGAATAAATTTGGTTTGCGATACACAATATTCCCGGACGGGTCCTTTCGGTACACCGCCTCACCGTTTACGTAAAATACGTCGGCTTCTTGTGCGCGACAGTAAGCGTCTAGGGAGGTGTCGCATGCGGGTTTCTTAAGGTCTGAAAAATCGGCACCGCACGTCTTGCCCGTAGGGGGCTTCGCACCGAGAGACGGACAACAATCATCTGCACTTCCCTCCGATGTCTTTGCAGCGAACGATTGACGACGAATCATTTTGTTTTTGAAATGAACCATAACATAATTATTTTTTCTTTTGTGTGGTTTTCAAAATAAAAACAAAAAATGGCGGATGTAATGCCTCCAGCGCCTCCCGCGCCTGGAAATAAGAACATGCTGATGATTATCGGCGGTATCGTTGCAGTTATTCTGATTATCATCGGAATCGCGGCTGCCACGGGCGCGTTTGGCGGTTCGACGAATGAATCGTCGTCCTCGTCGGCCAACTCGGATGAATCATCCCGAACCGCGCCCGAGGGAAGTGCGATTTCGAACGATGCTTCTGCTACTGCGGATGATACTGAAGGAGAAAATGAAGAAGTTATCAGTGCACCCCCTCCTAACCCAGAAGAAGATGAAGAAGTTCCCGAAACCACTTCCGCGCCTGCCACACCGTCCGCACCAGCTGCACCAGCTGCACCAGCTGCACCTACCACGTATCCGACTTCGGGCGCGGTTTTTGCGATGAAAGGGTTGAGTATGATGCCTCCTCTATTTCAAAACAGTGCGGAAGACCGTGCGGTAGGAGGTACGAAATCGGCAAGCGCCGGCCTTCGGCCGGCCTACCTTACAAACACGTCTGCACTTGGAAAACAGCGCAACATCCGTGTGCATGCGACAGGATTCAACCGTCAGGCTGGTGTGTTCGTGGACGTTGCACGGGGGCAGCCCGCTCGCATGTCTTCACAGTATGACAAGAACGGCGCTGCAGGGATGGCGGTCGACGGCAACCCGAAGACGTTTGCAAACTCAAATGACAAAACGACTTCGTCATGGTGGGAAGTCGATCTTTACGACGGCCTGTCCGAGATCAGCAAGATCACCATTACGAACCGTCCGGACAAGTACGGTGCTCGTACGCGTGATATTACGATAACCGTTCAGATCGGTAGTAGCGTTGTGTGGACATCGAGTGTGTTAAACAAGGGTGGTAAAGATGGAAACCCGCCTACATTGGAGGTGGTCGTACCACCTGGAACAGTTGGCAACCGTGTTCGCGTGAGTCGTGCGTACGACAACAGTAAAGACGGCTACTTGAACATCACAGAAGTCGTTGTGTTAGGTCGTCCGGTTTGTACCACGACGAGTCCCAATATGACCTGTGTGATTGACCGCTCGTTTGGCAAGAATCAATTGGGCGACTTGTTCGATGTGAATACTGGCAAGTCACAATTGTTTGTCGCACAGCTCAGCATGTTCGTGGCGACGGGTATCAAGTGGCTCTCTGTGCTTTCTACCACCGCAGACAATAAGGCAGAACGCCCGAAGTTTTTGGACCGCTCCAATCTTCTTCAAACACAGTGGAATGCCTGGAATCTGAATTACAACAAACCAAATACAATCCTGTTTGTACCGGACCATCTACTTGACAGCCTCGTGGAATTGAACGACTATCTGGCGTCCGCCCGTAGCACCGTGATGGCCAACAAAAAGCCGTCCGGTGGGGATGCAGACCGTCTAAAAGCATACTTTTGGGACTATTACGGCGATGAAAACGACCCCGTTGCTAGGATCTACGCACAAACTACGTTCACAGAAGTATCGACCGCAGTTACAGCCGCTAGCAAGGCAACGGAAGAGTTCGCACGATCGATTTTATACGAAAATAATTTCGGATGTGCACGTCGTCGGCCCCGTCTGGACTATGTTCGTGAAAAGGGCGCCAAGACCGCACAACCCGTACAGTACGTCGAAACCGCACCCGGTGACAGACAGCTGTGCGTCACGCCCCAAACGGCCCCCGATATGACCGACTACGAGGCCATGACGTACATGACCACCTACATGGACGTGGAAGTGCTTAATCTGAATGACCGCGCGAAGAACATTGCTGCCGCGAAGACACACTGGCGCACAGTCGGTTTGCCCGGCGGGTTGATTAAGAACAACTTCTTCTTCGCCAAGGCGTCGAACGTAACCGACAAGGACAGCAAGAAGTGGATCGCCACGGACCGCACGTTCACCATTCCGAACGTAAAGCCGATCGGAGACGTTCTCAAGACGAGTGATATGGCCAACACGTTCCTCCTAACCTTCTACGAGAACATGAGGGACGTCCTGCGTGTCCGTCTGAACACGATTTACAACTGGATGCGTAGATCGATCAACGTCGCAGGAGATGTCTACAACAAAAAAGTAATGTCCACGGACGAAGCCAACACTGCCAAAGAGAACTTTAGGAAGGCCATGGTGCTTTTGTACGGCACGTCCGTCACGATCGATAAGATTTCAACACTTCCTCAAATCCTCAAGGACAAGAAAGCGCCCGCGATCCCCGAACCCATCGAGATCAACGGCATCGTGGCCAATCGCGTTTTCCTGAACGGACAGTGGTACGCATTCTCACTCAACGCACTCGCCCCGTACGGCTACATGGACACCCGCACGTCAAGGATGATCTTCGTGTGCAGCTCGAGCAATTCCGCCGCGGTCGCGTGCAGATCGTCCGATGACCGCATATGCGACTTTGTGACCACGGGCCTGCCCGACGACATCAACAAGAGCGCGTGCGACCCGAACACCATCTACGGCGCATACATGATCCTGTACGTGTTCACCAAATCGCTCGACGCCGAGTACGCACGCCAACAGGACCCATACAAAAAGCAGAAGCGTAACAAGACCGCCAAGAAGGATCGCTGCTACCACAAGAACGCAGACGGGAAGAACTCAAAGTGCACAAGCGACGGGTACGGCATGTGCGACACTTACACGAAAGGGTCGAAGAAGTGCAAGTCCGGATACTACAAGAAAGGAACGAGATGCCGCGCACATTTCCGCTCGGGCGCCTGCAAGGGCAAATCCAAGATTTCATCGTCCATCAACGACTGGATCGCACGTTTGTCAGCACCCATCACACTCGCTGCTCTGGAGGATGACGTTGCCTTAGATGAGGTAGACGACGGTACACCTGTCGAACCGGATCCTTCCGAGGCGTATGTACCTGGTGCGGACGAAGAAGGCGACGAGACAGGTGAAGGTGCCGTGTAAATGTGATAAAAACAAAAACAAGCTCTCGCCGGGATTCGAACCCGGGATGCTGGATTCAAAGTCCAGAGTGATAACCACTTCACCACGTGAGCATTTTTGTTACATGCGGACAAATGCACAAGTATGCGTATATATAGATATTAGTTACCAAAGATACCGCGCGAGCCCACACACTTTGATTGCGCTATGTGCATACGCCAAAAACATTTGACCGCACGTCGCCAATACAAAGTCGCACGTACTTAACGTGAACACATAAATCATATTCGGCAACTGAAATTGCGTCGCGATAAATACAAACCCTACAATACCAGTACGGGTCCCTACCAACCACCAAAACGGACACATCAACAGCACCAACCCCATCACATCAGCCACCAATCGAAGTTGGTACACGGTCTTGTACGGATCGTAATACAAGAGGTAGGAGTCGAACGCGATGTTGCCCGTATACCACGTCAATAAACTGCCTTTTACGGCTGTTATTTTAAACCGCTTGTCATCGTCATTTTCCCACGGTACATGTGAATCCGCACTTACATCGGATTGGTTATCGATTTCCATTATAACTTTCTTTACTTTATCTTGTTGTGAAAACTTTTTAAAGAAGGTTCGAATGATCGAATTTATCGAACACACCTCCGACAGCTCCATGACATGGTTTCCGATAGACCCCCCCCTGCCGGCCATTTTCACAAAATTCAAAACAACCATCGACCAAAGTTAGAAAAAACACAAATGGGACTTTACTTCCCCGCTTTCGTCCAAGCGACACGCAACCCACATGTCGCTTCGCACCTCGACGACTTCGTACGAGGCTTCTCATCTGCATTTGAAATGCGGTTCTTCTCGTTCTCAAGTTACACCTCAAGCATCTTCTTCGACCCTACCACATCCGAATACGCTGCCTTGACGAACGCGATCTATACTGTTTACGAACAGTCGGCGATCGTTGATTTGTTCGACAGCGTCATGGTTTCGGTCGAAGATGTGACGAGTCGTAAAATGCCCGTCTGGGCGAAGGACGATGTGATGTCGTACGCGCAACACTTCACCCGCTCGTCTGGTGTGTCATACTCCCCGTTTGTCGGTTCCCTGCAGCACCGGTTCTTTGCGAACTTGGACGTGCAAAAACTATTGGCAGCTTCACCAAGAGGTACTTCGAGTGCGAACGAAATGCGTAATGTTCTGTACGCCTTCGCATCAGTTGCGCTTCTCTCCAGGGCATTGACACAAGCCTCTTCGCCCGTCGACCCCGCACAAACACCCATGTTGGCCGTGTATCTCCAGCGCGTGCTCGAACGGTACCATGCGGAAGCAAACATCGAGTTTGAGTTGAACTTCAACGGACCCGCAAACCCAGCGTGGTTCATGGACTCCCAGACGATGTACGATCCCGTCCGGCCTTGTACGAAGGAAGTTAAGAATTCACTAAATAAAGTCGTCGTGGCCGCGTACCGAGCACTTACCTGCTCCACCGTGCCCGCACGTGAAATTCTGACGTGGACGCAACTTGTACTCAACTCCTTCCACACCCATCCCGATTCCATGTGGGCTGTTTCTCGAACCACCGTCGCTGTACGCACTACCACCACTCCTACTACTGTTGCAAAGGCTACTACAACCACTCCTCCTACTACTGTTGCTGTTGTTGCTGCTGCACCTCCTCAAAACGTGTTCGCACCAAAAACCCCAAAGACCCCCAAAACGCCGCACACCCCTCGCACCCCGAAAAACTCGCTGCGTTTTGAAACGGCGCTTGACAACTTTTAAAGAGACAAGTCTGCCATGCTTTCATCCATTTCGATTTGTAAACACATAATGTCAATCGCCTGTTGAAGTTTTTGTGCAAGTGTGATCTTTCGGTGCCTCCTCAAAATCGTACGGCCGTTGTAAAACATTTTGTTAAAATCTTCAAACGTGTACTCTCCCTCGACCGTATCGTCCTGTAGCAAAACGTCTGCGCGAATTTTCACAGCCATCTCGATCAGTTCCCTAAAAAACGCATACGATTCATGCATTCGGACATCGTCCGAGCCGTTCGTGGATATCATTACTTCCACGAACGGCCAAAAGTGTTCTGACACATCAACATAATCAACTTCGACTGCCATTGTTATTCTTTTTACAATACATGCGTTCATACAAATCCATTCATTTCCAATAACGCACTCAGTGTCGACTCACACTCGGAATCGACGCCAACGAACTCGCGAACAAAATCCGCACTTTTCATTTCCCACAACGGGCGGGCGCACACAATGATGCGCTCACGCACATGCACAATCAACAACTTATTACTCTGAATCGACCACATACAACCGTTCTCGTACCCCGAATGATGCACGGGCGAAAGACTCACACGATCATAAAGATCCAGCTCGTACTCACATGTCGCGGAACGAAACATGTTCTTCTCCGATAGGGTACCGCATCTGTACTCGTGTGACTCCGAATCCAGTACCCACACCTTACACGGCTTGTGAATGATGTTCAACACGCGCACGAACTTGGCGAACGGACTCGAACGAATCACCGGCCGGTTCAACATCAACTCCGTACCCAACTCATCCAGGTACGTCGTTTGTGATGCCATAATGAACTCACATGTCTTTCCACTCGGATGACGAACCCACACGTGCTCGTTTCGTGCAAACGGCAGAACTTGGGTCGGTGGAAAGTATTTGCGCTTCCTCATATGTGATAGCAGCGATGTCTTCATCATTTTTTTGCAGTATGTGCGATAATAATTTGTTCTTCCGGTTCGATTCGGAACAATTTTTACGGTCGCTCCTTTAACCGTAAAGTTTATAACCCGAACAAGGCCATGGCGGTTTCGTATTTCTTGGCGATTTTACGTGCGTGTGTACGAGGGTGTTTGCGACGGTACCTACCGAAGAACACTGAATACTTCACTGAAGGAGGGATATTACTGTCTGAAGGAAGAAGTCGCCTGGAAACAAACTCGGGTTGTTGTTTCACAGTAGAAGAAGATGATTCAGAGGGTGGATAAATTTGTCTGGACGTTGCATTGTTCGGGTACAAACGGCTCGACACGAATGGAGTTTGTGCAACTCGTGTACGTTCCGAGAGGAATTGACTCATTTGTTGTCACTAAATAACTTTTTTATAAAACACACGTAAAGAAAAAAAAGGAAATGAACATTCACCAACTCGTACAACAAGGATGGATGGCCGTGCCGCTTCTTGCACCGGACGTCGCGTTGCAATACCGAGACGCTCTCTTGGCCGAACTAAAACTCTACCCGGGCGTTCATTCGGACGACCCGTTTGTGCGCGGAATCCCCCGTGTACTGGGTGGGATGATCAAGTCCGGACACGTGAGTATGACGTACACGACACATACGATCCGTGAACTGGCCCGTCCGAAATTTTTCGAAGTGCTCCAACAAATCCCGGACGAGACCTTCCGGACCCTGCTCGACTTCCAACGCCCAAACAGCCCAAACGATCTCGCATGCAACCCGGACGCCGTATTCGTCTCGGACGGTAAACCCGTTCGGATGCCGCCTGGGGCCGCAACAACCTCCGAAGGTCTGTGGTGGCACATCGACGCGTCGAGAGAACGCTCGTTCCTCCAAGCGTCTGTCGTCCTCGACAACCCGGACGGGTCCGAACAGTTCGGAGTGATCGAAAAGAGTCACCTCCATTTCGATCTCTTAAAATCTGGCGCGGGCGCGCGCATGCACAACGACTGGTTTTTACTCAACTCGAAAGAAGTGAATGAACTTGCAGAAGTGGGGTGTGTACCGCGATTCATGCAGTTTGAACCTGGAACGATGGTGCTCTGGTTCAGCAACACTGTCCACACGGTACGGCCCGCACAGCTCGAACGGATCGAACGACCGCGTGTGCAGACGTACGTCTGCTTCGGGGTTTTACCCCAACCCATTACAGAACGTGATCTCCACCTCAAAGTTTCTGCGATCCTGTTTGGCGCGACGTGCAGACACCTCCCGTACCCGTGCGTGCCCGAATGGCAAATGAATATTTTTCCAGACGGAACCGGGCCGTACCGAGATGTACTCTTCCCTCGAGATTGGCTCCCGTGGGTATTCGGTGCGAACCCGTCCGAGGATTTCACGGATGCTCATCTGAGTGTGTACGGACTTACGCGCGAAGACGTGCGGGCGGTCGTGCACACGTGGGAAGACGAGTTCGACGATTTTAAACGCCTTTTTTAACGACGTCCGAAACTTGAAAGAGTCTGATGCCCCGCGTCGACCAATATAGGATAAGTTACACCACGCCTCGGTAACAACGCCTCCGTCACCCTCGTACGGGGCACGAATGTAACCCGGTAGCCCGGATGAACAGGTATTCTGATTATGTCATCCAAATCACGCTCGCTTAGGGTGTCGTCATAATGTAAAAAGTATCGCCGGTACCCTCCACATTGAGTGTGGTATGTGAGTTCGTATGTTGTATTCGCGAGCACACGTGGATCCGAACGAGCTGCGTACAGGTGCGGGCGTAAATAATCTTGAATCAGTTGCGCCGCGATCGTTCGGCCACCTTGATCGACTGGGTCCATGATCGTCTCGGTCTGTGTCTCGTCTTGAAAAGTACGAAACACGAAACCAAAGTCTCGCGTAAACCTGCCATCCCCGTACGAACCCTCGGTCGATGTCGAACTCATGTCCTCCGGACTCACAATCAAACCCGTGACCGTGTTCACGAGAGAACATCTCGTACTGGGCGAAAGTACCACGAGCAGTGACATGTTGTCGTTTTTGCGCGACATGATGTCTTCGAACATGCGCTTGCTTTCGTCCGAGAGGTCGTACGAAAACATGTACCGACGGACACGCTGGCACCCATGCATGTTCATAATCTCCGCGTGCGCCATCTCCTCCCCTGCCCTCGACTTACGAATATAATGAGGTTTTACGTAGTTTGTCCAAAGGTTTTCCACATCCAGGGGCTCTTTTAAAATGATCTGATGGGTACTCACAACCCCATCCGAAACCGTGTACACAATCATCGTTTTTTTTATAATACAGTGCGTCATATTTTTTTTAGATTTTTTAAACAAACGTGTAGTCGCCTCCCCAAAACATTCCTCCGTTGCGCAAATATGTTAAGCGAGTGTCATCCAAGCCCGCACGGAACAAACGAGGACGCAAATCCACGCCATCGCCATTGATCGTAATCAAATCCGCACGAATGTTGCGATCTGTATTCGTCGCATGGTCGATGCCGTCGTTGGAGTAACGAATGATCACATTCGATACGTCCACCTGACGAGGCGTGCGAATGATGATCTGCCGCGTCTCGGTCGACAGCTGATACTTTCCGGACGAAATCGATCCATCGTCCATGACCGTGCCAGCAGGTGAAGGGTACGTAAGGCCATCCACGAGAACCGTGAATGCTTCATCACCGACGTCGCCCCTTGCAACAATTTCAATCGTCCCCGCACCGCTTGAAACGGGCAAGGTCAAATTCGCCTGAGCAGACGGTTCTGCCATCGCACTGATAAACGTATAATCACCACCCCAGAACAACAACCCGTTGCTGACATAGCTCGGGTCACGACCCGCCTGGAACAAACGCGATCGGACGTTCTCGCCATTGTCGTTCACCACAATGGACTGCACGCGAATATTCGTGTCGACCCCGTTCGCGTCGCGCGCACTCGAACGATCGCGCAATGTCACATTCGACAAGTCCACACGACGAGGCGTCTCGAAACGAATCTTCGTCAGCTCCTTACCGAGTGCGAACGTGCCGTCCGCGGGATACTTGACACCGTCAACGAGCACGTCAATTACCTCCGAACCCGTGTCGCCCTTTGCAATAATCTCAAACGAACCCGATCCCAACACAGCAACATTCGAACCTGGTGGAACTGTCAGGTTTGCACTCGAGCCTGATGCAGCCGCAGATTCATCCGTTGCAGAAACCTGTACGGGTCGCTCGGTCGCCAACGAAGGAGGAACGGTTGTGTTTGAAGCGTATTGTTGGGGTACGTCAATCTCCTTGTTTGCCGTTGAGGTCGCACGACTTGAAAAGTATGCAAGTCCGACCAGTGTAAGCAGAAACAAAGCGACAAAAATCCACATCTTTTTTTGTTTGATTGATTTATGTAAAGAAAAAACTTTTAAAAAACGTAAGCCCATACAAAAGCGTAAGTTTTAGAAATGAACCATTTCTTAAAATCTATACGAGTTATTCCGAATGCATCGTCGAAACACAAGACGAAGTCATTCGCATTCGAGAGAATGACACAGTTCTACACTCGAGAATCGCATTACGATATCCGTTCGGCTGAACTCGAGTTTCGACTGCACAACACAATGCCTTCCGACACTTCTCGAACCCTTGAAGCGCTCCAAGCACACCGCACGCAAATCAATCGGATCATGTCGTTCTTTCAACAGGTACGATTCGTCGACAATGAAAACGCGTACACACTCAAATCGATTCACAAGGTTTCGGGGTTTACACTGGAAGTTGACACAAACAAATTCGCCGCGCTGCTTCAAGCAGATGGACATAAACACAACCACCGATTCTTCTTCTGGACCGCACTCGCCATACAAGGCATTACAGCATTACTACTTTCACCGGATTCTGCAGCGGATTCCTTCCAATCCGTAGCGCACGCCCAGACAACTGCTTCGCGTTTAGATCCGTACCGACCTGAATGATCAAGTCCGTCAGCTTCGCATCCACACCTGTCAGCTCGCAACTCGCGTTCGAAACACTGTCGAGCACCAAGACTTGCCGCAAGGAACCGTCTTTGCAAAAAGAGTGAAACAGTTCGTCCATCTTCCGAGCGGAACTGACGACCTTCGGACGTACAATCTCAAAGCCGGCAATCGTCCGCATCGGACTCGCAAACTGAATCCACGTCTCCACGTGTGGACCCGCGACGATCACCTTGGTCAAACGAAATGCACGTGCCTGGTCCAGAAGATGCTCCATCGCAGCCGTTTGGGAATGGTGCGAAAAATCAAACGACGCCACAAACGACTCAAACGCACGCCAATCCTTCACACCTACTACTTCATGATCCTTCACGTCACCACCACCCGCCCCTGCACAACATAGCTTCTTTCGTGCAGGCGCTGCTCCTTCGGCTACCCGCGAAAATAATGTACCGGAGATTCTGCACTTTGGACAACGTACCTCTCCTACAGCACCAGCACCAGCACTACTACCACACAAACCC